TAATTCCTCCTCTGTGATGGGTGTTTCCTCCGCGGGTGTTTCGACTGGAGCCGGGGTCTCTACGGGCACTTCTGGAGCCGGAGATTCGACGGGCACTTCCTCTACAGGGGTTTCCGGCACCGGGGTTTCTGTAGTTGCATTGCCTGCTTCAGTTTCTACAATCTGTTCTGTAGTAGCTTCGGCCATGTCTTTATTCCTCCCGAGGATAGCATCTTTTAACTCTTTGAACATTATAGCTAACCCTCCTCTTGTTGAATAGTACTACTAGGCATCGCCTAGACGCTTTAGTACTTCTACCCCTCCTACCTAGACAGTTAAATACTGTAGCCGGAATTAGTATACTTTACATTAGGGTGAACTATCCTTACCTAAAGGTAAGGGCTTCCTGTAGCTGAACTACAGTACTATCTTGTAAAAGATAGGCTTGTCCCAAGCAAAATATGTTTTTAGCTGCATTTATATCGCGATCATCAACATTACCACAACTACATTCTAAAGTTCTTTTTGATAAAGGCATACTATGTAACTTTCCACATTTATTGCACATTTTAGAGGTGTTAACTGGATTAACCTTTATCAACCTATTAGATTTGTATTGTAAAAACTCTACAAATTGTGATAAACAACTATTCCGAATCTCGCGATTCAACCCTTTTACTTTAGATTCCGACATTTTCTTCAAACTAAGATCTTCTATCACAATTGTATCATAACGTTGGGTTAAGTCTTTAGAGACTTTGTGTAGAAAATCATTAATTTTACGATTCTTTACACCATACAATCTTTTAATAACCTTAGTTAGAAATTTATAACGTCTAGAATACTTTTTACATTTGGTATCTCTCTGTGATTTTAACTTGTTTATCTGTCTATCGAAATATTTAGCATGGCTCTTGTTCTTAATAAAACCACCCTCAGAAGTTGCTACTAGGTTTGTGATGCCTAAATCTAATCCTACAATATTTTGAGGAATTGATTTAGGTTTCTCATAATCTGTAGTTATACAGAGATACCATCTATTACTTTGATTAGTAATAATTACTTGTTTAATATTGCCTTCAATCTCTTTGTGTTGTAACAATCTAACGTTTCCATATGCTCCGAAGTAGATATGCTTATCTTTTAATTTATAGCCGCTTTGTGGGTACACCAAGCTAAAGAATTTCTGACAACTCCTAAAATGAGGTTTACCCTGACCCGCTTTAAACCTCTTAAAGAATGCTGTATAAGCCTTGTCCAGTCGCAACGGAACTTGTTGTAAAACTTGAGAATGAATTTGTCTTAATTCGAGATTATCCTTCTTGAGCTGAACTAACTCAGACTGCTGGTGCTTACGATAAACTGGATCTGATTTAGACTCAAAAGCCTTTATACGCTGCTCTAAGAAATAATTGTAGAGCTTATTCAACACATTAGAATGCTGCCAAAGTTTATCTTGTTGTTCCTTAGTCGGGTATAATCTGAACTTATATGTTATCATCGTTGTAATGCTCTCTGATTCTCAACATATTGTTTAATTATATCTATAGTAACGTTGCCTGTTGTTGCTAAAAAATATGATGGAGACCAAAATGCATCTCCTCCAGGCCAATATCGATCCTTCATTAGACGTCTAATTTCAGCTATACGTTCGTCATCGTAAACCACTTTGAAGCGTCCACTGATAGGTTTATGCCACATACGCCACATTATCTCTCCTTAAAGGTCTTTACGTTCCCAATATCCGTCCGGATTGACTACCCACTCGCCAAAGGGGCTAGTGTACATTTGCACGTCTCCGTTGGGTAGGTGGTAAAACGGCGGCCAGAATTTCCCTTTACAAGCCACGCACGTTATAGGGTGTTCTACACCCTCTATTTCACGGGGAGACACATCTCCGCACTTAGGGCATTTTATAGTTACGAGATACTCATACCAAGGTTTATCATTCACTTCATTCCATTCATAACCTGGGCAGGGAGTAGAAGGTTTGTCAAAAGAATAGTTCTTTGTACAAATCCACTTAAAGTTGACTTTAGGTTCTCCCTCCCCGTCCAAACATATGCAATCCCAACATTCTTTATCCAGGATCATTTTACAGTTCCCTCCACTGGAGTTGTCTTAAGTAAAAGGTGTATTTCAGTGACTTGTTTTTCTATGAGGATGATCCGATGCTCTACCTTAATTAACATAAAGAAAAGACATATAAACCAAATGGTCAAAAATAAAAATACTACGCTTAGATGTTGTCCCATTAATGCAACCTCCAGATCTCTACCGGCCACAGGAATAGGCTATGACCCAAATGATTCCAACCATGCCACCACCTAGCGTTGTTTAAGGAGTCTTGGATCATGTTCAGGCCCGCCCATATCATACCTATGCCTAGATATATACATGTGATACTACTTATCATATTTCTATCCTTTCTTAGAAAATTTTAAAAATTACCTACTTATTAAAATGCGGCTCAAAATATGTCTCGCGTTTATGAGTCCATTTTTTTATCATTTCAGTCCCCCATTTTGATACGCCACTCTACCTGTCTACGTAAGTCAGGGTCCATCCTGTCCCAATGAGTTTTTTGTTGTTTCAAGATATGGGCGTGCCATTTATCTGTTATCCACATATATAGCCGTATTTGCCAAAGTATATATTTTGCTCTTAAGTCTTCTGTCATTTCAGTCCCCCGCCGAATATATAAGGCAAAGACAATAGTACGTAACAAATAGTCCCTGCCGCCGCTAAGGGATTTATAGGTCCCATAATAGTTACTATATTAATCAAACAAAAAACTAATCCTACCAGTATAAATAGCTGCCATCCGTTAAGGTGCATCTTCCAAAACCTCCGGTAGTCCTTTTAGGGCTATCTTTTCACCTATTGAATTTTTGGCGTATCCACACTATTCCACCGATCACAGTTATTACAGGCCATAACAAAGCTACTATAACATCTTTCCACCACGGTCTATAAGGGTGGTCATAGAAAGACAACAAGGCTACCAATATATAAAGTGCTAAAAAGAATTCTGCGTAAGTCATACTTGTTTCCTCCGGTAAGCTTCTCTTACACAATTAAGTCCTTCTTTTTCATCCAAATTGCTACCTATATAGCTACAATAGAATGGCATATCGCGGGCTTGCATAACTTTGTATGCAATATCATAATCACAATTTTTACAATCTATTTCCAATGCAAAATTTAACCATCCATTGTTGGTGCCCGCGGCTATACGGGCTCTTTTGGCTGCTAAAGCCTTCCGTTTATTAGCTTTCATTATTATTCCCCTAATTGCATTATTTCTTCGGCTACTGCCGCGTCTGAATGTTGTACGTTAGTCCCCACCGCTTTCCACTTGGCAAATAATCGGTCAAATACTTCTATTTGCCGCGGGGATATAACAGTTAGAGACCCCACACCTTCATTTATGTCTTTTTGAAACCGGTGCTGCAGCCAAATACGCCTATATCCGTCTCCACAGGAATTAGCCAAGGTAACGTCATGTTTTAACTCGGGCATTATACCATACACGTAAGACGTATCACAGTCCTCTCGATAATTACGATAAACACGATAATAAATTTTAAAGTGTGGGGTGTCGGCTAAAGTTATTAGTTTTTCTAGAAAAGGGATCATATCATCATCTGAAACTGCCGAATATTGCCCTTCTGATTTGTCTTCATGGTAGTGTGTAATTATTTTCATTTGTGTGTCCTCAAGGAATCAAATGATTCGGTGACCTTCCCGCCGTTAGATTCTGCATGCTCTAATAGTAACATAACATCTTCATACACTTCCAATTTAGTAGCCATCGTGGGAGACCACATTTTTACATTATCCCTATAGTGTTTATACCAATCTATTTCACTTTTAATTAAGTCTTTTACGGTCATTTATTAATGTCACACTACCTTATCCATTCTTATCAATATACTACACAAATAATCCGCCACCGTTATCTTGTCTTCTGCTAAAGCTGTTTCTATTTTAGTTAGTAACATCAATTTTATGTTCTTCAATTTAGCAGCTAAGGTTGTTTGGTCTCTGTCCGCAGGGCTGGCGGAGACTTCCTCTAAACGATTTAGCACAGTTATAATTTCGTTCATTTTATTCCCCAGCATGTAAGAGCCGTCACTGCGATAAAAGTCGGATGCTTTTATTTTCTCTACCATTCTTTACCTCTCTGTATAAAATATTATTATAAATAAAAATACTACTATTATTATCCACCATATCCATTCCATTATCTTTCCTCCGCAATATAATCTCCTAATTTATATTCATAGTTCTCACGTTCTTGCCAACCGATTAAACTGGGGTATAGTAAACACCATTCTTGCACACCTTTGTCATTGGGTTCTTTTACTAAGATTAACAAATCATAATGGTCGGGGTCTTTACGAAATTTGTTGCGTGCCCAATAATACCCGGGCTTAATATTTTCTATGTCTTTTAGTTTATTCTTATAGATTTCTCTGGCTTTCTCTATTCGTTCTTGTAGTTCTTTTATTTGTTCGTCTTTTCTTCTTAATGCAGAATCTAATTCGTGTTTTCTATCATATAACAGTTCTTGTAACTGCGCGCGGTCTCTTTGTAAATCTTTTAAACGTTCCAGTAATTTTTCCCAATGGTCGCTCATAACATTTCTCTCAGTTTTGCGAATTCCTTTAAGGGTATTATTAACCGTAGAGTATCTTTACGTACCCACCTATCCGGAATATCGTCTGTAGTTGTTTCCGCGGGGTATAATTGTAGGATAATTTGTTCGCCTTTTCGCTCTATGCTAATTTGGTCTAAATCGTCTATTCTACTTATTATCATTTGTTAGTCCCTCGCCATAGTCTTTTCCAACCACAACGTTAATTCTTGTATAGCCTTCAAACGTCTGTCATTACGCTGCCGTGTCCCTTGTGTTGTTATAGCTTGTTCTAGTTGTCCGGTATTACCTGCTTTTATAATAAAGTTTTCTTCGTTGTAAGTTATATAGAATTCGTTTACGGACTCGGCTAGGACTCTAACGATAAAAGGACCTATGTATAATTTATAATTTAGGTGGTGGTCCTTTTCCCACTTTACCAAATCTCCGTGTGTTACTTCTATTAATTTACTGGTTAATTTTTCCGACATCTACTAACACCCCATATGTTTTAATAATTTATGTATTCCTTTGTCATAGCGTGCCTTATCTATTTCTCTTTGGTGCTCATGTAAAAGGTCCATTGCCTTTTGTGTTCTTAGAGACTCTATTACTATACCCGCAATACGAAAGGTCTTGTTAAATCCATTACCAATCGTTACTCTATCCCATGACCACCACCGGCACTTAATATATATCAAAGCATCATCATATCCTAGAAATCTGAGTGAATAATTTTTATTTTCTATATTTTTTATAATACAATCAACAATACATTCTTCTTCTTTTGTCACAGTTTTCTCCTGAGTTCCCACATTTTATTTGGGTATTTTAATCTTATTAGAACTTCGTTCAGGAAATAGGTGTTGAAGCGTAGCGGGGCGTGTTGGTATAAGGCTCTGAATCTAGTGGGTTCATATTTATAAATTTGTATATCTTGCCACTGCCACTCTCCTGCGGGTTGTATTTGTTCTACGACGTACAAAGTATCCCCATAACACTCACATAGGCGTATATAAAAGTCATCCATTACAAACTTCCTTTAACAATTCTTCCCGTGCTTTTGCCTCTCCGTCTACGTCATTCCACTTTTCTAGTGATAATACTATATGTCTTAATTCGTCTACTAGCTGACCAATAAACCAGTCTATGTCCTTTTCACCCCGGGACGTCCGCAACGATGCATAACTATTAAAGTAGCAATCGTGAGAATATGAGAGTCTTAACACAAATTCTGCATGGATACAGGTGTATATATCACGTTCAGTGTGTTCCCATTTTAAGGTGCCTTCTTTAGTTTGTTCTATCAAACACCTAAGTAATTTATTTTGGTAAGACCAAGGATTGTAAAATTTCATATAGCTTTGCCTCCGTGCTTATATCCGCGGGTATCATTGTAATCATTCTTAATACGAATGGCTTCTTCTAAGTCTATTCCTAGCCACTCTGCGGTGTCCAACACACGGATGACGATATCGGCTAATTCAGATGGGAAACCTGTAGGTTTACACGGGATGCCACCTTCGTGTGTTTTTAAATCCATATTGTCTTCTCTTAAGTCTTCTAAGGCTTCAGATACTTCGGAATGTATTAAGGCTAACATAGAAGTTATGCGTAATACAGAACGATCCCCCAAAGCACCATCATACCAACCGCGGGCTTTAGAACCTTGGTGTACGATGCGTTGCCACTCTTTTATAGTAGGCATGTCTAACCCCTATTATTTGTATATTGCTTTTTTGAACAAATACCCCGTCATAAAAGCTAATAAGAATATAGCGATGGGCGGGGTATCAGAGATAAAGGTGAATGCAAAGGCTATTATCGTTGCAATGATTAAATTAACTACTAAAGTTTTGTAACGGCTGTAATATTGTTGTCCATCCATATATTATCCTTGTTGTGGTAGTTACAAATGAGGGACCCTACGGGGTCCCTCTGCTTATTCTACGATTCTTATATTAACTTCTTTAGGTGGGTCTTTTACGGCTTCATGTGTTTCAAAGATATCCTTTAACTTTATTGTTAAAACACCGTTTTTCAATTCCGCGTCCACCTCGGCTTTATCTTCGGTACGTTTTATCCATGCTTCATATAGTTCTGCATTGATAGGAAACGACCGGCGGAATTTAGAACGAAACAACTCAGTATGGTAATAATACCGTCCGTTGTTTTCTTCACGTGTCTCTACAGAACCTTGAATAATTAGATTACCATCTACTAGTTCTACTTTAAGATTCTCCGGTTTTACGTTCGCCACTATCGCTTCTACTACTAAGTCATTACCCTCTTTATAAGCATCTATCCGTGGGTAGGCTCTGGATTTAACACTAGTGAATTGCAGTGGTTTAAAGTCAGCAAAGAAATTAGTCATCATAGAGTCGAACAAAGACTCGATGGGGGTGAAAAATTCGTCTTTTATAAGACTTAAATTATCAATGTTTCTGGGTACCAAATGTCCTGTCATCTTCAGCTACCTCCTAAGAGTGTATGTTATCAGGATAGGCTTTACGCTCTATCTTTTTCCTTAGACAACTAGCCCCCGGGTTAGTTCCCTAAGAAAAATTTAATTTATATTGGCTTAAATCTAAACTTTTTAAGACATTATAATCCCAATCGCCCGCGAGACTTATCACATTGTTAGGGCTTTTTACCCATATGGTTTTAACTGCATACTCGCGGGGAGCCTTATAACACTTTCCTACGTTTTCATATATCCCCTTTTCTCCATTATGTAAATATTCTACGCCTTCTAACCAAGCTAACATAGATCGTCTGTCTGCCCCTACTCCGCCCGCTTCTTCGTCGGTTTGAATATATAGTTTAATTATCAAATGCTTATCCGGCTCCCAATAATTAGTTTCTACTTGTGCGGGGCGTATTCCTTCATCCATATATTCTATATAATAAGACATTAATCCAGCCCCCTTAACAAGGTATCCAGCGTATTGTCCAAACCGTCTTTACGTAACCGTGATTCATTTATTCTTTTATTTATTCTTACTATTTCATCGTCGTAGACCAAATCAGACCAGATAACTCCTACTTTATCTCTTATTTCTATTTGTCCTGCTACATTACTTTTTTGATAATAAATAGTAAATTCTTCGTTTAATTTGGCTACATTAGAATAAGCATTATTATGCTTGTATCTCCATGGTAAATTTCGTTGCTCTATAATTTTTAGTACTTTTTCTTTTGTGGTCATACTCATTTGATGCCTAGAACCTCCTTACACTTCTCGGGTTCTTTTATACAATCTATTGATATACATCCTGCAAATGCTTTCTTTTTTTGACATTCATCACAGTCTTCCTCTTTACCAAAATTATTATTTATGGTGATAGAGGAGTATTTTTCCTTAACTTCCGCCGCGGTGGCGGGTCCTAATCTCAATTTCAATAAACCGTTTTCAGTTTGACGTTCTACATTAAAATAATGTGCAAACACTGCAAAACCTATTATTCCTAATAATATTATGATTAGTTCTCTAGCGTACTTTATTGCGCGCATCTTAAAAGTAAAATTATAGTCATCTTTCCATTGTTGCGGGTCCATCTCTAACGCACCACTGTATCTCGGGCAGTTTGTATTCTAGGATTTATTTTGTTTAGTTCATTAAACAATTCTACCCACTCTGTTTCTTCACCCGGTAATTTTATTTCTTCTTCGCAGGTCCACACTTGAATTATCTTTTCCCAATCGTGTAGACGGATAGAATAAGGGACAAAGTTTGTGACTATATATTTTCCATCACGTAATTGGAAAATTGTTCTCGCACGCGTTGAAGTTATGAGTTTTCCTTCTATTATTAATTTGGTGCCATTTGTTCTATCATATACGTGTGTGTCACTCAATACGTTTTTCCAAGACCTATATAAATCAGGAATACCGAATATCACAGGGAAAAGCATTACCGCCGAACCAAAGATTATCGCGGGTGTGCCCTTGGCTGCGTCCTTATCTCTTACTATACTTATTAATCCTGTTATGATAGCCCATAAACTAAAGACCACTAATCCAATAACAATTAAAGTAAGAACTGTTAAACCTATATGCATATTATTATTCCCCGAATAAATTATCTAAACGCTTTACTTCCTCTAGAGCTATCATAGCACGTAAGGCGTCCCCGTAATCTATCCACTTTGCTGCTTGCTCTTGCAGCCCTAGGCGTACTGCGTCATAGTTTTCTCTGCTACATCTTACTACTTGACCTTTATGTACTGCGTTTATTGCTTGTAATACTTCGTCCATGTTTCTCTTCCTTCCGTATAATTTTTTTTAAAATTTTTTTAATAGTATTCTACGTCTAATAGCATCAGGAGTTTTACAGGCGTCACATAACCAGTCATTACCATCATTATGTAATTCTAATGTTCTGTATATCTCAGTTTTTCGTCTTAATGTATTATACTCATACGAAATGCTTTCTCTCACGCTTTTTCGTGTGGTCTGACCACAACTAGGACATTCCCAAGCATAATCACTAGTGGTGTATCCATGACCACTTAGCACCGAATGGTCTTCTATTATTGTAGTTATTCGCAATTCCATTCTTGGTCACCTTCTCTTATCAAATATAACTATTTTCTCCTTGGTGCGTTGTTGTGCTCCATACAAGCAACAGCCATAGCGGCTATTTTCCTTATTTCACCTAAGGCGGGCCACTCTCCTTCTTCATAGAGTAAACGCTTGGCTTCTCCTAGATGATACTCTATGAATAACACCCACTCACTAATGGTATGTTCTAAGTCGTGCCCCAAACCTCCCCAGCGGAGGTCTTGATACTCTCTTTCTTCACTAATTATTTCGAATATTTTTTGTCTTTCGATCATGTTTGAATCCTTTTCACTAAAACGGGATATAAATTTGATAAGCACCAGTACAATTACTGGGCTTATGTGGTTCTACTGCACGCATGATACGATCATTCTCACAATCACGTATTAAATGGTATTGTTGTGTACCGGTGGCACATCCGGTTAGAAACAGTGTGATTAAGACTAATAATATTAATCTCATTTTTTTGAATCCTTTTTTATATATTTGCATCTAATATTACAAAAGACAGGAGGTACACTGAAATGACTGAAGAAGAATTCCAAAAAAAATATAAAGAAGTTCACGAATATGCTCTCGGAATAGAATCTCCCATGCCGGATGATGAATATGCTAGGTGGCTAACCGAGAAGCGTAGAGAACATCTTAAGAAAGAAATAATGCGTTGTGCTTGTCCATCCTGCGACGAATCATGTTGTTAATAGGGCGGGCTCTTTTAGAGCCCCTCCTATCTATAAACCATTCTCTAAATAACAACAACAACAGCTTTTACAAGTGAGATACCAAACGACACGACCACCTATTTTCACGGGGCTATGAGTCATTTCCTCTTTGCATAATCGACATTTCTTCATCGCAAACCTCTCTTATTATAAATAATTCATCAAAACCTTCATTGACGGAAGGCAACACAAAAGTGTCATACGTTTTTCTCAGGACTTCTTGAGGAACACAATCGAAGCGTTCCTTGTTTCTTCTTATGCATTCTTCCAACGGGGGCAATAAGCAGTAGCCGACTACTCGGTAGTCATAATCCTTTATAATAGAGATTAGTTCTTTACGTCTATCCGACTCAGGTAGACTACCTTCAAACACTATGAGTGGCTCATTAATACTCAATAATAAGTTGAGTCGTTCTTTAGCAAAGTTACGTGCTTCTGCTAATATATCTGCAGGTATAGGTTCTTCGCCCCAATCATGCTGGTGCCCCTCTGCATCATGCCAAATTCTTTTACCTTCTTGGTTGCGAGTCCAGTAACTGTCGCTGGAGACTGTTTCTACAAAATCAAAAAATTTTTTTAAATAAGTGGTCTTACCGGAGGCTTGTGCACCGAATAGAAAAATTACTGTTTTTACTTCCATTAACCTGCCCCTAAATTTTTAAACCATAAGCCTAGTTTAGTTATGATGCTTATACCACATATCAATGTAGCTATTATATTTGCGGACAGTTGTGTCCAGGCTGAGGTGGCTATAAATATAGGATTTTCGTGCCACCATGCTTCTTGCTTTGGAGGTGGTACGGGTGACTCCCACGTATCCCAAGATACTTTCTTGCTCTGGTAATTATCTATTGCTTCTGTTTGCCAACGTTTGGTTGTTTTATATTCTGTATAAAACATTCCTAAAGCAAAGCAAAAAGAACTAATCGCTATTATCAGGAGTATCAGATTGATTTTGGTCACCTTGTAATGCCTCCGCACATAGATGGGCAAACTCGCACCATTCCAAACAGCCTACATTTATTTTTGGATTTTTTATGGGTAACCCGCAATTAGGACATTTACGCTTGGGTTCATCTTTGAAAAATTCTATGACACCCTCATTACACCAATGGCAGGTTACCTCAAAGATATCCCCTGGTTTCCAATCTCGCATATCTTGTCCTGGACATTTCATTTTTTATAACCTCGAATGGATCTTCTTTCTTTTCTGACAGCTTTCTACCAATATTAATTATTCTCCGTCCATAATTTTATTTGCTATATCCGCCTCGTCTGCTTGTGCAAAGGTGGCTGCCACCATGATTTTTTCAAATTTACTTAAATGGGCTCTCTTCGCTGTATCAATAATTTTATCTATATCCGCCGGTTTTTCTAAGTACTCAAAAGCTTGGAGTATCTTCGCTTCTTCCTTGTCAGCGTTGCTTCCTTTTCCGGATAATATTACGACTTCTATGTCCGGATGATTTATCTTTATCTCTTTTAATACTTCTATTCCGTCCAACCCCGGCATTCGGAGGTCTAAGACAACTACGTCAGGTTTATGTTCTGCAATATGTGTTAGAGCTTCTTCCCCACTATATGCTACATCTACCAACTGTTCTCTCAGAATTAGTCTCTCTGCGAGGGTATCCACGAATTCTTTTTCGTCGTCAACTAACAGTATTTTAAACTTGTGCATTACTTCAATTCCTTCAGTAATAGGTGTGTTATTTTTAATTTCCGTAGTATATTAGAAAAATCAGCAGTGTCATATGCCCATATTGCTATATCAGTGCGTAAATCCCATTTCCATATTTCTCCGTCTACTATGCGAAAATCTATAGTTCCTATACTGTCATTATATTGCCTTACTTCCATTTTGAAAGAATCTTCTGGGTCTTCCCCAAAGAATATAACCCACATAACCCCATAATGAAGAGGGTTATCGAACCAGTTTATTCGGTCATATTCGGGTAAAAAACCCCACACATCTTCTAGAGCACAAACTAGGTTTATTTCTATGTCGTTAATACTCAGCATTAATCATCCTCGGGCTCTAGAAACTGCATTATGAAGTTACAAGGATCACGGAGGTTGTCTATGTTCTTCTGTAACATTTCTATTAAATCTTCCAAGCAGTTTCCTACATATTTCAAATCATGAATAATTTGAAATTTATCTTCAAAGGTTAAATCCGGCTCACGTAACTCTTCGGCTAATCCTTGGATTAACTGCTCTTCTATTAATAAGCAACATTTTAACATGTCATTATCCTTGTTATTTAGGATACCCGTTAGAATGTTAACGATTTCCTTAGTCGGGTTACGAGTCACTTTCTTCTATATCCCTGCGTATAGCTTGTACTAATTCTATATATTTTGATAACGTATTATGTAGCTCTAATGCTTGTTCTAACAATTGTAATTGTATATATCCAGCTCTAGGATCTCCGGACGACAAAGCTATACCGCATGCTCCATGAAAAACTAAAAGACCTGTTAGGCGGTCCATTAGTTTAGAAATCAGTTTATCTAGTTCATCCGGCTCCCCTAGATTATTGTTTCGCATCTGCTATAAGTCCTCTTGCTGTATCACTGTTTAGGAATTTACAACAACCGGTTTCAATTTCTACTATGAAGATACGGTGCTCTGATAGGTCTCCTATTAATTCGAAACGACGGTCTGACAAGTTAAGGTCTATATCGCTTATATTTAGCCAAAAAATATACGGAGTCCAACCTAATTTAGTTTTATTAACGTAAACGTTATTCCATGCTGTGTCAGCGATGTCAAACATATGTTCTAACGTCTTTTGTGAAACTCTATATTTTTTCGTAAAGTAACTAGGGTCTTTATCAATCATCTTTAGCTCGGAGTATTTTAAAATATGTTAATATATATTCTTCCAATATACCTGTAAAACTATTAATTCTATCTGATATAGCATATACCACACACTTTCGTTGTTCGTCATCAAACCATTCGCATTTTGTACTACACAAAGCACGCTTCTCAGTCATAAATGGACACATTTTTTTACCGCGTTCAATCATCTTTAAGCACCCCGTCTATCCTATCTAACCATATATCAAATAGTTCATCATTACTAGATAAGGAGTAGAGATCAAAAATGGTTACAGTGTCCACAGTAGTTTTTGCTTCTTTACTTTTTCTATAATCAGCGAGATTTATTATTTTGGCAGTCATATGCACCTTCCATATAACCAATGCAATAAAACACGACACACAGTGAGGACCAGACCGACAAAGATGAATTTGGGTATAATGTAGCTATGTATTGTGCGGTAATCGTTGTGAGTAGAAAAATCATGACAAATATAATATTAGCCTTCATCTAATTTCTCCTCTTCCTCCCCTTTGGCAACCAATTCCATAGCACATTCTAATGAACAAGTTATATCATTGACGTCTTTTCCATCAATGTCTAGACGTTCATCCACAAAGAAAAACCTTTTACAATTCAAACACATTACTTCCATCCAAAAGCTCCATAAGATACTCAAAGCGTACAGCATCTTCTAATTTTTCCTGTATTTGGTCTGACCTGTCTATCATAGGGTCTAATAAACCTTCCTCATCAAATAATTGTCTTATTTTTTTATAATTTTTGGACAGCCTTGCGATATACATAATAAATATTAATATCTCAATTTCTTCTACTGTCAATTCCAATATTATCTTATCCATCAGAATTTTTCCTTCTACCTAATATATAGTACACAAATTCATCTCTACTTAGACTTTTTTGTCTCAGTAGCAATTTTTATAGAACCACTTACTTTACTGCAGACACTACATCTATATTGTCCGTTAGCCATGTTATTAAAAACTCTCCGTTTTTTACCATATTTCTTATCTTGATATTCATGCTCACAACTACATTCTATTATTGCAGAGCCCTTTGCTCCAGCCATTGATATTACCTCCTATATTTCTGGTAGTTTATTTCCGCAATATTCACAGTAATTTACGGATAAGAGTTTTCCACTTAGACTTGTATATTCCACTAGCTCTGATTTCAAGAAATCTATAATATCTTTTTTAATCAGTTCCCAGTTAACATCTTCGAAATTCCGGTCTAGATGGGCGGTTAGAAAGCAAGTACACCCACACCCGGGAATGTTATAACTAAATTTGAATGTATTTCCAGATTCATATTTCACGTCAACGATAGTACCGCGATTACCGAAAACAACAGGGAAACTTTTATTCATGGAAACTCCAAAGTAGACCCAACGCGGGCTCTAATATTTACAATATGTTCTATGTTAGTTATTGGATTGTCTTATCTCTTCCAGAGTCATTAAGGACCAGACTTCTACGTCCCTATGCTCTTGACGGTCTACTATTACAAACGGGTACACATCATAGGTGCCTTTTAGATAATCTGACACAGTTTCTTCTATAGAGCTGCCGGTAGTTATCACATCGTCTATCATTATCACATTACTTAACAAAGTTCCTTCGATATCATTACCTAACCCATGGTCTTTCTTTCTTTGGCGTATCACAGCTAAGGGATAGGCTTTCTTATAGGCAATAATAGGTGCTATGACAGCCCCCATCGTTGGTATTCCTAAAATACAAGGTAATTGGTTCTCTTTATAATTATCACAAATCATACTGTATAAGGCTTGCATCGTGTAATTAAACAAGGTAGGAACTTTTATCAAATCCCGAATATTTATATAGATATCACTAGTCTTGCCAGATTTTAATTTAAATCCGTCCGGGTACTCTAGTCCTTGCCTCTTTATTATTCCGGCTTCAAAGAATTTTTTAATTAATAATTCTTTGTCACACCTCATATTTTGCCCTCTCGTTGTAATTCTGCTATAATTTCATGGGCAGGTCTAAATTCTGTATCGTCTAAACATTTTGTGACTATCTTCTTTTTTAAATCTAACCGATGATCTACTCTTTCTCTTCCAAATATATATGCCATCTCTTCAGCCATCAGCATTACATCAGCAATCTCTTCTGCTACCTCGTCCTTGTCTATTCTACCGCGAAAATAATGGGATAGGGCTGTCATTAGTTCTCCCATTTCTTCCATAGCCATCCATATCTGGGATTCAACTCCCCATTTTTCAATTGTTTCTTTGAAGATGTCTCTTTTCGTTTGTTGCATCTGCACTACCCATCATCTGACGTATATCTACTCCTGTGGACGTGGTTATATGGGACATCCACTGTGTATATTCAAAATCTTTATATTTAGATGGTCTTTCAGAACCGCAATATTCACAATATTGATTAAATGGCTTAAAGGATGCTCCACAGTTCTCGCACTTTGTAGAGTTATAAATAGTAGACAATTTTGTTAGCACTCCTTACAACCATCGTCATCACAATGGCATGTTCCCTCGCAGCAACCATCAGAGCTACAACATGGGTTTTTCTCCAAACAAGAACATGTATAAACACGTTTGTTCAATTCTTCGTCCCAATAAATTGGGGCTGCACATTTATCACATCTATCTATCATTAATGACATTTGAGTCCTCCTCTCAGTCCTTTGGGAAATCGTCTTTTAAAGGATATAATTGTGTTGACTTATATGTATCCATATTAGTCCGATTTGCACGTAGTATATCTATCTTCTTTTTTAGGTCATCATTCCATTTGACATTTTTTACTGCGTCAAGAAATGATTTTATCTCGGTAAGTATATCATTTGCTTTTACGTCGTCAGATTTAGTAGCATCTTTATCATATTTCTGATCGTTGGGTATTAATGGTTTTATATCATCTACTACCATATTTATTATTTTTATACCACGAGATATTAAAATCTTTATAGCAGCGACTTCTTCCTCATCTAATTCATCCGTTATATAAAGGATATCTGAGGCAACCCTTATAAAATTTATACCATCATTAATCTTGTTACCCGCTAATTCATAAACCGAAGCCTTAACTTCGTCATCTAGCCTTCCTGCTATTCTTCTTCCTATACACATTATTATTTTTCCTCCTAAAAAATTTCTACGGTAAAACCGTCATGCTCTACTTCATTAAGCAACATATTTTTACAAATATCACAGATCGGTATTATTGCATAATCTTTTGGTGCGGGAGCACCGCTTATATCAATGTAAAGCTTAGAATTCTGGTCAGCATGTTTTATCGCATGATCAATAATAATTCTACAATTAGGACAGAAATCTATTTCACCAACTATAGCCATCAAACCACCGCATCAAGTCATCAACAGTATCATTTTTAGTATTAGTTATATTTGTGGGCCAAAAAGTTTCCTTCGAATTTTTCTTTAGAAACACTTTGAATCCATATCGTGTATCTGCTGTTATTTGTAGTATTATTGTGTCCCTGACATATTCCCACTGCACAATAGAAGAATTGCCCTCACCAGAACCACTCACTGCCGTCACAAACGTTAGTTCTATATTTCTTGACGATGCAGCGGGGAGTAAGTCTTTCTCTATTTCGTCACGCCATTTATAGACTGCTTCTACCTTTAATCTAGCCCACTCTTGCTTGATAGACATTACAACCTCTGTTAGTGTCCAGAAAAACGATTTAATAATTCTTCTATTAAATCTTTTATTTCTCTAGACCTCTCCAATTTGCCGCAAGCAAAACCATATAAGAAACAGTCGGTGTGGTTCATCTTGTCTAAATTTGACAAATTTTTTCCATGAAAATCTTCATAGGACTTTACATTTTCCTTGTCTTTTACCACCAGTTGTTTTAAATAGTCTATTAAACTCAAACTACCCATATTATTTCCCACAGCACTTTTTGTATTTTTTACCGGAGCCACAAGGGCACGGATCATTTCTTCCTATCTTATTGTAATTGATTATAATTATGCCTTGGAGATGATCAACTTCATGTTGAATGATCCTTGCAACAATAGGGTCATTCATTTGGATTTGTCCACCAAAATTATCGGCTTCTATAGTTATCTGCTTCCATCTAGGTACATCAACTATTCTATTATCAATAGATAAGCACCCCTCGGGCTCTACAGTAATCGGACCACGTTTGTTTACTATACGTGGGTTTACTAGGTCCATTTTGTAACCTTCGTATCTGATAATGCATACAGGTTCTGATATCCCTATTTGCGGAGCGGCTAAACCAACTCCTAAATATTCTCCACGCACTCCCATCAATGCCTCGCTTAGTGCGGTCAATATACTTTCTGGTTCCGAGGTTAAGAAACCTTTGCACGGTTTAGTTAAGACCTCGTTCGGATACTTCAATATTTCTGGTTTCACTATGAACTCCCATATTTATTTTTTACCTCCCATGAACAGTTTATTAAAACAGTCACTGCACTCACACTGTGGCGTCTGTTCGGTAAATCCTGCTTCATCCAGTTTTTTATTTATCTCCACTACCAAATTTTCATATGTTATATTCCAAGTATGCTCTTTCAATGTTTGTGCTAAAAAGAACGTCAGGGCTCCGTGGAAGCGATTGTTAAAAAGAGCATCTGCTGAGTACTCGTGTTCTGCACACCCACTTATTAAGATTGCATTACCTTGTTCCATCGTTTTTATCAAAAAGGGTTTCCTAGCGATATCCCTACTTTTTATTTTGGGTATTAAATAACTTAAGTCATCATCTAGTTCTAATCCTCCGTTTTCAAGCATAACACTTGGTAGGGGTCTAAAGTACCTGTTTTTTGCATTATGGGGAAGGCATCCGCGGAGACCTGTACCACTCATACAAGCATCTTCAATGACTAAAATATGTATGCTAGGATCAATATTTTTAAATTGAGCACCTAACTCATTATCTCTAATAGGGTCTCTGGGGTTGAAGTCATAATTTACAATAGTCTCATCCATGCTGTCCGCTTCGGAATCCTGAGTTTCCGAGTTGGTTGGTATACTAGTACCATGTCCTGACCAAAGGAAGCAAATTGTAGAATCAGGAGGGAGGTCAGAAACTAACCAATTTAGCCCCTGCTTTATATTAATTCTAGTTGCTTCATTATTGCTTAATAATTTGAACTCTGTAAAACCGTAAACTTCCTTCCATATTTTATAGGTTAATAGTTGGTCGTTGAGACAACCGTTTAAATCTCCTATGCCATTTGGGTAATCATTTACAGCCGCTGACAATAATCTCTTTACTGGTTTACTCATAATCATTTCTCGCTTAGTTTTTCTTAAAAGTTATTTACTATTTACATACAGACAATTAGATGTGGAGCCTGTAGAATTCCAAGACGTATATTCTGCTGGTTTAATATCATTCGTACCATCATTATATGTTGGACCCCAATACGGATTTGGCCAACCTGGATAATCTCTCCAAATAATTATCGGTTGATTACACGGCTCTTCTTTAGGTTTAAATTCTTTTGTGAATTCTTTATTAGTCATGTAATATTGTTTGCCGTTTTCGATGACCAGCCAGTCTCCTTTTTCTGCTAATACTCCGCCGCAAGCATTGAAGACCGGCTCTATCAATTGTATGGCTTGTACATACTTCTCCTTTCGTTCATAGTTCATTTTAAGTTACCTCAATGTTGTTAGGTGGTTGTTCAGAGGCTGTATTATCAAACACTCTGATTTCTTGAAGTTTGCTGGAGAGATCTTCATCTACTTCTTCCTTAGTTTTGCCCTCTATTCTGTAACCTTTTAAGTTAAGAATTCTACCTTTCCATACTTCTTTATGTCCCTTGGTTTTTTTCTCTAATACCGGAACATAATAAGTGATGTCTTCCACAATAATAACTTTGCCTCCTTAATCCTTGTCTTGTCCCCCCGCAGTCCTACCTAAAGCGGAGGGTGTCCTTGTCGGGTGCACGAATGCCCTTCGGATAATTTGCCCGCAGCGACCCTACGTCCCTTCCGAACAGCGGGCATTGTTTAATAGGTCGCCCCGCCCATTATGTACTAGTAAATAGCATAGTTAATTCTTCTCTCTAAAAAAATCTAGTTCTTTTTCTATCACAAAGGTACAAGCGGAAGACAACCTAGTTAGGTAATCTGTACGCTTTAATGCCTTTAAAACTGTTCCGGAATCTTCCGCTCTAGAATTTAAGAACTCTTCAATATTATCAATTTCTCCAGTAATAGTTATCATAAAATCACGTATTTTTGGTTCTAAACTTTTCACGCTCCAACTCCAGTCTTAATTTTGATTTAATAACATCTTTTTCATCTAATTCGAAGCAGATGAAGTTCCTGTCATTACGTAACGCAGAGATTCCTGTTGTTGCTAGACCACCAAAAGGGTCTAATATAATTCCGTCCTGAGGGGAACCAGCAATTACACAAGGTTCTATTAATTCGACAGGAAACATCGAATAATGTTCTAATTTAGATGGCTTTGGCTTAACATGCCAAACACTTCTTTTGTTACGGTAACCAGTATAATCCCAATATTTAGGGGGTCTGGAGTTTACTCCTTTCGTAGAATATCGTTCTCTTGACCCTTTTGCTCCGCGGGTGCCAGCCGGTATCACACCTTTTTCTTTTATTGCTTCGTTATCGAAATAGTAATTCTTACCTGATTTTGATAGTAGGAAAATATATTCGTGACATAAGGTGGTTCTACCAGACACGCCGCCAAAGCATTTATTCATTTTATCCCAAATTATGCAATCTCTGATGGTGTAGCCTACTTCTTCTAGAGCAAAGGCGGTTCGCCAAGGTAAACCGGATAGTTTTCTATCCATAAATTTTTCACCTAGGTTAATCCATACTGTTCCTTCGTCTTTTAGTACTCTATGTGCTTTCACAAAAAAACCTAAAATATGTTCTATATAATAATCTAGAGTAGTTTCGTTTCCAATATAACCTACTATATCCTTGGTTCTCTGTTTCCAATATGGTGGAGAAGTAATTATTGCATCTACATAATTCGTAGGTAGAAATTCTATCAGTTCTAGTGCATCTCCGCATGTAACATCATTTAACATCAAACTTCCTCACTTATATTCTTCGCTATTTGTGCATAACGTCCACTCAAATCGAACAACGGCGGTTTTCCTAAATAATTAAGAAATGAAATATCTTTGCAATGCTGACAATATAGTATGTAACCATAAACTATACCGGAAAAAGTATCTCCTATAACCCGGGCATGGTATGCCGACGTTAGGTAATGGCATGCAGGACATAAGACATGCGTGAGCTCAAGGTCTTGTATATTATTTTCTACCATAGAATTACTCCTTAATCAATTTAATCCATTCAGCATGTGTGATAAAAAACCCAGAAGCACCTGCATGACCCCCACCACCGTACTTTCCTGCAATGAGGCTAAGATCTACGTCAGACCAGTCGGCTCTATATAAGCCAACATTTACTTGGTCTTTTTGGAACATAAAAACAACTGCAATCTCGGCTTTGGGGTGTGCTTCCCTCAATCTTTTATGGAGTTCACCAGAAATTATTCCTGAACCATTCAGAAATACGGCGGGGTAACCTTCAAACTCCCCCTCCCATGCAAAATTATTATTATAGATATCTACTATATTTCGTATAAAACGGAGTATTTCATACCCCTGTGTAATATAATGTGATGTTAATGCATCATCATTAATTAATTCTTTCCATCGTTCTACGTTGCTCATGAACATCCTGGATGCTTCATGAAAAGCAGCTGTACGTTCGCCCATTTCCCACTTCCAGACATCTCGGTCATTTACAATTTGTACCACAAGGGGTGGATTTAGATTGGGATAAAAATATTCCCACGTAAGCAAACAACCGGACTTTCCTATTTGAGTTTTACCACGTAAGCCTAGTCTCCCAAGTCGCTCTATACTAGAAACGTGATGGTCTATCCATATAATTTTATTAGAATATTTTTCCATAAGGTCATCCGGGAGAGTATAATCCAGTACATAAATGTAATCCGCTTCTTCTATAGCGGCAACGTTGTGTGTTCCATCATAATGACCCACCTCAAATTTTAGGTCTTCTAATAAGGCGATAGAAGCCACAGCTGCAGAGAGAAAGCCATCATTATCATCGTGATGGTAAATGAGTATATTCAAAACTTGCCTCCAAAAATTTAGTCTTCTATATATTATATAGTACACACTTCTGTCTCTACTGGCAAAAAGTGCAAGATAATTTTAAAAATAAATTTTTTGAAATTTTTTTCTTTAATTATATTAGTAAGATAGGTAAAACCGCCCAAACTTTCTATGAGTAGAGATCGATTTGTGTACTATATTAATTATAAGAAACTTGAAAAAAATATATATATAATATATATTATATTAGAAGAATATAGAGAGAGAGTGAGTGCAGAGAGCCGTGGGGAACGTAGTGACCGAGGGTCTCTGTAGAGTGTAAGATAAATACAGAAATATTAATAACTTAATATTGTTTATAAGTAATATTAGTAACTTATAATAGAGTGTCTTATAAAGGGAGGGTACAGGGTTATGACTAAAAGATTTCATATGGACTTAGCAGATGAATATCATTTTCTTAAGGAGAAAGTAGCTAAGTTGTACTTAAAAATAATGCAGATAGAGGGTCAAGTAATTAAGGAAAAAAGATTAATTAAAAAAGGTAGATCTTTCATACAAAGAATGTTAGAAATAGAACAAGATTGTAAAAATTATGGATATCCACATCCTGACACAAAGTACTATGAGAGCGAGACACCAAGTAATTATGACTTAACTAACTTGCGTTATAATCAAAAAGCTTTATACAATCCGGACGGTACTCTGTTTAAAACACCTGTCTTGGAGGGCTCTGACCTCAGATTGTACTCTGAGGAAGAAAAGGAGAAGTTTTTTAGTAAAGACGGGGAATAATTAATGTTATTATTATTCTGGAATTTAGTAGGCATAAATATTGGTTTGGTTACTAATATAAAGTGGTTTCATGACCATATGTACTCTCCTAGGTTTTTTTGCTTAGCCCAAGAAGGCATGAGTATAATAAATCCGTATGCTGACCCTAATCAACGTCCTGAGTGCTCTTTCATTACTAGCGATGTACCATTAACAGATGCTACTTATTACAACAATAATATCTTAATTGGCTCTACCACTGGTGTGAAGTCCTTGGGTTGGGACACGATAAAAAGGGCGGGATGCTTCCTAAATAACCCGGAGGACCTTACTATTGAAGTTAGCGAATCCTATAATACCAGCAGTGGGATACTTTCGGATGAAATAATTGCTATCGATTCACTAAACAATTATTTAGCAATTCTAACAACCTCAGGTTTGTCATGGACATCCAATGAGTCTTTTGTAAACTATCTTACGACTTCAGGTAGTAAAGTTAGCATGACTAATGGACCGCGTACTTACTTAGCGGACGGAGACACACTACGATTAAAAATTGGTGAGATAAGCGACTTCTCCTCTTGGGATGAAGAGTACTATATAGGACGAGAGATAACCTCGTTGCATGTAAATCAATATAACGGAATAGATACGCTTTTTTGTGCCACTGCTTCTGGATTAGTTATGATTGAAGGAGAAAATATATATGACTTTTCTAATACCTTATCAGGAAGTCTGGAACTCACATCCGTGGCTACGGAATATGACAGTAGTTTTAACTGGGGACATGCTTTTACTGGAGCATCTGGAATCGTTAATATCATAAATTTAAAACATAAAACTATTGAAAACACTATAGAATATGATGGTCAGCCTGTGCTGGCTGTAGATTATCCTAGAATTTATAGTAGGTAATTAACTAATTAACTAACCTATTGTACAGGAGTGAATAATGAGTGATTTTCCGGCTGGGGTTATCCCCGTGCCTATTAATGGAAGGGTTTTGGTAAGGATTCTTGGAGGGGAGAAAAAAACTTCAGGTGGTATTATTATCCCCGATACTACTACGGAGAGACCAATATGCGGGAGGGTGGAGGAAGTGAGTGAAGGATATTATGATGACGGTGTTTTCAGGACGCATACTGTTCAGATAGGGGATACCGTAGTCTTTCAGTGGAAGGCTGGAATAGATTTGTATTTAGGTGATACAATAAATGAACAAATAGAATATCGTTTAGTTCATGAAAAAGAAATTTTTTGTATTTTGAAAGGAGTTTGTTATGGCTAAAAGACCTAGTCAAGATGCTAAAGCGGATGGTTCATTCTTTGCCTTTGATGGGAATCCTACTTGGCCCGCGGATGTGGAGCCGGTGGAAGAAGTTAAGGTAAATAGTACATGGGGTTCTGTTCGTAGTAGACAAAATATGGCTAATGGGAAACTTCCTGAAAAGGAAGAAAGGACTTATACTGTTGAAGAAGTAAAGTCTATTGTAGAATCTGCAGTAGCAGCAGCTCTAGCAGCTAAAGAAAAAGATGAAAAGGAAGGGTTGAAAATTGGAGGTAAGTAAACGTGACTTCTCCCAGTTATCCTTGTTTGCTACTGTCTTACGACTATCAACCATTAAGATACGTCGATGTAAAGCATGCATTTAGATTAATTTTTGCTAATAAAGCCGATATCATAAAAGAGTATAAGGACCGTGTAATTCGCACAGTTAGCAAAATAATAAATGCTCCTGCTGTTATTAGATTATTAGGCAAATTTAAATTACGTTTTCCTATTAAGTTATCTAGGCGTAATATTTTTATACGAGACAAGTTTATGTGTCAATACTGTGGTAAAGAAGGAAAGCCTTCTGATCTAACACTTGATCACATAACTCCTAGGTCCAGGGGCGGTAAATTCACATGGGAAAATATAGTAACATCATGTTATGCATGTAATACTAAGAAGGGTGATAGGGAACCGAATGAAGCAGGAATGGGCTTACTATGTGGGGAACCAAAAAGGTTAGAAACTCTTGAGTATTTGAGAAAATGCCTTAGTTATAGTCGCATCGTACCAGAGTGCGAAGATTTCTTAAGGTAGAGATGAATTTGTGTACTATATATTAATTAGGAGAGGACGATTATGAAGGATAATAAGATGACTTTTCAATTCTTGATCGAGAGCTGCTTTGCTCAATTTCAAGGAGAAAAGGTTACTAAGAAAATAGCGGAGGAAATAATTCGCAGTATTTTTGAAGACATTGCAGATGCTATGGAAAAGGATATGTGTGTCTCTATCATGAACTTTGGAAGATTTGAAACGACCAATAGAAAGAGTAGGACATATGTGGAACCTAGGGAACAACGAACAATCACATCAAAAGGCGGACGTTATCCTAGGTTTATTCCTTCAGGTAGTTTGAAAAAAAGAGTGAGAGGGGAAGACTAATTATGTCAGATGAAACTTTTAGTTTAAAAATTAAGACAAGTAAGGAACAGGCTAAAAATTTACTGGAGATGCTAGGTAATAAGGAAGAGATAGATATGCCCGCGATCCCTTTGACTGAGGTTAAAGCATACACCGAGGGTAATAGAAAAAACATTTGGGAAATTACTATCAATATGGAAACGATGATGCATGTGGAAAGTAATAAGAAATCTGCAGCCGCTTTAGTAGAAATGCTAGAATACTCCGCTGCTGAAGAGCTGGTGTTACCCAAATTGAAGGTTAGTAACATTCGAGATTTTGTTGCTGGTGATAGAGATAATTTATTGCTAATTGAATTTCGTAAGGAAAGGATGGCGAAAGAGGATATTCCAGGGAACCTAGCATAATGCAACACCTAGAAACGTTTACATATAAAATTTTATTAGTGGCTAGAAATCTTTCTGATGCTGGTATAATTAATAAATACTTTTTGGCGGCAGGTGGGCTGGAGATGGATATAGAATCTATTCCTTCGGGTGTAGTTTCTAAGTTACAAGATAAGAGTTATCAGGCTTGTATAGTGTATGTTGATGAAGATTTTCCCGCACCACTACAGCTGGTTAAGGCAGTAAGAAATAATAGTGGGTCATCCAAGATTCCACTTTTAATTATTACGGACGAACCTTGGTCTCAAGTTACTGAATACTATGATGAAGGTGCAAGTTTTGTTGCCTGGGATGAATTGGATGCAGACCTAGCAAATGAATGTTTGCATATAATTGATGCAATTATAAGATTTGTGGAACGGTTCAGGGACAGGAAAGGAACATTTTAATTATAAATAGGTCTTAATTTTATATAATTGTCCTCCTACGTAGTTCTGGCTAAAGCGGGGACAATGGTTTGTGGATGGTGTAACGTAGGCTACATCGCTCGGCGTGTAACGGCGAGAGTATTCGGTTCGAGCCCGTGCCACAAACCCTTTTACAATGGGCGCGAAAGGTTTCGACGTAGGTTGAAGGACGTATTTGTAGGATAGCAGGTGTGAGTAATACCTTAAATTATTCAAAACAACAAATGCCGAAGATTATTCTATCTTGGATGCAGTTCTTTATTGCGTAGAGCAAGACCGTAGCGGGGTTAAACTCGCTTCTTAAAGAACCAGCGGGGTTCCCAATAACCTAGCAACAGAAAATTGGGTACGGAGCGAAGCTTCCTTCTTGGTTGAAGAAGAGAAAGACAACCTGGCGGAAGGAACGTAGGAAACTACGACCCCAATATAGGAGTAGAAATACCCTTTCTCGGCGCACAGAAGTTTGTGCATGAACTTATTCACATGCAGAAGCAACTTAGTTACGCGAAACATGTAGGTGTAGCGTGTGCGGAAACCGTGTAATCCTACAACTCTCTGTCGGGAGTCTAAAATGGACTATGCTATCTAAACTATTGATATGAGAAGACATTACGAACTCCAGTTCAATTCTGGACGCGTCCAAAACCCAACTTATTAATAATACTAGGGAATAATGGTTAAATATATATGCGTAGAAAATATTTATTGAATGAATGCGTCTTTGATGATTTAAATAATGAAGATGCATGTTATTGGTTAGGGGTTATAACCGCCGACGGATGGGTTAGTGGTAATACACTTGGCTTAGAGGTTTCTATCAGAGATTATGAATGGTTAGAATTATTGAAGGAATTCTTATCATATACTGGTCCAATCTATGTTTATGGTCCGTCTAAATCCGGTAAAGGAGGCGGTAATAGATGTAGGATAAGTGTCTGCTCTCCTAAAATTGTAGATAGACTTTGTAATTTAGGTATAGATAATCATAAAACTACTACAGCTAATTTTTGTAATAAATTACCTATGAATAATATTTGTCACTATATTAGAGGTATTACAGACGGTGATGGACATATTACCTATAAAAAGAAGGGAAAAACTTTTGAATGGGGGATAACAGGTACCAAAAGATTATTAGTGGGTATAAAGGAGCACTTAAAAAATAAATTTGAGGATATTAACTTATATCTTGGAAAACACGGTAATATATTTAGACTCACTTCAACTTCTAATTATGGAACATTTATTATTTTGGATTATCTATATAGTCATTCTCAATATTCATTGGAGAGAAAGAAAAAATTAGCAGAATTAGTAAGTTCTCACAGTTTTAAATATTCTAAATATAAATCTTACAGAAATGTATCTGCTTTAAATCTTAAAGAGTTCTATGATATATATGGTTCTTGGGCAGCAGTTGCAAGACATTTAGGTGTAGATAGATCACAATTATGGAAGATGCGTGTGTCACGTGGTATGAGTGTAGATAAATCTTGTAAGTTTATCTCACAAAATATAACAAAAGAAACTATTCATACACTGTATTCTAAACTAGGAACATGGAAAAAAGTTGCCGAAGAGTTAGGAATTTCAGAGAGGCATCTATTCAGAATAAGAAATAATCTTTGCAGCGCGGGGTCACAGTAGAAGTGGTAGCCCTCCGTTGCTTAAAAGAGCATACAAGAAGAGGACTCTGGTCTTATAAAACTTGTAACTCTTAAATAAAGGGGCTCCTAATTCTAGATTATAGGAGCCCTAACTTTGTACTAAATTAGGGGAAATTAAATGGAAAACTTACGTGGACTAAGTTCTGTAAGGGTTAATAAAGGATTTTTGTTGGAAAAATTGAGGGAAAATAAAGATAGTCATAGAAGAATGTTTGAAGAAGCCTTAGAAGGTTGGCATGAAGAGGTATTAAAGACCCTAAAAGAGACGATAAAGAGAGTTAAAGCGGATAAACAGTATAATCCGCGGTGGTATCTGCCCATGCCCACAGACCATACGGCTGACTATGATAGGGTTATAGAACTCATAGAGGCTAGTTTGGATGAAGAGTTCGTATTATCTGAAACAGAGTTTAACCAATTTGTAAGAGATGACTGGGGTTGGAAAGCAGATTTTATGAATACATATGTAAACTATAGTAATAATGCAGGTTGATTTTATGGAAGTAATTATACGTTCAAAAGGTGAATTAATTTCTAAATTGGAACAGGTTAGATTGCGTGGGGATGGACCGCAACCATATCTAGCAGCAAGAATAGACATAGTTTCTTTAGACCCTTGTATTTTTTCTCCTACGCAAAGATATGTGTTAACTAAAGAACTTAATAAAATACAAGATTTAAGATGGGATTTGCTAGAAAATAACGGAATTGATATACTTAATTTGCAGGGATATATTAAATGTAGTTACAAGGAAGTAGTAAAGGAGGGCGATACTCCACATAATTATGTAATAGATGTAATACCACCTGTTGTGGAGGAATATTTTGATGACAAAGGAAGACTACATTTGGTTATATCGGATGGACAACATAGGTGTTTTTTAGCAAGACAAATGAATTCTCTAATTAACGTTGCTTATGTTAGGGGTATCAGGAGTGGTTTAGAATATTACGCTCATCCTTTACCTAATGGTTGGGATGATGTGGAAATAAGAGATGATATACCTGAAAAATATATTAAAAAATTTCACACTGTTAAAGATTACAAGGCTCGTTTTAGGGATTATAATACTAGATTTAATAACATCGGAACTAATAGACCTAGGGACCTAACGTATTAGAAGGAATAATATGTCGTATCAAAACTTAGCTAACCAATTAAGACCTAAATTTTTTAAAGATTTCATAGCAAATGAACACATTGTATTAATATTGAAGAACATGTTATTAAGTAATAACATTCCTAATGGCATCATATTCAGTGGTGTACGCGGAGTGGGTAAGACCACACTTAGTAGGCTACTAGCTCGTGCTATTAATTGTTATAGTCCTAATGGGCATGAACCCTGCGGTGTTTGCGAGAGTTGTACAGCTGAGAACCACCCTGATATAGTAGAACTTAGTGGGGCTACACACGGGAAGGTGGACGATGTACGTAAGTTAATAGACCAAACTTCTTATTCTCCTATGTTATCCCGGAAGAAAGTATTTATAATTGATGAGGCACAAGGGCTTGGAATATCACAGTCTAGTTGGGACACTTTATTAAAAGTACTGGAGGAGCCCCCTGAACATATATTGTGGATTTTTTGTACTACGCAAAAAGGTAAGATTCCTGAAACTATTAAGAGTCGCCTAGTTTCCTTAGATTTGCGTTTAATACCTACGAATGACATAACAAATTACATTGCGAATATACTCCCTACCAACGGAGATTTAATTGTACCTGGTATTATCGCACGAAATGCTAATAATTCTTTGCGAGATGCATTAACTTTGTGTGAGAAGATTATCCCGTACTGTAATGATCATGGCTGGTCTGCTGAAGCAGTAAATTCTGTATTGGGTACCTTTAGTAATGATCAGATTAGTAATATTCTACAATGTATTATAAGCCATGATTCTGCATGCCTATGGAAACTATTAGAAAGCTTGATAGCTAATGGAGTGGACCATAACATTATATTTGAAGACGGGTTGGTAAAACCTCTTTCTGATTTAGTAACAATAACTCTAGGAGGCTTTGTAGATAATTCTTCATTGTATGAGGAACCTTTTAAACAATTAGGAGTCCCTAGAATTATGTATTTGTCTAATATCTTGTTAAATAGGACACAACAATTCATTAATACGACTAATAAGAAACTAGTTTTACAAATACTTGCTATGGAGTTATGTGCATAATGTATTTCATGGACATCTTTGATAGCCTTGCACCACCAACGAAACCTAGAATATATCTGAGCGGAAATAATGGCTTCTTGAAAGAGTTTACCATCGGTATATTTTACAATATATGGAATAAGAGAATTGTACGCGTCAATAAGGAGATAGATTTTAGTACAGAGTCTACTGCTAGTTTATTTCCAATGTCTAAAGAACCTATGTATATCTTGTCGAACTCTATAGAGCCTAAACATTTCAAAGATTATATGATTAAATTATCTGATAAGAAAATGCCTACCAAGTATAAGAAGGCGGGTTTCACAGAAATAATTTGTGGAGATCTGTTTCCAAATCAAGTAGAAAAACTTTGTTATTTATGGTTGAATAAACGGATTAGTATGGAGAATGTCAGGTTTATATGCTACACAAATCAATATGATATATATTCCTGTTGGAATACTACTACTATTTTATCTGACCTACTAGATTCCGGAATTTCATTAAGTCACGATGGTATAAATGCTATCTGTCATAATTTGTCTGGTAATCCCGTATATAAAACACTTGATTATTTCATAGACGGTAAGTATAATTTATTTATGACTAATATAAATAATGATACTTATAAGCCCTTAGAGATGGCTAGCGGGTTGCTGCATACGATTCAAAAAATAAATCAGAATAGTTTACTACCACCTAAGACTTGGTATCAGAATAAATTGTATTCCTCATATCTAAGATTACAACCTTATAACATAAATTTAATTGTGAAATATTGTAATGAATTAGTTGAGGGCTTCAATATTAGTAAGAATATTTTTACATTGAAGATATCTAAGTTGGTGTCTTATCTCACTGGATTATCACCAACTTTGTAGGAGGGATTATTAATTTGAATGTTACTAAAGACGACAGAAAATTTTATATCTCAGCTATTGATTATGTCACCGAGCAAGTGGAGTTCGTAAGGGATTTTACGCGTTATAATGGTTTACCGTCCTTACCGTCTTCAGAAATTTCCGATATTATGATTGCCGGTGTAAAGCAATGGCTCCATAGTCTTGAAGGGGAGGCGTGGTTGGCGTCCATAGGGTATGTTAGGTATGATTCAATTGTTTCTGTAAATAATATGCTGATAAGTCCCAGCGGGATACTACTCTGCCCTGTTTGTAGTGGAGTGCATAATCATAATACTGTTGCCAAATGTGAATGCTGTGGTAGAGAGATTTGTGATACTTGCATGTCTATAGTTGATAAGCCATACGAGATAAGATGGTGTAATGATTGTATAGAGAGGCATTTTAACTAACTTTCTGTGAATATTGATGAATTATATTGTTTAGGAGGCTCAGAAACGCTATGGCACGTGAGTGGGAGGAAGCACCAGTTCAAAAGTATAATAATTATGATACCTATTTTAGACGCAGTGACTTAATGTCTTATGAAAAGGCTAAAAGAAAGTTTGACCCTAATGAGGGTGACCCTCGGTTTGGTAGTGTTAGAAGATACCAACGCGGTTACAATGATTTAGACCAGTTACGCGAAGAAATTCGTGTAAAAAATTCGTATGAGGGGATGTTCGATTAATGGCTAGAGATAGAGTTAGGTCCAGGAATAGGTCTCGTTCTATGGCAAGTAAAAAAGAAACCCACGGAGAAACCTGTATGTGTAGAAGGTGCCGCGGACGGAATGAAGCATTAGAAAGAGAGAAAACTAATAAATTTAAAAGTTATGCAGAATATTTGAGTGACGAAAACGAAGTATAAAATTATGAGAGAAGCTGGGAGTATCTTAAGGGAGATTTTCAGCTTCTCTAAGAAAATGGTTTATGATGGTTATAGTTTTTCAGAAATTGATTCTGAGATAGGAAAGGCTTTAAAACTTTATGGTGCTAAATCAGGATTATTATTACAAGGCTTCCCAGGTAATATGTCATATTCTATTGATTACGAGGTTATACAAGGGTTACCGGATAACCGAAAAGCCCAGATTGGTGACTTAGTTTCTTTGGACATGACTTTATATTACGGCGGCTTTTTTGTAGATAAAGCAACGACATTCCTTATACCTCCTGCCACATATGAGAAGCATTATTTGGTCTCATCCATTAATAAATGCTTGTCACACGCCATACAAAACATCTCCGAAGAAATAACTCTTGGTCAATTTGGAAGAATTATAGATACTTATGTTAGAGGATTAGGCTTGAGGATTGCTTATCAGTTTTCTGGACATATGATTGGGGAACAACCACATATGGAACCATTAATATTGAATTTCGATGATGGTAGTAATGCAAAGGTGCCGAAAGACTCTTATCTTTGTATTGAACCTGTTATTATGTATGATAATTATACTATAGAATATGCTGGTGAGACAACAGTAAAGGCTAATGTTTTAAGTGCTCATGCGGAGGAGACTGTCTATTTAAGTTCTGGTAGAGTGGAGGTAATCACGTAGTGTTAAATCTGATAATATTTATGTTGTTGACATATTCCATGTCAAGTATAATTGTAGAACAAAAGATATTTGAAGAAGTTAGGGTGTGGTTAAAGACTTGTGAGTTACGCAATAGTTATATAAAGACTAAAATTTGTCAATTGATATCGTGCATGTTTTGTACCGGATTTTGGTGCGGGGCTTTTATAACTGGAGTAACCGGTTTTAATATTTTTAATATTGGTATTTTCGATCCCTTTTTGGGGGGTTTATTAGGTGGCGTATCCTCTTGGGTAATACATCTCTTTATGGAATATATATCCATTAAACTGGAGAAACAGGGAATAAAAGTATAAGGGAGTGTAATGATAATAATGGTATATTGGGGTGACGACGAACAATCAGAAAAAGCACGTAGAGCCGAGCGTCTTAAAAAGAAGAAGCAGGGCGAAACTTTTATAGAACCTCCGGTGTCGCAACTTAATGACACAGAAATGATGGAACTTTTGAGGAAACAATCTGAACAACTTGGGCAGTTACAAGATTTTCTAATTTTACAGCAAAAGGTGCTGAAAGAATTGAAAGAAGAGAGTAAGAAAACTAAGGAAGTACATATTATAGAAAAAGTAATTGCTTCTGAAGATGCCCAGATTACGATAGCAGAAAATAAGAAACTTATTTTACCCGAGTTGAATGAGGATTTGGGCTCAGACCTAATTGATAAGTCAGGTATTGAAGTTAGCGGAGGGGAAATAGGTCATAATAAATCAGATGGTCTTAATATATCTGACCGTATAAAAAGATTAAAGGAATTGAAAGATAAGAATGGAGGAAAATAATGTCGGAAGTATTTTTACCAAATAAAGGTGTAGACATAGGTACATCATATATTGTTGTTGCCAAGCAGAAGGATGACGGTAATGTCTCTTTCGTGTCTGAAAGAGATGCTTTTTTTACTATAGAGCCCAAGACCGCACAGCAGGCTAAGCTAATAGAGAATATGTTAATAAAACGTGGTGCATTTACTTTAAAATCAGATGGTAAATTTTACGTTGTCGGTCAGTGTGCTATCGATTTGGCTAATGAGCGTAATTCTGAGGTATCTAGACCACTAAAACGTGGGGTACTGACAGCAGATAATATTGATAGTTTCGGAATGTTGGCTGTAGTTATCGAGGCTCTAGTTGGTAGAGCAACTGTTGATGGGGAGACTTGCACATATTGTTATCCTGCAGACCCTGTGGATGCTACCTACAATGTGATTTATCACAAGAATAGATTGAATGAAATTTTTAAAGATTTAGGATATAGCCCTATAAGCGTTCTGGAAAGTGAGGCATTAGCTTACTCGGAATTGTTAGAAGATGAATTGACCGGTATAACTATCAGTTGTGGTGCAGGCATGTTTAATACCACAGTGTCTTATTTAGGAGAGTCCATAGACTCTTTTTCTATTTCGCGGGGAGGAGATTGGATTGATTCCATGGTCGCTAGAAACTTTAATTTACCGGAATCGGTTATACAAGCCGAGAAAGAAGATGGTTTAGATTTGCTAATAAATTATGATAAAGGTTCCTTATCAGGTAGAATCAAGAAGAATTTAATAGACTTTTATGAGGAATTAATAAATTATTATGTGGCTGTGCTTTCAGCCAAACTTAAAAATATAGAAAATTTACCTAAGTTTAAAAATCCTCTAAATGTTGTTATCTCTGGTGGTACTTCTTTAGCCACTGGTTTTATCGATAAGTTTATAGTAGCTATGAATAATAATACTTTTCCGTTCGTGATAGGGGAGGTAAGGCACGCTGAATCACCTTTAACTTCAGTGGCTAATGGTTGTTTAATCTATAGCCAGTTGGAGTCGTAATAAGGAGAGAAGCCATGAATATAGAAGAAACTGTAGTAATAAATGGATTCGCGTGGATCGATGATGAAACTGGTGAGTTGGTGTGGGCATATAGGGAAGAGTTTGATGGAGTGAAACCCTCAGATAGACCTGCCGGGGCGACGCCGGTAATTATAGAAATTACTCCTTCTGACGAGTGGGTGACCAAACAACAATCCGGTGGTGATAAGGAATTTTTGGGAGACTTACAAAAGCAATTGATTTATTTTAAGGATGAGTTAGATAAAATACAACGTTCTATGAGAGTGGAGGCGGAGAATGGCTAATTATGTAAGATCAGAGAGTCTTGGAGAACCATATGGAGAAGACCGGAGTGAAATGACGCCTACAAGGAGAAAACATATCCATAAGCATCGGAAGTGGGCTGATACTTATGGTCCAAAACTACCGTATGACTTCGGTATTTTTAAACCTAAGTTGGGTAAACACACCAGGGAATTTATTATAGAATGCGAATGTGGTCATCATATGTATGTTAGTAAAATAACTAAAGCCATAATATGTTCCCGTTGTAATACTCTCTGTAATGTGGAGATTGGTGATGAGTGAAGATTATATAAAATATATATTTGATGTAATAGACGGAAAGGTTAAGTTTGATAAAATTGACCAAAAGAAGCGAGGGAGGAAACCTGGTTATAAGCACTCCGCTGTAACTAGAGAGAAAATAGCGGATAGAATGCGGAACAGAGTAAAATCTGATGAGATAAGAGATAAGATTTCAAGTTCATTAAAAGGGAGGTCTAAACCAGAGGAAGTGAAAGATAAGATTTCTAAGGCAAAGACAAAACATACTATTTCTGCAGATTTATTAAATCAATACACCGGAAGAATAAAAGAAAAAGACGTGTCTATGTCTACGGCAGAGTGGCTAGAAAGGTGCGGTCATAGCCGAAAGGAGATTAAGCGTTGGATTGAGGAGAACTATGAGGCATTTAATGACTGTGATGATATTTGTACCGAAAGTTATTTAAAGGCTTTATCTATAAAAGAAGAAGCGATTTTGGAAGAATATAGTCAACATCCTGAAGACTGGAGATAAGCGTATGTCAGAGGATAAAAAAGAAAAGCGTGTTTGGTCCTATCAATTAAAGGAGCAGAAACAACGTGCCAAGAAGGCTGGTAAGAAGGTAGTTAATGAAAGTTTTAATCCTAAATCTAAGGAGAACTTGATTCAATATTCCAGACCTAAATTAGAGAAGGAAAAGGAAAAAATAAAAAAAGATATAGTAAAAGACCCCAGTATTGATATAGACGAGGAAATGTTAGAAATAATTATTCCCACCAAAAGTATATTTAGTCCAGAAGAATCCAAACGTTTTTTCTTAATGTTCAAATTACATATAAAAGAACTTTCAGAAAATGATTCAAAACTAACAGTCTCAGATATGAAGGCTGTAGCTAAATTATGCAAAAACACTATACTAGAAGATAGGTTATTGGAGGTAGCTAAGAAATCGAAAGATGGTGAGGCTATAACGAGTATGATGGCTTCCATCGATAAGCTAAATAAGGACACAGAAAAATTAACTGAAAAACTTGCTACGGATAGAAAGCAGAGGATAGACCCTAGAGCAGGTAAAGATATAACAGTTAATGATATTTTGTTTTTAGTGGATGAAGAGAGACAAAAAGGTATAGATAAACTTAGGATTTATAAAGAGGAAGAAGATAAGATAAAGGATAAGGTTAAGAGTTCTATAGAGGAAATGATTACGTAAATGGGTAATTTTTTAAATGATGCAACACGGTCGGAAGTAGAGATGTGGCGTAAATTTCCGGGTTACGCTGCTAATAGATTATTGTACTTACCCACCTCAGAGAACAGATTTGCTCAATATAATATGATACCAGTACAACGTGTAGTTGCTAATAAGGTTTGGCGTGGTACTAGTGGTATCGTAGTGGCTTGCCGTGGTTGGGGAAAAACCAGGATGGCTGCCGTATTGGCAATACTTAAAGCATGGTTGTGGCCCGGTCGAAGAGTCGGATGCCTCTCAGCATCTTTTCGTCAGTCGAAACAGATATTTGAAGAGATAGAAAAAATTTGGGCTGGTTCACCTCTACTACAACAATCTACTACTCGTCACCCTATCATGTCTAATGATGCTTGTAAATTAGACTTTAAGTCTATTCCAGGCTCAGACCCCTCCACTATTCGGGCTCTCCCCCTCGCAGATGGAACCAAAATAAGAGGACAACGTTTTCACACCATCATCGTGGATGAGTGCGTACATGTGCCGGAAGACGTTTTTAATATGGTTATTCGACCAATGGCTGCTACTCATCAGGACCCTATTAGAGCTATGTGGGTTGGTGAGGAGAAAGAGAAAATATGGGAAGATTCTTCTTTATCAGAAGATGAGAAACTTATACAGATAAAAATGTTGGATGAAGGTACAGATAACCAAATAATTATGTTAACATCCGGTTATTATTCTTTCAATTATGTATATAAATTATATTGCAGTTATAGTGATCGTATGCATGGTAGATTCACTAATATGGATGAAAGCATACGTTCGGAGTTTTCTGGATTTCAAGAGGATAATCCAGAAGATTATGCTACTTTCCAAATCCCATACCAGGCTCTAACCAGTGATAGGTCTACGAAGCACTTCTTTGATTTAAGAGGGTTAGAGCGTGCTAAGACAGACATGAATCGGTTACAGTTCAGGATGGAATATGAGGCGGCTTGGATACAAGATACCGGTGGGTGGTTTAAAACATCTGACATAGAAGCCTGTAGTCCTACCAAATTAGGTTTTAATTTGCCAGTACAAACCAGGGGGACGCTAGGGAAAGAATACGTTTTGGGGTTAGACCCGGCTCGCCACAGAGACGCATTTGCTTTTGTAATAGCAGAATATGACCCTACTTTTGGTGCTAAGTTCGTCTATGCTGAGCAACATTTTGGGGATGCAGCGTACACACCTAAAATGGTTAAGAGAATCTTTGAATTAGCTAACGAATTTAATATAGTAAGAATAGGAATGGACCAAGGCGGCGGCGGTATTCAAGTTGCTGACTATTTGGCTGAGGGTACACTAGACAGTTTACCTATATATAACATGGAAGAAGAGAAGTATCGTGGTCTCCGCGGGCAGCATATTTTGAAGGTAGTAAATTTTAATTCTTCTTGGATAGAAGAAGTGCATAACCGTGCATATAATTTATTACAGAGACGCCAAATGGCATTTCCTGCTCTTAGCATAGAGGGTGGTATAACAGATAATCAACAAGGTCTTTTTAAGTCTATATACGATACTGTAGAACGTATGAAGACACAGATATTGAGTATAGAACCTTCTCAGACACGTTTAGGCGGAAGATTAAAATTTGATTTACCTGAGGAGGGCGGTGGTCTGGACCAACACAAAGACTTATATTCGGCTTGGTTAATTGTTTGTGATATTATATATCAATTTTTAGAGAGAAAGAACGTAGCACAATTTAGAATGCCACAAATAGGGATTATTACTCCTCGTAGGGGTAGATATGGAATGTGGCTTTAAAGGAATATTATAATGGAAGAGAAAGATTATATAAATGCTAAACAAGAATTACTGGATTTCGGTGAAGCAGAATTGGTGGGTTCTTATCGAGGTTCAGAAGAGGGTCAAAGAAAGTTAGTATTTAAGAAGAAATCATTAGCATATTTGAGAAGTGAGGAGCAGCCTAATACCTTTTTCCACGGCGTGCCTCCTAATATGAAATATAAATTGAAACAGCATGCTGCTATTATGTACCGAGATACGTTGATGCGGTCTGACCTGGACTTGGCTAAACCAGATGTTGTAAATGAAGCTCCGCATGCCTTATACATGAAGGTTAGGGGTTATTATAGGTCCAAGGACGTATTCGGTGCTTTTATTGATGCTTTAGTTAATTTAACTATATCTGGTTTTGAAAATGATTGCGAAGACCCAAAAATAAAAGAATTCTATGACAATTGGTGCCAAGATATAGATATAGAACAAGTACTAGATTGGGTACTGCAAGAGTTTTATACCTCGGGATTAGTAAGAACTTATAAAGTTTTGGGTAAGTATGAACCACAAATAAATACATTAAAGAAGGTAGTGAAGCCGCCTGAACCCAATGCTCCTAAGAAGGCTAAAGCTGAGAGTTATAAGGAATATCAAAAATTAAGAAATATGTGGGAAGCCGGTACTGTTCTAGAAGTACAACCCGGAGAGAATTATAAGGAATATTCGGAGCGTAAGAAAAGGTGGTCTAAAGGATATGTACCTATTGGCTATACTGTATTAAATCCTACTGAGTTCGAGATTAAGGGTGCATTGGTTTTTAATCAAACTAGGGTGGTTATGACACCTAATGAGGAACTTGTGGAACTTCTGAAAAAAGAAGATACTAGTACAGAATTAACAGACGGAGAAAAGGCTATAATAGATAATATACCTCCTGAGATAAAATCTGCCATAAGGAACAATAAGGAGTTTGAACTTGACCCTATGTACGTAGGTGAGGTTGATTATCGTAGAATGCCTTTTGAACGCTATCCTATTCCTAAAGCCGCTAGAGCATTAGAGGTTCTTGATTACAAAGAAGCTTTACGTGAAGCGGATTATAGTACTATAGACGGTATCACTTCTGAGGTCTTAGTAATCACAATAGGTGATAAAGATAACCCGGTTACAGATCTTGAGGAACTGCGAATTGTGGCTGAGTTATTCGATACCCCGCAAAAGGCTTATCAAGTAGTATGGAATCACACACTTAAAGTGGAGCGGATAGAAGCGAAAAATATAGACCAGATTTTTGGTGCTAAAAAATTTGAACAAGCAGAAAAAGATCTTTCTGGTTCTCTAGGAATACCACGCGGGTTAATAGACGGAGTTATGATAGGAGAAACTAATAAAGATGCTTTGCTGCTGTCTAGCAAGTCTTTAGCGGCAGAGATATCATACGCTAGGAGGCAAGTCTCCCGGTGGATTTATAAAGAGTACAAACAGATAGCAGAAGCATATGATTTTGATAGGTACCCGGCGGTAAGATGGAATGAAATGATACTTAAAGATGAACTGGCTATGAAGACCTTGGTACAAGGCTTAGTAGATAGACGTATTATTTCTTACCATACAGCGATTAAACTACTAGGGCATGACCCAGAGTTCGAAAAACAAATGCTTTCTAGTGAATTAAAGGATGTGGAAAACGGTAAGTACGGAATTATTGGTTCTCCTTTCCAACAAAACAAGGGTGGCGATAATGTACAGGATACGCAGAAAGCTCCTAAGGGTTCTCCTTCTAGTGGTCGTCCCCCGAATCAACCAGCACCAAAGACACCAAGTCCCGCTACGCCAGACGGCAAGGTGAAAGAAGTTATAAAGAAAGAGACCAAAGAAGTAAAAGAGGTGCACCGTAAAGCAGCGGGGCTAGAAGAATTGGATAGCCTGACTTTGGAAGAAATAGAACGTATGCAAAAGGTTTTAGAATTAGCAAAACATAGAAAGGAAGAACAATTAGGTAACTTAATGGAAGATACAGAGGTTTAATATGGAGGAGTGGTATGCCAGAAGTATGTGGTGCTTGGACAAAAACAGAAGACACATTTTTGATAGAAAATGCACATAAAGGTATCAAATGGTTAATAGAGAAGACGGGTCGTACTAAGGATTCTATTACTAAAAGAGCATCTAACTTGCGTGTATCTCTTAGGTCTGTTGTTTTTCTAAAGCCTTTTACTAAAGAAGAAGACCAATTTATAATAGATAATTATGATTCGCTTTCGTGGAAACAAATTAGTGAGAAATTAGGTTTTAAGATGACTACTGTTAGGAAACGAGCGAAAAAGTTGGGTTTAAGTGGTGATAGAGATAAATTTATTGATAGGGCTAGAAAAGAAAGAGATGCTATCTGGACTGAAGAAGAAGATACTATTTTGAAAAATAATATACATACCAATTATGTGGATATACAAAGGTTACTACCCAAGAAGCGATCTATCGGTGCGATACAAGTTAGATTTTATAAGTTAGGTATAAATGTTTATAGAGGCGGAACGCAGTGGACAGAGAAGGAATTAGAAATTGTTACCAACAATTATGAGTTAATGACTTTTAGGGAAATAAATAATTTATTACCATATAGAAGTTTTGAGTCAGTTAAATTGAAGGGACGATCTCTTATAAAAGAAAATAATGTTGATAGGTCTGCCGTAATACATAGGGCTCTTTCTAAATATAGAGTAAACAAAGATTATTTTAAGATTTTGACACGTGAAAATTGTTATTGGTTGGGTTTCATTGCAGCAGATGGTTGTGTACAGCCCAGAGATAAAGGTATAAAATTTGGTTTGTCTATAAAGGATCACTGGCATTTGGAAAGATTTTGTTATTGTGTAGATTTTAATGGCCCCGTATACACGGCAAGACGAAGAGTTAGATTACCACAAGGAAACTACGGTACTTATGAAATATCTAGCCTAACTATTAATGCGGTTCCTGAGTGGCTGGAAGATCTTGAGAAACATGCTAATATTGTTCCCAAGAAATCCCTTGTGTTAAAAGCACCTAACATATATAAGAAAGATTTAGTTTTTAGTTACATTTGCGGTTATATAGATGGTGATGGTTCTATTACTACTGAGGAAAAGAGGGATAATGTCAAAATTCAGATAATGGGCACTGAATCTGTTATGTCATATATTAAATATTGGTTTGATAAGGAGTTTGTTACCCATAAGAGATTAGCTTCTATTTATAAACGCGGGAACATCTTCGCCTATAGTTTATCTGGTAAAAGAGCCAAAGAAATAATTTCATATATAAAATCTTTAGGTGTACCTAAATTATCAAGAAAATGGGATAAGATATAATTTGGAGGTAGATTGGAATGAAATTAGGAAAATATAGATTTTTTGCTAGGAGTGGTTATCTAACAACATTTGCTTCTTTAGATTTGGCTATTAATGATAAGATCTCCAGTGGTCTTTCAGAGCATGTTATGTTTCCAGAGACTATGACTCCAGATATTGTTCCATTCTCTGGTAAGATGGTAGAGAGCGGAGCCAACCTAAATAGAGCTTATTTTGCTGTTGATGAACTTGTAAAGGCTTATGATACTATACCATATAAACCGTTGGACCTTGAACATGATTTAGAACGTATTATTGGACATATCTGGTCCCATTCATATGTGAATAGGGTTACTAATAAAAAGTTGGATAAAGAGTATTTGGCTGGATTATCAATGGAGGAATTAAAGAAATTACAAGTAGACGTAATGATAGGAGGTATAACCTACATAGACAGATTTCCAGAACTAGAAAGTCCAATAAAAAGAAAGAGTTATGCTTTAAGTATGGAGTGTTACTTCAACAATTATGACTTGATACTCGAAAATGGCGTGAGAGTTACATTAGATGAAGCCATGTCTCTAGGATTAGAGAGCCTTATAGATATATTGATGGGTGAATTTGATAGTGAGGAATCTCTCATAAAGGCACATAAATTAACTGTAATTATGGCAGACGGTAAGCCTACTACTATGTCTGTATTTAAATATTTACAGGAAATCATCTTCAGTGGAGTAGCTTTTGTTCTCGCACCAGCGTGCCCTAGCTGTTCGGTGGTTTTAACTGGCTATGATAACTGTGATTGTAAAGAAAAACAAGCTGCTTCCATTAATAAAGACGAACTTCCTATATTAGACCTCACAAAATTAGATAGTTATATGTCAAAATGGAGAGACTCAAAGGAAGGAAAACCGATGAATGTACAAGTAAAAGAAGATTTAAAGGATAAGGCAGATGTGAGTCCTGCTATGCCTACAGGTGTAGATACAGTTCCTAATGACTTTACTACGAATCCTACTCCTTGCCCTAATTATAAAGTTAGAGCCGCCGAGGCTGGCACTCCTGAGGATAGTTGGTGTACCTATGCTGATACTAAATGTGATGTTGCTGGTAATAGGACATTACATGATTGTCTGCGGTGGTCCAAGGATGCAGAAACAGGTAGGTGGTTTTATGATACGCGTAGTACAAAAGGGGAGACAGATTCGGTAGAAGACGAATTAGTTAATGACCCTAAAGAAGAAGCTTCTATAAAGAATAAATATAAGGCTCTCAATAATTTTATAGATAGCAAACTCCTAGAAATAGAAGCTAGACGTGTAGCTTCCGAGGAGGAGTAAAATGGGAAATTATGATTATGGCGGAAGGAAAGCAGAAGGAGCTAAACCCTTTTCCGGTTATGCTTGTAAATATGTAACTATTTCTGGGACTAGTTCTGATTACAGTTTGAGAGACAATACTACACTGTTTGATATCATTAGTAATCCCGTACAAGTTCTGATAAGAAACGGCTCCCAGAATATTATGGTAAAATTTAATAATTTGGAGTGTGATCTAGTGAGAATTAGTGCCAATGCAGACTTTGGTGTAGATAGCTTTGTTATTAATGATATATATGTAACTGTATCAGGGGTATCTGATGCAAGCATGGATATTTTTACATTAGGCTGGAATTAGTCAATGGGTATCTATCATTCTCGTCCGATAAGCGGCAGTGGGTCTATTCCTGTAGAAGTTTTAGGGAATGCTACAGAAGAAAATCCGGTCCTTGCACGAAATGACCCCGCCGTATCTGCACTTGTTCTTTCTCTTGGGGCTGAGTCGGTTGCGGCTACTGAAGAGGTGGCTGGTGCGTCTCTCACAGGAGGAGCTGCTACCGTTTCTGATTCTGGAACCGGCAATACGATAGAGATTCATCCGAACGACGGCATCACGGCGAATACCAATCAGATCACCCTGAACCACCTTGCTGCTATTGCCGGAAACGTAGGATTGAGTAGCTTAAACACAGTGCTTGGTATTGGAGACCTTCTCGCTGCTCTTGGCACAATGGAAAACCACACAGAAGTGCTTTGGAACAATATGGGCGGTGGAGTTGGGGAGTCTGCTATTAAGTCGTCTGCCAGCTTCACTTGGGACGAGGATAGTAAGCAGCTTACCATTCGCGGCAAGATCCACTTGGAAAGCCCTATCGGAGAAACAGAAGAAACGGGAAATATCCTGGTAAACACTCTTGCTCCGATGTTGACCACCGGTGAGTCAAATATTCTTGTAGGCGGGGCTGGTGCTGCCGTCACAGAGGGCAGTCGGAACGTTGTTCTCGGTGGTGATGCCTTTGCTTCTGAAGACACGGGGTCTGACAACATCGTGCTCGGGGCTGGTGCGGCTAATCAGCAAACAGGGATTTTCGGGACTGTAGCGATAGGCACGGATGCCCTTAGCTGGAATACCGCAGCCGGATGTTTTGCTATTGGATTTGAAGCTCTCAGAGAACACACTACTGGTGCATATAGTATGGGGCTTGGCTATCAAGCCGGGAAGTATCAAACCGGGGAGGGTGTTTTAGCTATAGGCTACCAAGCACTCCTCGGTGTTGAGGGCTCCAGCACTGGATCAACCAATATAGCAATCGGCAACGGCGTCTTCAAGGGGATGACAACAGGGACGGTGAACCTCGGAATCGGTGACAATGTTGGGGAAGCCTTAACCACTTCGGAGAAAAATACGCTCATTGGCATCAACGTAATGGCGAATAGTACCTCCAGTAGTTCAGAAAACGTAATGATTGGGAACAATATTGCAGATGTATATGGCGGAAATAGGTCTTGGAATGTTTTTGTTGGTTATGGGGCTGGACACGGCGATGCAGGCGGACTCTCAAATACGGTTGTTGGACATGGTGCGGGAGCTGGTTCAGGCGCTTTGGTTGAATGTGTTGCAATCGGAAGAGGCGCAATAAATCGAAATAGCGACAGCACCGGAGCCGTGGCAGTTGGTGCTTATTCCTGCGAAAAGTCTGCCACTGTAGTCGGCAGAACTGCCGTAGGCACGGCTACAGGGTGTAACAACACCGGTAACAATAACACCTTTGTTGGGTATAATTCAGGTTTAGGGGTTGAGGGGTCATCCACAGGTGGAAACAATACAACTCTTGGCTTTGAGACTCTGAAGGCACTCACCTCGGGGGCAGGTAACTGTGTCGGCGGCTACCAGGGTATGAACGCCTTAACTACGGGCGACAGCAACACTTCGTGGGGCAGTCAGGCTGGAATCAAAGCAAACGGCGATTCTGACGGCAATATTTTTCTCGGATACATGGCCGGTCCGTCGTCTGCTGCGGCAATCGACAACGCTTTGTATATCCACAACGCTGAGGGGGCACCCACGATCTACGGCGATCTGGCCAACAAGTACGTCGGATTCGGGGGGATAGAAGACCCAGCAAGTCCGGTGGACATAAACGGTATTTTAACACTTAGGGCAACTACAGAACCAGAAGAGTCTCCTGCAACGGATAGTGTTTATTTATATCTTACTGCATCGGGTACTAGTCCAAGTAAAGACTTGTCTATATGGGCTAAATTTGAGGACGGTTCTGCCGAGATAATTAAAACTGTTACGGTATAATAATATAATTTACAAAGAGAAAGGAGAGGAATTATGTCAAAGGTTTTTATTCATTTAGTTCTTAATACTGTTGATACTGAAGGGGTAAATACTGTTTTACAAACAGTAGTAAACGAGGAAGTGGAGGAGCAAGTAGATGCTGCTACAAGTATGTCTGCGAAGATATTGTCTATAATTGCTAATAAGGATAAATTTCTAACATTTCCAGTAGAGAATGGTCTCGCATCTGTAAAGGGTTCTACTATTGAATGGTTCCAAGTGATAAATGTGGCGGAGATGAAAGAAGAAAAAATAGAGAAGGATAAATCTTATACCGTGCTGCCGCCCCGAAGGATTTTTGAGGAATAAGGTGTTAATATTGTGACTGAACGTTCTGTAGGAATAAATACCACCAACGCTACTGATTATGTTGCTGCCTTTATAGCGTCTGAACAAGCGGACGGGCATTCGAGACAGATTCAAATTATTGCATTTACCGGGGGGAAAATTGATTCTACAGTTGGTTCTCAGACTCGAAGTGTAACTAGTAATGATAGTGATAATTTAGAATATATTTCGGATACTGTCGCCGTGGGCGATGACTGTTACTTAGGTTGCTACATTAAACACTCTGAGCCTAGCGGTTCTTGTGTGGTTACCCCATTATTGTGTGACGCCGGTGGCGGGGTAATAGGCGTACTAGAACCTAAAAAGTCTGTTGCTATTCCCGTTGCGAGTGGCTCTCATTATTTATCCACTTGCTTAACTTGGCAAATTATGGGTACTGGGGCATGGCGTGTCTATCCCCATATTAATAAGTTATCGGAGTCTAATAGTGTGGATGTCTGGCTTTACAGTTACTAAGAGGGGAATAAAATGGACTCAATACAAGATTATAGACGTTCTAGTATTAAATATTCCTCAGTAAGTATTACATTAGCAGAAGACGTTATAGACTGGAGTTTGAGGGAGCATACGACTCTTTTCGACAAAACGACTATAGGGCGAGAAATAGTTCTAAGAAACACTGCTCCTATATTTGTTAAATTAAATTCAGTAATCAATGATACTATAGAACTATTTGAGTATGAAGGTTTAAATATGGTGGGGTATCCGGTGGAAGATATATATATTTCAGGTGCCACAGGAGCGATCATCAGAATATTATTGCTGGGTTATAATTAAAAAATGGCTAGACCTAAGATAGTAATCATAGATAATAAATTAGGTAAGAAACCCAAGAGGCTGGACCTTAGTGCTTTTAATAAAGAAGGTTTACTAAAAAGATTGTACTTATTCTTTAAGTTTATACTAAAGGATACTTATTAGAGAAGTTTAATTAATTATCTCTAGGCGGTTGGGTGTTACCCGGGTATGGTTAAACCTTAGTGTTTTGCAATAATGGGAATCTCCTGACTAAAAGTCCACGATTTTGAGATCCTAGGAAGAAGAATTATGAATATACTTTATAACTTATATAAACAATATAATTTTATGGATGCTACTATTGTTCAAGGAATGAGATCTTTGGGTCATCATGTATTTAGTGTCAATGAGGTAGCTAGTAATTATGCAGAGCCTTATAATGGAGAGGATTATAGCCTTTATTTCCATTCTGGGCGTCTACCCTTCTCACCAAATCAAGCATCAATTCCTTCCGACTTGAAGGATGTTCCACGTATTCTTGTTTGGGGGCACGACTCAGGGATAACAAAAGAGCATCAATGGTTTCCTGATATATTAGGGTGGGATGCCTGCTTTATTCGTGATCTCCGCGAAAATTGTGGATCAAATGTTTTTCCAATTCACTACGGGATAGAAGATCGTTATTATTGTGAAACAAAAGAACTACGAAAACCACTCAGGGACAGGTCTATTGATATTTTCTTTAGAGGACAGTTATATAAGCACAGAGCCCAAATTCTTGCTGAGATCCAAAAAGAGTTTGGAAATACCTATATCCTATCAATTAATGATAGGAGTCTTGATGACACAGATGACTTATGGACCCCGCAAATGAAAGATGGTAGAGGTATTCATCAAATTTCTTACTACCAGCAGATGGCAGATTCTAAAATAGTTCTCTCACTTTTAGGACTAGGACCTGACTGTGCGAGACATTGGGAGGCATTGGCATCTGGGGCAGTACCCCTTATTCAATTTATGCCAATTATATATGTTAAGCCGTGGTTGAAAAATACGCAGGAGTATTTTTATTTTACTGGAATTGATGATTGTCTGTATATCATATCAGAATTACTAGAAAATCTTGACCTGGCTCAATCTGTAGCTAATGCTGGCTTTGAATCCGGCATGCAGAATCATACAACCGCAAGTCGGGCAGAATATATCCTCGGATGTTTGGGGGTTAAATAATGCCTTTTATTCGGGATTCTATATGGGTTTATGAATCGGTAACAACCGATGCTGGTATTACTATTCCAATGCCAGCATATCAAGAGAACGATCTTATCCTTGTTTTTGCTGCCTCTGATACAGGTGCAACAACATGGGGTTGTTCTGGGTTTACTCAACTCTATGCACGTGCTAACACCGTTTATACAGTGTGCTATTACAAGATTGCAACCTCTAGTGAGAGTGACGTTGCGGTAACAGGTTCAAAAAACGAAACGTACAATGGGTGTGTTATTACTATTGGTGATGTTGATACTTCTTACCCATTTGGAAACCCGGCCGTTTATTCTGAAGCGGGTCTGACAACCGGTACTCGTTATAATATGCCCCAAATTACAACTGATAGAGATAATTGTCTAATAATATATTTTATGGCTCTTGCTGTGGTGTCCGCTCCCACCTTTATTCAGGGACCGGTTAATTATTTGATCGGAGGTGATGGTGCAGCAGAGTCTATGGGGGTAGGGTGGGGATTTCAAAAAGCCCAGGGATCAACCGCAAGTAATGTTTATTCTGCGACCTACGCTTCGGCGGCTGGTGCTAGAGCAGTTATTGAAATTGCTGCCCCAGCCACAGGAGCATTAGTAATTCCTTCATATGTTGCTTCCGATTCTTGTAGATTATTGAATCTTATTCATGGTACTACGGCTTGGAACGGTGATACGGCATTGGCGGCTACGGCAGACTCAAACTTTGGAACCAGTCTAGGTGGGAAAACAGCGAACGATGCAACGGTAGCTGCAGCACAAGATATAGGAATAATGTCCTTTCACGCTATGGGGGGACTTACAAACGCGAATACAGTCGGACAAATCAGTGGTGCAGAGTTGGTATTTGCTGTTGGTAACCGTCCTAATGTAGGTACAAAAAACATTCTGTGCCACGTCAGACCTACTACTCCTGCTCACAGCCAGAGATTTGCCTCGGTTGTTAGCGGACGCGGGTTTTGGTTTGGTATGCGTTCAAACACTACCGGAACATCGGATCATATGATTTGGCAGGTTCATGGTTCTGATGCTCCTTGGTCTCCTTCTGAACACGTTCCTATTATTATCAATTCAGCGGCAGCGAATGCAAAAGATACTGCTGGGACACTTACTACATCCGCCATTACAGCATTCGGTTTTTGGAATAGTGGAATTTCCAACCTTACTTGTCAGATGTCCGTAGGTATGCTGTGGTTAATGGATGTAACGGTCATTGCAGGAGGAAACGCGGCTTATCCAATGACAATTCCAGACATTGCTTATATTTGTGGTGCCAAAGGTAAAGAACGGTATAGTGTAAAACAGCAGGGAGTTTCCCAGATGCTCTGTTTACAACAAATACAATTTGGTAACGGGGGTACAAATCCCATATACCTTAAATTAGAAAATACTGCTATCGAGTTCCCCAAGCAATATGATGCTGCTTCTAAGGTTGTTAATTATAATTCTACAGATAATATGGTAGGTATTACTTACTACCCTGGTCCAAATGATACCATTATTCATCGTAATAGTTTGGTTTCAAGTCCTTCTAAATATTTCTGGGGACTACATTCCTCAGCGACTACTTCGGGTGTCTATGATTTTTCCGGGCTTACCTTAATTGGTGCGGGTCAAATAACACTTATTTCTGGTGTTGCCCTAGATGGCTTAGTTTTTATGGGTTGTGACGAAGTACCGGCAGTAGGGGCTGTACTAACTAACTGCGAATTTAATGCTACCGTCGGGAGCGGTTCCCTTTCTGTTTCGTCGTCCGCGGAGATGTCTTCTATATCTTCTTGTATTTTTTCTGATAATACATATGGGATACGCCTAACTAGTAGTTCTGCTGATACGTATTCTTTCGATAATATCCAATTTAACAATAATACTAATGACCTTTACATAGGGGCTACAACCGGTACTGTTACGATTAATGTAGTAGGGGGAGATACGCCTACATATACTTCTGCTGGTGCTGATGTTGTAGTAAACAATTTAAAAACATTAACGTTAACTGGGTTAGTTCCTGATAGTGAAGTAAGGATTTATGGTTCTTCACAAGGAGGAACCACTAGTGGTACGCTAAGTAGTTTTAGCGAAACATTATCTTTATTTGGTGAGGGACTGGGCGATATGTCCTTCCGGCAGATATTACCATTTTCGGAAGCGGGGGAGTCTGTTCGGGTTAAGGTAAAATCCCCAGAGTTAGGAATTTTGAAGATAGACCATGCTTCTATAGGGGTTCAGGATACCGGCATTAATACTGTTTCTACTCCAGTAGAGATAAAGTGGGGCGGTAGCTCTGGTGTCACGCTGAGTGGCGGTACAATGGGTGCATCCTCTTCTTCTTATAGTACCACGTTAGATACACAAGATTCGGGGTGGGTTGGAGATAGTATAAGACAAATAGTTACATTCAGTAATGGGGGAACTCAAGTACGTGTAAGGGTCATTTCTTCTTCTTCTTATGGTACTGATATAGATCACATGTCTATAGGAGAACAGGATACCGGTATAAATACTACGGAAACTCCTACAGAATTAAAGTTCGGTGGTAGCTCGGGTGTCAGTTTAGATGCTGGCTCCTCTTCTGAGTGGAGTGATTGGACTGATTTTCCCTCATCCGGCAGTACAGCTTATGTAATCATAATCGACTATGCGTCATCAAACGGTGGAATTGCTTATACTAGTGGGGCGAGTGTTAGTAGATACTATAAGGATGCTACTGCCACATGGGACCAGGCATCCGTTACAGGCTTCACAGGACCAGGAACTTATACATATACTTTTTATTCAATTGAAGTTAGGAGTGTGACCGGTTCTGCGGTGGAATCTTGGAGCGACTGGACTACATTTAATTCTGTTGAGGGTAACCAAATAATAATTTTTGATATGGCTGCTACCAACTCTGGTATTGCTTATGCTACCGGGTCAAGTGTTGATGCTTATTTTAAAGATGAGACTGATAGCTGGAACCAGTCTAGTGTCACAGGCTTCACAGGACCAGCAGATTATAATTATGGTATAAGTGAGGTAGAGGTTTATTATGAGAACACAACTACCAGCGGGGAGATAGTTGAGTTGGGAGGGGTCGAAAACTCTAGTTCTAGTTTCCAATACTTATATAATTATACTGATAATACCTATGTGGATATAGTGATACATCATTTAAACTATCAATATTTTAGGATGGATAGTTATGAATTACCAGAGGCAGATACTTCACTTCCTATAAGTCAAGTAGTAGATAGAAGCTATTTGAATTCATAGTCCCTAGTTCTCAGAGACGGACAGTTCTATTCCTAGAAGAACTTACAGTCTGGGGCTACAGACTGGCTACGCGAGTAGCGGAAGCCCCCACCTTTAGGTGCGGGGAGTAGTCACTTAGATTAACTATCTTTGTTTTCCCTAATAGAAGTCGGGATAGGTGTCATTCTCTATTTTCCAAGGAATAAATCTAAGACAACAAGTAAATATAATTTAATATCCTGACTTAATAAAGGTATTATAATTTTATTTATGGAGGTTTTAACACTATGGCGATTATTACAGACCCTGATAATTTGAATCAGCATAGTGAAGTCGGGATTTCTACCAATAACAAAACTATTGCTTGTAGTACTTCTGGTAACTTAACTACTGATGGAGTGGGTTTGCAGTGTCTTTATTCATTTCTGAAGGAAGAATGGAAGAATGATACTTTATTAATCAAATATCCTTTTCCTATGTTGGCTATTACGGAAGAGAAATTTGAGTTAATCAATGGTTGGGATTTCGCTAACTCTACGACTAAAGAATTGATTAGAACAGGAGGTTGGGCTCTTAAGGATACGGGTGGAAGCACTCTGGAAGAGTATGCTGGTATTATAACCCTAGGTAGTTTAGATTCCGGCGATCAAGTTTATTATCAGCAATCTGCTGCTGGGGCTGCGACTAATATGGTATTAACTGGTCCCGCAAATCAAGCAGTTAAAACTTATGGTGATGTAACGCACGGTAACTTTGATTATCGCACATATTTTAAAATTTTCTGTCGTGAGTATCAAAAGATATATGCTTCTGCCCAGCTGAGCGACATCGGTGTTACCACCATGACATACCAAGTGTACCGTTTCCCTGTTACTAACAGTGCTGATACAAAAATTACACACAATGATGCTACTGTGTCAGGTAGTTCTCCTTATGATGGAATGAGTCTTACTTGGTCCGGTTCTGCTTTTCAAAGAGATATCGGCGGGACCAGCAGGAATTTTCATGTGCTCATCGACGGTAACGATGGGACAGCCGAGCAGATTTACGAGTTTGTTCAATATCGACTGCGACAGAACGAGGATATTGATGAAGGTACCGGGGAAAAGATAGGAAAAGTTACCAATGACCTTTTAAGATTCGTTGGTGATACTCTCTATACGCGGTTAGATAGTAATGGCGGGGTATTTATTGATAATTTTCAAACGGTTGACCGGAACCGTTTGGTTTTTGTCGATGATACCGGGACTGAACGAACATTCCCATATGTTGCTGTTCTTACCTTGCAGTTTGGTGATAACCTAGTAAATGATGCCCAAGCTATTTATCGTGTCTTTTTTACTAACGATGATGCTGGTGATAATAATGGTTATGATTTTGGTACTTCAAACGCTATCACTGTCGATGATAATGATGATGTTCCTATGACTGGTAGTGTTTCTGGTGCCTCTTCTACGCAGTTGACTTTTGATTATGATAACAATGATCAAAGAGGGACTGGAAGTGCGGGGACTGAAGCACCTATTACTGTTGTTGCACTGGGGCTGTCTACAGCACAGTATGTTATTGCTACCGGAACAATTGCACGAAGTATCAGTAACACCATATCTCTCGTGTCAAGCCTTGAGAGAAACTATATCAATCCATAATATTGATATTACTAGATTTTTAGGAAATTAAACTTTTTTGGTTTTCTAAGGAACAAACTTAAGCATCTCCTGTCTAATGTATTATACTTAAATTTTTTTTAAAAAAAATATTATTAGGCAGGAGATAAAAAATGAGAGGAAATGAATATTTCGCAGGATTATTTGATGGAGAGGGTACTGTCGGGGTTTACGTTATTACGAATAGCAAAAAGTCTGAGAGTGGTAAAAAAAATTACTGGATGGCGAAGATGTCTATAGTAGGTACTTATAGACCCCAAATAGAAGCGGCGTACAACCATTTTAAAGTGGGTAGTTTAAGCACGCAAAAAAGGCAAGCATTACAGAAATTACCAAAGGGAAAAACAATAGACCCTAAATTATGTAGACAAGGCTGGAGATGGTCTGTTCAAGCAAAGAAAGATGTTGCAGAAGTAATAGAAAAAATACTACCTTATTTAATGGAGAAAAAAGAGCAAGCAGAAATAGTTTTAAAATTTTGTAAAGGTGAATTAGACGGAGAAATGGCAAGTAGATTATGTAAAGAGGCTAAGAGATTTGAATATAGTGCTGATTTAGGGGAGTCTCCTAGGAAATCTACAGGTTCTTGTTCTGAACACAATCCTTTAGCCAAATTAACTTATGAACAAGCACAAGAAATTAGACAGCGTGTTCATAATGGAGAAAAGCAGATAAAGATAGCTAGAGAATTAGGTGTTAGTAAGACACAAATTAGTAGAATAGTAAATAATATTACATATGTTTATCCACCTATGTCTTACAATAAAGGTGAGAAGCCTATTCCAGATGTCTTACCGCCGCCGGAAAAGACAGCGGGTTCTGGAAGAGCAAAATTGACATATGAGCAGGCTCAGGAAATAAGATTAAGAGTTAAGCGGGGTGAAAGACAGTTTATGATTGCACATGAGTTAGGTATTACTAGAACGCAGGTTAGTAAAATAGTAAATAACCAAACTTATGTTAGTCCTAATTTTGAAATTATTGAACCTCCTGATAAGGGAGGCGTTAATATAGCGGCAAAATTAACTTATGAAGAAGCGGATATAGTTAGGCAAAGGGTAAAAAATGGAGAAAAAGTAAAAGACCTTGCAATGGAGTTAAATATGACTACCACGGCTATTTATAACTTAATAAACAGTAGAACATATATAAGGAAAGGATAATAATGAGCAATTACAAAATAAAAAAATTACTAACTATTCTGGGGGATGTGGCAAAATTTGATATTACTATAGGAGTTACTGAGCAGCTCCCTGTGGATTGCCTCTTTGTATTGAAAGATAAAGAATTATATGACCGGGTAGAGGCACAAGTACAACATCTTGATGAATTACCTTATTTGTTTAAAGAGAATTTAACTACAGAAGAACTTATTGCTAGTTTGTTGGGTACAATAGGGAAAAGTCTTAATTTGATTATTAATTTAAGCTATAATATGTTATTGGACCGCGATTGTTTAATATTGTTTCAGAGTGCTACATTAGTAGACTTAATTTATAATGATAAGATTTAGGGAGGGGTAGTAACGTGGAGTCAGATATCATTGCTGGGGTATTTGGTAGATTATTTAATTTATTTGCAGAGGAACCTGAAGAAAACAGAGTTATTTCTTATGAAGTTTGGAAGATGACTAAAGATTATAACTTTGATTATTTTTTAATGGGTTGTGATGATGCACTGATAAAGTTGGGGATAGGAGAGCGGGATATAGACGGTCTCATGAACTATAAAGAATAATTTATGGGTATATCTGATATTTGATATCAAAAAGGAAGTTTTAGAAAATGCCAGTTATTTTTGACGGTCCAAATAGATTAATTATTGTGGCATCAGGCACCCTTAGTATAGAGATGAGCGACGTATATTCTCGGTGGAAAGATTGGGTTCAGACTTCGGATAACTCAAAATATTTGAAGGCTTTTTCTGTCGTCGGCGGGGAACCTACTGTTCAAGGTCAAACTATTACCCCTTATTTTTTCTTGGAAAATGATTGGAAGGTCGATGCCTATTCGCAAGACCCTTATCAATTCCACCCACTTGATGTGGAGGGTATTGTTTTATCTAGTGACGGCGGTAGCCCTTGGTATCAATCATCTTCCTGGCCCCTTACAATAGTTAGAAATATTGTTCCTATTAAAACGGAGACAGTTATTTCATCGGATGCCCAACTTGTTATTGATGATATATTCTCTTATAGCGTGGAGTCTGGCTTTTCCTTTGAATCCGCTATACGGGTTTTGCTGTCTGTTATGGTAGGAAAATCTGTTGTTATAGATGGGGAACCTGTGGTTATGAAATTTAGAGATATAAATGATACTAAGGATAGAGTTGTAGCAGAGGTAGAAGTGAGTGATAGAATAAATGTAACCTTGGATGGTTCTTAGTTATGCTATGTTCTTCTAGGTATATTAATATATTTTCTAGTGTTACAGTGTCTAGTGGCGGCGGACTACCGCAAGGCTTGACTCTTGATGACATTCCAGACGGGTCTTACTATGGGCGTGTAGCTCGCTCTGAATTAACTCCAAGTGGTACTATCATAGATTTAGACATAAATGGTATGATTGTTACATTGACTTTTCCTGACACGCTCATTAAGAGTAGTTATATGCCGGTGCTTACTAAAACTACTGTAACTGGGGTTATGATAAGTGAGGATTCTTAAGGCTCTGTAATTACCCTTATTAAAGTTATATTATAGTCCTTATATAAAAAAAACTAATAATTGTTAGAATTCAGTTATTAGTTTGTTATAGGAGGATTAATATGCAGCAATTTTTATTAGGTATTGAATGTGGTTTAGCAATAGGAAGAATAATTTTAATAATAATAGAAGAATTGAAGAAGGAGACAAAATAATATTTTGGGATCGTTAGAAAAGGAACCATTTAGCATAATAATAGATATGATGGAGGAAGGTGTGTCTACTGTATTTTTCAGCGATTTGCACGTAGGAGATGGCAAGAGTAAACATAAAGAATTACTTGCCTACCTCGTAGAGCATCAAAAAGACATAGATAAAATAGTAATTGTCGGTGATTTCGTTGATACATGGGTAGCCGACCTCAATACTATTTTATCTGAAGCACAACCTTTCCTAGAATTCTTGGCAACTAATTATAAAAACAAGGTACATTGGATTCTTGGTAATCATGACGCTGATTTCTTATCTCTTAAAAATGTCTTTCCTTTCATACATAAATCTCTTAGATTCCCCATTGGTGATAAAATTGCTGTTGCATTACATGGTAATGTGCTAGATGACAACCCTTATTTAAAAACTCGTTTGTCTCGTTATGTTGTGTGGTTTATAAATAAATTTGATAAAGGGGCGTATGTGGATACCAGGAGGTCATTAGTAAGTTTATCTGAAAGGATACAGAATGACCCTTATGATAAAATCCTAGAAGAATACGAACATAAAATTGTTGCTGTGTTTGACGGCAAGTATGATTTCGTAATTACAGGACACAGCCACCAACCCGCCATAAAGAAGATTAATAATTTAGTTTACTTAAATTGTGGTGATCAAATACAACACAGTACTGTTCTAATAGGTAAGCCAGAAGGGTTCTTTTTGTATGATTACATAAATCAAAAAATCCTGGCTAAATACATTTTTGATGAAAACGATAAAACCTAAATATTACAGCCGCGGGGATATGGTTTATAATTATGCCCCCGCCTATGTGGGCTTCAGCCTGCGAGATAATAATATATTCTCAAAGGGTGTCTGTCTGCTTACTGCTGACGAAGCAGATGTTATAAAAGTCTCACATACTTTTATTGTTGTTGATAAGAATAGAATTATAGAAGCCTCTACCCATGGAGTTGTTTATACCGATATAAATAGATATTTTGATGACCCACATGTTCTCGTATTTTTTAAGAAGCCTAAAAATTTGAATGTTTATATGGTTTCTCGGATAATTAGCCGTGCGGAAAGTCATTTGGGAAAGCAATACGATTATAGTTTAATACTGTTTTATTTAACTTATTTTGAGCGCCTGGGTTTCCTACGAAAATATCCTTCCATTTTTAATAATCCTTCCTCTTTCCTGTGTTCGGAGCTGGTGGCGGACGCACTCAGTCAAGTAAAAGAATTTTCTAACCTATTCCCATTATCAGACTATCATGTTTCTAAGATAAGTCCTATGGATTTGTTTAAGAGTCCAATTTTTAAAGAGTGGAAGTTTATTGATGATTAATCATTTACCACAGGATATAGGGAATAACGTAATACAAGGTATAAATAATTTCGCTGATATCAGTAACTACGAATTAACGGTATCAGGTGAGTGGATACCTATTACGTTGAATACCGAAGGTTCACTACAAATACTACTCCAGCCGAGAGACCGTATAGATTGGTATATTAGTACTATATCGGGTGGGGCGGAATATTTTAGCCCCAGGGACGGTGCTGCTCTGCAAGCACCTATAGTTACTACATCCGGTACCATCATATGTTGGGTTAGTGCTGATCAACCAACTGTTTTTGAGTTGCTTAGTGGGAGTTAATAGATGGACGGGATTAAGTTAATATATCCGAGCATTTCCGATTACTATACTCGTAACCAAATAGACACATTATTTTCTACTATATCAGGTGGCACAGGAGAGGTGACCTATGTAATGCTGGTCACCACTTCTGGAGATATTGTTTCACAGATTCCGTCCCTGTCTGGTTATGCTACCCAGAGTTGGGTTTCCACAAACTATATCGATAGCACCGAATTAACTACCACTTCTGGAGATATAATAAATTATATAGACCAAGAAATTTCTACTATCTCGGGCGGCGGCGATGTAACTTATGAGATGTTACTCACCACCAGCGGGGATATTATAGATTATATAGACGAGCAAATAACCGCTGTCTCTGGAAGCAGCGGTATCTCTGAAGAACAACTAGTAACTACTTCCGGTGATATTGTTGCACAGATTCCTTCTTTAACGGGATATGCAACGCAAACCTGGGTATCTGATAATTATATAGACAGTATAGAATTAACTACTTCCTCTGGGGATATAGTTGCACAGATACCCTCTTTAGTTAATTATATAACACAAGAGCAGTTAACTACTACGAGTGGAGATATAGTATTACAAATTCCTACCGATTATATTACAAATGAGCAATTAACTACTACCTCTGGGGATATAATCATATATGTAGACCAACAAATTTCTACGATAAGTGGAGGTAGTGGGGATGTAACATTAGAAATGTTAACCACAACTAGTGGTGATATTGTGGACCAAATTCCTTCCATTACAGGTTATGCTACACAGAGTTGGGTTTCTGAAAACTATATAGACAATAATGAAATGACCACAATTAGTGGAGATGTTATCGCTTATATAGACCAGGAAATTTCCACGGTGAGCGGTGGTAGCGGTATTACGCAAGAGCAATTAACTACTACTTCGGGGGACATAGTAGATCAGATTCCTAGTTTGTCGGGCTATGCTACACAGAATTGGGTAACTACTGTAAGTGGTGACATTATTTCTCAGGTACCAACTACTGCTTCAGAAATAAGTGCAAGACTGTCCGGTTACTATGTTTATTCTCCAGACGGGTCTGCTAATTTACAGGTGGACAGCATTACGCCTGTAATGACCAGCAATACGGCCCCGTCCCCTTTTGTAGTTAGTGTAGATAGTTACTATGATGCTAATTACGTGGCTTTTAAAGCGTTCAATCAGGATGGTGGCTCCACATTTTGGAATTCTCAGCACGTACTTCCCCATTGGATAAAAGTTGACTTGGGGTCAGCAAGGAAAATAACGAAGTATAGATGGCGTGCTGTTAACCGCTCATTTCATGAGAGTAGATCACCGTCAACATGGACTATTGAGGGTAGTAATGATAACCTTGCTTGGGATGGGCTCGATTCTCGATCTGGTGTAGGAACTCCTGGTATGAATCAATGGACTTCCTATTATACCTTTACCAACAATTCCTTTTATAGGTACTATAGGATGTACATAACAGCCAACACTCTGATGGTTGATGGCTACATCGAATTAGGTGAATTACATTTTGTGGAAGCTCACCTTGTTCTTATTTCTACTTTTAACTATCTGGAGGTAGATACAGATACTAGTGTTTCGGGAGCCCTGATTACTTTAGATACTAATGTGTATGAACACATCATTACTACCAGCGGTGTCTTAGCAGGGCAAATTCCGTCCCTCGAAACCTATGTTACAGAAGAAAAATTAACAACTGTTAGTGGAGATATTGTTTCACAGATTCCGTCTCTAACTGGTTATGCGACCGAGAGTTATGTCTCCGAAAACTATATAGACACTAGTGAGATGACCACAATTAGTGGAGATCTACAGTTGCAGATACCCTCTTTATCTGGTTATGCGACTGAGATCTATGTCTCCGAAAACTATATAGACACTAGTGAGATGACCACAATTAGTGGAGATCTTATCTCTTATATCGATACAGAGATTTCCACAATATCTGGTGGGGGAGATGTAACTACAGATATGCTTACCACTACATCAGGTGACATAGTCTCCTATATAGATGCTCAGTTGTTAACAGTTAGCGGTGGTGGGTTGGCGTGTGCTGCCTGTACTTCTAGCGGATTAGTAGTTGATAATGCAATAATTGCACCTTCAGGCATATTTACTGAGGGAATACAAGTAGGGAGTGGTACAGTTAGAATTACGGGAGATGGGATCACTTTTCCAGATAATAGCATAATTACTGTGGCTCCTCCTCAGTTTGACCTATTTGATACTGGATTGACTTTGAATCTTTTTTCTGACGCTTCTGGTAGTGAGATAGAAAATTTAGGTTACTTCGGTTCTGATGCAAATTTCGAAAAGGTAGGAACTTGGACTAATGGGACTCAGGGGGATGCACCAGTGTGGGTTAATAGTGGTGGGTCTTCTTCCGTAGTTCGTCTTATGGCACACCACACCAACACAAATCCCGGAGCATCTTTTTCTTCAGCTAATCTATCTGATGGGTCGGCTTCTTTCGCCATAACGGACACTAATTTAAATTTGCAGTCTTTGTTTGGTATGGATACGCAGCCCTCTTCTTTGGGAAAGCGTTTTAAGATAGATGCGGGTTCTAATGCTTCTAGTAGGAACTGGATCACGGGATACATTGGCAATGTTGCTAAGGCTGGAGACACATATACACTAGATATATATAATGGTCCCTATTCTGCTACAAGGAGTTGGCATAAGTATTCACTAGGGTCGTGGAATGGTTCAGACATTTTATGGTGGATCTACCCAGCATTCTTTGATTATGACCATGATAATTTAAGAGGTTACGCTACTTCTTGTTGGTTTTATGAGTATGATGCCACTGCAGACTGGTCCAATTTAATTACTAAGATGTATGCAGTGTTAACTGGTGTCGAGGACGTTGGTATAGGATTCTGTTTTCAACATACCAATGTCGATTATACGATTCAGTGGAATTCCTCTTATGTAACTAATGGTCTAGATGTAATAGCTATTTCCAATGCTATTAAAACTGGTAGGTGGTTCCATTTTGCACTTATTCAGAATAGATGGCAAGCATCTAGAACTTTGATGATAAATGGTGAAGTAATCGGAGTAGGTACAGCAAGGACATCATCGTGCTGTATGGGATTGTTTGCATTTGCAGGTCAGGGTAATGGAGGAGGTGGACTTCCCTCTGGCTCCAAAATCGCCTTTCCTAGATACTGGAAAGGAGACACTAGCCCAGCACAGATCCGAGGCGTCTATGAGTATGAACGAAATTTGATGGGGCTCAGACCTAATCACTAAGGACAAGTTACTCCAACCCCGTCAGGAGGGTGGACAATTCGATTGGTTCATACAGAGTTAGTTTTTATAGTAAGATACAAAAATAAAAATTACAATATTATGTTTTAGATAGAAAATTATAGACCGAAAGCGGGATTAATTGATGTTATTTAACTAACCTAATTAACTAACCTAATTAACTAAGGTAGAATATAGTTATATATTTTAAGGTGGAATCGGATAGGACGGATAATATGGGGGCGAATCGTAATGGTTCTAATTTTAAATGTTAGGCACTCTATAATGGAGGGTTAAGTATGAAAAGCAAAGTAGATCGCCAACAGATCAAACTCAGTGCTAAAAGTAAGGTAGCTGAAGTTTTATCTCAGGAAGACCTAGCGGCTCAGAAGGCTAAGATTGAAGAGCTCTTTGTCGAGATGGAAACTGATATGGCTGAACTTAAAGTAGCTAAGGAGGCGGCTACCGAGGGCAATGATAAGTTGTCCCAAGTAGTTGAAGATCTAAAATCTGAAAAGAAAGAACTTGAGGCGACTGTTAAAACTCTCAATGATGAAAAAGATACTCTGCAGAAACAATTAGATGAGTCAGCGAAGAAATTGGCTGATATAGAGTCTAAAGTTACTGACATGGAAAAGGAAGCCGCGTCTCAAAAGCGAATTAAAGAGCTTGAAGAGGCCGGTGTATTTTCTGGTGAAAAGCAAATCAGTAGAGTAAAGAATATGGATGATGAAGAGTTTGCTTCTTATAAGGAAGAGCTTTTAGAACTCCGTAGATCTTGGGAAGCTAAAACAGCACCTAAAGATAAACCATCTGAGGATAATAAAACAGAAGGTGGTGATGAGGGCAAGAAGGCGAAAGCTAGTGTTGACAACCCTGAAGATGATGACGATGAAGTAAAGTTGACAAAGAAGACCTTAGCAGAGATTATGGAACTCAGAAAGACTATGGCTTCTATGAATTTGCCTACTAATGATGCTCCTGACGCGGAGCAGGTTAAAGAGTATGCAAACATTTGGGAAGAGGAGGAAGGTAAGTAATGTTTATTATACGTATGCCTGGAATAGAAAATTCCTTTTGTAAACATGATGCTACACAAAGCACCGCACCTGTTGCCGCTTCTCCAATCGTATGTCCTCAGGGTGCAGTAGTTACTGTTGCTGGTTGCGACGGTGAAACCACTGTTGTAAAGCAAATGACTTCTTGTACTCAGGTTCCTTTTGGTTTCTTAATGCAAGAAATCAGGACGGAATATAATCATGAGTATATTCCTCATGGTGGGATGAAAGCAAGCGATTGGGGCAGGCAGATGACTTTTATTGGTGCTCCAGTTGGTGTTGCACATCATGGTATTGCTAGTACTAATGTCTATGATACTGATGTGCAGGTTAACGCTGGTGACTTTTTGTATGCATCAGCTAGTGGAACTCTAGTTGTTTCTGGTGGTTGGGGTTACTGTGACAGTGGTTGGAATAATCTTAATCCTATCGCTGTAGCAATGAATACTCTTACTACTACTAGACTATCGCAAGGTAGATATTTGCACATTAAGTTGCTTATCTAATCGGGTTATGGAGGTAATGTAATTATGGATCTTGAAAAGAAACGTAGACTTTTTCAAGCGACCGCGGAAGACACACCCGAAGGTAGGAAAGCTTTCAGGGCGTTTGCTGCCTCTCTGACTGGCCCGATTCTGAAGGGACTTGAAGAGCAATCTTATATGCGAAGTCTTTTTACAGTCGAGAGGTTGGGACCGGGTGCCCAGCCCACATACCCTATCGCTGATGAATTTGATAGCCCAATTTGGATTTTACCCCATATTGGGTATGTAGCACAAGACTACATCGAATACATAGCGGAAGAGGTATCAATTCCTACCTTTACTGTGCAAGCCGCCAAAGATTGGTTGCTTAGATATGCACGTGAAGGACGTACTGACGTTGTTCAAAGAGCTCAACAGGCTGTTTCTAAGTCGTTGGCATCTTATGAGGAAGAAGCAGGTTGGAGAACTATCATACCTGCGGCTACTTCTGCATTTAATGGTGCAGGGGTTCTTCCGCCTAGGCCAGCTCCTATTTATGAAATGGCTGCGGGCGACCCAGCTTCGGGTTATCTTTCTAAAGAGCTCTTAAATAGAATGATTGTCGGTATGCAACGCTTAGGCCGTAATCTACAGGAGCTTTGGATTTCTCCTGAAGATATGGCTGATATTCGCGAGTACACTGATATTGATGTTGATCAGGTTACTCGCAGGGAGATTTTCCAAGCTGCTGGTTTAGGTAGCATTTGGGGAGTTCGCTTTAGAGTGGTGGATGCATTAGGTGTCCGCGGAAAATATAATATCAATGACAAAACATCTGAGTATGGTCCTTTTAAGGGCAACGCCGGTTCTAATGCTTATAATGATTATACTATCAGTAATGGTAACATTGTTGATATAAATGGTAATCTTTCGACAGCAGGCGAGACTCAGATTTATGGATTTGATAATTCTGATATTTCTTTGGTTATGCCTATTAAGCAGGAGTACCAAGCATTTGATGACCCAACCCTACATCGTAAACAGAAACAAGGTTTCTATGGATGGATGGAGTTTGGTATGGCTTGTCTAGATGCAAGGTTCCTTTGCATGGCAGTAATCGACAGATATACTCCATAAGCGGGTAAATAAGGAGGTACTAAACTATGTTTTGGTTAGATCGTTCTGGAAAAACCCGCAAGACTGAAGTGACCGGATGGAAGTCTGGTCTACGACAAGGTCATTGGGGGAAATATGGAAATTGGGTTATGTTTAATTTGAACCCACTTACACAAGAAGTGGTTGTTTCAGATGAAGCAGTTTATATGGGAGATGGTGAATACTGGACGTGGCATATACGCTGGTCCTGATTCATTAATATATTCAATAACTTATATTAATTTATTAAAGTAAATTATAGTTAGGGGGACATATTTGTCCCCCTTTTTGTTTAACCTGTAATAACTTTCCTTCTAACTTCTTGTAGGAACTGTAACCGTTAGGAGGATTTTTATTATGTCAAACGATTTTAATGATCTAGACAATAAGCCAGTAAAGAAAGACAAGGCTATATGGGAAGTGCCGGATGATGCTCCTAAGTGGCAACACTGGCTTGCTAAGTTTATTAATTCTATTCCTATTGTATTATTTATATTTGTTACTTACTATTTAATTAATTTGTTTGGGCAAAATCCTGAATTGGAGGGATACAGAAATGCTTATATGAATTTAGTGGTTAGCACGGTCCCCTATAGTGCTCTGGCTTTTATAGGCATATTGTCTTTGACTACATGGTTATTTCCTTATTTTAATTATAAACAAATTAAAAATGATGCTCCTATAGTTAGAGCAGCATGCTTCATTTTTTGGGGCATGGTTTCTTTAGGGGTTGCCATAGTGATAGCAAGTGTAGGTTAAAATGTTTAAGTACGTCTTAGCTATATGTTTTGTATGTACTTTTTCCTTAGTAACCAAGGTCACCAATCTCGCTATGCCTTACCCTACCCATGGGGAGGAGTCCTCAGTAAATAAAGTTTTGAGTAGGTTGGATTACTATTGTACGATGTTAGAAAAAATGGCTGCACCTTATGTGATGCAAAATCAGTGGAAAGACCCTAAGAAGGGTATTGACTGCTCTGGGTCCATGGCTTTTATATTTAATAACGCATTAAATGACGTATTTAAGATGTCCGGAATTCCTTTTCCGCGAGTAACTTCTAGAGAAATGGCTAATGGTGCATGGCCCGGTGCAAGAATAAAGGACAAGATAAAAGCATGGGACTTAGCAACTTTTCCTACTCTAGATTTCTGGACTTATAGTGCCAAGAGACCACAGGGACACACAGCCTTGAATAGGGAGAAAGAAGGCGAAGATAAGTTGGTATTTGCTGAGGCTTCTTACGGTAAAAAACACTTCAAACGTAGTAACATGTTCAGAGGTAAAGATATTTGGTATAACTGGAACGGTATACTGATTCCTGAATTAGACCCAGAGAAATGGAGGCTCCAAAAGTGATATTTGATTCCGGACAGATTATATCCACGCTGGCAGTATTAATGTTTTGGGTGCTAATCGCGGGCGGCGGCTACCTGTATTCTAAGCTAAAGTATTATGAGTATATAGCTAATACTAAACAAATAAGAATTGAGGAGTTAAAAAAGGAGTTAGCAGTATCGGAGCAAAAACTATTAAATTGTAATGCACAAGTTGATCTATCTAAAAAAAACTTAAAAGCAATTGAAGCCTATTATAAAAAGAAAGTTCCCTTCGTGATAACAGGGAAAGAACCGAAAGACGAGGAGTTATTTAACATTGAACCTAAGTAATATTATAATATTATTGGTATGTCTAGTTGTCTTTACCGGGTGCAAAAGTAATAATGGTTTTGTGAGGAATGAACCAATACCATTACAGCCACAACCTAAACGGGTCGCAGTACATAAAAATGAAGATAAATCGAAATACCCGAATACTCATTGGATAGAGAAGGACCGGGGTCCTATAAAAATAAAACCCGATGAAAAGGGCGAGGGTCTTTATTGGCGAGCCCCGAAAGAAGGTGCTATTGCTTGGCCTTATGATTCGTGGGAAGCTTTCTTAAAATCTTATCAGAACTATTTAGATTGGGCAGATAATACAGAAACATTAATTAAAAACTATAATGATGCTGTGGAGGGGAAAACTAAAGAAGCGGAAAAACCCTGGTACAGACCATGAGCGAGGAACGTACTACTAAATTATTACATGAGTTAGAAGACCTTATAGGACTACTAGCACAACAGACAGATAGTCGTGCTACCAATCTCCAAGCTAAGTGGGAAGAAAAGTGGGATAAGTTAGAAAATTCTGTTGATAGTATCGCGGATGAAGTATATAAACTAAAGAAGAAAAAATGGGATTGGTTTAAATTTATTGTCATAGGAATTCTGTTAATAGTTGGTATCACGGCATTTGAAACGTGGCGGGATGGAATGTATAAATTAAGTAGCTTCGACTCTGAGGTTAAGGCACTCAATTCTAAATTTGATGCCTTAAAGGAACGAATTGTTTTTAGAGGCGACTTAATCGACAAGATTAGGGAATTGGAGAAGTCAAGGACAAAGGAGATAAAAGAGTTAATAGAGGAGTATCACAAGAAGAAGCCGAAATGAAGATATTAATTGTTGAAAATGATGTTATTGTGGGTAAGATATGGAGAAAGTGGCTATCTAGGTTACATGAAGTTAGAAGTGCTGAATCAGCAGCTACCGCTCTAGAGGCTATAGATGAGGAATTACCTGACTTGGTTATTTTAGATTTACGTCTTAATGGACCAAACCCCGCGTCATCTGGTCTTAGAGTATTTAATTATTTACGAGAGAAGGCAAATAACATTCCCGTCATATTTATTACAGGGTTAGAATATAATGTAGAATTATATCAAGAAGCGAAAAAGATTAGTGAGAATGATTCTGGTGCTGGAATAAACACGGAACTTGTTCGGAAGCCTATTTCTATACATAAGTTAACGGAATTAGTTGATAAGGTAGCGTAGTGGACCCACTAACATATATAAATGTGTTAATTATAGACGACGAAGAAGAAATAGTATCTTTATTTTCTAAGATGCTGTCAAGGTCTACTTTTCCCTTTTTTTCTGTTACTACTTGTTACGATTTGGAGTATCTTAACTGTAATATTAACAGTAGTGTTGACGTGGTCTTGCTAGATTTGAATCTAAAATCTTCGCGGGGACTAGAAACTTTAAAACGTTTTTTATTAATGTGCCCAAAAACCCCAGTTGTCGTTATTACAGGAAGTACAGAAGTAGGTTTAGCCTACGAGTGTTTTCAATTAGGTGTTAGTGACTTCATAATAAAACCTAACGTAAGCGATATTCTTTTACAAAAGGTTTGTGTATATTCTATTATTCGTCATAAGGCTTTAGCAGAACTAGAACAAACGCAAGCTAAATTATCTGGATTCATGGATGCAGCTCCGATAGGGTTAGGTACGGCAGCATACAGAAGAATTATATCTGTAAATTCTTTTCTGTGTAAAATGTTGGGGTATAGCGAGGAAGAGTTGGTAGGACAAGATGCCAGAATCATATATTCTGATGAGGAGGAATATCAAAGAGTAGGGAATCTAAAGTATAATAATTTTAGAGAGCAGAAAAAAGTAGCAATAGAGTGCAAGTGGAAAAAGAAAACAGGAGAAATAATAGACATCTATTTGTGTTCAAATTTCATCAATAGTGAGGATTCCTCCGCTAACGTTATTTTTACTGCGATGGATATTACAGAGCTTAACGAAGCAAAGAAACAGATAGAGAAGGCGAGGGATAAAGCACAGAATTATTTGAATATTGCTGGAACTATGATATTAGCTCTCAATAACAAAGCTGAGGTAGTGCTAATTAATAAAAAGGGATGTGAGATAGTCGGACTACCACAAGAAGAGGTTTTAGGAAAGAATTGGATAAATAATTTTGTGCCTTTGGAGTCTCGTGAAGAAACCTGGTTAATTTTTAATACCTTAATGTTTTCTAAAGAGGTAATAGAAGACCATGCCCATATAAACTGGATAGAGTGCAAAGGCGGCGGTAGAAGACTTATAAAGTGGCAAAATACAATAGGTAAGACTAATGGATACATCCTCAGCTCTGGGGAGGACATAACTGATGCTCATTATATGCAAGAAGAACTACGTAAGAGCGAAGCAAAATATAGAAGTGTGGTGGAAACTGCGGGCGAAGGAATAATTATAACACAGAATGAGGTTGTTAAATTAATAAATAAAAGTATTACAGACTTATTTGGATATACTGAAGAGGATATGGTTGGTCATAGTATGTATGAATTCTTACACCCAGATTCTGTTGATGAAGTCAAGTCTAATCATTTAAAGAGAATGGCGGGGGAGATATTAGATAGTAAGAATTATGTCATAAAGGGTTTTGATAAAAGTAGAAATATTAAATATGTGGATTACCGAGTAACAACTGTAGATTGGGGAGGTAGCCCTGCCTCCTTGGGTTTTGTTAGTGATATAACCGAGAAGTTGACATTGGAACAGAGGCAGCATCTTATTATTGATATACTGCGTGTATTAAATGAGCCTTATTCAGGCAAACAAACTGTTAAAACTATTTTGGAGAAAATACGGGAATTTACCGGAGCCGATGCTGTGGCTATACGTTTAAAAGATGGTCATGATTATCCTTATTTTGTCTACAAAGGGTTTTCTAAAGAATTTATAGATGCAGAAAACTATTTGTGTAAGTATGGAGCAGACTCGGGGTGCCTAGTTACAGAACCTAGTGGTAAGCCTGTATTAGAGTGTATGTGTGGTTGTGTAATAAGGGGGTATGTGGATAAGTCCTTGCCTTTTTTTACTGAAAATGGTAGTTTCTGGATCAATGGTTCTACTTCATTACGTCAGATAACACCAAAGGAGCTGATGGGTAACACTAGGAATACGTGCAATACGGAGGGCTACGAATCTATAGCTATAATTCCCTTAAAAGCCGGTGAAGAGATTATTGGTACATTACAGATTAATGATAAGAGGGAATATTACTTTAGTAAAGAATTAATAGAGTTTATGGAGCGGCTAGCTGCTAGTATTGGTGTGGCTGTAAAGAGAGTATGGACTGAAGAAGCTTTAACAAGAATAGAAATTGCTAAGACACAAGATTTACTAGAGGCGTCACGCTTTTTGAATGCAGGAATAGCACATGAACTTAGGACTCCTTTGCAAGCTATATTAAATTCTTTTGAATACATAAAAACCGTGTCTTCGGAGGAATGTGCCGATCAAGAAAGCCAGTGTAATTGCAAAGCAGAAGTTTCTGAAATAGCTTCAGAGGGTATAGATAGAACTGATTATGCTATACAAGTGCTTGACTCATTAGCAGAATATTCAAAAATTGCCTCTAGTAGTGAAAAACATTTAATTAACCTTTTTATAGAATTGAAGACAATATTGACAACTTTAAGGTATACTGACCAGTTTAAGTCATTTACTGACGATACACTTAAATTAGAAGGTAAGCCTATCGGTTGTTCGATTAGAATGAATCGTGTTGATTTTCAGCAATTAATTGTCAATTTGTGTAAGAACGCCAGAGAGGCAATACAACACGATGACCCTGTCATTGGTATCACATTATACACAGATAATAATGATGCCATAATAAGAGTTAGGGATAATGGTAGAGGAATATCACATAAGATAGGTAATAAGATATTTGAGCCATTCTTTTCTACCAAGGATAATCCCGAATCACAAAGTCAGGGGCTCGGTCTGGCTATCGTAAAGAATATAGTTACCGCTTATGGAGGAACTGTAGATTATAATAGTCGCCCGGGCGACACGGAGTTTATAGTTAGATTTCCGTGTGATAAAGAATAGGTTAGGAGGATTTTGTTATGGAGTGTAAAATAAGAAATATTACAAATGGCTACGGCTGGGTCTTGAAGCACCAAGTAGGACCTAATGAGAGCTTGGATTTAAGAAAGATTTTTGCTGGTTTCTGCCAACCTAAGGTAAGTTCCAGAGAGGATTTAACAAAACTTAAAGCTGCAGAGAAACGTGGTAGTAAGATTCCATTTAAAGCGGCGTGGTCCCCAGACCAGTTTGATGCATTCGTTGATTGGGTGCAGAATGAGGTTGCTACGGATAGGCGTAAATGGGTATTCGAGTTTTCTGATATTGATAACGGGGAGGAGCCGGTTCAAAAGGTAAAGGCTACTAGAGCACCCGTCGATTCTACTAAGATTAGGAAATCCGAAAACAAAAAATCTACATCGGGGACTAGAGCAGTGAGGCGTAAAATCTCTAAGGATGAATATACGGCTAAGCAAATAGCTTGGTTTGAATATAACGACCAAAATAAGAAGGTTATATCTGAGTGTAGTGATGTACGCAAATTGAAAATGGCTCTTAAGTTAGCCAGAAATTTAGCGGGTCAAGAGCGTGTCAGAATATTAATAGAGGAAAGAATAGTAGATTTAGGGACAGAAGGAATTAGTTAATGACTCTTGTACCAACAGAGTTTTTGGATGCTTTTACTGAGGACCAAAGGCAATTAATTAACGATCTAAGTCGTTCAATAAAAATTGGATTGAGTCCAACTAAGGAAGATTGCCCTAATTGCTATTATGATGGTATGGCTGGGTCCTCAGCAGCTATTCATACATCTTTTGTTGGTTCAATAACTGTTTTTGCCGGGACTGCAGACGAGAGGACTTATACTGCAGTCCCTTTTAATAACATATGCCCAATATGCAGGGGTAAGGGTTACCTAGTTAGTTCTAATGAGAAGACTCTTTCTGCACATGTGTGGTGGTATAGTAACGATAAGGTAGGTCAGAGTTATCCAGATTCACCCGTAGGTTATTCAGGACAGAATGTTGTTAAAATAAAAAGTCATAGCGATAATTATAGTGACTTCAAAAATGCTCTCTATTTTGTAATAGACGGGGTAACAGTGTTGCCTAGTTCTACCCCTGTCCTACGCGGGATGGGTACGTCCGAAGGTATAGTGGAAATCTTTTGTAAAACATCTGACTCCAGTAAGGATGTAAAGAAGTGATAATATGCAGGCTATAAAAGAAATAACGGACGACTTAAAGAAATCGATTTTCGAATATATGCGTTCCGACGGTCCCGGCGGAATGCGTATCATAAATGCCTTTTTAGATGAATTTAAAGAACTTAGTGACAGATCTCCGCAGGATGATCCGACTAATTTAAAAAATCACATGCCTTTTATTGTTAAGCATCTAAAAGAAACGTGGGATTCCAGTCTAAATATAGCCGATGATGGAACTATATCTATCGGGGTGTGTAAAGACGAAGTTTTAGGTATAGAGGAAGATAGAGAAAAACTAAAGCATAATCCTACCCCGATAGTTTGGACAGTTTATTTGATACGTGGTATTGGGGGACGTTACGCTTTTGTAAATCCACAAACATATTTTTTAAAGCATGGTAGTCCTATGCCCCCGCAATACTTTGGTGGATTTCTTATAAACAGAGGAGACTGGGAGAGAGAGGGTTGGAGCGAAGCCGTAGGATCTTTTGAACAGTATGAGCATCCTGCGTCTGGTGCATCTCCTATACCTTTTTATAAGAATATATTAAGCCGCATAGATTTACGTTCCATAATTGCGGAGGCTATAGGGGCGGCGGAAAAGAGATGAAATTAACTAGACAAGAAGATATAAGTGTTTATTTATACATAAAGGATATGGTAATAGGACCGCGGTATTATGAGTCTACCATAGGAGACTCGTTAACACAAGTAGAAACAAACCTATGGAATATAGATTATGATGAGGAATTGGATATACACCCATTTCAAAGACCCGAATACTCTGGTCTTGGACGTGGCTTGTTATATTTTGATCATTTAGGGGAGACATGTTTGTTTGGTATAGAACAAGTTAGTTCTCTACGAGTGTATCAGGGTGCCACTGTAGCATCTGGTTATCGTGTTAATTATTTAAAAGGACAAATTGAAACTTCACAGGATTTGAGTAACTATTTGGTAGACTATGAATGGAATTATGTAGCTGTTATAGATGCGTGGCCTTATGAAGATGTTCCTGCTCTACCTATAATCAGTATAGAAATGCAAAGCGGTGATAAATCACCTCTACAGATAGGTGGCGGAGATATCAGAAATGCATCCTGGAACCTGGAGATATTTGCTAATAATAAGGGCGAGCGGGATGATCTATTAGATACTATTTATAATGAATTATATTTACGCAGATGCAGTATATATTCCTTGTCCAAAGGTCTCCCTCTGGATATGAAAGGATTTTATAATTTAGAATTTGATAGTTCTATTAATAATGAATATAAATATTTACATTTTGAGAATATAGAGAAACGTCTCACTGGTTTACCACGTTGGGGATTTTATAGTCAGGAACTTATAAACAGATATAGAGCACAAATTACTTTTGATACCATTGCCTATAAGTTATAACAATTATTTAACTAACTTTGTTTTAAACAGTGAATGAACTTTCTATAAGGAAAGGGATAGGATTTCACCTTGATTAATCGATATGGATGTCTATGCCCCCATAGCGTAAAACGTAAGTTTTTTGGCATCCAGTCTATAAATTAGGACCTTTTCGTTAGGAGGAAAAAATAATATGGCTAAACGAAATCGTATTCTTTACGCTTCCCAGGCTGTGCATGCTAATGGTCATATCCTTTATCGTGTGCAGACTTTGGGAAGTAATACGACCTTTACCTCTGAAGACGTATTTGAACTTGGACACCTTGATAGGGTTGATGTTGTTGACGATGTCCCCGCCGTAGCAGTGGCAATCGATACCAACGACTTCGGTGCACCTGAAACTATGGCAACACTAGCTGGTCTGAACCCGTCACGTATGACTGGTTCCCCTAGTTCTAGTGGGTCTTATTTACGTACAGATATTTCTTGTACCGGTTCCGGAGTTAGATACTATCATGGTGTGGCTCTCTCTCATTTTAGTGATGCTTATACCAAGATTTGGGCTCCCGTCCAAAACGAGGCTTCTTTGGGCACTCTAGATGATGACGTTCAAATGACATTATTTATGGATAAGGTTTATGTTAACTCCATGACTCTTACGTATAATGTTGGAGCCACTGCCACAGAGAATTACGCGGGTGAAACCGATAATAAGATGTGGTTGGTCAACGGCGGGAAATTTGTATCCCAGGAAGAATGGGATATTTTATCACCGTCCAACAGTCAAGAGTTGTATTTAGGTATACCCAATTCTGCTAGTATCCCAGCATTGAGTAATTGTAAGACTGCTTTCTTATGCTTTACTGATACTGGCGAAGAAGGTATTATGGTTAAAGCTTCAACAGATAAGTATGGTACTGTATACCCAGTTCGTACTGCCGCCGCAAGTGGTGTATTCGGTTATACCTCGGCTACACAGACCCTAACTTTACCTACTAATGCTGCTACATTGTGGCCTTATGCATCCAAGGGGTATAAGATTGTGGCTGTTTATGCTGCTAGTCAGTACGCTGCTTTGAACGGTAATACTGCTGCTTCTGATCCTGCAAAGGATTCGAAAAGAGTATATGCTAAGTATTTTGAGTTAGTATCCTCAACAGATGCTCCCGATGCCCCTGCAAACTCTCTTCCAGAGGATGTTGGTGCTGTAAGGCAGGGTCAAGTTGAAGTATATCTAGTTGACCCAGACTTGCTGTCTGGAAAGACTAATGCCGATTGGTCTATGTTACTTCGTATGCAGTCCGTTACTATTACTGCTAATCCGACAAGAACGCCATTGAATGAGTTGGGGCATTTACGTCCTTATGCTCGTCCGATGAATTTCCCTGTTGAAATTACCACTAATACTACAGCGACTGCTTCCGACCTTGAGTTATGGGCGACATTTGCCGGTTATACCCCCGCTGATTATGACGCTGGTGGGTCCGGAACTGATATCGCCTTGACTAATCTAATGTCTAAAAATAATCTTATTCTTATAATTAAGATTTTCCAACAGACAGATGATGAGGCCGGTGGAAGTGGTATGGATAGAAAAGCTATGCTTCCTACCATGGCTGGTAAAGAGTATTATGATTGGGACGGTGCTGGTACATACCCGTCTTATAATCCGGCTAGTGCTGGAATGGTTGGTTCATGCGTTGAACCACCGAGGGAACGACCCCTTAAGACTGTTATAGTCCCTGGTTTGAAGATTACTGCCGAGAACTTCCAAAACGCAGCCGGAGGCGGCGGAGGCGGAGGTGCTGGTGCTACTCAGGAATTTAATTTCCGTTCGACCAACGAACTATATGTAGTAAAGGGTGATGTTGATATTCAGGACGTTAATTGTGTAGAGGTTAATGCTTCTGCAGACTTGTTCTAAGTCTTGACTTATTATACTAGGCTGACTGCACAAAAGTGGTCAGCCTAGTATATCTTGTATTACAGTCTGGGGCTACAGACTGGCTACGGCAACATAGCAGAAGCCCCCGCCTTTAGGCGTGGGGAGTAGTCACAAGATTGCTGATTACCACGTTCTTTAACGGCGAGTAAGCAATCACGGAACGGTAAGTGTTATAGGAAACGAGGGGAGGTTACTCATGCTTTATGAATTAAACAATACAGATTTTTCATCTGTAGACCCAAATCTACCAATTATTTTTTTACAAATTACCAAAACAGGCGGATTAGCCTATTCACAAGCACTGCAATTTATATATAGAGAAAGATTCTGGTGGGGAAACCCCGAAGAGTTGGCAAAGGCTGTTAATAAAGGTCCATGTACTGTTTTTGCTGGGCATTTTAATCTGGCTTACCCCTGTTATCAGAAAATAGAAAAAAGATTTAATCATGTAACATTACTACAACACCCTATTTCTAGGACGTTAGCAAATTATGAGAATATTCTTATAAATCCGAGACACCCTAGTCATAATATTTGTAAAGAGATGTCATTGAAAGAAATTTTTAAGCAAGACTATTTTAGGAAAACATTTGGGTATGATGACTTGATCGGTATCTTGTCTTCTATGCGTTTTATAGGTAATAGGACCTGTAATTTAACGCAGCAATCCAAGTTTAATCTGTCTAATTTTTTTACCTTCTTTGGTATTGCCGATTATTATACTGAGTTCTTAGACATCTCCAACCGTGTCTTTGGTTGGCCTGAATACGATTATAAGTCCTTCGATACATTATCAGAGATGAATCACGAAGATTATGCTGATTCAGAGACCCTGTCTCTTATGTCTGATGCATACAGGCATGATATAAAATTTTATAATTTTGCTGTGGACTTGTACGAGAAAAACAGATACGCCTGGTTGGGTAAGAGTGATTTATTAGCAGAAGATGCATTAGAATTACGAGAAATAAATATTTTTGAAGAAAGGCCGTCCCGTATTGAAGTGGGTAGCCTTGCGTCTAATAAAGAGGAAGAGATACCAGAAGGAGAAATAATAGGAGTGGTTGACGAAGCTGCGGCGACTACCCCGGTAGATAGTAGTAAAGTTTCGTTATTCAAACGAATTCTTCTGTGGTTTGGCAGGATATTTAATAAGAAAGGAGGAGAGGTGTAATTATGGCACTAGAAGAGAATAAGTATCAAAAAGATAGTAGAAAAAAATTAGAATATGAATTAGAAAAGATCCAAAAACGTGCTCAAGGTCAAATACTAGACTATGTTGAAGTAGCCCTTGGAGACCCAGAAAAATTTAAGCCTACTCGGGCTAAAATTAATAGATCAATAAATGAGTTCACAAGAGCAATCAAAAAAGAGCTAGAAAGATCTTATACTATAGAATATCAGGCTATAAGTGAAGATATAATTGTAGTGGCTAATAAGTCACGCTAAGTAAAGGAGGAGATAGGATTATGGCAGACAAGAAGAATAAAGAAGAGAAAGAACTCATGGATATTTTTGAAGACAAGCGTTCATTCATCCATAATGGTGAAAAGTATTATATTGACAATGCTGATTTTAACACCATTCGCGGTGCCGACTGGCATTATGCACAGACCTTTAATGAGGCTATGTCACTCGGTATTATGACGGTTGCCCAGATGCAGAATGTTTTGATAGCCCGCGGAGTGATCGGAAAGGAGTGGGAGGAAAAGCGACAAAAGATACTTACAACTATCGATGAGAAGACTGCGGAATTAAATGAAGCTAAAGATAGAGATTCAAAACTACAGTTAGCTACTGAATTGAAAGAGTTAAGAGATGAATTATTCAGGCACAACCAGATTGCTTCCAGTCCGACATCCCAGGCTGCAGAGAATCTAGCAGACGACGCCCGTGTAGAGTTTCTTACTTCTGCTATGATAAAGGATTCCGACGGTAAGAGTGTATGGCAGTCTTACGAAGATTTTAAGACTAGCGAAGGCGAGAAAATGGCTCTAGCAATGAGGTCTCGTTATGAGGTGATGCTTTATCTCTCTGGAATGTCCAGTAATTTCATGGACTTACTACCAGAATCTAAAGCGATGAAGGATTTAGAGGAAGAAGATAGGTTGTTGGAAGACGCACCTAAGGATGAAGGTCCTAAAAAGAAAAAGTAATTTCTGTATGGTGTCTAATTAGGGTAGCCCGGGCGGCTACCCTTTCCACATAAAAGGAGGGGCATATGTCTATAGCCTGGTCTATAGAGGAACTACAATCGCACATTGATGAAGTTACAACGGGCGAAAAAATTATTCCTATAGAACTGTCAGGTAGGGACACCCCTCATTATATACTAGTAAAATACCCAAATAGAAAAATTTTAAGATTATCAGAAATTGAATATGATAAGTATATATATACTGCTGCCCGGTTAGGTGTAAGAACTGAAGCAGAGATGGAAAAGCTTATTCGTGAAAAGGGTATTTGGACCGAGGATGATGATGAAATTGTTGCTGAATTAATGGAGAGACTAAATAAGTGGAAGAATAAGATAGTTAATCCGGATGTGACTGAGAATACTAAAAAGCTAGGATTGGAGTTGATCGCCAAAACAGAGGAGGATATATATCAAGCAGAAAAGAAGAAAGATGTTGCGATGCAAAATACTGCTGAACGGCGTGCACGCTCCGCTAAATATGACTTTCTAGTTTGGGCATCTAGCTACAGACCAGAGACGGATGAAAGACTTTATGATAATTATCTAACCTACTGTGAAGAGGTAGATAGTGAATTAAGGAATAAACTTTTAGGTGAATTCATAAAATTCTATCTGGTCGGTCATACGACTGAAGAAATTCGTTATATTGCTAGAAGTAATCTTTGGAGGATACAATACGTTTCGGCACAAAAGGCTAATATGCCTTTATTCCCAAATTCAATAAGGGAGCTGACTCCGTTCCAATTGAATTTGATTTGGTGGTCATCTTATTATCAGTCTATTTATGAACTGTTGCCCGATGATCAACCTGAAGATTACATTATAGAAGATGATGAATCTCTTGATAAATATATGGAAGACTTGCATAAGGAACGGTCTAAGGACAGAGCCACAAGGCGGGCGGAAAAGAAATACGGTGCTAATACGGCGATGAAGATGCAAACAGCCTTAGTTATGAAATCTAATCCTGATTATTGGGATTATGACTACGATGCTGCTAATCCTATTACTAAAAAAGGTCAGTCCAACATTACTTTAATGGACGACCCTAAAAATAAGGCTCAAGCCTTTAAGAAAACAAAAGGCATACAACGTAGTCGAAAATATACCGCCCCTAAAAATGAAGACGAATAGAAGAGGTTATGGAGTTCTTAGACTGTGGCAGAAGAATACACCTTTAATATAAAGTTAAAAATAGATGTGGATGATTCTAAGGTATATAAACTAAAAGAATTGTCTGACAAGACTAATGATGTACTACGTAACATAAATATGTCCCATGTGAAGGGACTTGGCTCTAGTATGTCTTTTGGGACCAGTGATAAAGACATTCAAGTTTTTAATCGTATCAAACAGGAAGTACAGAACCTAGAGGGTTATATAGATAGATTAAAGTCTGATCGAATGTTTACTCCCGCCTATATTGATGATGCCACTAAAAAGTTTTCCAAAGATTATGATAGAAAGCAACTCAAAGAAGATTTAAAAAAAGAAATGCAGATGGAGCGGGATAGGTTATACCACTCCATTACCCATGCTACAGACAGTATGAAACGTAGTTTAGAGCAGCAGAGAAAAGAATTTATCGACTTACATAATACCTTAAAGCAAATTAAAAAACCTACCGATATATCTACATTTTCTGGTGAGCGTGTAACTCTCAGACCAGAAAGAAGTCTGAAGGAAATGACAGCCCCTGATATTTTTACTCGTGATCTGGAATTAATGATAAATAAATTACTCTTAAAACCGAAGGCAGAATTAGGGAAAGAAATATTAAAAGTAAAAGAATACATGGATGACGTCTATTCAGAGATTAATACTGCCTTAGATAAGGTGGGTTATGAGTCACATCGTAGGGCTCAAGAAGAGGTTGGTAGGCTCCGCTTGAAAATAGAGGGACTTGCTACCGCAGGGGATATAGACCAGATAACACGTAATGTAGAATCTTCATTAAAAAGCGGGGATTTATTAAACCAAGTTAAAAAAATGCGTGAAGAGATAGTGAAAGCATCCACCGAGTTTGCTAAGGAACTGGGTGATGAGACGGATAAAACTAGAAAGTCCTTTGCTAATTTTCAACGTAGTATTATTTTTGCCTTTAACAAACCGCAGTTCTTTGACCCCGCTGGAGAACTGTTCAGGGATGTGCAGTCACTCAGCCAACGTAAAGGAATTGGTTCCCCTTACGGCGGTCGTTACGTTGGTGCTCCTAGGATTAAGTTTGATGAGGGCGGAATAGCCAAATATGAACTATTTGATGTAAAGGCATTGGCAAGAGAAACTGCTAAATTAATGTCAGTAGCCGGGTTAAAGCAAGCCTTGAAGGCTGACCTAGATAGTTCCCTGCAAGATGCCTTGAACAAATATTTGGATGCTAATAAAATTTCTAAGAAAATAGAAACACTAGTTTCTTATTCTATTAAAGACCTGCAAAAGATACAACTAGATTTGCTCCGCTTTGCCGAAAAAGAAGTGGCTAGGCGAATTGGTGATGAAGAAACCAAGAGGCGTATAGAAGTATTTAATAAATATTTAGAGAGTATAACAAAACAGGCACTAGTCCTCCCTTCTATCGCTAAAAGTTCGCGTGGTGCTTCTATTATAAGAGACCCCGAACGTGGAGAATATCTGACTCTCGGTAGATATCTAGAAACTAAACCAGGTATTAATGAATTGGATGATAGATTTATCAGACCTTTGTTAGACTATGTTAAACGTATGAATTATCGTACACAAGATATTCCGTCGCAAGTGAAAAATATTCAACGTACTGTTAAGGATTTCTGGGTAAGATCCCGCCCACAAGAAGAGCATGGTGTTGGGGTTGGTATGGAGTTAGCCGCCAGAGAAATGGTCGGTAGGATGAAGACAGCTTTTGATACGGTTGGCTCCTTCCTGGAACAGACTAGAGGACCTAAGGCTAGAAGAGCATTAACCGGAATAGATGAACTTAAGCAGCAATTCATGGTCGATTATGAGAAAGCACTGCGAGAGGCTGTGCGTGCTACTCACGAACGTGTTGCTAAAGAAGAAATAGTTACCGGGGCTAAAAGATTACCCCCTGATTTGGAATCTCGTTTTAGGGAAGCCTTGAATTCTTTACAAGGAAAGGGTCCTAGATACCAATTATTACCAGAGCAAGTTGTTGGTTTTCTAAGGAAGGAATCTGAGAAAGTAGCACGTCAGATAGAATCTTTACCCATTGATAAATTAGAAGATGAATTAAATCGTATTGGACAGAGAGAGAAGAATGTAGTAGGTGGTACCGATTATGATGCTAGAGCATGGCAACGTGTCCTAGAGGAATTCAGTAGATACCGAAACGTAGATTTTTACAATATGTTAAATCGTGCTGCTTCTTATTCGAAAGATAGTATAAATGAATTGGAGAAGATACGTAATAGTTTATCTTCAGCCGGTCGCTTAGGAAATGAATCTTATTTTCAAGAATTATTGCAACAACAATTTAAGAAGGTTTTTGACCCTATAAAAGAGAAGGTACCTGAAGAGCACGAAGCCATGCAGAAGCATGAGGTCTACGGTCGCCATAAGGTAATAACAATCCAGCCAAAAATACCTGGAATAGATGCCGGGCCTAGTTCCTACGGTGTTCCTGTCGATTTACAAGCTCTCAGAAGATTTATTGTTCAGAGAAATCTTGACATGGAAGAACTCTTTGAGAAGGAATATCTGAGGGGTACTGAAGCAGCCATGCGTAAATTAGGTACAACTATTGAGCGTCTTGCTACGGTTGGATTAAACGAAGCGGCAGCCGCAGGTAAACGAGATTTTGGTGATAAATTCATGGAATCTTTTTTCAGGGGTAAGAGATTACAACCTTTTGCTTCTTATGACCCTAGGGAGACCGAGGCTTTTGGTTATTCTATAAACCCAGCTCGCCCCACCGGGGCAGCATGGGACTCCTTGGCTGGTCCAGAGTTTAATGCTATACGTTCTCGCAAAGCTCATAAATTTATCCGTAGCGGAGAGTGGGGACCGTACGGGACTGGTTTAAATGTTACTACAGTTCTTAAAGATGTTTCTGCTGGTTATGAAGATTTATATGAGATAGGTAAAAGGTTACAGGAATTAGCTACGTTTAAATTTAAAAAACTTGTGGTTCCTAACTTGAAAGGCACAGAGGAAGAATTAAAAAATAGCGTTGTAAAGTATCTGCAAGAGGTTGGTCATGATATTTTTGGTGCTCCAATTAAATCTAAAGAACTAGCTGATGAAACTTATATAAAGGATATAGTTAAGAGATGGGCACAGTCTCCTCAGGGTCCTATAGAAGAAAATATTGTTGAATTAATAAATACCTATTTGGGTCATGAAGCACGTAAGATTTCTACCGGTCAAGTTCTTAAGGGTGTAGCCTCTACAGCCTTTACTAGATTCGGTACAGAAGTAGAGGAATCGGTCAGGGAAAAAGCTAAAAAAGGATTGTATCCAAAGATAAAATTTATGGATGTGGGTGAATTATCAGATGTTCCTAAATCATTTGAAGAATTGATATCTGAGTTATTGTTGGTTCGAAAAGATTTAGACCCAGCAAAAGTTTCTAAGGCTCTAGAGATGATAAAAGGAACTCAAAATATGATTATGATGTCTTCTGACCATTTAAAACAATTAAAAATTAGTCCTATAGAATATGGTACTGGTAGAATAATGGGGGAGGATGCTCCGAGCCTAGAGGAGCGTCGTAATTTTGTTGGTAACTTACTTGGTATAAATTTGACCTCAAAAGAAGCTCTAAGGAGTGCAGGAGATATTACTGCTCAAGTTAAAATGTTAGAGCAAGATATGGAGAGAATAAGAAGGCTATATAAAGAATCTACTGGTGGAGATTTAAATAAAGAGGTTCCAGTAGACCTACGGATACTAGCCTCCGGGATAGGGAAGAAGTCACGTATGATCGGGGGTAACTTAGCAGAGATTATCGCAAATAATATTATAGGAAACCTACGTTCCAGACCTTTAGAAGGTGAGACGTTAATGGAACAGATACAAAGGTCTCCCCTTGCTAAGGTTCTTGTGGAGAACACCGCCTCTGGTCGCGAAGTTATGAAATTGGCAGAACTATATAAGGGGGCTTTAGGATTACGTGGGAAGTATGGCGAAGAGTTTATATATAAACAAAATGATGCATTAGAAAAAGCGGTTGCAGGAATGATGCATGTTATGATTATGAAAGAACCTAAAGGGTGGGTACCTAAAGGTGCGGCCGAATTAGAAGCTGGTTTGTCAAAGATGACAATAGATCCGCATGGATGGTTTGGTCTTAAGAAATTGTTTGATCCACAAGGTGCGTTGACACGTGAATTTACCATGCGGGCTTTTCCTGAAGCACGGGAAGCTGGTGCTTTCTTATCGGCATTTCGTTCATTTGCTAAATTACGTGAAGAAGAGATGACCAGAGCAGTGAAGACGGGAAAAGTTAGAATGGTCGGTGAAAAGCAATTAGTTGATGAAGACAGAGAAGATTATATTGCTCCTCTTAAAAGAAAGGCGACGGTAGCCGATCTGTCTAGAACTATTTTTGATCCATTTAAATACGGACCTTCTATGGCTTTGGAGTTACCGGAGCCATCCGAGGATATGAAACGTTTGATAGAGGAAGAGATTAAAGAAGGAATAAAAAAAGGTATACAAGTAATGCCGGTCAAACGTTTGGTTGAAATTCCAGAGATTAGTGCACGACAGTATGTGACTTCAGAGACCGGTGAAGTATTACCCTCTACGGTATCCAGGTATCTCTCAGAACTGGTGGATGCCACAAGAAAGTATCATATATTAGGTAGCCGAACTAATGATATAAATAAATTAGATATGCAGCGAGAGTTCGTTGGGACCGCTATTGGAGACTTCTATAATAGGATACATCCTATCAGGGACTTGAGCGTAAAACTTGATTTGCTCAGTAAACTGGAAGAGCAGGTTTTTTCCTTAGTGGGAAGTAAACCTATGCCACAGTTTTCCGGGAAATCTTCTGTCATCGCTGACGCACAGGACCCGACTAAAGTATGGTTTCCTACTATGTACAGCCGCCTCGACGACGAAACAAAGAAATCTTTAGAAGAGGATATGCGTAAAGGTATTTCTATAAAAGATGCTTATAATAAATATTTTAAGGAGTTGGAACAATCAGTTTCTAATATAAATTTCAGGGCTCGTTTTCTTCGCGACCTTATAACGGGACCTGTAATTTATACTAAAGGAAAAGAGGATATTGGGCGTGAAGTAAAAACAGATATATCAGAGGGTAATGATCCCCGCTATCAAAATATTAACCTAGTCCAAGATAAGATGTTATCAGATATTATCACTAACTTCAAACAGTACGAAGCTGAAACAGATGCCTACGGGAAAACTATCGGAATAAAGTCTCGTTCTTTATTGGACTTACAGTATAATGAAATAAGACGTAATCTAAAAGAATATTATGATGAATTATCTAATATGATATTCGGTAGAGGTATCCTGTCTGATGTAGTTTTGAAGAAGAAGATACCTGCTCTCTACCTGACAGCTCAACAACGACCTTATGACCCTAGCGAAGCAATAAAATCTGCTATAGACAAGTTAAACAAATTCAAAACAGAGGTTCCCAATGCTGAAGAATTGAAGACGGACTTAGATAAGGCTCTTCGAGATGTAGAAACTTTCAAAGTAACAAAACCATCCCAGTGGGTCCGTCCCGGAGAAGTTCGTATAGGCGAGAGAGACCTAAAGGAATTACAAAAAGCGGGAATGGCTACTCCTGAGTTACAAAAGAGTGTGGATAGTGTTTATGCCTTGATAAATAGGCAGCCTACTACAGATGAATTTAGTTACAAGGCGATGCGGCTTACAGTGGATGATGCTCTAAAAGACCTGTCTGGAATAGCAGTAGTTCCCGGGTTACCAATAGGCGACTATCCAGTTAGTTCTAAGATGGAAGAGGCTTACAAAGCGTTAGAGGATTTACGTAGCAAAAAAGTTAAGGCTATAGAAGAAGAACTTTCTAAGTCTAAAGGTAAAATGACTTCTACTGTCACTAAGTTGCAGAGGGATATAGATGAGATAGACCGAGCGTCCAAGGACTTGCGGCCTATGTACCATGAAGCCTCTTTGGGTTTAGATTATGACGGAGATATGATTTCTATTCATGCTGCTACTGTAAAAGAAGCAAATGAGGAATTGAAGAGAATTCATGATATGCAGATGAAAGAGTATGGAACCACTAGAAGATTTTTGCATGAACAACTTAGTTATGTTCCAGAATCAAAACGTTCTATGGGTGCCAAAGGTACTGAATTATCCGATGAAGAAATTATGGCTGTAGAAAAAATGCGAAGAAGTGCCTCTCCTACATGGCAAGAGATGGACATTGTGAGTGACATTTCTAAGCAAGCTAAGAAGAATTTGTTAGATATCCATGCTACTACTCTTCCCGAGATAGCAGAAGATTCATTAAAGCACTTTGTACACAAGGTTGATATGGGACAAGGTTATGAGGCTTTTAACCGTATAGGTTTCTTGTATCGTGGTGCCACGGCTAAGGATTTGGGTATTACCCCTAAATTACATGAAACTTATAATTTATTATTAGGAGAGTTTTTGCGTGATACAATCCAAAAAGTCATAGGTGGAAAACACGGTTCGGCTGGTTCGGATATGAGTCCTATAGTGCAACAAGCTTTTTTCACTGGAAATATAGACGCGGTAGTAGATGCCCTGGACAAAGGGGATGGCGGTTGGGGAAGTTTTAAAGGTCAATCTGGTAGTAATCAACCACTATTTCAAGAGATAGAAGATAATTTAAGAGAATATCGTTTAAGATATCTGAAGCCAATGTCTAGAGATCAAGTAAAGAAGGAAGCCGAGTCCTATGGTATTTCCACATTTATGAAAGGTAGGGAACAACTAATAGAAGAGATAGTAGGTAAAACCTCTTTCAGAGCGATGTTTGAGAATGTATTTGACCAAGTAAGACGTATGGCAGTGGCTAATATAAAAGAATTATATCGTACAGGATTGGCAGGAGATTCTTCCTTATCTAAAAAGGGCTCCATGGGCCTCGCCAAATTATTGGCTGGTACTGAGGGGTTCGAAGGAGAGACACTACAGACCTTAGGATTAAGAACTAAATTTAAATTTAATGAAGGAGACTTTGAGGCATTTGTAGACAAACAAGATGTTACTGATAAGATAATGGGAGTGTTGAAGGATAAATTAGGTAATGTCTCCAAACAGGAGATGGCTTTTCAAATAGCCGCAGCTGGAGAAGGGATTGCCAAGGTTCTACGTGGAGAACCCGGGAAACTAAAGACAGAGATAATAGAGCCAGGGTTTAGTACCGCTGGATTATATCGCGGTTTACAACCCATGTATAAACTGAAATCTTCCGGCGGGGCGGAGATGGCTGTTAGTTCTTATTCTAAACGCTCCGAAGGAGAAAATCAGTATACCCCCGGTGGTCCTGCCCTTTCTTATGCAGAAGTATTAGATTATGTATTGCGTAATAAGGCAGGAAAAAATATAGAAGTAGGTCCTTCTTTAGGTACCTTCACTAACCCGAGAGAGCAAAAAGCCTATGAATTTGTAAGTCCTGCTATTCAAGCCTACGAGGATTTTGAAAAAGCATATAATAAGATTATGTTGGTAATGGACAAGAACCTGTATGCCTTGGAGGGATTGCTCGCACAAGTACAGACTTTTGGTAAGGAAACCGCGGGTTTTAAAGGTGAATCTGCCAGAGCTGGTCGTTACGTAATGTATGATAAGGATACGCAACAAGTCTTCCTGGATTCTGCTGTAAAGTCTGCTTTTGAGGATAATAAGCGTGCTCTTTCTTTGGCTAGAAATGCTGGTGAGGCTAAAGAGGCGGAAGATAAACTTTTTGATACTGTTAGAAGAGTAAATGAATTATTAAAAAGGGGTGCAGCTTTAAAGTTTATAGATATTGATGAAAGCAGGAGAGCAGACAACCTCAGAAGTACCATAGATAAACTAGCTGACCCTTCTTCTAGATGGTCATTAAAAGTAGATAGTCTACTAGAGAGAATGGTCTATGATAAGAAAGAATTCGGGACATTAATACGTAAGTGGTTAGCAGATGTCGGTCGGGGTGATTTATTAGATAGGAGTAATGTGGAGATAACAGCCGAGTTAAGGAAGCACAAGGGTATAAGGAAGGAAGCTCTAGAAGAAGCAGCATCTTATATAATTTCTGGTAAGGGTAATATAGCAATTGGTTTGAGACCCTTGATTAGAGATGCACGTTCCGTGGATATAAAGGAAGAGATATCCAAGGGTCTTATAGGGAAGATAAGATCGGAGGACTTCTCAAAATCTTTCTCACCCTTATTTATGGAAAGTTGGAAAGAAGCTGTCATGCGTAATGCACAAACATTAAGTGCTTCGGACTGGAGAAGTATTTATAAGGCTCATCCAGTGTTACGAGATATGCAGGCTCCTGGTACTTCGTCATATGAAGACGTTATTAAACAGTTACGTTCCGAGGGTATTTATGGTGGTAGTCGTGGGGTCACCCATTTTATAAATAATATATTGAAAGAAAGACAAGGACAAATTTTAGAGCACCTTGGCGTGGAGAAACCTGAAGATTGGGAAACCCTTAGACTAAGCCAAGTGGAAAATAAAATGAAATCCGGTATATTAGAGGCGGCGGAATCTACAAGGTGGCCATTCAGACCCCGTGCCGGTGGAGGGGTATATTTAGAGGATATATTGGACAAACCGGTTCACAAAGTTAGAGAAGATGTGGAAAACATATTTGATAGTGCTTTTGACCTATCCCCGGAAGACTGGAAACAAATATTTAACTTTGATGAAAAGGCACAAAAAATAGCGATGAATGCTGAAGAGCCCCTGAAGGCTTTATATGAAGCCGGTATGTACGGTGAAAATCGTGGATACACAAGATACATTAATATGATATTTAAGAAACGTATGGAGCATATTCTAAATGAATTAGGGCAGGAAGCCCCTGATTTCTATACCATGCGTTTCCAAAAATCTAAACAAGAGTTTCTTAGTTCTCTCGAAGAAGCAGCATTGGATAATTTATTAAAAGGAACTCCGTCAACCGGAGGACCTTTTGGTGGTAAGCGGTTTACTCCCGGAGAGGCTTTTGGGGAGCGGGCACCAGAGAACATAAGGAGAGCATCTAGAGGTTTCGTTCCTGCTGATTACCCTCATATTAAACCTATTTATGATTTTCCTAAATTCTTAGATACAGAATCTTCGGTACAATACAAAAGTCATGGTGACCAAGTAAAAATGAGTGCTGTACCTCTAAGGTGGGGTAATATAGAAATAGGTTATGGTACTAAAAACAAACCATTAGATCCAGCTACAGCTAATGCTAGATATAGGCCTTTTATAGAAGCTACCCAGGACCTAGTCCCAGTAATGAAAGATTGGGTAAAAGAGAACAAGCATCGCATAGATTTATATGGTGAGTTTGGCGGGTTAAAAGATAAATTAGTATGGTTTGATGCTAAGGTAGCAAACAAAACTTTGAGTCCTGATGATTTTAAAAAGTTAGCTGAAGAGTTAAATCTGAAAACTACTGAAGAATTATATAGAGGACCAGTAACGAAAGAGATAGTTGACAAAGTATATCGTCAAGTCACTCCCTTCAGAAAATTAGAAGAAGGCGTTGTGGCTAAAGGATTGGAGATTGATGAAAGAACAGGCTTCCCTAGAATGGCTAAGTTTAAGACTAAGCCTTATCTAGTGGGGGAAGAGACGCGTTATCCTTGGCAAGACTGGGGTAGTGCAGAAAGGAAAATAGAGGAGAGGCATAAGAAACTTATGGAGAGAGCATTTTCTCCATTTGATAACATTGAAGAAGGGATAGAACAGGACCCTACAAGATCTTTTACACCCACGGAAGCCCAGCGTAGAGAAGGCTTATATCCAGAAAATTGGCCGGTTGTAGAAACTACCAAAAAACGTGTTGAAGAGTATCTTAAAGGTTTAGATGATAAATTTTATCAGTCTGCCGAGAGAGCGAAAGAATTTCCTAAAGGTACTAAGTTCTTAGTACAAGCCCCGGGTGTAGAGCCCATTCCTTCCTATGCTAAGGATGCTGTGGTTATTTCTAAAGAAGAATTAAGGAAAACCATCTTTGGTAAAGGGATGCCAGACTTACCTTATGACCCTGTTCTTGTATTAAATTCTAGAAGACAGGTTCCTAGGTACCCTGAAGCAATTCCTATTTCTAAGGAACGCGGTTTTATGTTTCCTGGCGAGGCTAAAGAGGGTGATGTAGGTAGGTTTGTCATACACCAGCATGATGCCTTAAGGGCGGGTCCCCACCATGACATGCGTATTGAGTTAGGTGGTCAATTACAGTCTTGGGCAGTTCCAGAATTTATTCCGGAAAAGATGGGTGAACGTAGGTTAGCCATAGGTCCTACGGCACACCATGCCATTGACTACTATCAGAAGGGAGATTACGATATTCCCAAAGGTTTTTATGGTGCCGGTCATATGTCAACATTTGATACGGGTAAAGCTACTGTAGAAAGTGTAAAAGAAGGTTATGTTACTGTACGATTAGAGGGAGTAAAAGGACTAGCTGATGGTACTTATTCTATCATAAAATATGAACCTAAAGGAGAAGATACAAGAAAAGGACAGTGGTTAGTGTCTAAGGTTAGACCATTGTCAGAAAGAGACCCAGAAAGAGCAAAGAAATTATACGGTTTTAGTCCATCCATAGAGTTAGATGACGAATTGGGGGCAGGAGAGGGTAGGTATGGACAGGGTAATATAAGGTTATTTACCCCTGGTAATAGAGCAGAGATGCGGGCTTTTATGAATGTATTACAACATGAAAAAGGACACGCAGCAATAGATTTTGCAGCACCTAATATTGCTAGGGATATAATGGCTGGAAAACAATTTCCTGGTGTTGATACCAAGAAACTGCAAAGTTATTATATGCAGAAGTATGGGGACCGCGGAGATGATGAGGAGGCAGCAGCGAATGCATTAGAAGAGGCTATTGCAGGCGGGCTACGTACAGACGAAGACCAAGAAATATTAGACGAAATTAGCAAACTGCAAGATGTCATAGGTGAAAAAGCCGGAATGGCATTTGCAGGTACATCACCACAGAACGAACTTTCCTATATTAGAAAACTATTCTCACCAGTACAACAACCGTACACAGTTTATACAGATGCAGGCTCTAGAGGTAACCCCGGTCCTGGGGGTGCTGGTGCCGTAGTATTTGACCCACAAGGTAAGAAGGTTTCAGAACTTAGTAGATACTTAGGAGAAACCACAAGTATGGCTGCAGAATATCAAGGGCTTATTATGGGATTAGAAGAAGCCCTTAAACATTCTGCCAAAAACATTCAACTTAAGTCTGATTCACAAGTAATGGTGGGGCAGATGAGAGAGGAGTTTAGAGTTAAGAATGAACAAATAAAAGAATTAAAAAGACAAGCAGACTTACTTAAAGCACAATTCGAAGGTTTTAATATAGACTATATTCCCAGAGAACAAAATAAATTAGCAGATAAATTGGCTAACAGGGCTATGGACTCATATCTTAAGTCATATTCGCCTGCCGAAGATGACGTAGACCGTTTTGGTAGTCCTATTATTTATGATTATAATAAATTGACAAGTAGCCCTAATTGGCTTCCCCGCGGTATGACTGCTAAGGCTGTTTCCGCTGCTGTAAATGGACAATTTATAGGTGCGGCATCTTATTCAACTGCCTCTCCTGAATACACAGGGTTTGGGGAATTATCTATAAAACCGGAATATAGGCGTAGTAGTAGAGTTGCTGGTAATTTGATGGAGAAGGTAATAATAGATTTAATCAATAGTGGTAACTTCAAACATACACGTCCTCTCACCCCAGTCGCTGATACTCCAGAAGCCATCTCTTTTTGGGAGAGTATAATAAAAAGAACACAGAAGCCTTCAAGAAATATAAAAGAGGCATTCTTAGCAAATAATGTGACTCCTGATGATCTTTCCATGGTTGCTGGTAGATTACAGGCTGAAATAGACATAACCAAGGCATCTAAGTTTACTGATGTAATAAAGAGGATCATTGAAGAACCTCATAATTTAGGGGAAGAACTTTCTAAACTGACAGAGACTAATCAAGCAAAAGTAATTAGAGCTACCCAGGCAGTGTTGGCTAAAACAAATGATGCCTCTTATCCAAAGATAGGTATTAAACCTACTGCTTTTTCTGAGGGATTGGATTTTAAGTCTAAACTCCGCTCTGAAATAACATCATTATATAATTACGGTAAAGAAGGTGCCAAACTATTTTTTGGGTCTTCTGGTTCTGGTTCTTCCATAACTGAATTTACAAAGAATATAGCAAGGGGTATATGGGATGACCTAGGTAGATTGGGAAAATTCTCATTAGGTACAATGCGCGGTTTGAGGGCGTATGCACCTGTAGAAGATTTAGTTCGTAGTGGTGAGATAAAGATTGATGACACCCCATTTAGAGCCCGGGGGCTAACGTCCGAGAGAGTCAGAAACTATTTAGGTAGAGGATATGCTGTTGGTATGGGTGGGGGCGGTAATATATATATGCCTCCTGATATTATACAATCATATCAGAATGCCACTGGCGGACTTAAACAACAGTATGGTCAATCTATAATGAAAACTTATTTTCATGAAAAAAGGCATCTTGATATCGATGCTGCTCCAGAGAAAATAAAGGAAAAGTGGAGACAACTTGCATCTGACAAGAATACTGATATAGGTAAATTAGTTAGTAGCTTTATAAATGAGGCTATGCTTAGCACTTCCAGGGACGTATATAAGAAACAATTTGAGGATGCTCAAAAGAAATATGGAGAAAATATAGGTTCCGATTTCTTAAATTCTTTTGCTGCTAGGTGGGAAGCCTTACAAGAGATAATTGCTGGTCATCCGGAGATGCGTTCTGCTAGTAGTAATCAACAGTTAGTACAAAAAATTCGCAGTGATTTCTATGGAGATGTAAATAAGCCTATACCTGGATTTGGTCCCAGTGCTAGTGCCTTTTCTCCTAATTTAACAGATTATAAAAATTTCAAGAACATTAAAAAGGGCTACGAAGAAGAGTCGGATACTGGACTATTACATAAGAAAAAGGTAGCTTTAAAATTTGGGATTCCGCCATTAAAAGGTCTGTTGGGAGAAGATATCGATATTTCGGAATCTCTACAATATTTAATGCATCCGGCTATGAGGGAAAGAAGACTTATGGGACTCCCCCAAAGAATGATAGATTCAAGAAATCCTTACTTAGCTGGGATGTTACGTAAAGGTTTTGGTGCTGGTGCTGGCTTATCCCTAGAAGGAGAACTAGGAGTAGGTCCTTACAAAGTAGAATTAGGTGGTGTAGGCTTTGGCAGATATGGTAAGAAAGATGAGGAATTTTTTGCTGATAAACCCAGTGAGATAATAGGACTTTCTAGTTTGGAACCCGTCAAACGTCCAATTGATTACGTGGGTTTGAGCCCCGGTGCCGAACACGGTTTGTTGGCCGCCCTTAGGGCAAATACTAACGCTCTACTACGTTCATCTTTTATTACGAAGGATATGCCCGTTGGGTTACTTCCTACTATTATGCAGGACATAACTAAAGCGTACAGGGTTCCTGCTACTGATGAGACCCTAGGCAGTGCTTTTAGAAAATTTTTTGGCGGCACTTACGACCTTGCAAAGGGTACTATGAAAGGTGCTATAGGTCTTCCTTATACATTAATAAAATCTCCTTTGGATATATTTAAATCCGGTAAGGATACAGATTCCAGGTTTTGGACTGGTGTTGGTCAACAATTCAATGGTATTTCTGCGGGATTATCAGAACTTTCTACATACAAGAGTGGTGCTTTCTTGGATACAGATTTAAAAAGTGCCTATTCAACCAAATCAAAATCTATTTATGATATAAAGAATATTGTAGATATGGAGTACGATAAATTAGTAAGAAAGTTAGAATTTGGTTTGGCAGTGATGGAACCCGCAGATTTAAAGCGTAATATATCTGATGTATTTACGGCTTATTCGGACACGATGGATAATATGTTTAAAAACCCGTCTAAAGCCTTAGCCGAGGAGGCTGCTAAACAAAAAGCAATACTGGAATCAGTATTGGGAAACCAATGGGAGACTCCCCCAGCGACACAGCGATTAATACGTGGTGGTGCAACGCTGGGTCATGGGGTGTCTTCTATTTATAATCGATTACTGAAAACTTTGGAAGAAATAGGTTATGCTACGGGTGGTGTCGGAAAGGGAGTAGGCTATTTAGCAACACACCCTAAAGACATATTACCCGGAATTATGTCTTCTATCCGAGGACTATTACCAGGGAAGGATATTACTGGTGTCGGGTTGTTGGGTGAAACTTCCAGACAATTAGAGCAAATCTATGGTACCGGGATGTTAAGAACTTCTGATGTAGTAAAGTTAGCCGGGTACGGTGTATCACCAGAACAAAAAGTTGGGGGGTTACTCTCGCGTGCTTCAAAATATCAACCTGTGACAGCCGCGGACCGTGCTATGAGAGAAGTTCTTGGTCTCAGGGAAACCGGTGCAATTGTGGGAGATATCACTAATACAAAAGGAATCTTGGGTGCTCTAGGGCATGTTGTGGTCAAACCCATATCTGCTATTGGTGAAACTATGACAGATATGGGTAAGGCGTTTGGTTCCTTTAATTTAGTAGAGATGGTAAAAGCTCCTCTAATCGGTCTCTTAAAGCTAGCCCCAGTGATCGGTCATACCGTTGCGGGTGTTCAAGAATTTAGGGAAGAAGTAGAGAAGGGTGCTTCCCCTTACACATCATTTGTTAGCGAAGTCGGAGAACAAATCATAGAGGGAATTACTATTGCATTAGGTGCCGCCGCAGGTACTAGAGTTGGTCGTCCTGCAGCCGCCGGGTTAGCTAGTATAGGTGGTAGGGGTCCTATGGCAGCCGCTAAATATTTACCAATTGCCACTGGTATAATAGGTAGTATTCTAGGAGGAATTGGTGGTGGTAGAATAGGGGAGTCTTTTGAAAAAGGTATGTTCTCTATGGTGGGACAGACCTCTCCTAAGTCTGTAGCACGTTCTATTTGGGAGCAAGAACGTGATAAGCGATCTCTAGAGGAAGAGGGTCTAGATAAAATACTACCGGATTACCTGGATGAATCCAAAAAAGAAGAATTAGCCAATATGCAAAAATGGTTGGTCCGTGGTGGCGTAGTTGGCGGACTATATGGTGGTATGAAGGTTCCTCTTCAAGGTGGAACACTTTCACGTTTAGTCTCTATGGTCGCGGGTCCTACTCTAGGTTATCTCGGTGCCAAAAAATTAGGAGATGTCACGATGGGTCGTGCTTCAGAGAAGGCTAGAGAAGACTATATGGAAAAGACTCTTGGATTTCGATCTTTTTCTCCATTATCTTCACAAGAGAAATGGGATATTCCTAGGGAAATACGCGGGGTTACGTCTGAGAAACTCAAAGGAAAAACCTTAGATGAAATAATTTCTACTTTCAAAGAGTTACAATCTGAAACGTTTAGTGGTAGCAACTTAGATAAGCAGAAACTGTTGACATCACAGAAGGCTGTTACCCAGTTTATGTCCGAGATCTATCTTAGCAGAATTGAAGAGTTGAGAGATCAACTGAATGTCGCTGCTAAAAGTGGTAATCAGAATTTAATGGCAAAACTCCGAGCAGAGATTGATAGGTATATAGTTTTTTATATAGGGAATGTACTCAAGTCTTCTACTGGTGCACACGCAGCCGCCGATGCTTTTAGGGTGCGGTCTATCGGTGGTTTTGTAGGTTCAGAGGACTATGAAGCACGTTCTACAGGTCGTCCCCAATCTTTCGATGAGGTTATAAGTCTCGATAAATTCTTGGAGAGGGGTCTTAGCGGTGTATCTAGGAAGGCTGTAAATCTATTAAGGAATTTATCTGATACGGGTGCTTCTCCAAGGTCTATATATCAAGAAATAATGCCAGGAATTCTGAAGTCTTCTACGAATATCCCAAGAGACGTTACGGCTGTGCATACATATTTGAAATCTGTAGTTCATGAACTAGGACAAACCCCAGATGTTAATATAGACCAGTACCGTTATTGGAAGTCATTGGAAGAATATTTCCGGGCCACCGCAAAGCAATACAGAGGAAGTAGTCGGTTCGACTTTGGAGATCTACGTTCTGCTGCTCCGATAACACCAGTTGGTTTACGACCGGAGGACCAGGAGACCTTTAATGCAAAAACTGTAGATTACTATAAAAAAATGTTGCAGGCCAACCCAATGTTTAAGGAGGGTGCTACTGTACCACTAGAACTTAAAGTTACGGATGAGGCTGGTAATGCTTTAAAAAATATAAGAGTTGACTTAACAAAAACAAAACACGCGGCGGACGGCGTTTCCATGTCCATAACAGATATGAATAAAGTTATGGCACAGAAAAACACTCTGTTTGGTGCAGTAGAACTAACTTCTAGATTTATTTTGGCGGGAGCAACTGTGGGTGGGTTAGTTAATGAACTAAGGACTATGGCTTCCACTATTGCTCAAGTAGAGTCTGGTATGATGGAACTAAGAAAGGTTATGGAACCCTCTATAACCAACTTTGACGAGATACGTAACTCTGCTCTTAATATGGCTAAAGAAATGGGTGTTGGTATTAATGATGTCATACAATCTATGGTAGTTTTCGGGCAACAGGGTGATACACAAGCACAAGTAATAGAGAAAGCGAGAACATCTGTTATGGCTGCCGCTATAACTGATATGAAAGCTGCAGAAGTCACTGAATATCTTACATCTGCGGTAAAGCAATATGGAGAAGAGATAAAGGAAACACAACGTTTTCTGGATTCTTGGATAAAGGTTGACGTACAGCATGCCATAACGGCTACTGAATTATCCAAAGCAATGCTGCGTGTTGGTTCCGCTGCTAAAGAAGCTGGAGTCGGTTTCCATGAATTAAATGGTATTGTGACTGGTATTGGCTCTGTTACTAGACAAACCGGTAGAGAAGTTGGTACTGCTCTACGTTTTATTTTTAGGAATCTCCAAACTACTCAAGTTAAAAACTATTTGCGTAATATACTAAATATTGATACGTTGTTACCGAGCGGTTCTATAAAACCGGCTATGAAGATATTTGATGAATTACAGGCAAAATGGCAGAATTTCTCTGATGCTCAAAGGATGCATGTTGCACAATTGGTTTCCGGTGCTAGACATTATAATGCTTTTCTAGCAATGATGAATAACTACTCAGAAGTATTAACTGCTACACAAGATTCTATACACTCTGAAGGTTATGCTCAAGCTCGTTTGAATATGCAAATGGATACGCTAACTAAGAAACTAGCACAAGTCAGAGCGGCTTCAGAAAGATTATATGTTGACTTTGGTAAACTAGCCCTGGGTCCAATGAAACTCGTAGCGGATGCCACAACTTCTATGATTACTGCTTTTACTCTAATCCCTGATACTGTAAAACAAGCTATATTAGCATTAGGTACTTTTGCCGCTTTTTCCGGTAAAATAGAAAGTGTTATTTCCGGTTTGCAAAATTTTGGGGTGGCTAGCGGTATGTCAGATACCTTTTCTAATTTTATGTCTTTTGCTACCTCCCCAATTTCTTCAGTAATGAAAGCGTTCTCTTCTGTTCAGGGGGTCTCTGGGTTATCAGAGGTAACAACTACATTAGGAAAGATGGCATTCATTGGTATCTCTGCTGGTAGATCTTTTAATAGTTTGTTCAGCAGTATAGGCAAAGGCGCAGGAATTGCCCTTGGTTCTGTGTCACTACTCGCTGCTGCAGTTGGAGCTCTGAGTGATTCACACACAGGAATGTTTAAATTGGCTGGTGCTTTCGGGCTTATAGGAGCTTCTGCTCTTATTAGCAGCGGTATTATAGGGTCCCTAAGCGGCTCCACTACAGGTTTTATTGGTTCCTTAGCACCTCTGGCTGTAATTGCTACTGTTATCTATAAAAACTGGGATAAGTTATCAGACGTTTTTGGCGGAGTAGGAAATAGTATAGAACGTTTACAGAAACAGACTGAAGGTATAGGGAGTATCACTAGCAAGCGTTTAGAAATTAGTGAAATAACTACAATATTTGGTAAGGCGAACTTATTAGGGAGAGGTCTCAGGGAAGCCAGAGTATCATTATCATCTTCCCAAGGCTTAGCAGAGGAACGCGACAGAGTCTTAGGAAGTATGGGCGAAGAGAGTTCTTATAAGTCTTTAGTGTCCAGACAGATAGAATTCAATGATTTACAGAGCAAGGCTCTTAATAAAAGTATAGAATTATTACCCCAATTAGCCGATGGTTATGATGCCTTTGGTAATGCCATAATGAATACAAATATAAATGCCAGAATCCTCCTGGAGACTATGGATGACCAATTGCGTGTAGCACAAGACATGGAAAAAGTTGACTTAGCTAAGTTAATGACAGAAAAATTATTTCCTGTCGATTCGGTAGGGAAAACAATAAGAGATAGTTTACGTTCTATTTTGAGTATAATTCCTAGTGCGGGAGAACAATGGGCGGAAGCATTATTCCCTTCCTCTGCCTTTGAGAAACAGCAGCGTTTACTAACAAAGATGGGTGGGCAGAGAGAAATGGCTTCTCTATATGGTAATATACCGATGCCACCCTTTATGTCTAATTCTCTAAAACAAATGCATCGGGAATTAACAAAAGTAAATTCCGAATTAGATGTGGAACTTAAGAAAATAGGAGATAGATTACTTTCCGTAAGCAGGGAGACTTCCCCCAAACAATTCCTAGATATGTTGGCACAACCGGAGTTCGATAAATATTTAGAAGTGTCTGGTGGTAGAAATATGCATATTCAAAGGCAATTAGCTGATGAATTCTTTGGTGGAAATGTAGGAGAATTGCAACGTGCATTACTACCTACTACCAGTGAGCCAAGAGCACTATGGAGACGCCGCGAGTTTGGTATCACTGGTGGCGGTATAGCGGATGCTTTGGGATTACCTAGTTCTTATAGAGTTAAATCTCCAGTAAGAGACCCGTTTGGTAGTGCTTACAGGGAGCTATCCAGTCCTACAAGATATATGTTAGAACAGTTCAATCCACAAATAGTTTCTATTGGTCAGTGGTTAAATGATGGATATAATGCTTTAGGGCAAACTGTTACGGAGTCTTTTATAGGGGCACTAAAAACAGCCTTCAAAGCCCTTGATGTTACTGAACGAATCTCTAGAGAAGTCGGGGTAACATTATCAATGATAGGAGAACAAGGTGGATTACGACAAACATTTGTTTTGATTGGTAAAGATATTCAAGCGATAGCACTTACTATAAAAGAGTCCTTTCTCAGAAGTATTGATGATTTGGGGGCAATGGTTTCTCGCGGTGCCAGAGCAATAGCAGGGGACGAAATAGCTAATGCATTTAATAAGTGGGTAGAAGAAGCAACCAAGAATACAAAAATTGCCATAGACTCATGGATAATATGGTCTAAATCTGCAGGACAAGCAATACAACGCTCTTCTTTTGGGAGAGAATATAGTAATATCACCGCAGGTGGTAATCTGGGAGACATATATTCCAGGGCTAGTACTAAGGGTATGTTGGGAGATGTATATGCTGGTTTTGGAAATGTACGAACTGCTATTAGTGACCAGTGGTGGACCGGGAAAACATTTCCTATACAGGGTTATAGACCACCAGAATATAATTGGTGGCGTAGTGGGTATGAAAGGCGTATAGGTATAAATAAACCTGAACAAGTTTTTAGTGTAGATGTAGCATCTCTATTTACCAAGGGTTTAGGTTCTGACTTCTTGTCTACTATTCTTACCTCAATAAGCCCGTCACTTAATTTGCTTATTCGATCTAGGTATCAAGCAACTCCGCAAGAAACATATGCTAGGGAGCAAGCGGAGATGGCACGCGGAGAAGCACCGGGTTACTACACTCCTCCTAGAGAGATGTACCTTAGAAGAGACTTGAATGCTCTTGGAGTAACCGCTGTCTTAGATGAAATAAGTGTTGCATTAACATCCTTCTCTACTATGTGGAGAGACTACGGCGATATAATGCGGCAAGAGTACGGTTTTATACCTGAAGGACTAAAGACATTAAAGAATATGTGGCTACTTGGTGTCAAAGAGACTGGTTATAGTGCATATGAGACAACTACACAAGAGGTTCTTCCTAATATGATGAAGATATATCCTCCACTTCATCTTACATATAATTTGATGAAGCCAATGAAAGAATTCGTAGAGTATTTGACCTTTATTCCTGCAGCTATAAAAACTGTGGCTGGTGAAGTAGTAAAAGCTGGTGGAGTATATATGCAGGGTAGAAAAGAAGTCGGAATAGAACTAGAACCAATATTTTCTATCTTAGAGAAATATCTTGGAGGAGTTGCTGCCCCCGCTGGGTTCCTCTCTGTAGACATAATGCGACTCTTGTCCAGGATATTTGTTGATTATCCGAAGGATGAGATTACTAAAAGAATAGTGGAGAAGGAAATTGCACCAGGGGAATTTGGACCTAGGAAATCTTTCGGTCAGCTAAGTTTCAGAGAATTATTTACATATTTAGTTACAGGAGTTCGACCCTCTGCTCCTGGTACTGTTCCTACTGTAGTAACTCCTGGTGTACGTGCTCCTACACCTGCCGAAAGGGCGGAAGAGACGGCAAGGAGACAAGCAATAACAGATGAGAATTGGAGAAGGCGAAGAGACCGCGGTGAAAGAATAGTTGACGATTGGATGGAAAGTTGGAGAAATGCTACTGTGAGTACCAGTAGGGCACTTGCTTCTTGGTCTGATATAGTTATGGCTTTCTCCAATGATGTAGGAATTTCTATAAAAGATGTGTCTGGTATGGCGAGAGAATACATATCGCAAGTTCAGGGTAATCAAACTAAATATACCAAACAAGTACGTTCTTTTGTAGAGCAAGCATATGACAATTTATTGAATACTTCTATTAAAGCATATCAGAACGTACAAACGGCACCTATTAGAGAAATGTATGATAAAATAGTAGGACAAATTTCTGACAGGATTTCTACCGCTACAGAAGGTATAGACACTACTGCTCTGAGAGAGGGTATAAGTAAGTATATGAATAAGGCGGTAGAAGGGGGTAGAACGGGTACCACGGAGCTCTCCAAAATATTACAAGAACAGGGTATAGATGTTTCTAAGTTATCTGCTGATAGATTACAACCTATAGTTGATCTTATTGATAAATACAGATCCGATGTAGAAACCGCTGTCTCTCGTGGTCGGGGCTTTGGTAGCAGAACAGCAGCGGAGACCTACGCGAGAGTTTCTGGTATAGATATTTCTTCATTAGATAAGAAGGCTAGGCAAGGTGTTACGCAGGGTATAACTGCTGTTGAAGATTTATTCACTAATATAAAACAAGAGTCTACAATCCTTGCAGAGTCTACTGGTAGAACACTTTATGAAGCTAGAGATGAGATATCCAAAAAAATTACAGAGACTATAAATAATTTTGATATAACCAAAGCCTTGGATGATAAGACCTTGGCAGAAATGTCAAATGACTTAAGAGATAGACTTAAATCTTTAATACCAAAAGACTCTGAGAATGCTGCAAAACTAGAAGAGAATATTAATAGTTTAGTTTCTAAGTTCACAAGTTACTTCCAAAAATTCCAACGACCCATATTAGAGATTTCTAAAGATATTCCTACTGATAAACTTAAGAAGAGTATCGTTGACCTATATGGAGCTATTGCCGGAAAAATAAATAGTCCAGCCATCAATGAACAAATTGAACTGGCTAAGCAAGTGTTTGAAAAGAATATGGGTCATTTAAGAGGAAAATTAGGAGAAGTTAAGTTTGCTGAATACCGGGATAAGTTTGCAGAAATGATGGTTACACGATATCAAATGTGGTCCGAGAGTATCAGAACTAAAATGGATGCATATATGAATTCGGCAAAAGACATGTTTACCAACATAGATGCTGCTTTGGGGGACACGTTTGGTAGGTCTTGGGATTATGTAAAAGGGATAAATATCGGACCAAAATTGCAGGCTGTATTAACTGGCTTAGTAGGTAGTGCTGCGGAATTATTTGAAGGTGCACAATCTAGTTTTGCACTACCTCTTAGAGAAATAGAAAAACGGGTAAAACAATTAGACTGGAAGAGTACCTCGGATGTTATGCACGATGTTTGGTTTACACTACAAAAATCTTTAGTGTGGCTGCGTTCCGAAGCAGAAAGATATTCAGGAGAGGCTGAAAACTATAACAAAAAAGAACAGCAAGATCAGTTAAAACTAAGATTAAAACAGAGGGCAGCTTGGGAACAAACATTAGCATTCCAGGGATTATCGAGAGAAGAGATACAAGGACCACCCGGTACAATAGCATTAAAACGACCAGAATCTTTACTAGCCGCTCCAAGTTTTGAAAGAGAAGGCATGTACAATATGGCTACAAAATATGGTCCCCTAGGGAGTTATGCCGACATCATTCAATCTTATAATGACATAGCTCGGGGTGCCTTAGCAGAAGGAAAGCCCTTTGGTACTAATTTGGGAACTGTCGTCCTAAGACCTGGATATGCACAACAGATGGGTATAGTTGGTGGCGGTACTAAATTAGGTGGAGTGGAGGTAGGACCTAAACTTCCTGTTACTTTAGGATACACTGCTGAAACAGGTGTTACCCCTATGGTTACTACACAACCTTTAGGTGGTATAGGTGGTCGTATTACACCACTGACTGAGTTACCAGAAGGTTCTATACAACTTGCTATGGGTGGCACCAGAATGATTAATTTTCGAGATACTTACGAAAAAGCAATCAGGTCTATAGCATACGGGGCTGGTATGAATGTATCTACCTACGCTGCACAAGAGAAGTTGAAGTTAGGTGCAGATTTTGAATGGGAAGTAAGGGGCTACGATAAAGCTGTTAATTCTATGTGGAATATCTCCACTGCTCTGTTTAATATGAATAAGCAAATGGAAGAATTCAGAAAACAGGCTACTTCTGCTGGTGCTCAGACAGAGAGTGCTATGCAAAAGATAGAGGACATGAAACTAGACCAAAGGATGTTAGGTGCATTAATTAGACTAAAGGAAATGTTGGAAGAGTTCAATAATGCCAAAGAAAAAATGACCTTTGATTTCGGTCTTGGAGAAGTAGAAGAAAACATCCGTGTGTTACAGAGGTCCCGTAGAGTAGGACTAGAAGGTATGGTAGGGTTGCCCACTAAAATGCCTACGGAATTAAGGTCTTGGTCTCAGTTGAAACCAGAGGAGCGAGCGGCTGTAGTCAGTCCGCAGTATGCCGCTTCTACACGCCGCTTAGCCGAAGCAGAGAGAAGACAAGGACTAGGTGAGAGGACGGAATTGCTCGCGGCTAAAGCAGATTATAGGGCTCGTGCATATGTGGATGAACTTAAGAAGCAGGTCAACTTAGAAAGAGAACTTGGTCCGGAAGCCTATCAAGCTTTATCAAGAGATATACTAACAGCAGATAATGAGACAGCCAGAAATACGTCGGTTAGTATAGGGCTACAAAAAGGTATGGTATCTGCACTAATCGGTATCAAAGACGCTATCACGGCAAACTTCTCCACAATGAAAGTAGAGGAAGTCTATAAGGAAGCCATAAATTATAAGAAAACAGCGGAACAATTGGAACAGCAAGCATTAGCAATGGGTGTTCCCGAGAACTTGTCTCCGGAGATGCAAGAAAAACAAAGGGGCTTAAATGAAAGAGCCCGCGTCTATAGGACTTTGTTTGAGGAAGGCAAAATAGAAATTTATGAGAGAACTAGAAGACCGGAAAAATCCCTTATTACTCCTGAGTCCTTTCATAGGGTTGTATTAGGATTTCTGGCTAGTACAAAAGAGCAAGAAAGGACTATTAGGGCTAGCCTTAATGTTGGTAATAATAGAGCCGAGCAGGCACTATTTGATATTGCTACCAGACTACCACGTGAACGACGAAATGCATTCCTACAAAACAGGTATATAACAAAGAACATAGAGGCTGCTGGCAGCAATTATGTAGGTGTAGATTTTGCAGCGAATGTAGCCAAACGTCTTAAGAAATTTGATGACGAATGGTCTGAATTACAAGCCAGAAAGAAAGAGGGTAAGATATTAGAAGAGTATCTTAAACAGGCTCCACCACAGTTTCCAAACTACATGAAAGATTTCGTAGGTTTAGTGGGTATCAAATTAGGGGAAACCGTGGGTAAAAAGGTATTTGGTGACCCTGCCCGAGCACAACAAGCCAGTAAAGAATTATTAGAAAAAATGGTAAAATCCTCAGATTGGGAAAGGCAAATAATGCTAAACCAATCGGATTGGTTAAGACAAATTGCAGACAACACCAAAGCAATGAGAAGCAGTTCTCCTGCTTCTTCGGAAGATTTATATTCATATGGTCATAGTCCAGCAGACCGGCTAGTTAGAAACTTCTCGGCGGTGTCTTCTGGTTTAAATACATCTAGCCTGCTGGGTCCTGCCTTGATTGCTGCTGGTATGGTAGGTCTCTACAAATGGTTGGGGGGTAAGGGCGTTGCTTTAAATTTTATACCTGTTAGACAAGGGAACGTACCTGCAGCAGTATTATCTGACCAAAATCTAGCTAATATTTCTAAGGGACTCGACGGCTTAATTCGTAATTTTAAGTATTATAATGAAACACAAAAAATGGCATTTGACCAGGAGAAACTAGCTGCGTTAAGAGAACCTTCATGGCGTGGTGCTGTGGTAAGCCCGGATATAAGCAAAGGTCTAATACGCCGCGGTATCGCTGGTGGTGTTGCTGGATCTGTTCTAGGTATAGGTCTTTTACCTGCTGGGTTAGCTGCCGTTGCTTATACAGTGGCTAAACGATTAGAACCTAGTCTAGGTAAAGGTGTATTAAGCCGGTCTTTAGGTATTGGTCTAGGCACCAGCCTGCTGGCGGGTAGTGCAGCCAAAATGATTGGTCTAGGAGCTGCAACTTTTGCTCTTCCTATAATACCTATTGCGACAGTTTCTGCTATCTATATGATGGTAAAAAGAATGGGTATGAGTGATACATGGTTGTCCGGACATATGGGGCATCCTATTTTTGGTAGGGGAGGGTACGAAGGTGGTATGTGGCGTGCTCGTGCCGAGATAGCGGATACCTTATTAAATAGATTTATAAAGGGAATTTCTAGGATACCTGAATTTTTTGGTGGTACTGGTCGTGGTCTTATAGGACGAGGCTTAACAGTAGGTGTTGGTGCTTCTCTGTTAGGTGCTCCTGGTCTGGCAGCAGGTTTAGCATATGGAGGTGGTGCTTTTGCATATAGATTAGCAACAGGTAAAGCCCCAGTAGGTCCAGGGTGGATGCAGACTGCGGGAGCACTAGGACAAGATGTTTTTACCGGCAAACTTGGTGCATTCCTTAATAGATTTCTGTCGGAACCTTACGGTGTACCGGGACCTAGAACAGGTAGATTTGGTAGGTATGCTAGAGATATAGAGACTCGTTATGCTCCTGGTACCACAGAGAATTCTTTGGCACGTGCTTTCCAAGATCGACGTTTCATGAATGAATTTTTTATACAATTAGAAAGAGATGGGATACGCCTTGCTAAATTCAGTAATTGGTTAGCTACCACTGGTGAAAGATTAGCACCGCGTTTCTTTGGATATGTTTCTTCTCGGGTTTCTTCAGGCGGTGCCGATATTCGGTCTTACCCCTCTAGATTTTGGGAGGAAGCCAAGGATACTCTAACGAAGAGTAGTGAATTTAGACGTGGTTTCTATACTGATGTTCTAAACAGAATACCTCTTTCTCTAGAGAGGGCTGTCAGCGGAGCATTTAGTTCTAATTTAGTGCAACGGAGTATGTTGGGTACTGGTAAGTTAGCGACTGGTCTTCTGGAGAATTTATTAATTGGTACTATAAGTATGGCTACCAGACGTGGTAATTTAGCAGTGGGTAATATGGCTGCTGGTACTGCTAGGGAATTAAGTCTCTACAGGGGAACTGGTAAAATTGTAGAGGGTATTTCTAGCACATTAGAATTTACGAGAGCCTTAGTAAACGTCACCCAAGCATCCCTAGAGGCTGCTAGACAAGGAAAATATTTGTCTCACGTATTTAAACAAATGGCTGATAGTGGGCAAGGGTTCTTCCGAACCTTGTTGACTAAGGTAAGAGACGAAAGACTTTATAGACAATTAGATTTGTTAAAGACAGCACCATTAAGTACTGTATCCAGAGCAGCTACAGAACCAATCTTTAGTTTGGCGTATGGAGCTGGTGGTTATACTGCCACTAGAATTCCTAGGGCTGGTACTCCTGTAGAGAATGTTTCTACGTTGCGTCAAAGAATGTCTGAAAGATGGCGAGTAGCAGGGTTACCGGAATATACTTTGCACGGAGAAAGGTTGCCTTGGGGTTTGAGTGGTGCAGGTATGAAATTAGGTGGTGCTTATGGAGCTGCCGCTGGTGCTATGGGAGGTCCTCTTGGTTTTCTTACTACTCCGTTATCTATGGTTATAGGTGGTGCTCTAGGAGCATTAGGAGGCGGTAGATTATTAGGTGCTTCTGCTGGAAGAGCAGGTATGACCAAGTTAGATATTAGGAATCGTGCTAGAGAAATGCAAGCAATTTTCGGTAATGCTCCCCGCAGAGCGTTAGAAAGAATAGCCGAGGAAGAGTTAAGCACTATGAGTGGAAAGGTCTATAAGACTGAACCTCAGTTTCTTAAACGTGTGTGGAATTATTTCACTGGTAAACAACAGGTAGGTGGCGGGCTAGAGTCTTTATATGAACTACAACAAATGAAGCCCGTTCCACCGGCTAAAGGTAAAGGTGTTGTAGAACTTGCTAGAGAAGCCAGAAATATTAGAATGGACCAAATAGAAAGAGAGTTTATGGCTGCTGGTGGTAGACCTGAAGATTTATCTTCATTTAAATATACTAGAACTAGACCAGTTAAAGTTATGCCAGAATTTAGTCTACAGGCACCATATGAAGAAAGATTGGCTGCTGCTCGTAGTATGCCTGACTACAAAGAAGTACAAAAGAAATTAATGGACTTGTCCAGGGAAAGGGTTAATGTAAAAAGCAGACTACAACAATTAAATTCTAGTATTCCTACAGAGTTCAATGCTTATAATACTATAATAGATGACCTTACGCAGCAATTGCGCAATGTGGAATCTTCTATGACAAAAATTACGGATGCTAGGAATAAGATTTATGCAGAACAGATAGCATCAGATTTACGAAAACAATTAAGTACTGTTACTAATGAAAGAAATACAAAAGTAGGAGCAATGGAAAGGGAGAGAAGCTCATTAGAAGCCAGACAATCTTCTTTGATAAAAGAAGCTGTTTCTTTAGATAAACAGAGAGTTTCAATACAAGAGACATGGCTAAGAGGAACATTTACCCAAGAGGAATGGGCGGCACAAATTAATGCTTTGAATGAGAGGAAGCAAGCCCTGAAAGAACTAAAAAATGCTGCAAGAACCAGAGGTGGACAAGCTCAAGTCAATGCGGAAACACTTATTGGTAGCAAAACTTATAGAGGAAAACTTTTAGCAAATGTGGACGTAGAAAGTGGGGTGAAAAAATTAAAACTAGAAAGAAATAAATCTTATATATTCGAGGCAATGTATGGTTCTACAGATGATATACAAAAACAAGTGAGAAGAGCTAAGTATGAAGAAACAAAATTAATGAAGAGAAGAGTGATATATGCAAAACAGTATGGGGCTGGTCCATTAGTATCTGATACCCAAGATAAATTAGATAAAATTAGAGAACGTATAGCAAAGTTACAAGGTAGAGAAAGAGATTCTATAAATTGGGATTCCTTTAGAAAACAATATGCTGAAGAGATTGCAGACTTAAAGATAATAGAAGATTTCCAGACTACTAGGAATAATGTAAGAGAACAAATACGAAAATATGACGCGGAATTAACTGCAACAGAGGGAGAGAAAGCTCAATTAAGGAATATGAGAGGAAGCCAGAGTGAAGCCAAGAAAGCCTCTAAGAAGGTAGGAAAGATATTAGGTACGAAAACTTCTACTACTCCTGGGACACCAGATACACTGGATGAGCTAGTAGGACTTACCCAAGATGAAATAAGAGAAATTAGTCGTAGACGGGAGTCTCGTATGAATTTGGGTGTAGAAACTACATCTAGAACAGGTATGAGGACCACAGGATTAGGAAAGTTACAAAGTATGGCAGCCCGCCGCGAAGAAATGTTGGTGGGTATCGAAGAGACTTTAACTAAGGCTCCTAAAGACCTACAGAAATCTATAAGAGAAAGATATTTGCGAACTATGGCTGAAGAAAATGTAATGTCTGCTATACCTAATGCTAGTCAAGAAGTACAAAATCTTGCCATCGAACGTGCGGTCAAACTTACTAAAGGTGCAGTTCCTCCTGTTAGAGATGTGGCAGAATGGTTAGTAAGTAGTGCTAAAGAAGGTAAAGCGGATGATATACTAAAATTGAGTGGTCTCAATGTAGATGACTTTGTAAATTTGAAAACAATAACAGGCATCGATGATGCTATTGCTAAAAATCTAGGAGACAGATTACCAGAAATTTTAAAATCTCAAAGGGATGCTTATAACAATATAAAACCTCAAATAAAATTATTAGAGGCTGTTTATGATGACTTTAGAGATACTTCAAGATTATTTAATGAAGTTGGTGCGGGTGGTAAAAAGGGCTTAGTCTATACTGAAACACAAGCTAAAGCAATGATGACTAGGCTTAGAGAGGCACTGGGTACAGAATTGGATGATATAATTAAACGGACTACTCCTGGGGGTGCTACTGACCTTGATATATTAGAAAGGAATCCTGTTGCAGTTCAAGAGATTGAAAAAGCTCTCAAAGGTGGTTTGAAAACTAAGAGGAAAGAATTAGGAAGATTAGAAACATCTTTGGATATAAAAGGTTTATTAGGGGATCGACAAAGTGCAATCCAGGAATTAGAGAGATTACAGAATTTAATGTTAAAGGAAGGTAGTAGTGACCTTGCAAAGAACGATTTAACTTCTTTAATGATGCAGCAAGGTAATAAAATAAAAGATATAGACAATCAAATAAAGATGATGATCTCCGACGAGGGCTTGTTAGCATCTACTATAAAGAAGTTTATTAATGAAGGCAAAGTTTTACAAGACGAAATAGACAGATTACAAAAACAATATAAAGATGTGGAGCGACAAGTAGGGCAGGCGAAATTATTAAAGAATATAAAGACACCTGTACAAGCGGACTTAGAGAAGTTAGATGAACCAGTAAGAAACCTGTATAGGAATTTAGGAAATAATTCTGATGAATTAGTAACCCACTTGGAAAAGAATTTATTAAATGCAAAGTCACAACTAGATAATTTACGTGAGGTGGCAGCAGGTAGGGCAGAGGTTCCCTTAAAACCGGCACAACTATTAGTACAACAAGAATTACTAACGAAATTAGAAGATATAGCTAAAGCATTTCGCTCCGGAGATAAGGCGGTTACGGATAAAGCAATCGGTCAACTCTCAAGATTGTTTGCAGCAAATGTAGATATACCTAGCGAGGTTTTACGTAATAATAGAGAATTTATTATGAATGTATTACAGATGGGCTCACAAGCACAATCTCCTTATTATGCCCCTGTACAATCACTATTCAATGTGGTTAAGGGTTCTGGGAAAAGTGCAATAGAGCAGGCTAACATTTTAGATTCCGTGGTGGGAATGTTTGATGATGCAGTAAAAAGAGGTCATAGTTTTAATGATACATTAATGAAGGTAGAAGGACACTTATTAAAGTTTGGGTATGATACACAGCAAGCAATGCGTTCTATACGTGATGCTGGAGATGATTTAGCAAAATTAACTAGAACTGCTGTTTTTGCTGCAGAAGGTACCCGTCCTGGTGGAGGCGCATTTGCTACTGTAGGTCCTAGAATGCACGGTCCTGGTATAGGTGGTATGATGCTAGCAATGGCTGGCACCGAGCTAGGTGCACAGGGATTACAATCAGCCTTTGGTATAAGTCCACTAACATCCTATGGCACTATCCTTGGTGGTGTTGCATTACATCAATTGATCAGCGGTGGCCGGGGACCTGGCTCTGAGATTGGTGTGATGAGCAGAATAGGTAGAGGTTTGGCGGGTGTGAATGAATCTGGTTGGGGGCGTACCGGTGGCCTATGGGGAGATTTGACTTCTGCGTTTAGACCCTCAGAATATGCTAAGTCTATTGGTTTTCCTGCTAAAGATTGGGCTACAAGAACTGGCGGGCTTTCCGGTATTAGTGGTTGGTTTGGCAAATGGCGAGAAATTAGTACATATAAAGCTAATTTGCCAGCGACTGCCGCCGCAGAGGTGGGGCTTGCCGAGAAATGGTTAGGTCCTGGAGGTAAGCATCTAGGTGCTAATCTTTCTATGGCTGCTAAAGCACTGCCTGTTGTTATGTTGGGAGTTGAATCTATTTTTGCTCAACAACGGGAATCCGAGCGCGGCTACAAAGGTGCTACTGGATTCATGGGCGGTTTTCTAGAGGTATTAACTCCTTCTGCTATGGCTATGATTGCTGCCTATGTTGCTGGTTCTATAGCAACAGGGGGTATTATGTCTATAGTGGCTGCAGCAGCCGCTGGTGCAGGTGCTTATACCTTGGCTACCCCATTAGGCGAGAAGGTAAAAAATGTTTACTATGGTGCAACTGGTGCTGTTCCTGTTCTTACAAAAACCATGCAAGAAGAGGAGTTAAAGGCATACAGCCCTGCGGCTAGAAGAAGTTTAGAATTTAAGAGGGCTAATGCTGAATTAGAGAGACTAAGACAAGAAACTCAAACGACTCTTCCTTCTAGGGCACTCAGTTTGATGATGCCTCTAGTGGGTGCGGGCGGCATGATGTTTACATTTGACCGACTATCCCGGAACATGGAACGAGAACAAGGCTTTACTAACGCACAAAAAACTGTGGCATCTCTAGGACAGTTGCTGTCTGATGGCGGGGATATCACGAAGATGCCGTTTCTGGCTAAGTATATGCAGCAAACCCCAGAATTAAAGGCTGAATATGACAAAATAGTAAAGTATAAGGAAGAGATGGATTCGGCTGTGGGGGGTAAGGATAAAGAAGAGAAACGTAAACGCTATCAAGATGCTGTGAATGAAGGTCTCAATAAGTTCACTACTGCACTTAAAAGGTCATCAGACTTAGTGGAAATGATTACCATAGATCAATACACGGAGAACGAGGCATTAAAACAGTCCTCTTTATCTCTAGTAAATCTTGCTGAGGTAGCCGCAAGAACAAAAACAATATTTGAGGAAATGCCAAAGGCTTGGGCTATCCAGGAGCAACCTTGGGGAGAGAGATTATCCGGACCGGAGGTCCCTAATTATAGGGGTCGTTTTGAAAGAACAGTTACAGATTTAATGAAGGAAGAGGCACCAGAAGTCTACAACAGCGGTATGGCTGCTATAGAGGCAGATAAGGTGGCTTATTCTAAATTACTAAAAGAGAGAGAAAAAGAACGTAATATAATTGGAGATATGAGAAACCAGCAAGAGTCCATGAATCGATCTGTGGGTGCTAATTTAGATAAATTAAAACTTACTGGTGAAACTTTAGAAAAAGTAAAAACATTAGTACGCTTGGAAGGAGAATTTATTAATGCTCCACAATCTGAGGTGGGCAGTAGGGTTTTGGAATTAGATAAATTAGCAAAGGATTTGGGAAAACTTGGTAATTATATGTCTACTCAATCTTCATATGAATTCAAGGATGTTTGGAGAGTAGAAGCAAATAAATTAAGTAATTATTCTACCTTAAAGATGCCTTTAGCCGGAGCACAAGAAACCCTGAATGCTTTATCAGAGTTTGAGAATAGATTAGGGGAAAGAGTAAAGAAAGAAGGTCTTACTGAAGAAAATAGGAAAAACTTAGAAATTGTAAAGAAGGCTAAACCAGGATTACAAAAACAAATTGATGCAAGAGAGGGTGCTGAAAAAGTATTAACCAGATTACCTAGTGAGGTGGATGAACTCATTCGTAGACGTAGTAGTTTAGATTCACAGAGAAAATTGATAGAAGACGAGACCAAAGCCTTAGAAGAAAACAGGCATTCCAGAGCCGCCATCATACAGCAGTTGATGGAGTATACCGAAGTAATGAAGGTATTACATCAAGCACAGCGGCAGCTACTAGAAACAGAGACTGTACGAGTATCTAATATGCCGGGTGGTGGTGCCCAAACTAGAAGAATGTATGAAGGAAGACTTCCTAATCAAATGATGTTTGGTACAGAGACCTCGGCAATACCACTTCAAGATTTAATGCCAAAATCTGTAACGCAACTTACTGCTATGGACTTATTTGCTCTATCTAATAAGACGGGCATGAATGATCTGAATAAAGTATACACTGCCTATAAAAAGGCGGAACAGAATATGTATGAAATACGTACTTCATTAGATACTGCTATGTCAACAGCAACATTGGAGAAATCCCGCATAAATAAGTTTGGCGATCTAGTTAATAAAGGTGTATTTAATCAAAAGGATGAACTGACTAATTTGGTGGATACTGGTATTAATTACGTTAATAAGATACAGGGGGTGTTATCTGATTATGGTGACCAACTCCCGGCAACTATAAAAACGGCATTAGAGAAACAAACCAATGAATATAAAACTCAATATGATAGGGTAACTAAACAGGAAACCAAGTTAAAGGAAGCGGAGCAAGAATTAACCGATCTTTACAAAATTGATACAATTCCAAAGGAGCAACAACTTAAGACCTTGGAAAGGGGAGTAGAAGGCAATAAACCAGAAAGAATTATTGCTACTGAGAAACGTATTAAAATTGGTTTAAACCAGACCATAATAGACCTAAATAAAGAAGGACTTACACGTTCCGACCAGTATTTAATGTTGGAAGAGCGGAAAGCCACTGCTAGAAATTCAATGGAACAATATGAGAGAGCTGGTAATAAATCAAATGCTGCTTCTGAAAAAGATAAATTAGAGGAGTTGGAAGTAATTTCCAAAGTGCTCCTGGAGAAAACGCCAAAATTACCAGAATATTCTAAAGTAAAGAAAGAACTGGACGATTTAGCTAAACAGAAAACAGATAAATCTGCAGCGATTGAAAATCTTAAATCTGATATAAAGAAAGCAAAGGAATCTATGGATGCAATAGAAAAATCCATAGTCAAACTTCCTAAGGATAAACTACAATCAGCACAAGCAGAATTAGATAAAGCTCGAAGAAGGGTAGGGGAATTGGAAAAACAGCGGAGTTCCAAGCAAGTAGAGTTTGAGGCGGCAAGTAAAGCCCTCGTAGATACTCGTAATAAGTATTTGGATGCTATCTTTTCTAGTGTTGCCGAACAACTTAAGATAGCAGCGGATGCTATAGGCGAGAGAAATAAGGCGGCATTTGGTTATAAACTAGATCAAGGTAAGCTATATTCTCCGTTGGCGGGCATGATGTCAGGGGTATCGATGCCAACACAATTAGATATCGGAAAAAATTATGTTGAAATGAGTGCCCAAGAAAGGTTTGCCGCTTTTAATCCTGAAGAATATTCTACTGCTGCAAAATCTCAAGAAGCCTATAACTCCGTATTGAAGCAATTATCTTATGTTACAGATGAATTAGTCAAATCAGAAGTAGAGATGATAATGCAAAGACAGGCGTTGGCTAAAATAGAAGACCAAAACAGTGAGCAGTACAAGAAGACTAAACGAACACTTGAGGACTTAGAAGTACGCAAAAGAGCTACTGAGCAGGCTATGGAAGAATATAGAGCCAGAGCATTAGAAAAACGTGTGGAAGCAGAAAAAAGAGCACAAGAAACTAGAATGGCTGTATTAGGGCATGAAACTAAGCGTTTTATAGAATCTACCACTAGGTCGATGGAAGAAGGAATTATTGGTATAACCGACAAATTTAGTCAGGCTTTTCGTATGTCTCCTTTGGTTGGTGCTACTGCTGGTTTGGCTACTCCTTTTAATATTAATACTGGGAAAACAGAATTGCAACTGAGCCCACAAGAACGCGTTGCCCTGAATAACAATCAGTTATATAGAGCAGCATCTACAACGCAAGAAGAATTGCGTTTGGCTTCTGAACGTATTTCCAAGCTAGAGGGTAGAAGGGCTACTCTGCAGGCTGAGCAGCAAGAAGCAGCCCGCCTCGGTAACACTAGGTTAGTAGACGAATATCAGAATAGGATAAATGCACTTACGCAAGAAATACAAAAAAATACTGATGAATTTAATAATTTGAGAAACTCTTCCAGAGAACTGATGGAGGAATTCAGGCAACAAGTCTGGGTAGAAGAGGTGAAGCGGCAATTATTGGACGTTGGTCTAGAAATGAAAAAAACTATAATAGGTTTTGGACAAGCCTTTGAACGTTCTAAAATATTTTCTCCTGTAACAGGAACTATGGCAGGTATAGGTTACTCAGGGGAAATCCCCAGAATACAAGAACTCCCAGAATTAAGTTCTAGTCAATTATATGCTAAATATCAACCGGCGGGATACAGAGCAGGCATGGAGGCTATAAATCGTAGGAAGGCGTATGAACAAGCTATCTCTAGATACGACACAAATATACAACAAATGGAAGCCCAATCTGCTATGGGCGGTGAGGCTGGTAAGGAAGCAGCGGCAAAGTTACCAGGATTATATGAAGCACGTCAGAAGTTGCTAGACCAGTATGATGCTGAGAAAAGTATATTAGAAGGTATAATAAAGGCTACTATGGAAGCCAATATGCGTTTTGAAGTTTTACGCGATGTCATACAGTCTGTTCATAAGACAGTTAGTGCTATAGCACAAGGTATGGGACAATTAGTAGCAGCGGGGTTAAAGAGCCCGGTAGCGGGAGCCGCCAAGGGCCTCGTTCCTTATCAGTGGCAGGTCGCTAAACAAGAATTTGAACTTACTCCACAAGAAGTAGTAAATAAGTATGCTCCTAATATGGCAATGTCTGCTCATATGCAGCAACAAACTATAGACACAATGGCAAACATGGCTGGAGAATTTACTACCAAAAGACAAGAAGCACTAATGAAGGCCCAGTTGGCAGAGACTCCGGAGGAACGTAATAGGTATCTTAAGAAAGCAGATTATTATGGTGAGGCTTCTACTAGATTTGCTGATGCTGCCGAAGAGGCTCGTGCTGCATTGGAACCGTTGATTGAAAAATTAACTGCGTTAGCCAAAGTTGCTGAGGTTGCACAGAAATTTGAACAACTAGACCGCCAACTAAATATCTTAGCTAATACTCGTTGGGGTATGGATACTATACGTATGGAGACCGAGATGGGTAAGCACCCGTCTTCATTACAAAGGGGGAGGTATGTAGAGGTAGGTGGTCGTTTAGAGTATATACCCGGCTTGGGCAGTGGTTCTATGAATATACCCGGTATCCCTGGTGCCTATGCTGGTAGTTCCGGGTGGTACCAAACAGAGTACGAAAAGATTCCCGGCACGGAGTATGAAGTTCCTAGAGCATTCCAACCTGGTAGTAAAGAATGGCAGGAAATGAGAGTACTAGAGTTAAAACGGGATTCCGGCGAAGTAAAAGGTCCTGACTATGAACGGCAAAGAGCGATGATAACTTGGAATGCGGGTGAAGCACAAATACAATATTTGCAGAAGAGAGAGGACCAAAAATTTGAGAGACAGAAAGGTATAGCAGTACAAGCAGAAACGGCGATAGAAGAAGCTCTTATAGGTTATAGCGATACATTACCACAACTACGGGGAATGTTAGAGCCTTATCGGGAGATGATAAAAGAGGATATGCAGCATGCTGCAGATATCGTTGGAGAAGGTCCCGGCGGGGTATTACAACGGAGAGGCTTCCAAAGTTTGAGCGAAATGAAGAATGTTGCTTCTGAGTTGAAACAAATGATAAAGGCTGAAGATGCTCAAAATACTGCCCGTTATACTTGGTACCCAATAGTTAGACAATTAAAAGAATTACAAGAAGCATTAACAGGACAGTTATCGGAAGAAACTCCAGAAGAAAAGGAAGCTAGAAAGCAAAATGAAGACGCTAAGAAATACTTTACTGAGAGATTAGATAAAATTACCTTAAAAGATAATATGCCAAAGGATGAAACTGAGACTAAAACAGGTCGCAGAGATTACGCCGGTGCCCCTAGCGTAGAGCAAATAGAGAAAGCAAAAGAAGAAATTGATAAGAGAAAACCCTTTGACTGGTCTGGTATAAATGCAGGAAAGGGTATAAACCGGAGTCTTGCTGATTTCTCTAATGAAATATACAACAAGTATGTAGAGAAGTGGAAAGAGCAATCTAGGGTAGAGGGCTTATCTGGTAAACGTTATGGAGGGGCTGGTGTGGATGAAGATATACTAGGACAAGTCTATGGTTCTAAAGATATTCCTAGTATACTAGGTAAGAGTATGTTCAAACGCCTAGAACCTATGACAGGTGCTGAAGAAGCAGAGTGGTTAACATTCCTTAAAAATGCGGGGAAAGAAGACGGTGGTGTTGCAGAATTTGCTAAAGCACAAGTAGAAAATATGCGTATGGCAAATACGTACGGAATACGCTCCTCCCAAGGTAGAGAAATGTGGCGTATCATGAATTTTCAACCCGCTATGGATACACGACAGGAGAAGGACTGGCTGCAAGGTATGGAGGATAGTAAGAACCAAGTTAAATTCCAAAAGATGATGGGTAACGCTACAGAGTGGGGAGTAAAATCTGCTACTGGTAGAGAAAATTGGCGTATAATGCATAAGCATGCTGAATTGATGAAGGAATATATAAGTAATCCACTATGGAAACTGGTAAAACATTTTACTGGTGAAAATGCCCCAGATACTAAAGATACTACTCCAGATACCAAAGCTCCCGAAGTTAATAATGCTAATTCTATGTCATCAGATATCCTAGAAAAACAACTCGGTGTGCTACAAGAAATAAGAGATTGTATTTGTAGTGGTATGAAAGGTGGTGTAGGCGGAGTAAGTGGTGCGGGAGGTGCAACAGGTAGCGTTTCTTCCGCAGCAGTTGGTTTTGGTGTAGGAGAAAAAACTATTACACCGACGCCGACTACTATTCCTATTACACCGTCTATCCCGAGACCTACTCCTACTACAATTATACCTACTGCTGGTAATGAAAAATTATTCTGGGATACAGAATGGAATTATCCACCAGAAGCAATAGGATTTGGTGCAGAATCTAAGACCACAACAGAATTACCGGATTGGGCTAAACCTAAACCATACAGACCTCTTCCCGAAGGTCTCGACCAGAATGAGATTAATCGTTTATTATATGGCAATCCTAGTTGGATTCCCGAGTTGTCTGGACCCACGAAATTCCCAGAGGGTTTAGACGAGAATGAACTTAACCGATTGTTGTATGGTAATCCTAGTTGGACTCCTGAACTTACTCCTCCGACAGTATTTCCTCCTGGGTACACAGAGGATGTTAGCCCCGAAGATGTACTTGATTTGGAAGAACCTATATATAGATCTCCTTCAAAATTATATAAAGACAGACTTAAAGATATGATGGATGCTGCGGTGGAGTATGGTTTCCCTGGCGGGGATAATTGGATATCTACAGGAATGGATATGAGAAAGAAGAGAATACCCGGAGCTATCAAAGGAGTGAGAACATATAAAGAGTATCCTGTGAGAAGATTTAAATTTTTGTCTGGGGAACCTACTGAAAAATCGATAGACTGGGATATTAGGTATAATCAAGCGCAAGACGAACTTGCGTCAGAGGAGGAATTTTGGGGAACTGTAGGTGGTTACGATGAAGGGTTCAACCAGCCGATTAATATAAAAAACTCAATGGGTGATTTACTATTGTATGCTGGACTTATCGATGATGCTGTAGCCATTGCTGGTTCTATCTCTGGGATGTTTCGTGCTAAAAAGAAAGAGACATTACCTGTAGATTATAATAAATTATATGGTATGACTGGTGAGCAGGCTACAGAATATGCTATGCAATTCCCAGAAGAGATGCGCCAGCAAATAATGGATAAGTTTAATGATATAGAAATACAAAGAATAAGTGGTGAAGCTAGTGCTGGTGTTGAAGGAAAATGGGCACAAAGGGAGGAGAATTACAAGAGAAATGCTGAGAACAGAATTCGATTAACCAGTTTGCCTACTACACAAACACAACCAGAAGAAAAGAAAGATTTTACTACTATACCTAGAGGGAGAGGGGAGGAAGAAAAGGCTACGGAAACAGAAGAGCAATATAAGAGGTACAACTGGCTCACTACTCCATTCGGTGAGAGAGTAGAGAAGGCTCTTGCTACTCCTATGGGGTTCAATGAAAGGTCATATCCGGCATCTGATGTGTTTCCTATAGGCGGCGGTCAGGCTCGTATATATGCGAAAACAGGTGGTCTTGGCGCTATGGTACCGGATAGCAAAGGAAAGTCTTATTTTGGTTTTAATGTTGAGGCGAAGGCTGGTGATATGTATGAGGAATTACAACATAGTAGAACAGCTAAAATGTCTAAAGACCAATTACTTTCTATAGCGAATTCCGTGGGGGCATTACCTGGTGGTAAAGACCTTTTAAACGCCGCTATGACTTCTAGAAGGTCACAGACTGCATATAATGCTTATGGAGACCTTTCCAAGGAAATGCTTATGGAGGTCTTGGCTTCTTTAGGGCGCGGTGATAAGGAAAATATAGACAGAAGGAAAGCCTTACAGTCTAGCGAATTCGCGGAGTTAGATAGTGCTACATTATCTCTATATAAACAATCCGATGCTTTTAAATCCACTGTATTGAGGAAAGAATACGAGGAAGGACTAAAAAGGTATCTTGGAGAATTCATTGGTGCTACTAGTGCTCTGGGTCCGTCTGATATCTCGGATATATATACTTCTGATGTTTATCCTGTTGGTGGAATGGGTTATTACGGAAAGAAAGAAGGACAGCCAGTAGATTATAGAGATTTTGTTGGTTCTGATGAAGAAATAATAGATTTATTTCCTGGCGGAGAGCCGTCTGAGGATAGAACACCGTGGTATAGTAGTCTAAGAGAACGAATTATGCAAGAAAGTGCCATGGAAAGGTTCTCTTCCGAACTGGACCAGTTCTATCCCGCTTCTAGTTGGCATGTAAATGATTTTGTTGATGCTGATAGGAAGAGACAAGAAGAATTACGAGCTAGTGAATTTGTGGATGCTGAGTCCTCATTACCAAAACCTACAGAAGCAAGAAGAGATTGGGTTCCTGAAGAAGTATTAGCAGAGAGATTCAGGAACGAAAAACCTATGATTACAAAGGAAGAGCAAAAAGCAAAGGAGAGGGAGAATGCACAAAAAGAAGCAGAACAAAAAGCAGAAGCTAAGAAAAAAGAGATGGCTAGTGTTCTATGTAATCAATGTGTAATGAAAGTATTTATTACTAATTGGCCTGAGTCATTAGGCGGAGCAGGTGTAGAAACAGTTTCTGTTCCTGAAAAGTACAGCCCCACAGATAGGTCTAAGTTAACTGCACAAGGTATTATGGCGGGCAATATCTCTAAACACGTCGCAATAGAGGGTACCGGTAATAGTTTGTCTGTTACGGAATCTCCAATAGTAAGTAACCAAGCGGGTATTCCTAATACTATGGGATTCCAAGTGCCAAAAGATATTGTAAAGGTGTTTGTTACGAATTGGCCCGGGGTCTATGGTGAAACATTTGGTCAAATGGACAGACAAGGTAAAATGGCTCCAGGTAGTGTTCTACCTCCTGCCGGGGCTAATTACATTAATAGTGCTCCCGAATATGGTCCCACAATTTCTATGGGCGGTGGTGGTTCTATGCTTATAAAATCTCCTAGTAATCCTGCTATAGAAAGTTGCAGAAATTTAGGTGGTAGGTGGACGGGTGAAGAATGTATGTACGGTCAAGACATGCCGAGACAAGAAGCAGGTTTAATGCCAGTACCGTCCAGGTCCGTAGAAGATGACTATTCAATGACTACACAGGCTATGTTGTGCGAGGCTCGTGGCGGTAAGTGGGATATGGCTAAAATGCGTTGTAAAACGAGGGAAGAAATAAAGAATGAAGAAATGGCTACTATTTATACCGATGTTGTAGATATGATACCTGGTTATACGGTACCGCAAGGTACACCTAATTATTCTACTGTAACTGGGTATGGACCAGACATAAGCGGTAATGCCCAGTATTCTGTGGGTAAGGCTGCTGCAGGAATTATGTCTGGTAATGCTAACGGCTTACCTGTTGTAGTAATGAATTGGCCAGAGTTATTAATTAACCCTACGGCAGCACCATTAGATATTATGCAGCAGAATCTGATGGATAAGAACATAAATCAACCGCTAGACCAAACCGGACAGACACCACAGTCTATAGTTGATGCAGATGCAATAACTAATTCTATAACGAATGCCTTGAGCCCTGTGCTCGCCGCTATAGAAAGATTTGCGACAAATCAAGTCAGCCCCGCGGGTAATGTTGGACCGGACGCAGGCACTGCACTAGCGGAAGGTTTTAAAGCAGGTTTAGCTAACTTTGTATTACCTGTAGACCCAAATGCAATGGTCAAGTTGGACCCAAATGCAACGGTTAAAGTAGATGGCGGGGATAATGCTACAGGAAAGGGTGCAGTTGTTAACAGAGAAGTGGTTGACCAAGTTGTTAATGATGCATTAAAATCACGAAATATAGATTTAATTAATGATACTGTCATAGAAATTAGAGATACTCTGGTACAAGTAAAGGCTGATGTATCACGTCAAAGTGATAAACTAGATAGTGATTTTACTGGTAGAGTAACTTCTCTTGAAACTAGGCTGGATGCTGTTATCCGAGAAGTAGCAAATGCTGTAAATCAACTAGCACAAACAACTACAAAGGTGGATGCTATCAAAAATACCCCACCACAAGACAGTAGTTCATTGAAACCAACAAATGGATATAATTTAACATAGGAGAATCAATGCCTTTATCTCAAACTGCAGAAGAACTAATAGCCGAAGGTAGATTATATTATGGCGACCCTTGTTACCAAGCACAGTGGGGTAGTACGTTTGGGGAATGCTATGATAAGACTAAGTTCGGTCATTTGGCTTTAATGGTTCTGGACTCCTATGGTATTACGGTTTCCCCCGACAGTGACCAAGGTTATCAATATGGTAATCATTTATGCTGTTGTCCTCTAGACTTATTAAATCAGGACCCCTTTCAGTGCATTAATATGTCGCTACAAACTAAGTTGTTAGACGAAGAATTGTGGGAATGTTATGCAGATGAATTTGGTAATGCTAAGTTCGTAAGAGTACTAGAGGGTACTTCTGAGTCTAGTGTAATCTCTCCTTTGCCGCGGGTGAATTATTGCGTTCCCACTATTACTCCCCATGATATTGCTAATCTAGTTATAGTTAATAGTGCCGATTCCCCGCCTTTTAGAAAATGTGGCGACTGGATTACTATAATAGATGGCAGCGAGGTGGATTTACTGAGAACCATACATCCACCTATATTTGCTGACCCGGCATCTGCCAAGGGCGTAAGATTTAGTTGGGGGGAAGTCACTGGGTTCGGAGGGCAATATGTATCAGAAACTTGTGAGGTAGGCGAATTCAATCGCTATGGTGGTATAGTCTATCCTGATTTTGATAGGAAACAAGTATATAAAGATGGTGTAAATGATATATTCGAATTACAATCTTGGGAGAGTATTCTGTTCTGGTTAATAGACTTTAGTTATGATACGAAGGTAGGTCAAAACATATTAAGGCATTACCAGATTAATTTTCAGAAACAAATGGAAATCCCTGTTCCTATCTCATTCTCACCCTCTTCCGATTATAGTGAATTATTTCCCCCAATCTGTGATATAGGTAGCCAAGGAACTGGTACTAATCCTCAGTTTACTTTAAATTTGTTATCAGACACCTCTTTATTAACAAAATCTTGTGAGAGTGTGCAAAGTTCGTTGTCGGCAGCAGCAGATAGGAAATCTATCATAGCATGGGCTGAATATTCCATACCTTCTTTTTTTGGGTATGGTCACGGGACTACACGCATCAGTTTTAATGATGTAAGTAAATGGAATTCTCTAAGTGAAGACTGTATTGATAATGAAATTAGTTCTATTTATGAAGATACCACCGCAATAGTTGGTAATGGGTGTACGTTAGATAGCAGGGACCGCACTGCTAACATAATACTGGGCTGTACCTCTATCAATTTTGGTAATCAAGTAGATCGACGTACTTTTGATATAAGCAGGGAATTATGGACGACCATCGTGGACGACCCCTCATACTACGAAAATGGACACATGGAATATGCTTTTAGAGGCATAGCCCCGCACGCAGCAACGTTCTCTTCCGACTGGGTTCCTCCCAAAGTATGGCAAAACCCATATGAATCCTATATGATGACATATTTAACGCAACGAGTAGGCTCTTCTCCCGGGTGCACGTCCACATACACTTTTGATACGGCGTATACTTATCCTGGTTACTTATTCGGTGATGGGGATAACTTATGGACAATGGAAGAACTCTGGGCTAAGGTCAGGGTGAGCCGTCCTGGTATTTCTATAGTTGGTCATGGTCGTGGTGTAGATTCTATAATGCCATATATGAATCTACGTGTTAAACCGGTATATCTGTCTGATTTTCCAGTAGCCACAGCCGCGGCTGGTGAAAACTGGGATGAAGGTTGCGTAGATGCCTTTGATGGTGTAAGAGATAATCTTTATTGTACTATTGAGGAAGACACGGCGACAGCCATGGAAAGACTACAAGAAGCACAAACGGGAAATACTATACAATTAACTCTAAATTGGTTATATCCAGACTTTGCACAATTTGGTACAGATAGTAAAGATGCTTTTAATGATTGCTGCTCCAAGTGCTTAACAGTGGCAGAAATGTTGTGGGGTTACATACAAAGATATAAAGATGAACCTAATAAGAGTATGACCTATGTTTGTGGACCTCCTGCTACACAGGCAGATATTCCACAGTTGGGACATACCCTACAAACTCCGTACGGTAACCGTATAATAAATTCTATTTCTTATTCTTACACAGATGGTTCCAATTTTGCGGTAAACTTGGAAGTAGGACCAGTGTCAGTGTCCCAAGCCACTGCTGGTGGATTAAAGAAAAAAGATGTAAAACAGGAAAATGTGAAGGGCAGAATTATAAGCCATGAATATGGTGCATTGTTTAAAGTAAGTATACCCGGGATAGGTATAATAAAAGCGTGGAACCAAGATTATCATCCTTGGCAGGCTGGAGATACGGTACAAGTAACTATCTATAACCAGCCTGTTGCGTTATAATAAGAGGTCAAGAATATATGGCAGATTGCGTTAATCTACAATTAGAAAGAGTAAGTGCTAGAATTGAAGTCGGCGGTTTTCTTTATACGACCCCAGGTCGTGCGGAAAATACCTCCGGTGATGTTATGTCTTTTTCTTTGAATAAATCTCGTGGTCAGGCTACAGCAAAACTACAATGTCAATTGATAGCGAATGTTGCTGACCAAGATGCTATAAATACCTTTAGTAACGTAGAAGATAATTTAGGTGAGGTAATAATTATGTGGGCGGGTCCCAGTGATAATATATATGAAATACCCAGATTATTTACTGGATACATAACTAGCGTTAGACCTACTCCGCATTGGAATGATGCTAGAAAACAAATATTGGATATACAAGCAGAAGATGTCTTTGCAAAGATGGTTTATGGACCAAAGTTTAGCAGGAGATTTAAGATACAGGATGACCCCTTTGCAGTAATAACTGGAGGGAAACGTAATCAAGGGGGTTCTATGACGCAGCTCAGAAGAGTGAAGCCGGGGCAGAATGGAGTAAGTTATATTTTTACTGGTGGGAGTGGACAGGGATTTGAACACAGTCCTTTAATAAAAACCCCAGACTACGTATCTAGGACACCAAACGGTGTATCTCCGGGTTATGGAAAAAGTTCTTTAGGTTCTGAAACTGGGATGTATCGGATGGAGCCAGCAGAGGCCACAGTCTATCCGGGAGCAATAGTCTCTTCACAAGTAATAAATGCTAAAACCGGTGAAATCGTTAGTGTGGCTGGGTTAGAGTCAACGGCAGGTAAAGCTTGTATGTGCCACGCCAAACCCTCTACTAAATCTTTTGAAACAGGACAAGTGTCTAAGTCTGGGTTAGAACCAGGAGTTAAGTCATTTCCTTTATGGTTTGATTACGGTAATAATGATACTCTGAATTTTTATATCACCGGCTCTTATTCCCCGATACAAGTTACATTTGTTCATCCGCTTGATGGTGGTACAGCCTCGATAGAGTTTAAGATGGTGCCACCGCACACGCATAGAGACTTAGGACAAGGTGGACCTGCTGTCGCAGTGTTCGATGCTTTTCCTATATAAAGGAGTATAATGGCTGGTTGTAATTGTTGTGTAACTTATGATTCTCAAATTATAGTTGGTGATGCTGATATAAGTAATCAAACTATTAGTATATCAGTAGATTCATCACAAGAAATAATCTGGGAAGATAAAACAGACCAAGAGTGTGACCCTCTAGGAGATGAGAAGGTTTATCTCTACGGTCCGGGGAAAGCTTCAGTACAGATTACGGCATATCCATTTGCTCAATATACAGATTATACTTTTGGTTTTGAATGTCCTGTAAGTGTGAATGTAAATATACCATGGCGTTACGTCTATGATTGTAGAGGTTGCGAACCATGTATAGACCCCGCGACAGGGGAGCAAGGTATAATGAGGAAAGGTCGCTATATTGGATTGCCAATGAAGAAGAAGCAGATTTCTGTTACTGGTGACATTGAGAATTCAAATCTATTTGAGGTGGGAGGTTGTGCTGTCCCTACAACAAAGTTTACTTTAACAGCAGGACCACAGTCAATTATAACGCCTCAGCCGACCATGCAATACAGTTGGTTGAAATATCATGGGTTACCTTTTGAATTCGATACGGACCAAGTAAAGACTCCTTTTATCATTACAATAAATAATGGTAGCGGTTGTAGTTGGGCATCGGGGTTTAGAAATGTAAGGGCTTATTTAACTAGTTTTTCATTTTCTTTCGCTCCTCCTCAAGTTCCTACTTGTAGTCTTAGTTTTGATGTTCTTGTAAGCTTCTGCCCAACATGCTAAAAAGGAAATTTATTATGAAATATAAAAAATGGAGTAAAGAAGAAATTGATTTATTAATATATAGATATCCGTCATGTTCAAAAGTTGAATTAGAAGAGATGTTTGATAGGCCTTATTATTCTATACGTAGAAAAGCTTCTGATTTGAGGATTAAAAATGAAAAATGGTGGACAGAGGAAGAAGAATTATTGTTTAGGGGTATATATCCTTTTATTAGTAATTTAGAAATTGCAACTATAATTAATCGTACAGAGGCTTCTATTATACATAAGGCCAAACGATTAGGTCTTATTAAAAATATAGATATGTTAACGTCTAGGAGAAGTAGTGACAATAGAAAATATAATTTTAATACTAGGTATTTTAGAGAAATAAATAATTCAGATAAAGCTTACATTTTAGGTTTTCTTTTAGGTGATGGGAATATTAGCAATAAGAAATATCGTATGAGATTACAAATAAACATGCGAGATGAAGAATTATTATACTTTATCAAAATAAAGATGAATGCTAATAATCCTATTTTGTATAAAAAGGAGAACGATATTTGTGATTTTAGTCTTAGTTCTTTTGAATTAATAAGGGATTTATCCTGTTATAATATGAAACCTAGAAAAACTTATAATTTAGTTATACCAGATAATATTCCTAATAATTTATATTCTCATTTAATAAGAGGTCTTTTTGATGCAGATGGTTGTATATATGTTGGTAAAAATAAGTTAATGGTATCAATTTGTGGTACTGGGGATGTTTGTGAATGGATAAAAAAGGTAGGTAAGAAGTTTGTAAATATTAAAGGAAATGTTTACTACTATGATGGTAGGGTCCCAATTTATAAATTAGGGGGACGAAAGCAAATTTCTAGATTTGCGGAATGGTTATATAAGGATGCAACATTTTTTCTTTCTAGAAAGTACAATAAATTTGTTGAGGCGGGGGTGTTATAAAAATGGCAGATATAAATAGTTGTGTTGTTGGTACTTCTTGGAAACTACGAAGCGGTCAACCTCAAATGGTGTGCGGTTGTTTATGCGATAGGTCCACTTCTTATTATATAATGCAGACATTCGGAGTTGAGCGAAGAGAGGTTAAAAACTATAAGGCAACCACACAATTGCTAGAATCAAATGATTTTATAGGACTTAATCCAGATGCAGAATTTGAGAGTGCTTCTTACAATGCTAGCACATATCTAACGGCGGATGGAGAAATAATTTTTACCGGGCAGGAGCAGAAACTTCCGGAATATATTAATGAAAGTTTAATGCCCGGGGTAGAGAGTTTCGAATTTTCTTAATAGGTACATAATATGGCAGATGTTTGGGAGGATTTAATAGAAGGTGAAGTAGTAGATTGTTCTACTTTGTCAGTAAATTATCAACCTTCCGGGTTGGCTACTATAGGACTAACTATTTATCGTGAGAAATCTTTAGGTGCTCCATATACAGAGGGAGGACCTGGATTTGAAATGTGCTTTGGCGGGGTTCGTTTTAGAGGTTATGTCACTGACCAAAGTATAGTCCCTGAAAGTGATATAGAGTATATACAGTGGAGAGTATCTGCGATTTGTATAGGATGCAGGGATATTTGTGTACCTACCGGGTGCTAATTAGTTAACTTTTTATATACAGTAGGTTTTTGTATATTGGGAGATGCAAAGTGAGTGTTATAATCGGAAATTCGACCCTTGTTACTCTAGATTTCCCTAACGGTCAAGTGACTGAGGGTATTACATCAATAGAGTGGAATTTTGGCACTAATGTGAATAGACTTTATACTCTAGGTATGGGTGCCGGTTCTTGTGGCCCACGAGAATTCGGGAGTGTGCGTAGTGCTGAGGTAAGTGTTAGCTTTAGTATTTATGGTGGTATTACTCCTGAGACAAGTACGTGCCCTCCGGCAGAGTGTGCTAATTCTCCTGCTACAGTAGTCGTAAATATTGTACCCGGAACGTGTGACGCCGATGTTGACGGTCTTAGTAGAGCCGTATTTATTAATAGTTATAGTTATTCTAAAGATAGGGTCTCTTTCGGCACCGAGTCGTGGGCGGGTAATGCTTATGTATCCCCCGAATCTGTACAAACTGGTACATGTAATGAGTACATAGAACCAGAACCAACCTATGTTATCTTAGGTCTTGCCGAAGGTACTATAGAAGGTGAGGGAGGAGATATACAGGCTACTGTTGGTGCTAGGTTCCGTGACGACGCTTGTGTAGTAGAAACTACTCGTGCTAGCGTTCAGGCAAGTAATATATCAATAGGTGAGTATATGATAGTACAACACGGTACGTTTCAATCTGTTGGTAATTCATTGTTTTGGGACCCTGGAGTAGTTGCTAAGGCTAATGTATCACTGACACTACAACCAGTATATATTAGTAGTTAGAGGAGGTACTGCGTGGCAGTAATTGAAAGGTATAAATTATACTTTGAGTGGATAGGTCTTAAATATAATAAAGATGTTGCTAGTTTTAAAGATGCTTGGTTTCATGGTCCCGTGTTACAAAGGGCAGCCAAGATAAATTCTAATGACTATATCGACTTGGATTTTTCCTCGCAGAATTTTAATAATAAATTATTCCTGGTCGATAGTTATTATATAGCCAAGTTGAGATGGAAGGACGTGGAATATAGGGAGGGAAAGGTCATGTTAAAGGGATGTAAACTTACGCATAATAAAGCGGGAACTCTTAGAGAGTTAAAGGATGGTTTTAGTTTTCTAATAGATTGTGGTAGACATGAATCTTACATGCACCACAAAACATTAGTGTACCCTTCATGGGTAATGAATGAAGAAAAAGTTATAATTTAGGAGGGAATTACAATGGCTGTAATTACAGGTTTAGGTCCATCTCGTAGAATTAAGTTGGAACAAAAAAATCCAGGTGGGACTACAGGTTCTGGTTTATATTGGAAATTAGACCTTATTTCTGCTGGTCCTGGTGTTACCATTGATTACAAAGAACTACATAGTTCCGGGGATTTAACTGCGGACAAGAATCTGGTACCGTGGGGTGCCAAGGTTATGAAGGTTGCAGAGATTTCTACTACTAGTGGGTATTATGGAGATATCCCCGTTGCTAGTGGTACTCTTACAGTGGCTAATGGTATTATCACTGGATATACTCCTGCGTAATAATGGGTTGGTCTAGAAGAGAAGATATAACAATTGATCTGACTGGTATAACTGATAAAAACCAGCCAGGTTATTGTCATAAGTTGTGTCCATATAGTACGGCATATAGAGATAAGTACCAATACACGGGGAAAATTTGTACCGGAATGGTCGGCGGGGAACCACAGTACCAAACAGGAACCTTTGTATTAGGAAATTCTAATGATCGTACTCTATATGGTGTAGCGTATGCTACGTATGAGTGTTCTGAACATACAACTACTAGTGGTCGTATGTTTTATAAGGACAATCCACCGGGCTGGGCTTGTAAAGACCCAGCCTGTTACTATCATACTACGGTTGCTAGCGGCGAATGTTACCAGGAGGTTTAATAAAATGGCTATTAATGAAACCGTTTATTCACCTCTCTATCCCAACAACACTAAAACAGTTACTATTGATTTAGTATCAAGAATACCTTTGGGTGAGGGGGGCGACGAAAAGTATATACTATCAGTATCGGTTGGTACTAATGTATATAGTGATATAGCAAATAGTACTAGAATATCTCCCATCTACATTTATGAGATGCGGAGAGGTTGGGCTCAGGGTTTTTCCATAGATTTTCCTGTGGTGACTGCTGGGGGAACTCTTACTATTGCTATTGATGAAGCAGATAGCGGGGCTGTTACTGTAGATGTGGCATCAGGTACCTTATCATCTAGTACTCTTATACAAAGCTTACAGTATCAGTTGAGGGCTACTGCCTCTGGTAGTGGAGTGAAGGCAACTGCTTCTAATAAGCTAAGTTATATGAATGCCGAAGCGGTGGTGGAGGACGGTCGTCTCACTTTCTTATCAGGTTCTACAAAGAAGTCTTACAATTCTTCTACTTGGTCAGAAACATCGAGTGTTAAAGTTACCGGAGGTACTGTCGCAGATGAGTTAGGTTTTTCTACTGGATATCCTAACTCTTATGATTTGGCTACAACTACTTCGGGGGCTTTACATGGACCTGCGTCTGCCCATGCTACGATGGATGATGCTGTACGATTTGCAGTTATGTCAATTGTTAATCAGATAGATTTTTCTGGTTAAGTAAGTGGTTAGGTAATGGATGTTATCCAACTTTTTGACAAACAGTGGAAATGTAACTAGTATATCAGGTAATGATGCCTATGCACCATACCCGTATTGGGATACTTATACATATCGTCAGTTAAATAGCACTGAGATTGATTCTTTAAAAGATAATGATTATTTGTCAGGGGGTGTGACATTTTCTCCGAATCAGTATACTTGTTTGGAGATAACCACCCCCGAACCTATTTATATAGGTAGTATTCGTTTATATGGTCCTAGTCAACTTACTAATATGGAAGTTGGTGTGGTCATACCACAATTATCTCATACCTTATCCCATCAAAATTTAAATTTATTAACCGATTCAGAAAGAGAAAATCTACAAGGTGAAATAGTCTACTGGGACCAAATAGATGCAAACCGTGGTTATTTCGAAACTACACAAATCCCTCTGGTTTCTGGTTCCCCGGTAACGTTAGTGTCTGCTAATTATGATATCCTGTATTCGGCTACACTTAGCGGAGAATTAAGCGGAGTTGCAGGCAAGACAGTTAAACAAATACTAAAAGGAAATGATGTCCCCGCTGAGTTTATAAGTGTTCATATGTCAGCAGGTAGTACAGATCTAACCTTGAGTGATGTCACTATCAGTCCTATGAATACTGAAAATTATATTCATACTTTTACTAAAGAGAATACGCTGGATGATGATGTGCGGGATAGAATAAGGTATTGGGTGGCTGATACCGAGGGCGGAGAGTACGGGCATTTTGAGGGTAGGGACATCTGGCTGGACGTCGGCTCCGGTGTTATCGGGAAATGGGACCAGTATACCACGTGGTCGGGTAACTATTCCAGAGAACAGTTAGCGGGGTACAGCTATTATACTTTTAGGCAAGTAATACCTAATAAGTATCTAGCTAGTTTTGGTGATGGAATAAGAGTTACATTTAGCGGATGTAGTGATCGAGATATCTTATTAAATGGTGTCTCCTATATGCAGGCTTCGTCGAATACGGTAACTCTGGACTTCCAAAATAATTCTTCTTTTTTACAATATAATATAAAAGGTATAATAGATAGATGGAAGAATGATGGCTTTGATATAAACACTCCTATAGAAACGCTTCAAGGAGCAACTACCCCAACAAATATCGGAGACTATATAGACTCTCAGAGGTCTAAACAATATGGCCATTTCGAAGGTACAGAGATAGATGTAGACGATGATACAGAAGCAATCATGTATGATGCAAATGTGATTGGTATAATGGCTCAAAACCATGGTTTAGTACCCGGAGATTATATAAGGATATATGGTACAGAATATTATGACGGTTACTACCAAGTCCTAACTTATTCTACAGCACATATTGTCGTCATCTGGGGAATCTATGACCCTGAAACTTTTTATTCGTCCGCGAAGATAAGGAAAGTTATTTCTCTTGGTCCCGAAATAGATTTCTATGGAAGAAAGCAGGATTGTAGAGATGTTTTACCTTCTGTTCAAATAAATATGGCGAATGGCTCAGAGGTATATATTACAAACTATTCTAGTTATGGGTTGGGTCATAGTTCCGTAGAACTTAGTGATATAATAGAGACCGGCGTAGTAACCTCTATCTATGATGTGGACGTGGATTCCAGTGGTTGGCTTACATCTATGCCTGGTCCGGATAATAATCAAGAATGGCAGACCAGTATGCCTTATGCTTATCAAAAATATTTCAAAGCTCGCAAGAAATTTACTAAGTATAGCACGGCGTGGACAGACCCTAGTAGAGGTTATACAACGCAAGCAGCCGAGGCTTACGATTACTCTGGTAAAATATCTTTAATAACAGAGGCGGATGACCCGGAGTTTGAGGGTGATTGGACTGGTTCTTGGGACGCCCGGTTCTTTGATAGGATAATGGCCCAACCTTGGTCTATCCTTATTGCCGACGGGTGCCCATTTCAGACTTTATGTTATAGGGGTCCTATGCCTGTCAAGTTTATCTTTGATTTACAAACCCCGAAAATATTAAATAAATATAGAATGTGGATACAACTACTTCTCTGTCCTAAATCCATGGCAGACGGAATACCTGCTCCACTAATATCTAAACCAAAGAGTTGGAAAATACAAGGTTCAAATGTAAATAATAATGATGATATTTATTGGACTACTCTTCATGAGGTAACCGATTTTAATCCGGACGATTTTATGGATACTGCGTACCCTCCGGATAAAAGGGTCCCTCTGTCTTGTGCTAATAGTGAGTGGTTATATTTTAGAAATACCGAGTTGTATCGTTACTACAGGTTGTATGTGTATGAGGTTTGGATAAAAGCCCTTGTATATGATAAAAATCCTTATGGCGTCATATATTCTTCGGGTGTGGAGACTACTCACATAGACGAACTGGATTTGTGTGAACGCCGTGCAGCCCCGGGTATCTTTCCTACCGTGGTTACTTCGGATTTATTTGCAGATACAATAGATAGTGTATTACCGCTTGAGCATTTAAGGGATAAATCCAAGATTTTTTATTGCTTGTCCTTTGATGATGGCGATGAATTTAAGATATATAATGGAGTGGATTGGATAACGACAGTAAGGAATAATGGTGGGACATGGCAATACTTGTATAATGACATATTCTATAATGCAGAAGATAATAATGTGCGGAGGGCACTCTGGCAAGCCTTCTCTATACCTGAAAATAGGATGGATTATAATTCGCTTAGTAGGATAAACACCGGTGCTTATACTCTAGCAACTCCTTCTGGTACATATCTACAGATAGGTATTGGTTTGCTGTCCGAGGGTGTCATTGAACCTATGCTGGAAGGTATAGAGATTACTGGTATAATCTATAATCCGGTGGGGCAAAGTGAGCCCTATGAACTTACTTTCAGCGGTGCCACCGGGATTAATATACCTGCCGGGGAAAAAGTAACCTCCGATTGGATTAATGCTGATGTCCTACCAACAAATGATATACTGATTGTTATGGATACCGATTCTTCTGCTAGTGGTATTTCACGTTTTACAGTAGACAGGAATCCAAAGTATTTTGAACGGCGAGATGCCGCTTCTTATGATTTACAAAATGTTTCTTCTTCATTGTACACGATGAAAGAGGGCGTAGTTTTAATAGACTCTATAGAAGTAAGACAATCTTCTACTGTAATTATTCCTGCTGCGACCAACGATCTGTTAGAGAATTCTATGGTAAGTTTGTCCGGAACTGAATATTATAATGGACTACACACTGCGGTAAATGTTGCTGCCGACACATTTGAAATAGTTTCGAAACATAATCCTGAGACAATTATTTCCGGGGCTGTAGTCCATGAGAGACTGTCCATCGGTGCTAATCAACTCCAACCAGAGGTGCAGGTTGGTTCCTTAGTAGAGTTCTCTGAACCAGGAGGTTATTGGTCCACTGATTACCAGTCCACACAAATAAGTGGTTATTATACTGTAACAGAAAGTAATTGTGTGGTGGGGTATGAAGCCACACATTTATTTGACCCTAGTATAACTACCTGGTTTCATAGCGGGCAGACTATCGAGGATGGTCCTATACACATTGGACTGAACACCGTTGATTTTACGAGGCAGTATAATAAAATAAGATTACGCTCAGCATATAATGAAGACTACTGGTTAAGAGAATTTCCTAGAGGAATAAGAATAAGTGCTTGTTCCTCTAGTTCTACTCCCACTTTGACTTCTGAGGTCGAGTGGACTTTATTAGTGTCAGGAACATGCTCATTACCTATTGGTGCCGGTAGGTTCAATGAATGGATACCTTTCACTAATTCTGGTGATTATAACTGGTATAGACTTTCTTTTGACTCTAATTATGGTTCGTGGTATGATTGCGTTAGACTATCTGAGATTGAAATAGCAGATGATATTGACATTCTAAAAGGCTGCGGGTTGATCGGAGAGATACCGGGTTTCGATGCTAAATATCTCTTGGACTCGCAAAGTTATACACAATATGTTAGTTCTGGTACCATTGGTCTAGGAGCACTACATATAGGATTAGATGCTAGAAATAGACCTAAGAAATTGAATCGATTCCAAGTAAAGTCTATCAGTAGTGCTATCACTGATACTAGTGATGACCCTTGGTTAAGGGTTAGTCCCAAAGATATCTTAGTTTATGGTTCCAATATAGCTAAGCCTACTTTGAATACGGATACTGGTTGGACCTTAATAACTACTACCGGTATAGCACTACCACAAGCGGGGGCTGTTTATAGTAGTTGGGTAGGCGTGGTAGCTTCCGACAACTATACTACACCTACAATTAAATCTCCCACTATGACGGGGTATACTACTCCTGCTCCCTATAGTGCTTCTGCTACTTCTATTAGGGGAACATTTCACGAGCCCTGGCGGGCCTTCGATAGGGATATATCCGACAGTTCTTATGGCTGGGCATCAAGTTCAATTTTGACTTTACCACAATCATTATCCATTTATTTAGGCAGCCCTATTATTATAAATGCTATTAGGTTACGTCCTTATAGTGGTGTAATGTATTCTAGTTTTCCTGAGACTATAAAAATGTACGGTAGTAATATATTGAGTCCCTCTATAACAAACGAGGCACATTGGTCAGAAATTACTGACTATATTTCTATTCCCGATCCTGGCGGCTTCGCGTGGACAACCTGGGTTTATTTTGATAACCCTGATGAATATTCTAGTTATAAGATTACTGTCTTTGAAACAATTACAGGGACTCCCGATTGTGGTTTCAATGAGATATATTTAGGTTATAGGGAAAAGTTATTTCCGAATCCGGCTGATATTCCTTATCGTCATTATAAATTAAAAATAACATCCTCCCATGGTGGTACTTCTTCTAACGTCGAGTTTTCTGATTTAAATCTTGACTATGACGAGAGCAGTTATTATCAACAAACAGTAAATTACAATATTGACTTTCCAGTAAAGATTTTTGATTTACCCCCAAAACATGAGGTGACCGGAGTAAATATAACAACTATTAGCGGTTACAAAGGAGGTTATTCTGAGCAGGTAGGTTCTACGGTTAGTGGTACTTATCCAATTAGTTTTATAACTATCGTTGATAGGCATAATAAACTAGAGAATGATAAGTCTATAAGTCAAATAGGAGTCTCCAGTGACATAGGTGGACGTATCTATTTCAGAATATTCGAAGAATATACGGAGGGCTCCACCGAGAGATTTACTATATGGGATGTATTTAGTGTTACTCATAGTGGAGGCGGTTTTCAGTGGTTTACTTTGACAGACCCTTATATAATTCCTAGTGAGGGAAATCATTACTTAGGGTGGTATCAGGCTAATAACCCTAGAAAAATGGGTGTAACGGGCGGTGAAGGTAAAACCTCTTATCAGTATGGAGATTATATTGGAACTAATATTTATCTACCGTTGCACCATACCGATTTCCTACCTTCTTTAGCCGTAAGGTATAACAGTTATTTTGATTTAGGAATAACTACCAATAGCGGTCTATTATTAAATAATTTCAGTCCTGCTCGTAACAGCAAGATATTTAATAGTTCAAATACGCTGGGACCTTATTATGACGAGACTGTTTCTATATACTTAGGTCGTCCTAGTCCAGTCGTGGAACCTAATACTCAAGGGTCTATGCTGGTAACTATTTATTACAAAGAAGAGGGTGAGGATAACTATGGGTTATCACAATTGGTAACAATAAAAGATAGTTCTCATAAAATGTATGACCACCCTATAAACAATGCTTTTGATTCCGATAGTAAAAACTATTTTAGTCCAGAGAAATGGTTGGATGAATACCAAAATCTCAGGTTTATGCTGCGTTTTTATGACCCCGTATATTTGGAAGCTTTCTCTGTTGCACCGGCACAGGTGTCAAACGGAATAGATTGCTTACCAGACTCCTTGATGATTGCTGGTTCCGAAGACTATGCTAGGTTGTATGATGCAGAGGATTGGACTGATTTATATTTTGATGAGGATTACTCAATTCCTACAATAAGTGATTGGAAACCGTACATATATTTTGATGACCACACAACGCAATACCGTTATTATAATTTTACATTGTGGCATTATGGTTATCCACAAAAGTATGGTATGTTGGGTGGGGTAAGGGTTGTTGGCGTTCTTCCATACCCAACTTATGTTACCACATCTGGTTTGCTAACGACGGTACGAAGTATAACAGGCGACGGAAGGGATGCTAATGAAGTAAGATTATTACATAAGAGCGGAGATAGAAGGTATATTAATAATATTTGGAATACTTATACATACAACGGACGTAATGAAGTTTCTCCTGGAACTGTGTTTTTGATGGGAGAAAATAACATGTCTACTACGTGCCCGCATCCCGTCTCAGTAATCAAAGAATATAATGGTAATCGTAATGAATTACCTGTATCCCCAGTAGAATTTGGTGGATTAAATATTCTTGCTTGGCATAAGTTTGAAGAGGAGACCGGTAATTTTATAGATTACTCTGGTAATAATATTAATGTGGTGCGAGTAGGGAATATAATTATAGAAGATGGTAAGCGGGGGAAGGCGGCTAAAATAGTAGATTCTGATAGTCCTCCAAAATATGGTGTGTTTACATTACCACATCATTTGACTGAATATAGTGTTTCCTTTTGGTTCAGACCAGTTCATGACATATATCCTGGATATCCAATAACTTTTGATATAATGGGTGGTTGGGTTTCTTATGGTAATGTACCGGGTGTGTGGCATATATCATTAGGTCGAACTTATTTATATGTGGATTCTCCTTATCCCTTTAGACAAGAGAATACTTTACCACTAGGTTCTTCGCATTCTACCAAGATCTTTTTTGGTAATTATGGGAAGGTTATCTATACAGGGAGGGAAGTGTGGAGTAAGAAGTCCTGGCATAATATCATATTTTCATTCGATTCCGATGGGGACTATAAAGTATGGGAGGACGGAACATTAGATTATGAGTCTGGAACTCTATCCTCGACCATCTACCCACCGCCACCTGAGATAATTGTAAATCCGGCTGATATACATTATGATAACTATGACTTTAATAATTGTATGTATTATGGTTTACCTTGGATAGACGGTCAAGGTGCCGTGGGAGAGTTTTATTTGGACCACGTAATGCATTTTAATAAAGTTTTTACAGATGAAGAAGCCTTTACAATATATAGATTAAAAGATAATTCGGAAGAGTGGGATGGAATATATTTTAATAGTCCACAGAACATAGAGTTACCTAGTAAATTAATATTTGATTTTGGACAAGATATCTCTGTTAATAAATATAGTTTTATTTTATCTAACACCCAAACATGGGCAGTCCCAAAGACCGAGTGGTTGTTAACTGCGTCTGGAGAGGATACTTGGGAGGTTTTGGATAATAATTACATTGAACTCGGAGAAATGCAATATATAGAGGGGGAATATATAGAAGAAACGAGGGAATTAACCATAAGTTCAGAAACCCTACCTCTTGCTATCTATTCTATTTATCCGGGCGAGCAGGTTATAGAGGTGTCGTTTGAGACTACAGAATATTTCAGTGGGGGTCACGACGGCACTTACGGTGGTATATATAATGACCCAGTACCAAATCCATTTTATGCTGCATACCCCGCAAATAGGACGTCCTTAATTGCAGGATATAATGTCTCTCAGGAGATGGTCAGGAATAATGAGTGGATTTCCTTGATACAAATAGTAAATTCGGTCAGCGGTTATATAAAATTTAAATTATGGAAATCCTCTCCTAACTCGTCTACGCATGTGATTGAGGATATCACCGATTTACTTCCTCTATCTGCCGGATCAAATAGTTATAATGTTCACTATAAGACTGGAATACCTTATCTAGGGGTTTCACCCACATTTTTTCCTGCTTTTTATGCTACTTGTGAAATAGACAGGCCGTATGGTGGGAGTGATCAGGACCAATATAATTATAAGTCCGGAGATATAACCGGCACTAGCACTGGCTGGACCAATATGGGTGGTTATTATACTTGCAGACTCCTTGTCTATTATCATGCTCCCAAATATAATTTAGGATTGGGTGCATCATCTAACTATTTTTATACAGCAGTTTCTTTTAATAATTTGTATGAGAGTCCTTTGACCCATTCTTATCCTTTACCTGTTAAAGATGTGATTCAGAATATCTATATTTATAGTAATAATGTTGTACAAGTAGATACGGAGGGCGTGTTAAGACTCACAATTAAGAAAAAGATTCCTCCTCATAATCTTTTTACTGATTATGTGCACAATATTACTAATACTAAAGCATATCGACATTATGCTATAGAACTGGTAGGGACCAATGATTGCAGAGAGAATTTAGAATTATCCGGTTTGAGAATGTTTGATACCCCTAGAGTTCCGACTGTCTCAGGTAATAGTCTTTCTGTTACCTCGGGTATAGCTGCTAATAATATACTAGAATGCATTTCTGATAGTAATCCGGGTGATGCTGCTATAAGTTATGCTGTTTCCCTAGACAATATAGATTGGTGTATCATGACGGCGAGCGGGTGGGAACCTGTCATATTAGATAAGGATGCTGTCTTGACACCTTCCGGTCTCTTCTTTAGTATAAATAATTGTGATTGGTTATCATTAGGTTCGGGAACGTTGTCTATTGCTCACAAGTTTGTAACTAATTCTAATTATTGTTATCCTGGAATAAATTCCTATAATGTGTTAGCCACAGACTACACTGCTTCAGGGACTGGCTCCTATATAACCTATAGTGGCAATATAACATATACAGTTCCGATGACTACTACTATTTCTAGTGATTGGTTGCATTATGCGTGGCAGAACTACGGAGATTATCATATTTTAAGCTATTTGGTTGATAGTGGTTACTTACCTATAGGTAGTGGTCAAGGTTATTTTGTAGATACATCTTATACGTGTAGCGGTTCTAGCCTAACACCATACATAATATCCAGGACTGATGATGTTATAAAAATAACTGCTTCTACTGTTGATGGTTTGAATATTGGTAACAAAATTAATATTGATACAGTATCTGGTTATACTATATATGAAGTAGAAGACATAATTGGAAATAATATAGTTCTTAATGCTCCTAAATTGTATGACGTTTTACCTACTGATAGTTATTATAGACGCATAGTAACGCCTTACTATGAACTACGCGGGGAACAAGTTAATGTAAGTGGTACCGAAGTCAGGATTTCTGAGATGAATGAGGACTTAATAACTTTGAGTGGTAGTTTTAACTCAGGTGATATAGTAAATATTTCTTCCTCTAAAATTACTGGTAGTGGTATATTACCTACTACTATAAGTGGTAGATATTTTAATTTAGCAGACGGTGGTTACTACTTTTCTCCTGTTATGACATCTTTCTCGACCCCCGGTTCTTATACTATAGCTACTAATAAAATTATAGCAGCGACGGAAGATTATACTATTAATGCGACTGATACATTTCCTAAGAAGATTTTTACTCTACCTAAAGATACAGTTTTGTTTGATACTATAATAACAGTAAAGGATAGTTTTAGTGGCGATACTCCAGATACTTTTGGATATATAAGTAGCAATAAAACAGATAGTTATTACAACCGTTCTTATATAAATGATGGAACTACGTTGACGAACGGGCGTTTAATAAGTCATTTTTGCTTATGGCAAGGAACGTCTAGTTATTATAGAGATGCTTATATGGGATTAAATATAAAAATTAAGTTGGTAAAACAAACTGGTGGCAGTAATCAGTATTATGATATACTAGACACAATTTGGGAAGGAGTAAACCCCGTATATGGTGATTTTTATGTTTATCTAGACCCACCTTTTAGAATTCCTTCCACCGGCATCCACCGTCTCTGCTACTGTTTAGGTGCTGCAAATTCTTTTTATGCCTTCGGGGTCTTGACTACTTCGAGAAATGACGGGTTACGCTACAAAGACGATGCTGATCCTACGGGTAACAATGTTTCATTTCTCTATCATAGCGGTGGTAATATGAGTTATAATTTAGTTACTTACTATACCAGTTCCTACTCTGTTGGCACTCTGTCAAATGCTACCTATTTCACTGATACATTTAAATGGAACAGTCCACCCACGATTACCGGTTCAATCGGTCCCTTTGCTACGGAGACAGATGTATATATGCACCGACAAGTTACTGTAGGACATACTGCAGGGGCATTTAATGTCTCCTTCGAGCACTCCGATTATATGTATCATTTATTTGATGGTAAACTGGACCCGGTTCCTACAGTAACTTCGGGTACCGCTTTATCTATAGATATGGGTTCAACATCTAATGTTGATGGGTATAGATGGTACTATAGTACAGACGGAGAAGTAAATAGTCCCCTTATTTGGTCTATGTACGGTTCTAATGAGTTGCCTTATTGGTCCCATATAGCGGATGAAACTTCAGTCGTCGTAAATAGGGTATGGTCGTCTGTATTTAGTTTAACCCCCGGTTATAAGTATTATGGAATTAGATTTTACGATGATTATGAATTAGCCGAGATAGAATTTGTATACAGGAATAATACAACTACGTCTGGAATACATTTACTATCTACCACCAGCGGATGGGGATTTAGTTATGTGGGAAAATTATCGTATATTGAAGCAAATACTTATGAACCGGGCGGTACAAGCATATACCATGCGATAAGTTTTGATAACTCAAATACATTTAAAATTTATAAGAATGGTAATTGGGTGGATATCGTTAGATATTTGGGGCAGTGGCAGTATAATGGAGGCGGGTGGTTTAATGCTCCTGATAATACTAAGTATTCCGCTTTTAGGGGAGCCTTGGATTATGGTCATACTTTTTCTAGTATCGAACTGGGGGGCATATTAGATGATGACTGGTACACGACTGGCGGGTTAACTTCTACTTCTGGTAGAATAAACTTTATTAATGCTATGCTGAGTGATGGCTACATAGTTCCATCAATTTCCTACTATGATATCTATTATACTGCACGGTCAGGGAATGTAACAAGTCAATGGTGGGCTAATTCTCTTATACCTTCTGGTTATGCCTATACAGTGGTATCTGGTTCTCCATATTTCTTTACAAACCACTATGATGTACCTTTGTATACAGATGAAACTTTTGATGAATATCGTTACGACAGAGAGTATACTAATAATTTCAGATTATATACTGTAAATAGGTCTGCGGCTACGAGTGTTCCTTTGTACGAAATAATGGTAACGGATGTCCAAACCCCAGATGATGCATATAGATTAGAATTATTTTCTCATGTCGCAGAGGATTGTGTTGTTGTCTGCTCAGGTATAACAGTGGATACCGCCAAATTAACGGATAAAATACTACGGACTGGTGGGATACAAATTACTGAAAATAAATTGGTAGACTTAGAACTTTCTTCTATTCCCCGCAGCCGTGGTTTATTCTACGGCGATTTACGTCTGTATTTTGACACTGCTTTGGATAGACCTAGTTTAATAAGTGCGGCACCTTCCAGTAATACTTTGAATGGGAATATTTCTACTAATACTTTTCTTCCTGTCTCCGTCTCCGGTATAGTCTTTAACTCAAACTACAATTTATCGGATGACCATTATTCCGTCTATTTTTGGGCTGATTCTCCTGTCACTAAATTGGCTGTACGTACCGCTAATAAGAATAGTGTTGGTACAGGATTAGAAAGGATTACGGAACTAGGCGTCTTTCCTATAGAGTATGAGGGTGGGTGGAATGTGCCCAGCGGTTTTAATTTATTAGAGACTGCCGAGTCTAAAAGTTATGTACATACAGCATTTTCTGCTTATAGGTACCAGTATTTATCTACACCGCATTTGGAGAGACTCTTTGATACTTCGATTTCTGGAGCCCTGCCAATCTTTGGTGGTTATTACATCGGGGTGGAGTCCTCATTAAATTACTTTACAGGGAAGGCTAGGGAGTTACGTTTTGTTGTGGAAGACAACTCTGATATGACTATAGCTTTTTATACACAGACTTCAGGGGAACCGTCTTGGACGGAACGTACTCCTACTTGGAGTGGTTCTGGGTATTTTTATTACACGTTTGATATGCCTACTAATATAACCGCTACCCGGGTGGCTTGTTTAAATACTGCTACAGGTGTTCGATTTGAAGATATAAAATGGTGTAGGTCTATACAATTAGTAAATGCTGGAGACGAGATAGACTTTGGTACAACTGGCGGCGAACCCGGTGTCGTAGACTTGCCTTTGTATTATGGATTACCAGAAATTGTAGAAATATTCAATAATAGTAGTCACGGGAATTATGCTAATGCTCGCGTTTTGCCCAGATTCTCTAATAACTATAACTTGGACAGAAATACCCAATTATCTGAAGATATGGTAAATTGGTATGGGTTAAATTCCGGTCTTTGTTTACCGGAGGATCTACCATTCGAAACAGGAACTTTTGTTGGAACAGAAATATCCACTGAAGGAACTATAAAGTTAATAGATAGTGCTGTCTCAGGCACATGGACTTCCAGAGTCATAGAGGTATTAGATCCATCAAGTACAGTTGCTTATGTATATACAGAGAATAGTAGTTATGATGGAAGTTATGTTAATAAAGATTACAAAACAGTAATGAATATAATAGAAGTTCGGGCTGCAGATGCCAATATTTCTCATCCTTTGTTCGTTACTGGTGCCGGGACGGAACCACAAGACGGGGATCAGCTACCATGGAAAGCAGTAGCTTTTGATACCAGCGGAAACCTATTATCTTGGGACGGCGGCAATCTAAACCGGGGTAGTCTCACCTATATAATAGGCGGACCACACAGGACTTATTCTTATTATTCAAGGCAGCCCTTGTGGCAGTTTTATGGGGCTATGAACTCTATGGGTTATGGGGCTTACACTGCTGGTAATGAGAAGGAAAGTATAGCTTTTGGACCCTACTTATTCTATAAACTTAGAACTATTTATCCTTATGATTATTCTCCGCCAAGTTATGCTATTCCTAATGAAAATAGTTTACATATTTATGGGAACACTTACGAATATATGATACCTGTCTTTAATAAATCTTTGAGATATACTACTAAATATACTGATGGAGTAACTAAACCAACATGGCAATGCTTAGACGTGGTCCACAGAGAACTTCCCTTTTATGAGCGTTACCAAGAATATTATTTTGATGAAGGGGGTTTTCAACTAAGAAGTTTATTCACATTTAATGGTGATACAGATACTCCTGAGAGCACCACTGAAATAGACTATATTTGTTCTTTACCGGGGACGGTCGAAGGATTATTAGCGGATAGTATAAGATGTGCAGCATGCATAGACGGGCAGGTTGGGGATTACTATAGTTGGTTTCATTATGCCTATACCGCAGAGGGGGAGGAAGAGTATAAAACTTTATTACTTAATGGTAGTGAAATAGTTCGGGAATGGACTAACATAGAAAGGAGTTTTAACTATATGGTAGAGGCTCCTCCAGAGAGTCCTCGCGGGTTTTGGGGGATAGGAGAAACAGCAGTCTATTGGTATGAATATGATGGTACTAATTTAACGGAAGTTTTCTCAGTTAATACAGACGGTAATAAAACATTCAAACTACTAACTTTCGGGTATAATGATTATAATAATAATTTATGGGTAGTAGACCTAGCAACAGAACGAGTTATTCGTATAAATTTTGAGCAGCATAGTGTAGATTATAGTAGAATAGTGGATGGAGCGTGTAGTGTTTATCCAGACGCCTTTGATGGCTCGGCTTATGTTTATGTTTTAAGAGACCCTGAATTTCCATCTAATGATTGTATAAAGTTAGTACATGCTACAGACTACGATTACCTAGTTCCGGAAGTGGTTTGTGCTGTACCAGGAATCGCTTTAATAGACCCTTACAATGTGAATCTATACGGACGCGGTCATTACCCGGAAGGTTATTACAACATCATGCCACAAGATGTTGTATGGAAGGAAGTAGCGGGTGCAGAGTGGAAACGTTATAGTTCCGGCAGCCCAACATTACCTAAAGGACAGTATAAACAATTCCGGATAACCTTACAAAGGAATGATTTAGATTCAGTTTCACCGGAAGTGCAATATATAAGAATACCGGTTCCAGCAGTAATAAATAAGATACCTTATCAAGGGTATAAGAAGATATATGTTGATACTTTACTGCGTAATGAAAATACCGCTTTAAATGCCGGAGATTATTCAGCAGACTTATTAGTATGGTGGCCGAGGGATTAATGTCTATAAATTTAATTAAGCGTGCAGATGTTAGAAACATTTCCAATTATACTGGTTTACCGCAAACAACGGCGACCAGGAGTGAATTAAAACAATTAGTCGGCGTTGAGGATGGTAGCGGGCTAGTAGTTCCTTCTTTACACTACTTTGGCATGGAGGCTTTACTAAACAAGCCTTTCTTTTGTAAAGATTGTAGTGTGACTGTTTCCAATGGGGATGATGACTACGCAGAGTTATATTGTAGTATACTCAGGCAGTCTACAGAGTACTGGGAGAGTTTAGCCGTTACTAAAACCGACTTCGGTTTTTATATTGATTTCAACGATGTCCTACCGGACTATGCTAAGTTGATATATAAAATACAATTTACCTATTTGAACCTATCGGTATCTCCGTCTACTCTGCAGATTATAGAACTACTCAGTGTTGATTATCCTATTAATTTTGATTTCAATGAATTTTCTGTAGTTGCTAGTAGTCATGAAAATAGTCCGTTAAAGATTTATAATAACTCTGTACAAGGAACGGAGAGAGATGTACGCGTATTTCCTATATATAGTGGAGATTTTGCATTAGACCAGGTTTTTATGTTGACAGAAAGTGGAAAAGAGGATACTGACAAATATCATATAAACCGTGGTATATCTATTCCTGATAGTATACCATGGAGCAGCGGGTATTTTGAGAATACCACAACTAGCGGGAGGTTTCTTACTTTGTCAGGAACCTCTACCTCTGGTAGTTGGACATCACCAGTTATTTTTACGAATAATGAAGATTATATTACCATGTATCTATACTCAAACAACACAAATGAGAATGCTGTTGTTGAAAGAGACTGGACATCGGTTAATGAATTAATTGAGGCCCGCGGGTCTAATGAAACACCCCTTCCTCACTTCCTAATCTTGTCTTGGAATAAAGAGTTATTCTCTATGATTGATGGCTATGGAAATTTAATGGCGGATAGTTTACCAACGCCTGATAGAAGACCAGTAGATATGTCTGCTGCAAGCCCTCCGGACCCCAGTGATCCCTATTGGTTAGTCGATGATTTTTTTGGGCCATGCGGGAATAAAGTTTCTTTTGTAAGCCCGTGCCCCTATATATTTGGGAAGTCTAAACGTATATTTATGAAGGGAGACGGAACCGTTATTCATCAGAGTGAAGACGGCTTCTACGAAATGGCTTCCCGTGTTTATTGGGTAGGAATTCCTTACAAAATTTATGGTGATATAAATGATTACTGGACTGCTGGTTTGTATAACAATTTATTGGGGGCTGGCGATTACGGAGGTTGTACCCTTAGTTTAGCACAAGCAGGTATGCACGATAGGATGACTATAGGGAAAGAAGGTAGTCTTACAGCAGATTGGTTATATGGTAGGAGTATAAAGGATTACGGTATATCAAATATTTATCCGAATAAAGGATACTGCTTAAAACAAAACATAGGGGTTGCACAAGAACTCAAACCATATGAATACTTTGGTGCGACAACTCTGGCGATGAAGAGGCATCCAAATGAATGGGCTGTAGTAAGTTCAGACATATATCCTATCGATGGTGGAGACAGATTTATAAATGTTTATTTACTTAATATACGTAATTGGTGGGTATCCGAAAGACAGTACCTAGGCTCCTTCTCTATGGGAGGGGATGCCTGTGATGAGGGTTATGCTGTTTGTAAAAGTGAATTTGCTGATGATAATGAAGGTGGTTTTTGGTTGCACGTAGGTTATTCAAATAATATTATAAGGAAATATTCCATGGATGGTCGTTTGCTGGCTGATTATGAAGTTAAGAGAGGGTATAGTTATTTGATTGAATCTAAAGTAGAGGGAGAATTGTGGGCGGTAAGAAATACAGGTATTTATTACTATAAAGAAGTTGGAGATGAGTTGGAGGTACAATTCAAAATAGAAGATGATCGCTTTGACTATTTACACCTAGGTGGTATAGATGATGATAACAATTTGTGGGTGGTGGACCGGGATACTTCTACTATTTATCGTATAAATTTTTCTAGTAGAGAAATAGATTATTCTAATTATGTACCTTATGTTATAGGGGTGTGGCCACATCCATCAGATGGTTCTGCTTACTTGTATGTCAGTTTTTATCCAGATACCTTTACTACTGCAATTAAACGTGTTTGGGTTAATGATCCCTATCAATATGAGGAATTAATAACTCCTGTTAATTCCATGCCTTTATCAGATTCAACCGGCGTCCAATTCAAAGGGAAAGTTTCCGGTAATTATATATCTGTGGGGTCAAATGACCCAATATGGGGTAATAATGGTGACCTAACCCTGGAGTGGCAGTCTTACGCGAATGCTAGTCTGACTTTACCGACGGGTAAGTATAAACAATTTAGAATAACTTTACGAAGAAGTTCCTCTGGTGTTACTACTCCTAATATACAAAAGATTAGGATTCCGTTACCGCTCATTCTGGAGCAGGTTCCTTTCGAGGATTATAAAAATGTTTATATTAATCCGCATCTCCGCTATGACAGGCAACGCGGACACTATACTACAGAATTAGTTTCATGGTGGCATCACGATGTATAATTTATTAGAACATGCATATTTACAAACTTGTACTTCTGGTATATCTGGGTATACTCTAGATAGTTTTACACCAAGTGGTATATTAGCAATACAGAATGGAACATTAATCAAAACAATTGCTAATACCAAATATGTGGCTTTAGAGGCGATCTTCGGTAATGATTTCTTGTGTGATGAAGCTAGGATATATACTAGTGCTACGGGAATATCATATATATGTACGAAGGAGTTCATTTCTAATGTTGTTGCTGCTGATGGTTCCTATAATAATAGCACCGGTTATGGAACCCCTCAGATGACTAGTGCAGCAGATCCAGAGCCTTTTTCAGCATATAGTGATTATCAGGGTTGGACAGATGTTACTACCGCGATGACTTCTAACACCGCTCCTTTTCCTTACAAAGTTTTTACCACTAGTAATACTGCAAGCGGCTATAAGGCATTTGATCATAGTACACTTAATTACTGGAAAGCATCAGAGCATTTACCACAATCTATTTCTTATGATTTTGGTTCGCAATACAAAGTGGAGAATTACAGATTTAGAAATGTGAATTCTACCACACGCAATCCTCCCAAAAGTTTTGGGTTATACGGTTCTAATTTGGTTAGTCCGACATTAACTGATGAATCTAACTGGACTCAATTGCATTATTATTATGATTTACCGGATTATGGAGCGAACTCTTATTCCCCGTGGTTTGCTGTTACCAGCCCGGGTTTGTATAGGCATTATCGACTAAAAGTAACTGCTCTGCAATATCCGTCTGTAAGTATGTATGTTGACATAAACGAAATAGAATTCTCTACCGGTGTTGATACTGCGTGGAAAGCTTTTGACCAAACTGTCACAAGTTCTAGTGATTGTTGGACTTCTGATAGGTCACCGTTGGTGGGTAGTGGTGTTAATATAGTGTTTGGATGTGGTCCCACAGGTAAGGTATTTAATAAGTATGCCTTACAAGGAGCTAATGTAGCTGATGCTGCGGATAGAGCGAGCCCTATAGACTGGACTTTAAAAGCAGCATTATTGACTATAGATGTGCCAGATATAAATAATCCTTCGCATTGGGTTACTTTAGATACACGGACTGGGGCAACTCCAGCAGCACAGAGTACTTGGACATCTTTTTATACTTTAAGTAATGCAACTGCATATAAATATTACAGGTTAAATATTACTAATAGATATGGTACAGCTTCTTATACTCGGATAGGTAATATTAAATTTGTTGAGTCTTCTAGATTTGGCACCACTGCTTACTCGGATTGGCGGTGCTATACTCCTACAAGGCAGGATTCTTACTATTCTAAAGTTTTCGAGCCTCCTATAGGTCTAGAAGGTCTGCGTTTTTTCTATGCAAACTCCACTGGTAATAATGTTACAGTGTCAGGCTTTGAGGCTTTATCTTATAATGATGATAGTATAATAACTATGTCGGGTATAATCGCCAATTCATCTTTAGTTCCTAATTATTTCAGATTTAGTTTTGATACAACGGAGCCGAAGATTCTAAATATTAAAAATTATATGGATGGCTCTGCAACTCCTTTTATCCAATTACAGTATACTAATGTCTATGACATAGATAGGAATGTATTATTTTCTACTGATTATTCTACCAATTATTATAAGGATGAGTCTTTATGGAAAGGTTTAGAGTCTGGTTTTGTCATACCGGAAGAATATGACTGGTGGTTAGGTACCTTAAGTGGTACTCAAGAGGTAAGCCGAACCCTGCGGTTGGTTGACACAGTCGTCAGTGGTTACTGGTCATCCCCAGTATTGGATACCGGAAATGTACCAAGCATTGCCTATGTATATGGAACAGAGGGTATTTATCATAACAATAATTACAGGTTGTATAGCCCCTCTATAGAAATCAGAGCTAGTGAATCTCCCCCCGCGGAGGCATTGTTTTTAGTTATCACAACTAACAATACTCATAAGAATTTAATGTATCACCATAAGCGGGTGTTCATAGATTCTAATGGGCAAGTAATCAATAAAGTAGAATGTAATTTAAGTACTGAAACAGGAAATAAACTTTGGCGTATAGCAGATAATACCTTTGCTGGAACAGAATTACGATATTACGGTTCTGTTAGCAGCAGGGGTACCGCATCTTTTCTTTGCCCGGGCATGACTACTTGTGGTGACACGGACCCGGTTCAGGAGATGCTTAACTATTCTAAGTGGTATAATCTATGTAGTTGTACCATGGAGTCTAGTACTTATTGGAATAATGGTGTAACTGTTTCTGGTATAAAATGGGGGGATGAACAATCCGTGGTTTATACTAAGACTTTTCCTATTGAGGGTTCTACGGCTTTTTTCACGGCATCCATACTAACATCCACTTCCCAGGCAGAGGAAGATAGAACCATTATGACCCTCGCTTTTCAAGATGGTACTATTACTAAATTTGTAAAGCCTATGATTACAGTATTAGGAAATAAGTTATTAGGAGACGATTATTTTGAGATTATAGCAGATGTGGCTAACAATGGTTGGTGGGTTTACTTAGGGGGAGACATAGGAAAAATTTATAAGATAGACCCTGGTAGTTTTGATACAGTAAGAATTTTTATGTCTGAGAATCCTTTGGCTGAGACAGGAGCACAAGATGATATATATTATGGTTATCTTTATTCTTTAAATATCACTAATACATTAAAGCATTTGATAGAAATTCCGAATCCGCTATACTCTGGTTTTTGGGCTTTTACTGATGAGAGTATTTATTTATATGATGAGGTGTATGATTATGATGAACCCAACCTAGTTGTAAAAAGGACCTTTACGCAAGGTTCAATTAATACGGACACCTTCTCCGAGATACACACAGGAGCCTGTGATGCAGAAGGAAATCTGTGGGTTATAGATATTACACAAGCACGTCTTATGCGTATTAATCTACAGAAATGTTTGAATAATGATTCCTTGGCTATAGATTATGATAATATTATAGATGGAATAACAGGCGTGTTGCCTCACCCGTCTAACGGTTCTGCTTATGTATTTATAACAAATGAATTAGACCACCCGAACCAAGATATAGTTCGTATGGTTAATGTAGGACAGTCCGCAGGTAGCAGAGGAAAATATATGTGTGAAATTCCTGGATTTTGTTCATCTACCTACAGATATGGTGTACATTTCACTGGAATAGTTTTTGCTGGACCAATAAAAACTCATACCAGCGATCCTTTTTGGGGAACTACTGGTCTGACCTGGCAGCAATATTTTCCGGGAAAAACATTCATGCCACGGGGTAGATATAAACAATTTAGAATAAGTTTGCAGCGTTCGTCTAGTAGCTCTACTTCTCCTATACTTTATAGAATACGTATTCCAGAACCTATAGAGTTAGAACCCTTGGATAGGTTGCAAGAGAGACAATTGGCTATAAAAACATTATTTAACAGAGTTACTACCTACGGTACCTACGATGTAAAATTATTAACTTGGTGGGGAAATAAGGAATTTGAATAATGGCTGAAGTAATTATACAAAACTTAAGAAACTTAGATCAGATAGTCAGTGTTATGGTTACCATAAGAAAAACGATAATACCTGAACATAGTGGCGGCGGGACTATGTGGATTATAGAGGCATCAACAGACGAACCTGATGCTAATGGAGATTTAATTCCTCCGGTGCGGCTTTGGTCTTCTTCTTATGATACTCTTACAGAAGATATAAATAGCATAATAAATGAATTGGCACAAAAAGTTAATTGGGATTATGAGCCAGATTATGAACCACCAGAGATAAAAAGTCATTGGCCTATTTCTGGTGCTACTGGTATAAGTGTAGACACTAATATACGCATAAACATCACGGAGGACGCACCCTCTGCTGGCATAGACCTTAGTTCTATTCGTGTGCGGGTTAAGGGTTTCGATTTAACGAGCCAAGTAAGTATAGAAGGAGATGTCCGGTCTTGCTCAGTTTCGCTGACACCCGGTAGTAAATACCAGTCTGCCATCAATGATGACAATTGGCAAGACTACGTCGAGGCAGAGGATGGACAGTAATATTCTGGCTATAGAGCCAAATATGGCTATGTTCTTAGAGAACCATGAATTAAAGTTCTTCAATTTGATTTGGGGAGGGTGGCAAGTAAGCCAAGACCCTAGTGTTTCTTTCTTTACTAACACATTGCTCAGGAGAGGTACAGACGGTACTGTTATTCCTCCCTCCTGGCCTACCTCAGTAGAGATGCAAACTACAGTGGATAGTCTGGATTACAACGGCGTTAACTTTTGGTCAATACAGGCTATAAATAGTACGCCTTATTATCCAGGATGGGTTGTTAGACGTTGGCAAACCAGCACAAAATCATATAGTTTGGAGATGAAACACTTTAAGTGTTTTCCTGGGTTTAGTAAAGGCTCCGCCCTAACCACAGAATATTATAATTTTACTTTGATGGTGGGGATCGATTCATCAAAGAATTATGCACAATTTAGTAGTCCTACCTATGACTATATCATGGAGAGGTTGTTGGTCGGGCAACAAATACGGATCGGTCCTAATACGCATGGAGATTATTACTGGGGTACCATAAGGACTATTACGAAATTCTCCGGGAGATGGGAAGTAGTTTTTAGTGAAAACTTTAACACCAGTTATGTGGCTGGCGAAGATTGTTTTACTGAAACGCGATTATATGTATTTGATGAGAGCGGAACATTAACGACTTTGAACCCGGTAAACTTAAGTGTTATTAGCAGCACGCAGCAAGATTTCTATAAGGGAGTAACTGCGGCAGGTTTTAGTGTAATAAATAACGTTCCGGAGATAAACTTAGGTAATAGGACTAGAGCATTATTTTTTGTAAGTGGGATGGTAGTTTTTTGTAAGAGAGTGGAAGATTTGGGTCTGACCATCGCAGCAAAATCAATTCCCCTGGGTTACTATGATGATGCTAATTCATTTATACCTATTTATGAATTAAGAATCCGTAATGATGACCCTGAGGATATTAATAATCATCCTCAGTTCTACTTCTTACAACGGGACTATCGAGACTCCCATACTTCTGGTGTGTCTAGTTTTCCTAGTAGTACATATAATTATGTTATTTTGAAAGTAGAACGAGAGAATGCTTTTATGGTGTTGAACTTATATCCCGAGTTCGTTATGCCTAGTGGTTATATAGATTGTAGATGTACTTTGTTGGATGATTACAGATTTCCCGTTAGTAGTGCCCCTGTGTACTGGTCTGCTACTCCCGGGGCTGGTAGTTTTATTACTGCCACCGGGGTAGTAACTAATTCTAGCGGGGTAGCATATGCAACTTTTAGCGGAGGGCAGGTTATACCTTTTCCTGCATATTTAACTGCTATGACGACGGCAATGTGATTATTTCTAAAAAAGATAAAGCAAATTACTATTATCTTTTATGAAATAAACAGCGGGCTCTGGATAAGTGCAAGAGCAGAAGTTAATTTAATTATTCTACCAACAGATGTTGTTCCAGTCTGTTGCTCTAGAACTTGTAACTAAGGGTAGCGGAAACGTGAATGTGTTACAAGTGTAAAAAGTTTAATTAACAACCGCGAGGAGCAACTAACTCTACGGAGGACTTAAATGTCAAATTTAGTTTATGTAATTAATAAGAATGGGAATCCTTTGATGCCTTGTAAACCTGCTAAGGCTAGGCATTTACTAGAGGCTGGTAAAGCTAAGGTTATCAAGCGTATACCTTTTACAATTCAACTGTTATGGAATTGTGAAGAGAATGTGCAGCCTATAACTTTAGGAATTGATAAAGGTTCCAAGATTACTGGTTTATGTGTTGTAGAAAGTGACAATAGCAAAGTGTTATTTCAAGCAGATTTAAGACATCGTCTAGACGTTAAAGAAAAGATGGAGACGCGTAGAGAGCATCGTAGGTCTCGTAGGAACCGTAAATGGTATAGACCATGTAGGTTTTTAAATCGCAGTAGTTCTAAACGTATAGGAAGACTACCTCCTTCAATTAGAACCAATGTTGAGGAAGTAATCAGGGTAGTTAATAAGTTAAAAGTGATGTTACCTATAACCAGTATTGTAGTAGAAGATGTATTAGTGGATATAAGAAAATTGAATGAACCCATAATTAAAGGTAAGCAATATCAAGTTTCTAATCGCCTATCTGAGAATTTGCGGCTAGCATGTTTAATGAGAGATAATTTTGTTTGTTATACGTGTAAGTCTAAAGGAGAACTACATGCTCACCACATTGTATGGAGGTCTAAGGGTGGTTCAGATACTATTACTAATTTGATTACATTATGTAAGAAGTGCCACAACAAGGTACATAGTAATAAATTAACATTGGACTTACGAGGTTCTAACAATTTTAAAGACCGTATAGCACAACGTACAATGCAAGGTAAATCTTATCTTTATAGACAATTAGGAAATCCTGGGTTAGTTTATGGATATGAAACCGCTGAGCAGCGTAAGAAATTACAATTGGATAAAACACACATGATAGATGCATTTATAATTGCTGGTGGTAATAAATATACAACTGATAACTCTTATTTCATAAATTTCAGACTTAGGCAAACTAGGCGACAATATTATGATTTGCCTAGAAAAGGGGTGGGTAGAGTTAGATATCAAGTCAATGAAGAATTAAATGGATTTAAAAAAGGGGATGTCGTTTTGGTAAAATCTTTTGTGAAACAAATTAATTCGATTCGTAGTGATGGACGCTTAGGTTTTTCTAAAAGCATAAATAGTGGACCACAGACGGCACTACCAAAACATTGTATATTACTAGAACGCCAGAAGACAGTTGTCTTTAATACAGTTAATATAAGGTAGGTAAAAATGGCTTATGAAAACATTAGGTTAGATGTGGCTTCTTTTTGTGCGGCGGGTGAGTATTTCTATGAAATGAAACCTGCTCCCACTAATATGCTTATACAGAAATCGAGTTACGGCGATTCTGTAATGGCTTATCCATTTTCGCACGAGATAGATTTATCCCTTGCAGGAGGAGCATTCTTATCTCTTCAGTACGATGGAATAAACTTTTGGTCTTTGGAGAAAAGATATATAGATGGACAAGGAACAGAAAAGGAGAGGATCTTAAGGAGATGGAGGATAGAGAACTTTGTTTGTAATCTAAAAGACTCTTGGCGTATAAGAGCACAAGGAATAGAGAGTATAAATGGAGAAGCCTTTGCCATAGAACATTACTATAATACAATTACTACAGCAGTTGGTCCTGGAACAGGTAATCTAGATAGGATTTATTTGACATATCCGCGTGCATCCTTTTTCCACGTTACTGATAAATTGACTTTAAAGTCGGCTACTCAGGATTATATACAAGATGTTGCTGTTGCTACTACGCCTGATAATTCAACGGTATGGACTGCAGAACCTGTAACTAATGTTTACTTACCCGGGGATTCTGTTGTTTTACGAAGGGATTTATACTTCTTTAATAATCAATCACCCAGCGAGGGTTCAGCCGGTGCCGCTCTTTACCATTTTTCGGTCCCGCACATAACTGCTGCAGATCCTACTGCTCTTAATGAATTAACCTATAAAGGCTGCCATGAAAGTGGGGTTTATGAACAGACTAAGTGTGCTACCTTCATAACGACCTCTGGACAGTCAGACGCCATTAATCAGTCATATTACACCGGGTTAATAAGTTATGTTAGAGGGCAACAATTATTGTTGAAAAGACCAAACTTACCCGGGGGCGGATTACAGTATCCTGGTCCAAGTTCTGCTGGAGTTGTAACAACTGGTTTTGATTATGTCGGTACGAATACAGAATTCAGAGATAATGTGTCTTCTATGATTATGGACAACGCTCTAAAGAATGATAGGATTAATCTCTGGACTATTTATGACTTAGGTGCTTCTGTGCATCCTACTAATTGTGTTAGTGTTAATATCTATAGATTGCAGATGGGTTATACGTATGGAGCACTGGAAGGGAGCTGGTCTACCTATAATTATGTTGTATCGGTTCTGAAACCACTTGTAACCTCTATTGCCTTGACTGCAGAACCCGCTTTAGTTGTTGCTAACGGGGTAGACAGGGCATTTATATGGGCTACAGTAAGAGACCAATATGGTGCGGCATTAAATTATAAACGTGTCGTGTTCGGACTACAGGCTACGGATGACGATGCCGAGGGTTATTTTATTTGCCCAGACTCAATCTCATCTTGTGTCCCTGGTAGTTTTACGTGGTTAGACAGCCCACCGCACAAAGAGGCTGAAGTATTAACAGGGAGTCAATCGTCTTATCCTGGCGGACCCCCGGCTATGGGTGGTCAAGCAGTCATAGAGTGGAGGTCAGGAACTAAGGCTGGGTTAGTTACGATTGTTGCTATAGTACAACCGTAATATGGAAAAGTCTATATTAATAAGAGGCCCAAGTGAAAAAGAGAGTAATCACAATGTCCAGAGTTATACCTACGGGCATGAGTGGGGAGAGTCTGTAGAATATCTAGACCCCGATAATGATGCGGTTTATAGTTATTATAGAACTAATGGACCTCCGGATTATAAGATTACAGGAGAGTTTGATACTCCGTGGGATACCCAACTGTACATACCACAGGGGATTCTACTAGCTCCACGCGATGACCCTGGTCAAACCATGACATACGGAAGAAAGCCCTCCTATGTACGTATTATAGCTAACAAAGGGGCTTGGCCACATATAACGGAGGAAGAAAGAACATGGATACAATCACATCTGAGCGAGGTCACGGATGAATTCTTATGCCCTGTTTTTTGGGGGTTGGACTTTGTTTATTTCTTATATCGCGATCCTTCTCTTTACGGAACTGTTTGTAATCCTGGTGGTTATTTTACTATTAGGACGCAAGAAGAAATAGAAACACATCAGATGATAGATGCACCTTGGAATGCAGTTAACATAGAGACAATGACCATAAGTGGAACTCTAATCAGTGGTTCTACTACTTTAAGTATAACCATGCCTTGGGTTGATACTGGCGGTCTTACAGGCTTCTATATGGATACGAGTTTTTTAAATACTGGAGGTTACTTCTTCCTGGGACCTAATGCTCAGGGAGAGTCTGGTTCAGCTCGACTTATTTCTATAATAGACAGTGAAAATGTAGAAATTACTCCCACACCTTATACCTTTCAACATGGAGATGCTATATTATATAAAGACTCCTCTATAGAGAAAGGATATGATTTTCATGTACCCGAGGGATCTGGAGCACATATTCTGGGAGGCGGGGAATACACAACATCAAGCGGAGGACACAGTACTGAAACCTTAATAGAGTTGAGAGGAGGACTAGAGACTTTTACTATAATAGAGACTTTTATACCTATTCCTTGGGCTATACCGGCTCCCTATTCTATTCGCAATGTACCATTCACCAATATTTGGCAGCGATTTCAGAATCCCTCCGTTCCATTAAACTGGGATACATTAATCTATAAAGTTAACGGGTTAGATATTACCCCAGATGTAGAGTTGACACTTATCCCGGGGGGAGCCGAATTATTTTATGACCCTCCAACAGATTTTCCACTAGCTAGTAAGGTCTACATAGATATTTATGTTTCTGCTTCTCCTAGTATCCTGAGAACTTTTGCGGATAATGTAATAGTTGGTACAGAATATGTGAATATTGCTGATGGTGATGCTTCTATTATACAACCAGGAGGCTTCGTATTCTTAGGACCAAATAATCTGGGGCAGAGCGAATCAAAAGAAGTTCGGGGGGTAGTTAATGATACGCAGATATTGATATATGCGACAGAATATGAATATTCTGCTGGAGACGAGATTCTATATACATATGATGATTATCCTTTATCTATAAAGTATTGGTTCGATATCGTAGATGATTTTAAGCCACCTACTATATATAATATGTATCCTTCACAAGGAATGGTGAACATAGATGTAAACCACTGGATACGATTCGAGATAAGGGATGAGGGTTTGGGGGTGGATATAAGTTCCTTAACCTTTACTGTAAATAACTTAGTTGTCATACCTACTATCTATAAGTATAGTGATTATTGGTATCAAGTTATTTATGAACCACCCGTACCTTATTATTATAACGCTCCTATTGAGTGTTTTGCAACTGTCACAGATTTATCTAGTCAGAGAAATAGAGCCTTCGCTGTTTGGAGTTTTAATACAGGTCCGTCTGTCACTCCAATAATAATGAATCCTGTTCCTGGCTATTGTGCATTTCCAGTACATGCAAATGCTGATGTGAAGTTAGACGTTTTTGCTAGGGAAGGAGGAGCTAATTGGCCCTCCATGACTTTTACTATAGACCAAAAGAAGTATGAATACTATAGTTATCCGAAAATCTATAGGTTTAAATAAGAAGGAGGGTTAAGATGCAAGTAGGTAAAATATCATCTTATAACTTAGAAAAGAATTTTAATAAATTTTACAGTGAAATGAATGGGACTACTGGGTCTGGTCATGTTAGTTATTGTCCTAAGATAATACATAACCAAGAACAGATAGTTCGTTGCCAACTACGGGATGGGTCAGCAACCCCTAATGGGATAATAAAATATTGGAACATGGACGGTACAGAGGCTGCTCAATTCACCATTGGTTCCGGGGGAGTGCCTTATAAGAATGTACTAGACATTGCTTGGATAAATGATGAAATGAAATTTGTTTACATTACATCTGACCCTTCCCTAGTGACTGGTAGTACTTATAATATATATAAATGTGGTGTAGATGGAGCCGACCCTGAGTTACTAATTAGTGAGTTTGATGGTGGGTCGGAATATGCTGCGTGGGCGGTTGCGTCTGTTAGTGGATATGTGGGTATTTGTGCTAGTGATACAGATCTATTCGTGAAGACGGGTAAAAATCTGTATAAAATTCCCGAAGGTACTACTGGTGATTGGGGATCTGTGAGTGGAGATACAATTTTGTTAGATGACGGTTTCCATTACGGAGACGGCGTGGGGTGCCAGAATCTGATGTACCAACCAGATGCTACTACTTCAGGTTATATTTTATATACATGGTATGATTCGTCAATCGATACTTTGTACTTAAGGAGTATAGACACCCAAGATACTATGGCATATGATGCGTCTAGATGGGCTATGCTTGATGTTACCTATTATTCGAGTGTAAAAGAACCCATATTCTTAAATCAATTAGATACTGATGCTTTACATGTTTTAGTACCTACGGCAGTTACAGCTACCGGTACTGTTACCCAGCAAGCTGCTTACCTTAATGTTTTTAATATTGATGACAATATTGCGGCATTTTTGAATGTTAATTCCTCTGACACAGTGATGCCTGCTGGTATCGGTGCTACCTCCGACATTATTGCCACAGTAGTTAATTGTTGGGGTACCACGCTGTCAGGGAAGTTGGTTCAGTTCTGGGTCAGTAGTGGAGATGGCGGAGTTTATCCTACATATGATACTAGTGATGCAAATGGGCGTGCTCAAACAGAATTTACTACTGGAGCTAACGTAGGTATATCGACCGTTGCAGTTGTGGTTAATGAAGCATAAGGATTGTTATGGATTGTACTATAAGTGGTGTAATAACAGGTTCTGGAACTTTAACTACGAGCGGTACAACTGTATCGGGCGGTTGCCCCTCATGCTCCGGCAGTCATTATGTTTATTATACTTATGCAATACCTAGGGAGTGCATCAATGCTACTACCACTTTATTTACTTCTGTAAGTGGACTAGAGCAGGATTATGTATTACAGACGCAACAAATACAAGATACGGTTGGTTTTGGTCCTATAGACATTGGTGAAGGTTTAATTGCATGGCATAGATTTGTAGAGTCAGATGGTTATTACTATGATTGGTCTTCAAACACTTATGATGCCCAAGCCTTAGGGAATGTAATTAATAGTGAGGGAAGATACGGTCAGGGGGTCCGCGTCGGAGAATATCCCCATGGATGTATCTCTGCTCCTATACCTACCCAGAGTGGGAGCAACTATATGTTGTCATTCTGGTTGAAACCCTCCGTTCTGCTTACTTCGGGTAATAATACTTCGTTCCGTTTATTTGAATCGGATACTTTCTATGGCGATCATTTCGCTGATTCTAATGACTACAATGTGCTACGTCCATATAAAGGGTGGACGCTGCTGAATACTACAACTACGGCTGTAGCCGGATATAATTCTACGTACCTTAGATTTAAGGGAGCGTCCAACACTAATTGGTTTTCTGGTACGTGGACAGCCTCTACAATATATTTTAATATAGAAAGAAACAGAGATTGGGATATAGAGACGGAACTATTAACAAACGAACTCATTGGTGACCAGGCTGCTGGATTTATCTTTTTTGACCGTTTGTCTTATGTTAATTATTGTTCATTAATAATAGACTGTGATAACAATGCAGTTACCACTTATGATGATTTGACTCCACCTATGGATGGGAATACATCCCCTACCCCTTACATAGTTGCTGCTACGTCAGAGAATAGTTCTAGTTATGCTGCTTATAAGGCTTTTGACCATTCTAATGATAGTTATGGCTGGAGGTCTAATACAGGATTACCAGCAGCCATATATTTTTATTTTGGTATTCCCATATATGTAACACATTATAGGTTTCGTAGTGTGAATGCGGCGGACAGTAGAGGGTTTCCTGCAAATTTTACTTTATACGGGAGCAATGCTGCCAGTCCTAGTGTTAGTGATGATGCCGATTGGGTTCAGATAGACCAAAGGACATCTACTTCTTATCCAGGACAGGATGGGTATACTTCTTGGTTCGCTATTTCGTCACCTTCTTCTTATACATATTATAAGATAAAGATTACGTCTGTTAGTAGTGACACTTTTGTTTGGATAGGTGAAGTAGAGTTTTCTGAGTATGAGTATACTCCGGCTACAGTTAGTGTTTTAGTCCAGACAGATTCCTTCTCTTATACTGTTTCCTCTAGTATCACCCAGGACTTATTATCTACTTTCAAGCTAGGTTTGGTGAAACGTGGTAATATAATAACATTTAGATACAAACCATATTACGCAAATTATTGGTTAGATACAATCTACGAGATGGATTGCTCTCTATGGAGTAATTCCATGGCTCTGGGATTGCAAAGTAGAAACCCATCGGGAGTTTCGCCAGAGATTTATTTTGATTATCTATCCTTTACTCGTGGTCTAAAACCTGATAACGTCGGGGATGAAGAAGCTCCTGGTAGATTAATTATATCATATAATGAGACTGATGTTTATGGGGAAATCGGGGTACGAGATGATAGTCGAATTTGGGCACAGACTACACGAAGTGGTCATGCTTTTGGTACCTCTACATATAATTGGGAACCGGATACTTGGTATTTATTACAGTTTGGTTTTGCTCCTGATGCTGCTGCCGGTGATTATACTTGGTGGGTAGATGCGACTCGGGAGAATGGTTTACTGGTTGGGTCGGGTACCGGTGGGTCTTCTATTTATTATAATAATGTCATTAATTATTTTGATTCTTATCCTATGCCCGCCAGTGGAGTTTTTACTATTGATGAGGTTTCTCACTGGAGTAGGTGGCTGACTGCGGAAGAAATTCTTAGAATGTTAAACAGGGTTTCTCAATCTGCGTGGTTGGCAGTGGCAGATTATTTATATGGCAACGATAGTTTTTTGACTGCGGCTGTTTCCGTATCTGGAGGTTATGGTTTGTACTCCGATGTAAACCATAAGGATTTCTATTATCATACACAGTATCAAGCACCCTTATTACCACAAGCAGAAGTAACTTATAATAAGATTAGTTATAGGATACAGAAGGAATACAAGGTTGTGGCGGCTCGGATAGATGAATTTGTACTGAATATATTTAGATGTTCCAGTGGTTGGATAACTAATATGGAAGAATGTTTCAATTGTGCTAATAGTAGTGCTTGTCTCTGCGATGTCCGCGGCGGTATTGCTATTTATACCTTGCCGTTCTGGGGCAATCAATTCAATAAATTATTCCATATTATAAGCCGACAGAAGTATAATTACAACAATGTGTTATTAATCCGTATAGATACTCTGACCGGGCAGTATTCAATCATGGGTTACGATTTAAATTCTCCCTATCCAACTTCTTTAATCCCGGCAAACAACCAGCGTATGATACATCCGGAATTATTATGGCAAGATGAACCAAATATAACTATAGAAATTTCTGATTTCGGTGGTAACCTCGCTGAGGATCGGAGTCGTGTTTGGATAAAGAGAGAGAATGTTGGGTATAATACTTTTACTAAAATTGATGATTTCTGCTTTTATGAAGAAGACTTTAAATTACTACCCACTTATTCAGGTTCTTTAGGGACGACTGTATCAGGGAATGGATGGACAATAGTAAATATCGATAATACTATATCTTGCAAGGTTAATGATAACTTTAATAGTAATGTTGTGTTGGATTATACTGACATAGTTGCGTCCGGGGTCGAAGGAAGTTTGACCACCTCTGGGCTCAACGATAGTTTGGAAACAATAAAAAATTATACTTATTACTATAATCCTGAATGTTCTATAAGCGGAACTAGGAATCTAGAGGTGATAACAACAAGTGGTGCTTGGTCTAGTATTTTAGGTAATAATTTAACGGCACCCTTTGCTTATCAACTCATACCTTCTACTGTTTCTGGGTGGGATTTTATTACTAAAGTAAATAGTTCTTTTGAGGGAGATACTAGAGGACAATATTGTGGGCTGATGGCTGCTTCACCGACAAACAATACTAAATATACTCAATTGTTACTTTCTCCGAGTGGTGTTATACTTAGACCGACACCCACGTTGAGTGGTGTTTATATTAATACTGGTAAAAATAGTTATGACCCCATCTGGTTCAAAATAAATAAGAACAATAACGTATTAAAATATTACTGGTCTCTTACAGGTAGTTCCTGGACACAGTATACGTCCGTGAGTGGAGAGTCCTTTCTTAATACTAATAACTTAGCAGTTGGTCCTGTAGTTATATCAGAACGAGCGGGATATGACACTGGGGTTACAAAAGCCTGGTTTGAGTTTGTAAAATTTACCACATCTGGGAATAATACCAGCGAAATAAATTTTAATAATGGTGGGTGGGAACTCCTGTTAGAAGGTTCATACCCTGTTAATTCTATAGATAATTCCGGTTATGTAAGCTATACCAAAGTGGCTGACTACAGATATATTTTGAACTATGAACCAAAAGAGTCATTCGTGGGTGGTGAACAGGTCTATGTTCGTACAGAATCCCACGATGTGCCTAGTTTTAAGATAGACTATTCTTATGGTAATGACCTACTATTACTCAAAGGTGACGGGGTCCACGGTCAAGTTGTGGACAGTAATTATGGAGAATTGGGGGCTAGCGGTATTAATACTGCTTTTATATTTGACTCCTCTTCCTATAACTTAAAAACATATTCCGTATCAGGGACTAATAGTGTAACTACTACGACCGGTATAAAATATTTGGGTAATGGTTCCTTTTATTTCCCCACTAATATTGGTCTTACTACTGAGGCTGTGCCCTATGATTTATCTACCACTAATTGGACATTTCATACATGGATCAATACTACGTCCACTTCGGGTAGTATACTATCCTTTCTGCCTATTACAGGTAATAGTTTTATATGTAAATATTATAGTAGTAGGTTGAACTTCTTAAGTGGGACTACCCTATTAGGTTCTGGAACTATCTTTACCATCCCTACTGGTTGGAACCACCTCGGTGTGATGCGTAATAATGATTATCTATATGGTTATTTTAACGGTAAGATGGTTGCTTCCTCATACATCGGTAATATTACGTTGGCTACAGCATCGGGTAGCAGAATAAAATTGATGGGTGATAATATAACAGGTTATCTAGATATGGTTACGTTAAAAGATAGCCCTATATTCTCTGATACTCTAGTATCAACAAACGATCTGGATATTATTACTTCTTTTAATATTGCTAGTAGTCATGGTTTCGAGGTTACGTTGAATTGTGTAACAGACGACCATGCCCCCGTGGTTGTACCAGTAGACCCAGTTCCTTACCAACAATTAATATGTCCTTCGTCGGGTATTGTTTTTGATATCTTAGACGATTTTACAGGTGTGAAGTGGACACAAACCAGTATTATAATAGATGGTATAACTGTTTGGTCTGGCGGGAACAACATGACAGACTACTTCGATGATAGAGGCACATTGATATATGAGGAGACAGGGGAGAAGGGCGGTGAGTGGGCAGATACGCAAGGAACCTCCTTCGAAAAATCAGACGGGATAAACCGATTACTATATCCTCCTGGGACAGTATACAGTGGTAGTGGTGCTTGGGGACGCCGTTATACATATTATTTACCCGATGCAACACAAATTAATTATTTTGGTAGAACAATAAATATTACGATATCTGGCACAGACGATTTTGGCTACCTATCATATTTAGATAGTTTTTACCCTAATGAATTTTCTTATGATTACGAATTCAGTTTCATTTATAACACTAATATTCAATTCGCGAATTGTTTTATGGTTCCTGGAGAAAGTTATCGTATAGATGAAATAGAAGCTCGCGGGTGGAACTTCTGTACAGATATATTTGACAGTGAATATCCGGTTACAGATATAGATGATGCGGAATGTTATATAAATTTCAACGACGGTATAAATCAGTTTACTGCATCAGGGACTTGGATGACAACATGGACGGGTGAGTTAGGTACTACATCTGGTGTCTTCCATCGAATACAATGGTATCCGGATAATCATTGGAACTGGGGTGGTAACAGGGCGATGTACTTAACTATAGAAGCACATAATACGCATCCATATTGTGATGTCTATAACACCGTAGAGTATATATATTACTATGGTAAAGAAATTTGGTGGTATCACACCGCGAGGCGTAATGATTTAAAACAATACCCTCCTTTTGATTTGAACCATAAGTTACCAGTTCTAATAGGCATAAAGACACAGGACTTTATACCTGAAACATTTTTCAGGTCTTATCTGTTCTGGACGCATCCCGGTAAAACATATGATTTGGGAGTTACACTGAAAGCTATACCAAAACCGACGAAGGATTTAAAAGTCGGTATACTGGCACATAGTCATTACTTACAATATAGTGAGGATGTTGATGTAGAAATCTATTGTAAAGATTTAGATGGAAATGAAATAACATATACGTGGATTTTTACCACGGAAGATAAACCAAATTAACTATCCTGCTAGGAATTACAGCAGGGTATCTTTGTAATGGAGGATTTTTATTATGGCTACACCACGTTGGACGGAATTCTATACTAATAGTAGTGGGGTTGGTATAAGCTCCTATTTAAACTTAGGACATACACATGATTATATGTACGGGAGAGGTACTCCTCCAGCATTACGTGGTATTACTCCTAGTGAAATACCAATAACCCTAACCTCTTCTACTAATGATTTGATGGTAACAATGAACGATGGGTTGGCTTCCACGTCAAAGACATTTACCCTGGCGAGCGGAACAAACCTAGACCCAAAGATTCTAGCACAAGATATAACAGATAAGATGCATCGCGAATACCCTACCAATCATCCTATCTGGACTAATGCCTATTGCTTTTGGTGGGATAATGCGTTTGAATTACGGGCTGGAATTGCAGGATTAAATGCCTCTGTTTCTGTTGACTACACAGCCAATAGTGCTGCAGATGCTCTAGGCTTCACCCACGGTGTCACTGCTTATGGTTCTGATAATTACAGATTATACGGTGGACAAATAGCTGCCGGAAATAAGACTACCAATACTTGGAGTGGGTCAATGACCGGTAGCGGAACTTCTTTTGCTCCATCTTGGGATGAGTATGTGTTAATGGCAGTTAATGGTGATGCTGGCACCGGACAAGGTACCGCCGAGATAATTACTCATGCTAGTGGTTCCTATCCTGGAACATTAACTTTAGGTGGTATCTATAACTATGGTGATAATACGACCTATCACATGCACGTAACAGTCAGTGGGTCTTCTTCTTATATGACCGGAGTAAAGGATGCTGTTCCTGTTATGACTTGGTATGGTGAAGGTGGCGATACTACTATGTCTGGTTCACAAGAATTGCTATATGCTAATTATCCGTACCCATTAGGTAATAAGGGTTTGTGGGTGAAATTTACAAATGCACCTTTTACTTATCCTGGGGATGCTTGGCAGATACAGGCTAGTGGAGTGTTAACACCGGAAGGATATGACTACCAGTGGGGTTCCGCAATGCGGAAAGTTATATGGAGTTCTATTAAAGGTGACACCGAATGGACGCAACAATCAACCGCTACCTTTGGTAATTATTTTAGGGTTGGAAGGGCTGGTGTATATTTGTCAGCCAATCAAGACTACAATGTGGCACCTGGGGATGTAATTCGTGTGCGGGTCCCTGGTCCTGTTCCTTATAGATATGATGTATCTTCAGTTGACTTAGGTAATATTACTGTTACTACGGCTTCCAGGGTTGTGGCCATGCGGTTTGACTTAATAGCTGGGGCTGTGGAATTAACTAATGTTAAGTTTAGTTTATTAAATAATGGCGGTATGGGTTATCATGACGGAGTTAATACTCGCTTTCCTTATGGTACTGTGGGTGCTGGTCAACCAGCGGTAAACACAGATTATGATGTTGGTTGGTGGAACCAAGTCAATGTGAATGACTTAACTCCTCCTAAACCGGATTACTTATATGAGATAGATAATAATTTAACTGTGGTATCGACTGCCGACGATTCTAAGACAGTGGGTATAGACCCATTTACATCGTTGATGTCTGACTTTATTTATTTTGCAATACAATTGGGTGCTGATGAGAGCGGTCAGAAGACTGTTATTTACAGATGTTATTTTGACTATACGGAGTAATTTATTCTAATGATTACTAGAACATATCCAACAGAGTACTCTCTTTATGGTGCTGATGTTGATATAATACAAGCAATACGGGATAAGATAGGTGATAGGCTGGAACTTAGGAGATACTATTTACCATCAGGCAATGAGAATTTAGCACGGTACGTTCAGACAGACAATCTAACATTTTACGACAGCACCACCAAGTTCTGGCCTTATCACATTAAGGTAGGATCTCTGACCTGCTCCGGTATCACTAATCCACAGGTCCTGGGTTATCATTATTTAGTGTTCCAAGACCCTGTAGGAAATGTCACTACATCCGGGATAGACTTCTGGGTGGATACATTTAAATTATCTGATTATGAAATATGGACGGCGTACTTAAGTGTAGATTTATCTCCGTTGGTTAAAGACCCTGACTGTATTACAGAGGATATGGAAATAATTAAGGCTGCAATAGACTTAGTTCCGAGTATGCGTACTAAAATAGATGATTTGTATACTTCTAAAGAGGTCGTTGATAATGATACCAGATACAGACAAGACCGAGCGACCTCTATAGACCCATTTAAAGATTTATTGGATGGTTTGCAAGACCAACTTGATAAACTCATTAAGGAAAATTGTTATAGATTATTACAAGATGGTTATAGGGTTGAATAGGAGGAGATATGAGGGGATGGGTGGTTAAATACAAAGATGGACAAGTAATAGCTGAATGGGATTTCGGAAAGCCCTTCAGTCAATTACCAAATCAAAATAGTATAGATGCTGTGGCAATAGTACACAGAGATACAAACAGAAAGTGGATTATTAGTGGTAAAGAAAATTATTTTGCTATGAAAAGAGAATCGATGCTGATGGGGTTAGGAATTAGCAGCGGAAGAAGAATTGAATCGAGAACAATAGGGTATTGGGAAGACGGTAAAAAAGTGCTATTTACCGTAGATGAACTTACAGGAGAACCACGCGGTCCTTATCTAGCGAAGGAGTAAGGACTAGATGCCTTCCTATCTTAAATATCGAATAAAGCATACTTCAGAACAAACTACTTCATTATATGATTATCAGGCATTACCTCCTGATATATTAGAACAAATGACTAACAGTGGTGTCTTCGAGGAAACAGATAGAAATATCTTGCCTTCGACCTGCACGTTTATCACTAGAGTTATGTATAATGATATATATTACTATCTGTGTGGAATAAAAATAATAGCACAACGCTCAGATTTAATAGCCAGTGATGAAAGAGAAGGAGATGGAAAGCTATTAGATAAAGAGGGCTGGAATGAACGCCGGGTTTCAGGGGCTCTTAAAACTAAAGGCGATAACTTATTCCAATCATCCGAACCTAATAAATTCTCTTATGTAGAAAATGCGTATTTCAAATGTAAATACTGTAATATGAGGACTGCTTCCGCCACAAAGCACGGTATTACTACAGACGAAACAATAGAGTTCCCTATATGCAATTGTTATACTCCGCGTGGAGGTATGGCAATCACAGTGTTCGATGGTGCTGTCCAAGGCAATTTGGCTACAGGTTACATATCCAATGTTCAAAATCCCGAGGAGTTTACTAATACAACGCAAGAATGGGGAGAGGCGTCTTCCGATCTAGAGAAGTATATGCATAATGTGAATAAGCCTTTTGTAGCATATCCTAATATACCGCAACCTCAGTCAAAACAACCCGAATATCCTCCCTCTGATAAAATTGGAATTATTTATGTACTATTAAACGCTAGGGCTCGTGTAGCCCCTTGTTGCTATTATAACAGTATACCATGGCAATATACCAGTAGATATTTCAGATTAATAGATTTGGCTGTTGCCCAACATAAAGTAAAATGTGGTAAAGCAGTAGGTACCGAAAATAAATTTGAGGATTTTAAACCATATCCTGTATCAAATAAGACTGGTATTAGTGATATCGGAGTATATACTTATTTAGATGAGAGCGATTACTACCCAGATTCGGACCCGGATGCTTATTTTAAAAATATTTTGTTAGGGCGAAATTACGATCCTTCTTTACCTGAGTGCGGTAACAACAGAAGGTTGATTTACACTCTACATTATGCTGTGACTGGTAAATTAACTAGAGACATAAGAGAGGATGATAAAGGTAAATGTACGGATTTACCACAAGATGGGATTTGGCATTATGACAATAATTCTACCTTTTCTCCTAGGAATTGTAATCATCCGAGTTGCTCAGTAAAATATCAATGGGGTCACCTATGTAATGGTGGCGGCTCCTTTGATTTGGCACTTGGCAAAGCGTGTCCTTATTATGAAAATCCATTAATGGGGGATAAAGATACAAATAGATATTCTAAGTTACAGAATATGTATGCTGGGGACTCTGTCACCGGGGCTGCAATACTGGAGTTAATGTGGATGTGCAAAGGCGGTCTTCCTTGGACACAAGAGGAGTGGGAAACAGTCTGGAGAGTTCCTTATATATGGTCTACAGTCCCGTTTAGTCCAATAGCTTATCAGACAGATTTGATAACAGACGAGTCTGGTAAAAAAATAAAAAGTAATTTATGGCATACCGAATATAAACAGTATGCTCAACGTACTAGCGTAGATTTGGTTACAGGTAAGATACAAGTAAAACCTCCTGTTTTATTACCTGGGGGAACTGTAACGTTAAGGAAACGTAAAGATGCTAGCTCCTTAGAGGATGGCGAACGAATCCCTGATTTTCCTACAATTGTAAGAAACATTCAAATGAACGCTACAGGAACCATAAGAATACTTTGGCCAAATCCTGATTTAAAAAATTCGACCTTTAATGTTACCAGCCCGCAAGACTACGCTAATCAACTCCTAGAATTAAAAACTAAGGTATACAATAAATTAATATGGTCCAGAGATAGTTTGGGGACGGAAGTGATTGCATATGCAAATCCTTTTGAACTAGAGTCCGGGATATATTGTATAAATACAGCATTTCTTGTTGGGGCGTGGGCACAGAAACGATATGAATTAGAAGATGCTCTAGAATCTAATGATTTACTTACCAAAAGGGTACAGACGATACTACAAGATTTGTGGCATGATTTAATAAGATCAAAAATAGCCGGTGCTTCTTCTATACTTGATGGAATGCCATTATTAAAGACCTCTATATCTTCCTTAGGTAATATAATATTTCCTCAAGTTCCCCTTAGTTGTTTAGAAGATATTAATCATATTATTGTGTTTGGTTTCAATAAAGCAGGAATGATATCATCTTATATGGTTAAGGTACGCCCTATTTTCTGTCATGGTTATACATATCAAGCAGAGACTTCCCTATGTACTTCCTGGAAGGCTGTGTGGAATGGTAGACCTTCTCTTTTTTACAACGCTAATCGTCTAAAAGATATTAATGTAACTGAGGAGGATGGTAATAAAATATTGAAGGGCTCTTCTATAATGATAGGCAACACTATGTATAATACTTCTACTGGTATAAAAGTAGATGTATCTACACTGGATTATTTTATAGCAGAGCAGCAAGGTAAACTGGTTGCACTAATAAACTCTGTTGGGTCTGCCGATAGTGATAGTTTAAGAACATCGTTGAATAATCAGATTATTTCTACTAATAGTTATTTAACCTCTCTTATAGAACAAAGGCGTAAACAACTTCTGGATGACTCCAGTATTTATACTGATCCTAAAACTATCTCAGAAGTTATAACCTATCTTAATGAACGTATACGCTATCTAAATAATGAAATATCAATTATAGACAGGGTCTTAAAAACTTCTTTAACAGAGCAATCCACTTTAGCCTATCAAACATTAAAAAATGATTATGATGTAGAGCGTAGGGCTCTGCAGCAGAAGGTAATCCAACTTGCAGGTAGCAGCGGTGGGACCACCACAACTACCTCTTCCACTCCGGATACTGATAATGACGAACAAGATGAGGCATATGATTATAGAAGTGTTAACAGGTCCTACAGTGCTGGTAAAGCCGGTAATGTAGATATCTTACAAGACACAAGAAACTATACCGCTGGAGATATAGATACAGACGAAAATGGCTCTATTACCATAGATTCTACCACAGAACTGCCTTCTCCATACCCGTCTAGGTACTATGTACCTTACTTAAACCCAGACGTAACAAAGCATAAGGACTTAGATAATTATTATAAGTTACTAAAAACGGCTACCAAGGAAAGTATTACTTTAAACATACCGGATAACTCGGGTGTAGCAAAATGGAAGGTACTGGAAGTATCTCAGAAGACAGATAAGATATTAGCAGGTTCTTATTCGTTTCCGTGTAGTGGTGCCAAGAAGGTTGTAGTGTATTCTACTAGAGATTCCGACAATCCTAATAATAGTAAGGGGGCAGACCAACCAAAGGGTGTTAAGTTAACGGAAGATTTAGGAAAATGGTATAAGACATCTTCCTGTAATCATATGATTATATTAATTATGAATCCGGAGATTTTCAATAGGCATACTGAGAGGATGATCTTTAGTCTGTCGGGACAAATGTCTGTCTGGGATAAAGATGCTTCGGGAAATTTAGTGGAGAGCAAAAAATTAATAAAGTTTGTCCCTATAAATTATACTCAGGTTCCTCGTGCATTCCCCGGTTATAACAGGTCTAAGGACGCGGCACAAATTGGTTTTACAACGGAAGACGGGGTAACCTATTCTAAAATACAAGTATCGGAAGGGGTAGAAGTATTAGAATTAGATGATAACAATAGGCATCCGTGGGTATTTTTTGCCTATCCAGTTAGTGAAGAGACCTATGTGCAGGAATGGCGTTTTTATGATAAGGCATGGAGTCCGGTTGTGCCCAATCAGCAGCTAGTAATAATACCAGATAAAGTTGAACTAGATTTATATATAGAATTTGCTTATATAGCAGAAATATATGATTCCTTTGGTTCCGACCAATATAAGTGGGAAAACAACGAGTGTCAAACGAAGATACTGCACGACCATCCGAAATCTGGTGTCATCCGCACGGTTATGGATTATACAGATGCCAATAATAAAGTTGATGGTTTTACTAAGGTACCGGCGGGCTCCCATTCTATGGCTACTCTTTGGCCTTATGCAAGATATGCGTGTCGTGATTATGAAATAACATATGCTTGGAGGGATACATATAAAGGATGGGAGTTAACCGTTCAAAATATGTTGGGGGAGTGGAGTAGTAGTAGGCAGGGGTATCACAATAGAACTTTCAGCCAACCACAAACCCTTACTTACTATACGCAGGGAGACCATGACTTAGGAACAGAATTTCAACCGAAAATAGCGTATAAAGAGCGTGCAGTAAGAGAAGAAAATATGAACGTTGGAATATATGATGTAAAACGTTCTGCCTACGGAGAATCCTTCGAGACAAAAACAGATAAGTCTATCACAGATAAAGACCCTATTAACAGTTTTCCTACTGGCGAGGGGCGTGTTTGTGCTCCCCCTAGATCTTCCCAAGGTGCCGCATATTATCCATATACTAGATGTGAAGAATACTCCCTGTATGTGCCACGCCATAAAACGTATATCTGGGATTTCCTGGAGAAGTGGAGGAATAAACCAGAGGAAAATGAGTATCTAGGTGGTCTTAGATTGCGGGCGACTGACTGGTGTGTTAAAGGCGGGACCGTAACGAGAAAGAGGCAGTGGTCAAAATACTGGTACTATGATCCCACCAAAGAAACATCTTTCTTAGGTAGATCTAAAACAAGAGGACCTGTATTCCCATTAGAATATAAGGAGTATTATGAATTACCTACAAAGACAGTATTCTTAAAACCTTATTCTATACGTACTGGTTCAGAATCACAAGATTGTTACTGTCCTGAATGTAATAAATATTTTGTTTGTGCGGACAGCCCTGGGCAATGTCCTTATTGTAATTCGAAAAGTATAGAGCGTGTGACGGGTTGGGATGCCCATTGGCTTACTTTGTTGGAGCGAGTGGATTCCGAAAGCACCTCTTATACTCCCCAGTCCTCAGAGGATACCGAGGCTTCTAGTGTTACAGTCACAGTTCTGAAATCTTCTGGGTTACCGAACCAATATTATCAATGGCGTGAATTAGTTACGCGTTTATTCAATGCCTGGAAATCAAATGGGACATATTCGGCACAATCTTTCACAGATTTTGAAAGAGAACAAGCCCGCGGAAGAACCAAAGGTTGGTATGCTAACATTGTAGGAGGAAAACTGGAGTTTGTTAATGATGAGGGTAACTACCAGTCTAGTGCGGCTGCCTCTGCGGGAGATGCTTCCCCCCGTGACATGGTCACTGGTTGTGAAAAAACTGACTTAGGAAAACGGAGTGATTTAGGTTCTTTTCAAATAAGTGATGGCTATATACCAGGTAGCGTTGATTTTTCGTCATCCACTACGAGTAATGAACTAGATACGCTGGAGTCAGAAGTTACTATTGCTACAGAACAAGTGGCGGCTATTGAAGCAGACCTTGAAAATTTCAGGTCTTGGCGTAATACGATGACTTCGAGCCCACATACACTTTATGAGGTTGGCGGGGTTACATACTCATTACGTGTCTGTAGTGACCCAGAATATTACAAAGGGGAGGAATGTATAGATACAAAGATTTCAGCATTGGAGAGCCAACTGGTTGAGGCTACTAATGTAATGAATAAGAAAGAAGGTATATTATATGATAAGTATCAAAACACCGCTGCCGGTTATATTAGGAAAGATATAGCCACAAAAGCGGCTAAGGCTAGGACACAAATAGAAGCTAGTTGCATGCGTTATTATGAGTATACCCAAAAGTCTTTTGGTTATAATTTACCATGGAGCCCTTATGACTCCCCACCGCTCTTTGGTAATATGGGTAGAGAATTCTGGGGTGTTGATCTATGTACCCTAGGCTCTGTTATATCTTGGTTACCACGACGTGCTACTAAAATAATTCAGGTTAATAATTGGAATGGTTCATCGGATAATACGAAGATACCTAGTTGGTGGACCGCCGGAAACCCAGAAGGTGAGCCCCTGGAATTAATTACTTTGTTGAATCCACCAATAGAATGTACTAGGGCAATAAGTCTGATGTCCTCCACTGCCCAGAATCCTTTCTATAACTATGTGATGTATGATAAGCCCTTCTATGAAACGATTCCCAGTCCTGCTACCAGTAATGAAACGAATATATTTGAAAATAGATACTGGGTAAAAGATTTGCGTATAGTTACAAAGCATGACACCGGACATTACGGAGAACAGGGTTATAGATCTGATGTGGGTCGGTTTGTTATATTTGGTAGGGAAGGGGACCACACCCGGGATTTTAAAGTACACGGAGATAGCCCATCGCACTATGACTATTACGAAAATATCTTTGATACTATAACTGGTTTTTCAAGTGGTAGTTCCGGGTCAACAGAAACTAGTGTACCCCCTCTCTACTATATAGAGGGTAAGGATGTCAAAGGCTTTTCGGTCGGACATAATGAAACTATGTCTGTCGGTGACTATTATCCTGGTTATTTCAGCCCTATAAATCATTCTAAATTTTTTACAGGGTTCCAATCTTCTCCCGCCGGAACCAACAATATACATTGGGCGTGGCCTGTATCTAATAAAGATATACTAAGAAGATCTAAACGTCTAGTTCGGTGGTATGCTGATCAAATAACTTCTAATGCTGATAATACAGATGTAAAATTTGAGGCAGATTACAAAGAAGACGAGGGTATTAATGCTCTTTCTTATTTAGCCTGTGCACCTTATTTAAAGAAAAGAACTACTACGGGTGAAGACGATGGCAGGGAGATATCTGGAGGACCTAAATTAAAAGAGGATACTAATTCTCGTACCTTATATAATAATGAAGTTCGCCATAAAAACACTTATTTTGCTATAGTTGCTGAATCAGAACGTGTTTATGGTGGTGTACTAAGACCTCCTCTAATCTGGGTAGAACAAATAGATAATAAAAACTTAACAGAGATAGGGCACTTCAAGGTTCCTAGTTCTGATTCTATGCCCCACAGAATTAAGACAGATGGGACGTTGCAACCTGTAAAGTTAGATGAGGGTGACGAAAACTTCAAAAATGCTGATGGTTCCCCTAGTTACAAGACAGCATTCTCTACTGGTTCTATAAGTGATTTAAGTAATAATTATGTAAACCCGGCAGACGGTGCCAATTTGTTTACGTCAAAAGGAGTAAATAGTTCCGGTTACTTTCCTGGTTTTATAGCCGACTATATTGATTATAGTTATATAGGTAAAGTTTATAATGAAAAGAGGCTTTATGATTTAACTACTGTGAGTGGTAATCGTTGGGCTAACACCAGATTGACAAAGAAGATTTCTTCATTTGGGCAGAACAACCATGAAGTTACTGGAACAATTACTATACCTAGATTTGAGGCTAACGCCAGTCACATAGAGTTAAAGTTAAACTACGGGTTCGAGGATGGAATTATAAGTAAATTATTCACGAATTACTCAGATGCTATTACCCTACAGATACGTGTTTATGGTAGTCCTGTCCCGGGTGTTAATCTAACTACCGGTAACTTTGATAAAACACTAACCAAGTCTATACCACTTAGTAATTCTGATTTAACAGAAGACGGATCTGTTATATTTGATTTAGACTTTTTGATGACTAAAAGTATAGCGATAGAATGTACCTTTTTAGTACATATGAATGTAACAGATTTTTACCTTGGTCCTTGGAAGGGTAAAGAAACGAAGATTGAGGTCGGAAAAACTGTTCCGGATGCGGGTAATTACTGTTACTTTAAAGACCTATTTGATTATGTAAAACTGGGTATATTATTCCCAGGTAAGTGTGCAGAAGTAGTAGAAGTGGAAGAACGTGGCTTTGTTATAACCACTGGTGGTAGTTGTTTTCATACTACATCTACAGGTAAGACCAAAGACCCGAAAGAAGACACGAAGACGTCAACACAGTATAATTTTTTTACTGACTCCCAATCTTACTGGTATAAACCAAACTGGTCGGAGTCATATAACAGGACCGACCCAAAAGAAGGTTGGTGGCAAAATTCAGGACGATCTGATGATGCTTGGGTTACTGAGGGTTACAAAGCCATGCTTGCATCTCTCCAAGAGAGTGACTCTAATATAGGGAAAGTACCGAAAGCAGAGGTTTTCCCTAAAGTTTGTGTTGAAATTCCTGAGTTGTGCTACTCCAGATTAAAGATGGAGGCGTGGGAGAATGATATTCCCTCGGTAGAAGGTAAAGACTGGACATGGGGCGGCGTGTGGACGACCAGGATGTCAGGACCAGAATGGACTACTAATGACCAATATCCTAGTAGAGATAAAATTTGGTGGCCTGCTATCCCTTATGGTGAAGGTCATTTAACATTTAAAGGAAGGTATTTTAGTTTTGGTCAGCAGTATAAAGATGAGGCTAGAGTTAGGAACAACAGCAACAAAAGAGTAATAGATACTAATGATAAGTATAATGAATATGCTTACAAGTATGAGTTAACGGCTTTTGATGCTCTGCTGAAAAGTGTTGAACAAATAGAGAACCTAAGTGCCGAACAAAGACGTAGCTTAGCCTATAGCAGGCATTACGGGGGCTCTGTTCCCAACTCTATAGCACCGGGTCAACCCTATAATTCATCGATATCATACTCCACAACGGCTGGTACTACGTTGGGTAATTTCAGTGGAAGGTCTGCTAATGATGCTCTACAAGATGTTATGAAAACCTCTGATTGGGCGAACAATATGGCTAACAGTGCTACCGATGCTATATATGATACAGTTAATAATGCTAGAAATTACATAGTAGCAGATAGGCGGCAATGGAGATTATTAGAAGAAGTAGCAATGGACGTAGACGAGGTAAGTTGGGATTTGCTACGAAACAGGGAGGAGATTCCACAAAAAGAAATATTTGGTCTGGCAGAAAGTAGGAATGATATGGGAGGTAGAATAAGGATGAAGTCTATCGTACCGTATCATGATTGGGACGAGATATTTGAAATAACGGGCGGGAAAGCCAAATCTAGTGGAATGCCCAGCAAAGGATTAGAGCCTATAACTCCGGAGAAACTAGCAAGTATAAATGCTGATGCCTATATGGATTGGCATGATTGGAATTGGACAGAGATACAAAGTTTTTCTTTTAGAGAGGAAGAAAATGATAAGTATCCAAAGAAGAAAGGTAGTTCTGGAAAGAAGTGGTCCACAATTCTTATACGTAAGTGTGGAGAGCGGTGGGTACATAGCAAGGCAGGGGCAGTGATTTCTGGAGACTGCAGCAGCAGTGATGGTTCTGTAGGAGGGCAAGCCCCTGACTGTAAAGACGTAAAACTTAAGTGGGACCCCCCGCGTGCTAGTAGTTCTTGGCCTGTGTGGAAGTCTGGTGTGTCTACAGATGGAAGAACGCTCAAGCGTTCAGATCCGTGGTGGAGATTTTAATGAGTATCTCAGAATTTAATGTTAATGTAGAATCTGAATATAATGTGTTAAATGAGTGTAGGTACATTCGTAATAAGGACCGATGTATATATGACTCTAACGTAGGCTATGAAGCCCGCTTTGATAAGGGTGATAATGGTTTTACAGATAATTTTGGAATGAACTGGTTCATGGCTACCGGCTACTTCATGTGGGGTATATCTACACAAACTTCTTGTTACATATCTTTAGCAGAACCCTTAGCATACAGTTTTGAAGCAGATTTTTTCCCTGATTTTGACTTGGATTTATTATTACGTTATGATGATAATTATGTAACATTACCAACTAATTTAAATGCCAGATTAATATGGAAAATGGAGACGGATGCAGATTGGCATGCCGATGCTGTAGTAGACTTTACTGTATACCCGGATGGAATATGGCATAGGTATAGCATAAATATGTTGGAAGAACCACGGTGGGTGGGAAACTGCGTTGATCTGCGGTTATATATATTTACTGACGGAGCAAAAGATGTAGAATTTATAATAAAGCGTCTCGCCTTCAAATCGGATTATTATTTTAAATGTAAATTTCCTCCTTGTGCTTATAATAGGAGTTATAAACATCCTTGCCAAGGAGTCGGTACTTTCGCAAGGGCATATAGTAGTGAGAGGCGTCGGACAGTAAAGATAGATGATGATAATTCTAGATTGGGGGTAAGCATAGATAGATACCCTGTAAAATATATAGATTTGGATCTGAGCCACTGTATAGATTGTTGGTCTGTGGCACAAGATATTACACTGAAATTAAATACATTATCTTTCGGTGGTTACAAGTTTGCGGAGTGTATCTATGATGATATAGAAGAAAATTTTTCCATATATACAGGGACACGCGGAAGTTCCGGGAGTGTAGAGATATATCATGGCGGAGAAAAAGATGCTACAGAGGAGCTGGGATTTTCTGTTTCAGGAACCGGAGTTAGGGCATGGCGTACAGAAGTAGGTTTAGATCCGGTAGATGGGTTCCAAGAAGCCTACCAAAAACTTCCAGCCAGTATTCTTTATAGATTACCTAATTCAACTGTAACCACCATAAATTATGATCCGGCTAAACCTATTACTGAGATTGGTAGGTCAGATTTACTGGGGTTACCAAGTGAAACAGTATTTCAGGAATCAGTTATTGAGGGTTTCATACAAATAGATATTTTTGGACAATCAACTTACGGTGGTAAAATAGATTATATAGAATTTAAAGGTGAAATTATAAGTAACAAAAGTAGGTTATTACTACTAAGACCTAGTAGCGATAGTTCATTTAGTGTTATCTACATAACTACCGTGGATTCATCAGATATGAAACGAGGGCAGGAGACCGTATATAAAAAGAGTGTAGATTGGAACTTAAAACCAGGTGACGTATTTGGTTTGTATATGTGTAAGCCGGTTATACATACTGAAGACAACCCTAAATTAAAACCCGAGATGGTCTATAAATATTCTTGGGTAGAAATTAGAAAATACAATATAGCTGTAGGGGATGAACTCTCTTTTTCTACTAAGGACATAAAATTCTATGGTTATGAAAGTCTACCTGTTTATGGTTACTCTAATATTACTAACCCCGGGCACGGTATAGAAGCAGAATTGCGTTATGAATATGGTATTAGTTATGCTTCAGTTATTGGTGATACTAATTCGGATGTTATAGATATAAATTTGATGACTATAGATTCCACCCAAGTTAGAATGTCTAGTTCTGTTTCTCCTGGTTCTCTGCAAAGTGCTACAGACTTAGATTTGGCGGTAGAAATAGATTCCGAAACTAACGATGCCTTCTGGATAGATTTTTGGTTTCCAGGTTATATACATACGATTTATAAGATGGTTACCTATTATGAGAATGTTAGTAATTTACGTTCTTTTTGCTGGGAATTTTGGGCAGAGGAAGACGAAAGGATAGGTCTTCAGTGGAATAGATTTTATACATTCTTGACCGAAGCGAATCCTATAGGTAGTGCGGAGTGGTGGATACGTCTGTATGACCCCGCGGTGGTTATAATAAACGGATGGCAAGACGCTACTGGAACTCCGTATTTAGGTGCCAATTATGTTACGGCTGACCCGAATGATTATTATCCTGGTGTAGAAGAGGACATAGTAACTCTCAGGTCTGATGATGCAACGGGCGTAGTTTGGAATAAATTGGAACAAACGTTCTTTCCTATACATACTCGTGGACTACGTCTATATTGTTGGAGATGGAATAGTTCAAAGGTGACAGGAGTAGAGATTTATGCCAAGTTCGAAAGTGCACAAAGTATATTACAAGCCATAGAAGCCTATGGGTGGAGTGGTCCGGAAGTCTTTTCTACAGAAAAATATGATATAGTTGACCTAGAAGGTCAGATATGGCGTTCTTCTAATATTAGTAGGGCAGAAACAGTTGATTATAAATATGATTTGGACTTTCAAATACAAATGGATGAAGATGAGGCTACTGATATATTACTTTCTCCTGTTGGTACTACCCTCCGTAAATTAGATTTTGATGTAAAGGGTCTACCCGCTAGGATACAGCAGATAAAGTTAATAGGTCAGAAGCTAGCAGTAAGACTAGAGGCGGGGTCTGAACACGAGCCTATTACGGAAGTAGCCAACCTATCTTGGGGTGCTCCTTCCGATGGTCGTGACTTTACTTATGGACCTTCTAAGGAATATAGGATTTGTAATGATACTGGTCATCGTGCCAATCTTATATTGAATATAGCAAATCCTTTAGCAATAGACCAAGCATGCGTTTTTTCCAGCGATTTATCGTCACTTGCTTCCTTAGAAGATCCTTACAGAGGTATTAGAGCGGAACTAATTTGTGCAAACGATTTTGAGATATGTAATCATAGGTCTATAAATTACCATGCACGGGCATACTCAATCCTTGCAGCAGAACCAATCTCTTGGTATTCAACCAGTACTAGTGGTATCGTGTGGCAAACACTAGTTTCTGGTAATCCTTTTTCAGATACATTTAGATGGAACGAACCTAAAGATCCTTTTAGTAATTGGAATATTTTTAACTGGGCTAATTCAGAGGAAATAACTGTAGACAGCGGCACCCTAAATTTCTCTGTCTCTTCTAAAGCACCAAATGTAGAGCGTGGACAGTGGTTAAATCCTACCTATTTTCAAGATGTACAAAAAGAATCAACCTTTTATTTGGAAACAAAAGTACCCACCGCTGTAGCACAAACTGCTGGCGTCGATGTGTCTGCTGGAATAGTCCTATGGGATGATAATGATATAAATAAATATGTTCGTTTAGAGCGTTACTCAGGAAATAATGTATCTACAGTGTCCGGGCTTTCTTACGGCGATTTAATACATTTAGATGTGCCCTTTGGTGATTACATACGTTACGGAGACCAATCATATTATACATTAATATCAGGAGTTAACCCCACAATATTAAGTGTTGATAGACCGGAGTATGGATTACTCTTTAGAATTGCTAAGAATGCAGAAAAAGTCGAATTTGCTTATAGATTACCGTGGGACACGTGGACTACAGTTAGTGCTTTCTCTTTGTCTGGTTGGTCAAAGGATTTGCGTATTGGTGTATTTGGGTCCGCCCAGGCGGTTTCCAGAGATACCGTCGATACGCTGTGCGAAGTTAGTTTTGATTATGTATCATATAAGGCAAGTACTAATAGGTATACAGAACCGTTCGACTACTATTTCGACTTCGACGACTTTGTAAACAACCACGGATTGTGGACAGCACACAATGCTGAGACAACCGCTATTCTAAGCTCAACTGCAGCATCAGGTATACATATAAAAAGACACTTTGGTAGAGGAACCTATAGTTTTTTTGACAAATATTTAAACAGTCCTGCGTTACTTACGGATTGGGGGTCCACAAAAGATTATAGTGATGCGTGGTTTAGGATAGCGGACTATGACGAGACCACCCTAGCCACAGGTACTTTAACAGCAGGGGTACTAATCAGAGATGCTGGTAATCCTCTAGTAAATTATGCTATATATGGTCTCAATAAACCCGATAGATTATTATTAACAATAACCGGTAGTAATTATTATATACCGATAGATCCAATTACTAGCACATCTGGAATTTATCTAAGTGTACAGAAGGGTGTAAATGTATTGATATTTAATTATTCTTACGATGGTAATATCTATAATGTTGCTTCGGGTATAACTACGTATGGATGGTCACAGGAAACGGCAGTAGAACTAGGGTTTTCCTCAGATTTTAATGATGTTACATTTAGTAATATAGAAGTAGGAGCGTCTATGTTTGGTGCCACAGATGTAACTGCTGAGTTTGAACCGCCCTTACCGGTGCTTAATATTTATGGGCGGGGAGGAGATATTACTAATATACAGTATGCTACTACTGTGACTGGTATAGAATATACTACTTTTTCTGATGTATCACCACCTACAACTAAGTTTATAAAATTTACTAAATCGAGGGACGTCGAAATAGATACTAATGCGATAAAAGTAATACCAGACCCTAGAATGGCTAAGGCAGTGGGATATCCTTTACAACAGTTAGAAATTCCAGATTATAATCAGCAATTGTATGATTATGCCGGTAATATACAAATATCTGATGGGCTAGTTACTTCTTCCGGCGGAGGCTGGTCTCAAGATTTAACATATAAAGGTATTCCACAGTTTGATATACCTGTTATGGCTATAGACTTGGGGAGTATATTTGAGTTAGGACGTAACCCCTTGTCCATATCTTCCGCTAAAGGACGTTTTTCAGACAGTAATACTGATTATTTGATAGATGTCAGTTGGCCCTCTGTATCCTACGACGAATGTGGTTTTAAAAGGAAATGTCTTTATAGTTCTAATAATGAGTGTACTGCCACGATAGAGTGGGGTAAACCCAAGATGATTTACGAAGGGGAACAGGGATCTATAGACTATTATTTTGCTGGTGAGTGTAATGGTGTTTCCACAACTGCGGGGAGTGTAAACAAAGCCTGCCCACTGTTCAATTCGGGGAGGGGTCGTTGGTGGTTATTAGAGAGTACCAATTACAGTAATACTACGGTTTCCGCTGGTGCCGTGTGGTTCCTAGGTCCTCTAGAAATTAATCATATACAGAAACCATATCCCATAACTAATAATATAGACTGGTGGACAACTGACTATGGGCTCATGCACTACATTGATAATACGGCATATTATCCGGATTATACGTTGGTTTATAGTTATCCGGGGCTAAATGTAGAAGGTTCTGTTTATTTTAATGGTTTGGGAAATCCCTATTGGAAACTTGCTACTGACCATGAATGGACTTTCGAGGACAAATTTTCTATTGATTTATCTTTGAATAATCCTGGTAATATTGATAAAATAGAAATACGTCTTGGAAGAGACCCGCAATGTTGCTGGTTATTTACTGTAACAGGTACATTGACACAGACATGGAGTAGTCATACATGGTTGTTCAAAGATGCGGAAGTTATTATAAATAGTGACATAGCACTAGAAGAACCAGTTTATACGCAGCACGACATGGAGTTTTATCAAATAGAAAATTCCCCTTATCGTCCATTGCCTTATCTAAACCATGGGTATGTGGAAGTAACTGTTTCTGGTAGTGGTTATTCTGACATTTATATGAAAAATATGAAGCACATCCGCTCCAGATTTGCCGACGATTACTTATTCCTCGGTATAAACGATTCTTTATATATTCCGGAGTTAGATTTAACCAATAAAGGAACCATACAATTTGATTATTATCCTTCTGAGGCTGCCGTTAATTTAGTTGAGGGAGACCCTCGTAGTTTCTTGTACTCTATTGCTACTGTTAGTAATGCTAATACAGGCTTGTGCTTGGTACTCAGTATGCAATTTGGTTGGACTATCTATTGTTTTTCTCCAGAAGAGCAAGTAATATTAGACTTCTTACCCCCCAAGGATATTGCAACCCGGGTCATTCCTAGTCTATCTAATCCAGGTCCATTCCGTATTGTCATGAGCTGGTGTCCTCCCACTATTCCTGGACTGACTGATACTGTAGCATTGTGGGTTAATGGTTACTTGGTTTGTAATGGCTTGTTTGAATCTTTGGAAAATTACTTCAAGACTGATGATATACGGGTGACATTAGGACGAGGAGCAAGTGTTTTTGATTACCAAGAAGACAATGAGATGGCAGCTTATGCAAAATTTAAAAATTTAAAAATCTATAAACAATCTGTTAGTAGACCTGACATAGATTTAGACAGCACTGCATTAATACCGGAAAATTTATTTGAATTATCCACAGACGGTTCTACCTGGAAGTCCTTTTTAAATAATGAACTTCCTATAAAAGTACATGGCGTTGAGCACGGAGACTGTACTACTTTTTACTTGAGGAATATACGTCCTAGGAAAGAGATAAAAGCACTACATACTAGATTTACGGCTAATTTAGAAACTATGTGGGAGGTCTCTCAGTGAAAATAGTTGCTACCCAAGAAGGTATAGAAATAAACGGTGTATTTCTAAGTAATACATGGGAGATACAAACTTTTATTAATGCACATGCCCCTAGTGATTTGCAGGTTGGTATTGGAGCAGTAAACCCTATTGACTTACATGTGTTTTTCCGTGGTGTTTACTCATTTCCACTCCACGATTTATATGTAGATTTGGGTATTATTAGTCCTAAAGATTTGGAAGTAAACCTAGGTATAAACTTACCCATGACCCTTGCGGCAGTAATTGACAGCCACTTGCCAAGGGATTTATTAATTAGTACGTACGCGGTGGCTCCACATGATTTATATGTAGAATTCTGGATTGCACACCACCATTATCTTGAATCCTTTATTAATTCTCACTCACCTGTAGATTTGCCTATAAACTTTGGGATATTTAATATTTTAGCCTTGTCCGGTTACATTGGTGCTCATCCGCCGATGGATTTAGCGACGCTCTTACGTGTTGTGAAGACCGGGAACAGAGCACTCACTATTTATTTAGCTGCTAATAAAACTGGAATGTTAGATTTGACTTTAGATATGTATATTTGGGGGATGAGGCAGTTGGATGTGAATCTAGGCGGGCATCTACCAGAAGATTTAGATGTGGATGTATGGGTTTGGGGGTATCACGATTTACCTGCGTTAATAGAAACTGCATATCCGAGCACTTTAGCAGTAGATATTATTCCTACACCAGAAGAGGGAGTTGATTTAAGGGTTCTTCATAGTGCCTCGCATACATCTTACTTTTCTGTTGTATTTGATACGTGGACTACATGGAAAGAATTAGCTGTTAATTTACTAGGTTTATATTCATACAATCTCGACGTTAATTTTACAATGGGCGGTTACTTACCATTGTATATTGATGTTCCTATGACCACAGGATACAAAAATTTATTTGTAACATTAAAACCTTCTTCTAGAGTACAAACCACATTCATACCTATTTATACTATGGAAATAAGAGACTTAATAATATCAATCAACCAAGGGTGGCCTTGTGGGTTCGGCTCATCATACAGATTATTAGAAGTTTATTGTAATCCTTCTTATTTCCTTAACTTCTCTGTCCCTTTCAAGGTCATACACGGGAGTGGTAACCCAGTCTTAGGTACATATATAAACAAACCTTATTTTGATACTTACATCAGGACTTATGCTTTGGAGTTTTGGTTACCCGAGGATATTGTTTATCCTGATACTTTTATATCTGATGAAGTTGGTATAGTGTACGATAATGAGTTTGACGAAATAACTCAAGAAATTATAACTATTAATTTCTCTTGGCCACGTTTCAGAAGATCAACAGGTAATCTTAATTTTTCAGTTTATGTAACCCCTTATAAACAAGACAAGTGGTATTCATTAAATGTTATGCTTAGGGCAGTAAAACCAGATTTACCAATTATGCCACAATCGCAACCCTTAGTGCAACGAGACGGATATGCGGAGCCTGTCTGGCCACATGTGTTCCAAGTAAAAGAAATAGAACTCTGGTCAGAAGATTCATCGGAGATAGTGAGGGTGATAGAGTTAATGTTTGGTGAGCAAGTACGTAAATATTACTGGTTGTCCAGAACACAAACAGCATATGCTGCAGATGTCTTTGAGAGATGGACCCTGCTTGCCAGTGGTTATTTACCACACGCTGAATATAGTGGTCAGATAGATTATGTTACAATGCGAGAAATTAGTGACATGAAAAGATATAGCACAGTTGATGCTGCTGTGAAGGCTCTTCTATCTAATTTTCTTTACAGCGACCTGAAAAATCTAGAAGTTTCATTAATAGCCTCGGGAGGATACCACCTACTAAATATATATATGGACATATGGGGTAGAAACAGATTTAATAATCTATCAGTTAAAATAGAACCTATGCATCCATGTGACCTTGAAGTCTCGATAACTTGTGTGTAAATTTTTTTTACTTTAAATTCTGGTAGTTTATAAATTTTTGGCAAAAAAACTGCTAGTAGAGATCGATTTGTGTACTATATTAATTATAAGAAACTTGAAAAAAATATATATTATATATATGTACATATAAGAAGAATATGGGGAGAGAGGGGAGGGAGTGTAACGACCGAGGCTCTCATCACAGTTTAAGAAAATTATAGAGTAGAGTTGAAAGTGTGTACTATATACTATATAGTGGGTGTAAAAATGTTTTTTTATATAAGAGGTTAATATATGCACGTTGTAGTTCCTACCTTTGATTTTATTAGAATGCTGAACAATCTTAAGCCATTAAAAACCCTAGTAACCACAGGATTTGAGTTTGCGGTGTACACACTGGAGACACAAGGTTCTGATAAATTGAAACTCATTGTTGGTGATGGTACGAATTTAATGGCTTCTACAGAGATATTTGCAGACGTAAAAAAGGAAGGCAAGTTAAGTGTTAATGGTAATGATTTCTTGCAACTCATGTCTAAAATTCATCCGGATGCAAGAGGAGCAGGTTCCAAAGAGATAGAGTTAAAAACTACTAGTACTAAGCTACATGTAAAGACTTATACTAATTATGTGGGTGCTAAAAAGGCTGTAGAAAATAAAAGAGAATTTAGTTTGCTAACTAAAGACTTAGTAGCAAAAGAGACCTTGCAAAAGACTGAATATGAATTTAAAATAAAGGCTGTATTCATGTCTGAAATTTTTAAAGTTTTAAGTAGAATGGTATCTGCTTATACATCTGACATAGCCGGATTATCAGGTGTTTTGTTAAGGGTCAAAGATAAGATGCTGCGTTTCGTGGTGTCCGATGGCAAACGAATACTAGAGGTATTTTTTCCAGAAGCCGTCAATTGTAATGATGTAGATGTGATACTTCCTAAAATTACTTGTCTATTATTGCAAACTTTATTGATGGAGGGTGATACGTTAAAAATATCTTATGACGGTAACCGCCAAATTAAATTTGAGATAGATACGCAAGGATTAAAGACAGTAGTCATGTCAGGAATAATAGTTGCTTATTTTCCCCCTTACGAGAGTATATTTAATAACACAGGTGAAGTCTTAACTATGGACGTATCTATTTTGACGGATAATATTACTAATATCCGTAGAGCAATAGATGACGAAGCATTTCGTATACATATAAAGTTTGACGGGGATACCTTAGCATTAGGTAACTACAATTATTCTGACGGTCACATAAATTTTTCTAATAGTAATATCCCAGTCGTTTCTTCTTCATCAAGCGGTTTTGAAGTATTACTAAATGCCTTTTTATTAGAAAGTCTTATTTCTCTAATACCTGCAGAAAGTATAACACTTATAATACCGGAAAATCAACCTATTATCTTGGATAATTGTGATAATTCTTTGAGAGTAAGAGCTGCCTTGGCACGTGCCATAGCAGACTAGTGAGGAGGCTAAATGGCACGACCAAAGAAACCCACTAAAGATGCCGGGTTGTTTAGTGGTGAGGATTTTGAGAAAAAATGTATTTCGTATTTGCATGAGAATGGTTATGCTATATTCAAGGCAGACGATATACATAATATTGATGAGGCTGAGTGTGTGCGTAAACTGAGAATGGTGGGGTATCGCGTAGAACATATTCGAGATTCTTTGGTAAAGGTGGATACGGAAAAGATAATATCTGCTGATGACATTGTATTATACTTTTATGAGTTTTTAAAAAGATATAATCGTTCTTGGTTCGACCCGGATAAGTTGAGTAACAAAGAGCACCGTAAGATAGATTGTAGTGTCGTTAATTCTTATCTTAGATGGCGAGTAGACTCCGGAGATATCGCTTTGAATGATGCTATGAAGGAGTTATTTCTACTGATAGATACTTTGTTTGAAAAAGCGAATGAATGGGGAATAGAAGTCAGGGGGATAGGGATACTAAGCATCAATACTAATAAATCTTTTGTGATGTCCTTACTAAGGGAAGCCAATCTTAAAAAAGATAATACGTTAGAATACGAGGTAGAGGTATTGATAAATGAACCCGATAAAGTTACCTATTTAAATCTGCTAGATAAAGCCAAAAAAGAAATGAGAGCAGCCACGAGACCTATAAAAACAAGACGTAAAAAAATATCATTGAGGTAGTCAACTAGATGTCTAAAAAAGAAAAAGATAAAGAAAAAAATAAGAAAGAGCCAGAGAAGAAAGAAAAGATTAAAAAGGCAAAAGAAGAACCTACAGATGTAATCTCAATAGACCCAAAGAAAGCATTTAAATTAGTCTCAGACCAAGTGGACAAAGATTTTAATAATGCTTTTCATGCATGGGCTTATGAGGAAGAAAAAATTATCCAGAGACGTTTTAGTAGCGGATCAATAGGTGCTGATGTCGCACTAGGTGGTTATGGGTTACCACATGGTAGAATTATTGAACTATGGGGTCCATCACAAAGCGGTAAAACTAGCCTAGCCTTAGATATTGCATGGCACCTTCAGAAACAAACAGGTCTAGCTGTAGTCTTTTTTGATTTGGAGCATAAGTTTGATAAGACTTTATTTTGGCGTTGGCGTGGCGAAGGCTTCGATAGAGAAATGACAAAATATGAGGAACCCTTCACCGGGGAGGATTTTTTCTCCATGCTGTCCCGCTACGTGGAGAGTGAGGCTACCGGCATCATTATAGTAGACAGCGTCAGCGGAATAAAATCTGCGGCAAAACTAGAGAGTGATGACCAGACTACACACTACGGGGCACAGGCTAATTTAATAGCTCAGTACTTACCCAAGATTTCCGGTTCAGCAGCTAGAACCGGAGTTCCCATGATTTTTATTAATCAAGTCAGGGCTAATATGGAAGCTCATAGGATGGCTAAGAAAAAGATTAAGATATTAAGGAAGGGTGGAGGCTTTGCTTTTGACCATTGGATTGCTATTTCTTTATTTGTTGATAGAAGCACTATTATAACCGATGGAACTCGTGACTTAGGTCATTGGTCTGTAGTCCATGTATATAAAAATAATTCTGGTGATACATTATTTAAATCATTTAAGTCTAAATTATATTATGGGTGGGGATATGATACATCGGCTGAGCTGGCAGCACATGCTATTGGTTTGGGTATCTTTCCTAAGACCTCTGAAAAAGGACATCATTATATAATTGATGGTAATACGTTGAATGGCGAGGAAGCCGTAGCCGAGTTTTTGAAAGGACGTCCCGATTTATGCCCAGGAATTATAGAAGATATAAGAGCCATGCATCTATCGGGAAGAAAGGACACGGTTGATAAGTACATATCTCAATTATCTTGGGAGTCAACAGGTAACGAAGGAATTCTTATCATGGATGAGGAAGAGGACTATTCTGATGAGTGATTTGGAAGATAAGATAAAGGAATTATTGAAAGCAGCCTTTCCTAGGGCAACCATTAAAGAACAGTATTTCGTTAAGTATAATGGTGCCTCTCTAATTTTTGATTTTTATATTCCTTCTGTTGGTGTTCTAGTAGAATGTCAAGGAGCACAACATTATAAATTCGTTGCCCACTTCCATGGTACAAAAGATGAGTATGAATCTGCATTAAGAAGGGATAAGTTAAAACAGGAATATGCTCTGAAGAATAAAATGTTTTTATTGGAAATTCCGTATAATAAACTACCGGCTAATCATGTCGATTTGTTTAATCAAATTTATGAGGGAGTGAATAATGCCTGAAGAATCTCCACTTCGGTTTCCTGACAGTTTATTGGAAAATTATGCTGATGTAGATAATTTAGTGATGGAAAGTTTTAGTGATAAAACCATATCTAATTTACCATATGAAGATGAAAGAGATATCCGGAGGATGATGGCGGCTTTGTCTAGATTTTTAGGACATCTACAATTTACATTGAACCTCCATAAAGCCGCGGTGGTTAGACTAAAAAGGCAATTTGAAGGACTAAAGAATAAGACTGCCGCTACTTTAGATGGGATAACTGACCGGACATCATCTAATGTATTATTAACCAAGGTATATAAAAAAGAACCTAAACTAGAAAAGATACAAGAGCAGTTGGCAATAGAAGAATCGTGGGTAGAATATTATAATGGGTTACCAGATAGAATTTCTGAGCATATACAAGTATTCAAATATGAGTTACGTAGACGAGAGGACGGGAGGCAATAATAGTGCAAAACACATTCGAGCATAAACACACTGAAAGAGCCCTATTAGCATGCATTCTACAGAAACCGGACCTCCTTATAGAGTTGGATAATACTTTTGGTTTAGATGCATTCAAGTCTCCTATTAATAAGACTATTCTAGAAGAGGCTCTAAGATTATATGAAATGGGCTATTCTAGATTGGATAACGAATTGATATTTAATGCCGTGTTTATGCGCGGGTTGCCGGATTTAACCAATGAACAAATTGTCAGTTATATAAATTCATTATTACAGGCAAACGTACATGAAGTTAATTTCCATTCTTACCTAAATGATTTGTTCGATGTACACATGAAAGACCGATTGAATACAATTCTTACTTCTAATACAGGAAGATTGTATACAGAACGTGAAAAAACCCCCGCATTAGAATTGATCGGATCTGTTCAGAATCAATTATATACTATAGACAATAGGATTGGTACAGAGGACGTAGTAGATGTATTTGCTAGTATGCGTGATACTGTCTTAGAACGTAGGGAAAATCCGGAACAATTCAGGGGTATAAGTACCGGTTTTCCATTATTAGATCAGATTATTTTGGGGTGGTTAAAAACTAAATTCTACTTTGTTTCTGCCCGACCTTCAGTAGGTAAATCCACGCTGTTAATGCAGTGGGCTATAAAAGGATTGTTATATTCTAAACAAGATGTACGCGTGTTATATTTGGATACCGAAATAGGAGGATCTGAGTTTACTATACGAACCGCTGCCCATATATCCGCTGTTAATGGATTAAAATTACTCGCTGGTGAACAATTAGATGAAAAGTCCATGGATGTGTTGAATAGGTCCTTCGATTTTGTAGAGCAATATAAAGATGTTTTTCACCACAAATATATACCAGGCTTTAAACGGAGTCAGGTAATAAATCTTATTAAAAAATATGTATATAATCATGGAGTTAATTTAGTTGTGTTGGATTATATCAAAGAACCGGAGGGCGGTGAGGAAAACAGAGCCGGGTGGCAAGTAGTAGGAGATTTAGCCAGGAATTTTAAAGATACGATGGGCGAATTAGATATTACTGGGTTGTCTGCCCTCCAACAAAACAGAAAAGGTGAGGGGAAAAGTAGGGTAGAGGGTGAAGCCTTTGCAGAATCCGATAGAGTTTTACAGTATTCAGATGTGGCATTCATGTTGAATCGGAAGTCTGGTAAAGAAGTGAAGGAAGAAGGGATAGAGGCGGGTACCCATAGATTACAATTACACAAAGCGAGATATACTAAAAGATTATACAATGGTATTAATCTGCGGTTTTACGGGCATTGCTTCAGATTTGAAGAAGCAGCATTACAACAAACGATAGGGAATACAGAGGATGCAGAGCCAGTTACAATTGAAGAAGAGACCCCACTCCCCAAGGCGACATATGGAGCAATCGAACCACTCTTTAAAATTGGATAGAGGTATTATAGAATACATCAAACAAGTAGTAGACCCGGAATTGATTGCTTCTAGTCTGGGTATCTCTGGGGATAGACGTTATGGTAATACTATACGTACCACATGTCCGTTTCATGCAAGTGAGAACAAGACTACTTTTTCATTAAATTTAGATACCGGAAATTGGTCATGTTTTTCTAATGGTTGCCACCATGGTTATAGTGATATAATAGGGTTGGTACAATTATCTAAGGGTATAAATTTTGTTGAGTCCATAAAATATATAGCGGCATTAGCCGGTATAGATTTAACTAGTGATTATACAGAGCAGGCAGAGTCAGCTCTTAGACGAAAAGATGTTACTGATTTTATTAGGCGTGTTAAAAAATCTAAAGTAGAGATGGATTTGTGTACTATATCTAATATAGAGGAAGAAATTTTTAAATGGGTACAAAATAGAACCAGTTACTTTTATGATAGAGGCTACCGTTATGATATACAAGATTATTTTGAAATAGGTGCTAATGTAGATAGATACGGAGTACCACGAGCCTGCTTCCCTATAAGGGATGAGAACGGAAAGGTTGTTGCGTGGGATGGACGGCGGCTAGATGGGGATGAAGAACCTAGATATTTTGTGCAACCAGAAGGATTTGTGAAGGGTAAAGTATTTTACCATTATCATAAGGCAAAACATTATGTAAGAGTTTTTGATGGTATATTATTTGTAGTAGAGGGTTACAAAGCTTGTTGGTCTATGTTCCAAGCAGGTTACATTAATACGGTTGCTTGTATGGGAGCAGGATTCCAAGGGGACCAAAAGAATATTTTGTTGAGGGATTTACATATTAGAGAAGTAGTGCTCTGTTTAGACGGGGATATTGCAGGGAAAAATGGAACCGCCAGAGCACAGAGGGAACTTGGTCATTTGCTTAACTTATCTGTAGTAGAAATGCCGGATGAGCAAGACCCCAGTACCTTGGACTTAAAAACATTACACACACTTATATTAAACAGAAAGGGAGTTAATCATGGAAACGCTACATAATCCATATCAAAACGGGCAAACAACACCACCGAATCAAGAAGGACAGGGTCAATATAACCCTCAGCAAGGTCAACAGTATGTCCCCCAACAGAATACCGGACAGTATAACCCACAGCAAGGACAGCAATATGTACCACAACCAGCATCTATGCCACAACCAGCACCGCAGCAACAGGCACCTGTGCCGCCTGCTCCACAACCGGGTCAACAGTGGTCGGGTCAACAGAGTGGTGCGTGGCCACAAGGGCAACCAGCACAGCAGTATACACGTGTAGAAAATACAAAGTTAGGTACTATTACAGGTCAAGCGTTACAAGGTTTGAATGTTATTACTATAGATGGGTATTTGAACAATCCTAAGCTCACTACTACTGCAAATGGTTTTGTCCGACTTAATATGTTTATTGTGTGGGAACAACCACAGTTTGATAACGAAGGTAACAGACGTGTTGACCCAACCACGGGTAGATATGAAACGAGGGATATGAAATTTATGTGTCAGGCTTGGGGAAATATTGCTCAAGAATTAGGTAATTTACCTGTCGGTACACCGGTACAGATTACGGGTCAACTTAATGTTTGGAACGCTGAACGAAATAGAAATGCTCCTGCTAAGTGGGTTACCGACATAAAAATAATTAGTTACAAACAATTATAAGCCGGAGTTAATATGAATCCATACGAGATTTTAGGTGTAAGAAAAGATGCTAGTGCTGAAGAAATAAAAAAAGCATATAGGAAATTAGCCCAAGAGACGCACCCCGATAGAAATCCTGATGATAAGGATTCTGAGGAAAGATTCAAGAAGATTTCTAGTGCTTATGATATACTTTCTAATCCTGAAAAGAAAAGACAGTACGATAATCCTAGTTTTTTTAATGGTCCTTGGGGTTTTAGTTTTGAATCTTTTATTAGGCGACCGCCTGCCCCGCCGGTTCCCAGACACGGGACCCTCCGCGGGAATGATATTAATTTAGGTATAAATGTAAATCCTTTTCAATTAATACTGGGAGAACTTCTTACTATAAAGTACAAGAGACCGACGCGTTGTAATATATGTGATGGTCACGGAGCCGACATAGAGCATTGTCCTGCGTGTGAAGGTTATGGTTTTATAAGAGAAGTGAAGGAAGCCGGTTTCCAGAGGATGGTGAATGATTATGCTTGCGATTCTTGTTTATCTACGGGTATAAAAAAGACAAATGTTTGTAATAATTGTAAGGGTAGCGGCTTGATTATTAGTGATACAGAAGTAAGTTTTAATTTAAATCAGGGAAATCATAAAGAAATAATCATACCGGAGTATGGGGGTCATGGTCCTATGCAGGGTCCCCCTGGTAATCTGGTTATTTCATTACAACTTGTCTTTCCTAGTGCCGACCAGATTAATGATAAGGCTAAGGAACATATTCGTAAGGCTATTGAACATATATATAATAAGAGGTAATATATGAGAATCTTAGGAATAGATGGTGCATTAAATCATAGTGGGTGGGCTCTACTAGATATGAAGGACGGAGAAGGTTGGGAAGGTGTTTCTGCATCTAAGTACGGAACTATAAAAGTTAAGCAGAAAGAAACCTTGGGCTTTAAGTTACAATATATACGTGCCGAACTGGTTAAGTTGTGTAAGTCCTTGAGACCTGATATCATAGTATTAGAAGATGTCTATTCAGGACCAAACAAGAAGACGGTCGCACGCCTAAACAATGCTAAAGGGGTTTTTGTACTAACTGTTTATGATTTGTTAGGCAAAGACCCTATTTTTGTTGGTGCTTCCGAAGCAAGGTCATGCTTAGGTCTAAAGAATAAAGAGCATGCTTATTCCTTTTTTGCAGATAAATATAAATTAAAAGAAAGTGATGATGATATAACTGATGCCTATGTCTTAGCATGGTGGTATATTAAACAGCACCGTGAAGAGTGTAATATAAAAAAGAAAAGTAAGAGAAGAATCAAAAAAGAAGATGCTGGAACACGAACTAGACAAAAGAATAACAGAAAAAAATAAACCACGAAAACTAGAGAAGAATGGGCGGGCAGTTGGTCTACAACTCAAAAGTGGTATTAAAATTATAGGTGTGCTCAATGATCATTCCACTAATAAGTTAGTTGTAGAAGATTGGCTGGACCAAGATTTAGTAAAGGAAGTACACAGAGCTACAATTGTAAGGATTATGGTTCTAATTGATGGAGGTAATAATGACGGAAAACTTAGAGTATACAAAAGAGCAACCTAAATTACCGGCGGAGCCAAAGAAGAAGATCCGTCTAGTATTCTATGGGGACGCACCCTGCGTTGCTACAGGATTTGGAAAGGTGTCTAGTAATATTTTACCTGTATTTCATGAATCAGGTGATTATGTCATATCATGTTTTGGTGTGAACTATATGAATGTACCACATCCATATCCTTTCCAGATTTATGGTATGTTGCCTAATCCACAAGGTGACCCCTATGGGCGTGAAAAAATCCAACAGATTTTACCGCAGATGGAGTTTGATATTGCTTTCTTTTTGCAAGACTCCTTTATTTTAACTTTTCTGCCTAATATTATTAATGAGTGCCGGAAACGCGGGCGGAATTTTAGGTCATTAGTCTATTTTCCTATCGACGGCGTGCCGTGGGTAGAATGGATACAAGCTATGTCTGCTGCCGATAGATGCGTAACTTACACGCAGTATGGTAGGCGGCAGTGTATAAATGCTTACCCGGAGATAGAGCCTAAACTAGAAGTAATACCGCACGGTATTAGTCTGAGGGAATTCTATCCCCTGTCGCCGGAGGAAGTAGAACAAAAGCGTAAGGTTTACTTTGGTAAACATGCAGATAAATTCATCGTTATTAACGTGAATAGGAATCAACAACGAAAAGACCTACCGGCTAGTATGATGGCTTTTAAATTGTTCAAAGCGGATTGTCCTAATAGTGTGCTATATTTACATTGTGCTGAAAAAGATGTAGGTTGGGATTTACCTAGAGTTGCTAAGCATTTAGGATTAAAACTTGGAGAAGATGTATTGTTTCCTCCTAACTTCAATGTTAATAGTGGTTATCCAGTAGAGATTGTAAATCATCTGTATAATTGTGCAGATGTGTGCATTTCCTCAACCGTTGGCGAAGGCTGGGGTCTAAGTGCCTCAGAATGCATGGGAACTAGAACACCAGGTATTTTTCCGCAGAACACGTCTCTGACAGAAATCTTTGCGGATGGGAGAGGTTTCCTTGCTCGTAGCGGAGATACAGAAAATATGAGAATAGTTCTTCCCATGGATAATGAGGTGGTTAGACCACGAACCAATGTGAATGATGTTGCGAAATATCTTAAGCGTCTTTATGAGGACAAACAGTCGGGAGGTAGGATAGCAAAAAATATTACTGACAAAGCATACAAGTGGGTCGTAGAGAATCTACAATGGGAGAAACACATAGTCCCCAGATTTGATAGGATTATTAAAGAACTCGTGTATGACTTAACAAGACCGATAGAAGTAATTAATCCTGGTAGAGAGACAAACGAGGATTGGAGACGTGGGGAATTAATTTAAATATAATAAAGAGGTTAGTAATGGAAACTAGAAATAATGTTGAGGTAAGGATACAAGGTATTAGAATTGTTGGACCAGTATTCGATGGCAGTGGTTATGCCCAAGGGATTCGTAATTATATTCGTGGGTTATTCAATGCAAAGGTCCCTTTTCATATTTTGCCTATCTCATTCGAAAAGGATCGCCCTGAACTCACAGACATAATTAATATAAATGGACAGGAAATAACTGAACAAGATTTCTTACGTTCTCTTTGCCATCAAATGGAATATGATGTTAATTTTGTTAGGTTAAGCCCCGAAATAGCTGTACAATTTTTGGACGATAAAGCAATTAATATATGTGCTTGTGCGTGGGAAACAACACGATTAGATCCACATTGGGTAGATTGTTGCAATAGGTTTGATGCTATTTTTGTTGAGAGCCAGTGGTTGGTGCAAGTATTTACAGATTCCGGAGTTAAGAAGCCTATATATTGCGTACCGAATTGCGTGGATGTTAGTAAGTATACCCTAAAGGATAAACCTAATATGGATAAGACTTACCAGTTCTATGCTATTATGCAATGGACAGAACGTAAGAACGGAATTGGTTTATTGAAGTCTTACTTTAACGCCTTTACTCCTAAAGATGATGTGGTATTAATTCTTAAGACTTATCTTACCCGGGTAGAAGCAGGGAAAGACCAGAAGACACAAATTGTAGAGCATATAAATAGTTTAAAACGTTCCCTTAATTTACTTACTGGTTACCCACCAGTCTATTTGATTACTGAGAAGTTGACCAACGAGGCTCTAATTAAATTACATGAAGATTGTGATTGTTATGCAATGTTAGACCGAGGGGAGGGCTTTGGTCTCCCATATATGGACGCGTGTGCTGCTGGCAATCCTATTATTGCTCCTAACTTTGGTGGAACTAGAGAATTCCTTAATGAAACTAATAGCTACTGTGTAGACGGTCAACTAACTTACGTTGATAATATGATGTGGAGCAATTTTTATCGCGGGAACCAAGCATGGTTTGAGCCTAATTTACTGACTGCTTCTGAATTAATGAGACATGTATATGAGAATAGAGAAGAAGCCTTTCAGATGGGTTTGAATGCCAGACAGAATGTTGAAGAGAATTTTAATAGAGAAGTAATTACTAATAGGTTACTCGGTGCGTTGGCAGAAGTAGTGGGTAGAAAGAGAGGCATGTGAGTATTGTGAAATTAGCAGTAGATTTGGTAAGAGAGCCCTACAAATTATTGGGAATTAGGATAGAGGGTCGTAAGGAAATATTCAAAGTATCTTGCCCTAAGGGTCATGAATTTGAGATATCTCGGACTAAGTGGGGTTCTGGGAATAGATGCCCCGTCTGTCGTAATTCTAAAAGTTTAGATAATAAACGGAATATAATAAAAGAGTTTTTTAGTAAAGAGGGATATACTCTTTTGTCTGAATATTCTGATGCTCTTACTAAACTAGAATATGTTTGTCCAGAGGGGCATAAAGGTTCCATTAGGTGGGACCATTTTAGAGATGGATATCGGTGTGGTATATGTACAAAGGGTAGTCACGTAGACCCTGAATATATAAAAGACTTATTAGAAAGTGAAAGGTATAAAGTTGTTTCTATTAATAAATTGAAGTGGGATTATGAATTAAGATTAGTATGCCCTAATAACCACAATATTACTATGAGGTGGTTGACCTTAAAAAAAGGTAAGAGATGTTATGTGTGTGATGGGCGCGTATCTAAGATAAATTATGATATAGTTAAAAATTCATTTGAAGAAGAAGGTTATGAGCTTTTATCTACTTCATATATTAACTCTGGTTCTTATTTATATTACAGGTGTCCAGAAGGACACGAAGGTAAAATAATATGGTCTAATTGGAATAAGGGCATAAGATGTGGTCAGTGTAAGCATGATAGTATGAAGGTTACTGATACTGTTATTAATAATATACTGAGAGGCACTAATAAGACTTATTTAAGTAAAAGATACGATAATGTTAAATCCCCCTTAGTAACATTGCGTTGTGAATGTGGTGAAGAATTTGAAGTTCGGTTTAGAAATATAAGAAGAACAGGTCCTAGATGCCCAAGTTGTGATAAATATCATTCTAAGAATGAGGATGAGATTTATAATTTTATATTCGCGTATTATCCTGATACTCTTAGAAATAGATGGGATATATTAAATTCTAGAAATGAGATTGATATTGTTATTCCAGAAAATAAATTGTGTGTTGAATACTGTGGTTTATATTATCATACGGAATTATCTGGTAAAAGAGAAAAGAACTACCATCTAGATAAACTATTAAAAGCAAATCAAGGAGGCTACAATCTTATTACTATCTTTGAAGACGAATATTTACTGAAGAAAGAATTGGTATTAAACATGCTATTAAGAAAGATTAATAAATTTAATGGTTTTAAAATATATGCGAGAGATTGTTATATTAAAGAAGTGTCTAGTGAATCTGCTAATCTTTTCTTAGATAAATATCATATTCAAGGAAAGGGTCATTCTACTAAAAAGGTAGGTGCTTATTTCGGTGACTATTTGGTGGCTCTTATGACATTTTCAAACGGAAATATTTCTAAAGGGACCAAGAATAAGGATAAAACCTTTTGGGAGTTGGACAGGTTTGCAGTTCACTCTGATTTTTGTGTAGTTGGAGTTGGTTCAAAATTATTATCTTATTTTGAAAAAAAGTATGATCATACCGTTATTATCTCGTATGCTGACAGACGCTGGTCTACTGGAAACCTATACTATAAACTGGGTTTTGAACTAGACGGGTTTACCAGACCCAACTATTGGTATACCAAGGATTACAAAACTAGGATACACAGATTTGCTTTAAGAAAAAATAAAGAGGATGACCAAGGTATAACAGAATGGGAGAATAGAAAATCTCAGGGGTATGATAGAATCTGGGATTGTGGAAATATGAAATTTATAAAAAGGAATTTGTAATGAATACTGATGATGTGAGTAAACTAAAAGAGAGAATTAAAAATTTAGAAACTTTGTTGGCGGCTAAGCAAATTGAGTTAGATGCATCTGAGGAGCGGGTAGTTAATTTGGAAAAACGTATAGATGAATTAGTTGGAACATTTTGTGACTTGAACCAGCGTAGAAGAGGCTGCTACTAATGATTTCTATAATTACTTCATTAAGAAATAGAGCATTTTTATTGGATGTGAGTTTACATAGGATATGTGAAGAACTAGATTGGGGTCCACACAGTAAACTAGAAATTAATGTGGGAGGAGGTATTAGCGAAGACAACCTAGCTGAAGTACTTGCTAGGGTGAGTAGAACAAACACCGGTAGAACTGTAGTTTGTAAAAAATGGGACCTACCCAGAAGTAAAAGTGTGTATGCTCATCCTTTTAATTGCCCAGCCGAAGAGTATAACATTCTAGTTAAATTGGCTTCTTCAGAATATATACTAAAGATGGATGCAGAAATGTTTTTAGTGTCAGAAACATTTATTCCTGAAGCATATAAACTCATTACCAGTGGTAGTTACATTGTGATGCCTTTACCATTACACACTGAATATGCTCCTAGTAGTATTAATGAAAGCTCCGATACTATAATTAAGTTATCTTTTGCTAATAAGTATAATACGCATATTAATCCTGCTAATGCACAAACCACTAATGTTTACTATATGGCAATGTTTAAACGTACAGATTACTTAAATTTAGGTGGTGTAGATGAACGTTTTGTTGAGAATGGGATCGGGAGTGAAGATGATCATATGCTGTCTGAATGGCGTAGGGTTTATGGACAAGATAAAACTAGGACATTAACAGAGCACCGGGCGATTCACCAGTGGCATGGGGAATGGGGAAGAGGCGTTCCACAACACTTGCACCGTTGGGTACAGGCTAATGCTAATCTTAGACATAAGCTGACAGGTCACAAACCTAACGAAGGTATAGAATGGGGTAGGTTGTATGAGCATATTACACTAACAGAATGGCATAACGGGGAAAAGGTGATAGATAATAAATTGTTAGGGGAACTATTATGAATATTGTAATGATTACACCACCTTATGTGGACTCGGTTTCTATGTCTGTAACGGATGGGTTGTTACAATTAGGGCATAGAGTTATTGACGGGCGTGGTTTGGGTTTGAACTATATGGAGTCCAAATCTAATCAAGTATTCGATACTAATGACGAGTCTGAGGAATTAGATTTATATATCGCAGCAGATACGCACACGGCAGATTGTACAGCTAGTGAGTGGATGACTAAGGATATGAGATTAGTTAAGAAAATTATAATACATGGGCACGACCGCTGGTCTGGTTATGAAAATGCTCCTGATTGTTACGTGATCCCAGTAGACATGTCTTCGTGGATTGCTAAAGCGGTTTTTTACAGGGATTGGGACGGTAATCACCCAATTAAAATGTACGATGATAGACAAAGAATATTCAGGGGTGATTTTCCTATCTATCCTATAGATTATGCAATTGAACGGAGATACCAAGAAACTTGTAATAAGCATATGAAGCCCTATAGTAAAAGAGAAAATAATGTGGTATTCTTCGGTACTCTATCCACCGCCCGCCGAGGTTATTTCTTGGAGCGTTTATCTTCTAGTGTAGATAAGGTTGTTTATGATGCGTATCGCTTCAATACGCCCGATGGTAAATGGTCTAAGCACGTGTATGGTAGATATACACATGACAATGATTACTATAAAGAATTGTGCAACTCCAAGATGGTTTTTGCTCCGATGGGCGCGGGGTCTTCGTGCTTCAGACACATGGAAGCCTATGCTTCGGGAGCTATACCAGTTATACAAAGCTATCCTGCAGATATAGTAACACTACATAATTTTATTGATGGAGAGAATTGTATCTTATGGTCAGATGAAAAGGAATTAATAGAAAAGGTCTCTTATTATTTGGATAACCCCGCGGAAGGAGAAGAACTGGCTGCTAAGGCATTTAAATACGGACAAGAAAATTTAACTACGAAACATCTAGCAGAGTATATACTATCTAAATTGGAGTTTTAATCTTGAGATTTCAGTTATTTGGTACTCCCTACTATGAGTACTGCCAAAGTACTTTAGCAGAGGGATTAAAAGAATTGGGTCATGAAGTATATGGGTGGAACGGGGAAACAACCAACTATAAAGATTTATATCAAGGGCAGGATATAGATGTCTTTATAAATGCTTTTCCGCACCCTAACAAAGGTGAGAAGATAATTAAGGAAGGTGTACCTAATATAATAATTTGGCCATACGATATTAGCGATAATTTACCTTTTGAATCGGCTAAGTACAGATTTACCGCAGCATTTGTAAGAGACTTGATGGTTAATCTAGGAAAAAGTGTGTTTCCTTTTAATTATGGTATAGAAAACAGGTACTACTGTATAACAGATAAGATTAACAAACCACTAGCAGAGAGACCAATTGATGTGATATTTACTGGTGAAGCAGTAGGGAAAAGAGTGAGTTATATAAGATTATTACAAGAGCATTTTAAATCATTGAACTGCATGTTGGACTTCAGGAAATACAGTGGCTATCCTTACCAAAGTAAACCCAATACCTATTGGTGCCAGTGGGTTAATGGTAGGTTTTGTCATTATGATGATTATTATGAGGCACTATCAGAATCTAAAATCGTACTAAGTTTAAACGGTTCTGGTCCTGAGTGCGGACGTCATTACGAAGCGTATGCGAGTGGCGGACTCCCCTTGATACAGAAGTCAGGCACTATACAGATAGAGCCTTCTATACCAACGAGGTTCCCTAATATCGTGTTTGATAGACCTGTAGAATTGTCGGATAAGATATCTTATTACTTGGGACATCTAGACGAGGCACAAAATTTAGCGAATCAGGTTTTTGAATTCGGAAGAAATAATTTACGTACAATACACAGAGCACAATATGTTTTGGATAAGTTACAGGAGGTTATAAGTGAAGCACGTTAGACAAATAATAGAAAGTAATAAAGGTATCGTAGATATCGTAGGAGATGATTCCTTGACCCATAAGGGTTTTAAATATCACAGTAGTTTTGATTTTACTGTTGATAAACTAGATAAGTTCTGTAATGTTATAAGATTACTGGAGGCAGAGTGTGGCGGAGATACGGTTATAGAATTGGGTTGTGGCTCGTCGGTCATGGCTACATGCTTGAAAGAGGAGACTTCTTATTTAGGTCTGGATGGTAATCCTGATGCAGGTATGTATGTCAAGGGTATGAATAAAGAGAACAAACACGTTATAGTTGTAGACTTTACTAAAGAATTTATGTTAGAGCCTACAGTTAAGGCAGATTTGCTTATTTCCTTTGATGTCTTCGAACATCTTCCTGAGGAAAAGATAGATTTTGTTATTAAACAAGTGAGTCGTTTACTGAAGCCGAATGGCCTAGCTTTTTTCATAATAGATAGGCTTCCTCTCCAAGAACATATAACAATTAGGGACCTAAGTTGGTGGCAGAATAAATTTGAGACTATAAATAAGTGGCGTAGAATTGAATCAGAATCTTTTATGCAAGTGTTAAGGGAGAACCCTTGTGGGCATTGGGTACAAAACATACAGTGGCATAATTATTTGCTCTACAGGGGTGATGGTAATGGGCTCTTTTAGTCTTAATGGTTTAGAATATACTTATCTGCATAACAACCCTAACCCTAATGCTAAGTACGGATTAGCAATTACGTTCTGGTACACTAATATGAATGAACTTATCTTCTTTTTGCAATTGATAAATAAGACGTGGCTAAATAGGGATAAGATAGAAATTGCAATTTGTTCTTTCGCTGATTTAAGCCCTGCACAATACGAAGCGTGCGAACCTTTGTGCGAGAAGATTATTAAACCTAGCTTTAATCCAGGAAAAGAATCCGGGACTACATCACACATGAATGGTGCTGTACATTCCCTTCTGCAGAACCCGAATTTGAAAACTATAACTCATGTTGACTCAGATGAAATAATCATTAACCACGCTTATTTCTTTGGTTATGCTAATATGCTATTAGACTCAGGTAAAGTTATGCTGAATACTCAAGAGACTTATTTGTATGATATGCAAACTATGACTGAGTATAAAGTAGAGTACAAAGAAGATTGGACTAAAAGATTAAATCATTTCATGATCGTGAATACTGCTAAGATAGGTAATTATTTTCCGGTCAGGATGGCTGGTAATTTTCATAAAGATTTGTGGGATCACTTTGTAGACTCCGGGTTTACACATGATGATTTATTCTTACTGAAACGTGTAGTTACTACTAATGATATACAACCTAATATGCTATATGGCTTTAATTTTCACTTAGGCAACGTACACGAATGTAATACTTGTGAGTGGCCGGAGAATGAGGATAGGAAAATACGGCTGTTAAGACTTATGTCAGTGCCTATATGGGATGATATAATCTTAGGATTCAAGTGGCACGTGAACAGAGAGTCCCCTGTACCTAATTATAAGATCTCTAAGCAACCCCCATATGATGGTTATGACACTAATATGTACGATATAAGGAGATAACAATGACACTAGATGAAAAAATAAGAAGTTTAGTGGGTCAAGATACAATCGTCTTTAAAGACTCCAAAGAAGGTAATATATTGTTGGAGAATATACAAAAGTATGATAGCAAAATTTTTGATAATAAATTATTAATAAATAAATTTACAAAAAATACATTTTTGTATATGCAGGGATTATATAGGTTTACTAAGTGTATTCAGCCAGAATTAATTGTGGAACTCGGAGTTAGAGAATCATACAGTAGTGTTAGTTTTTTAGAAGGCTTACGTGGAACGACAGGGAGACTAATAAGCTTCGATCCACAATTTATTGGTAATCCCTTACTTACTGATACTTTGAAAAGTAAATGGACATATTACCCACTGTACGATTACGAGGGGTTCGACAAGTTTTCTTTATATATCACCAATATCGATGTCCTGTATATTGACATAGACCCACATGATAGAGAGGGTACTAGCAAAGTATTAAGGGAGGGCTTCATAACAAATATAAAAAGGGATGGTTATATACTATTAGATGATACGGCCCCACAACATCAGCAAGAAGTTAACAACAGATACAATAATCTGTTTGATGTCGGAGCAAAATATGGAGTGTTGTCTTCTATTTTAGTTTTCATAGAAGAATATAGTGATAGTATCGAATTTGCATTTAGTATTAATAATAAGGACTCTAATGGATTAACTATTATTAAATATAAAAAATTGTGAGAGATTTATAGATATGGGTAAAAAAATATGGACCGACGAAGAAAAATTATTATTAAAGAAATACTTTCCTACCACCTCAACGAATGATTTGGTGTTAATCCTTAATAATAGATATCCTTGTAAACAAATTAGATATAAGGCTTATAGTATGGGTTTGCAGAGGGATGAAAACCTCTTTATATACGGGCACACCAGGAGAAAGGATATATTAAATTTCTCTGTGGTTGATACTGAAGAAAAGGCTTATATATTGGGATTCATAGCGGCAGATGGGGCATTAGTAGAGAAAAAGAACTCCTCTTCTGTCCTATCAATAAAATTACATAAGAGAGACCTACTACATCTTGAAAAAATTAGGGACATAATTTGTCCTAGTTTGAGTATTTATCATACTGTGCGTGATAATTGTTGCGGTATTAGGCTTGGCGATCCTCTATTATCAAATGAATTATTTAAACATGGAATTATACATAGAAAAACGTACAATCCGCAAATTCCTGGGACTGTTCCTGATCATTTAATTAAACATTGGATACGTGGTTACTTTGACGGTGATGGTTCTGTTTATCATTTAAAGAATAATTATGATAAGATTTTTTGTCACATAACAGGATACAGTAAAAGTAACAATAATATCTTGTTAGATTTTATTCATGATACTTTTGTATCTCATATGAACAGAGAGAAAATATGTGATTGTAACCCCAGCAGGAGTCAACGTAAAGATACGGTTAGGATTTCTTATTCGCATAATAAGTCTATTTGTTTTTTGCAGTGGATATACAAAGATGCTACCATATATTTAGGTAGAAAATATGACAAAGTATTGCCTTTTATGTCTACTCCTCCCGATTGTAAAAGATGTGGTACCAGAGGGAAGTCTTATGCTTCCAAGAAATTATGGACGGATGAGGAAATCCTTCTATTAACATCCAATAAGGACATGCCTGTGGATTACTTGCTATCTATAATAGATCGGTCCAAAGAAGCCATCATGCGTAAATTAAGAGGCTTAAAATAATATGCAGTATTATTGTGTGATAAGCATTCCTAAATGTGGGACTTATCTAATTAATAGTGTTCTTTCCAGTCTTTTTGATGTTACATATAGTAGTAGATTTGTGTTTGGTACAGCTGGTATTGCTGAAGTAGATAAAAGTTTAAAGGTGAATCCCCCTGTGACTAAGCACCAACATCAAGGGATATTAACACATATGTACTATAGTAACGAGAGCCTGAGTGAAATGCTGAACCGCGGCTATAAAATAATTTTTATATATAGACATCCTTTTGATGCCGCTGTCTCTTTTGTAGAGGGAGCGATAAAAAGAATATTCCATGATCCTATGGCAAAATATATGATTACTAAATTAAAAAAATCTAACGAGGACAAATACTTTGCTTTGCTACGCGGGGTTCCGAAGATAAAACACCCAAATGCTGTGGGTCTTAAAGAGATGTATTTAAAACGTTTAGGGTGGATGGATTCAGATAAGATAATACATATAAAATATGCTGACCTCGTAGGTGAGGCTTTTGGTGGTAGTAATGAAGGGCAGCAGGAAGTTGTAAAGAGAATGTCCTCTTATTTAGAAATACCGGACGTACAGATTATAGAGGCATTAAAAAATTCTATAGGTGTGGAATCAAAGACAGCTAAGACGTTCAGGAAAGGAACTGTAGGTCAGTGGCGTAATGTGTTTACTGATAGATTAAAATATGAATATAATCGAGAGTTAGAAGAAATATTGAACCTTCTATATCCTATAGAAGAATAGAGGAGTCTACTATGATCGGAAACATTTTTTGGATTTGGGGTTTATCCGGCTCAGGAAAGACTACTTTAGGTTATAGGTTAGCCAAGGAACTAGGTTTTCTTTTTCTGGATTCTGATATCGTCAGGAAAGTTCTACATTCTCCAGTGGACTTTAGTAAAGAGGGACGTCTTGCCTATCAAGAAACGTTGAGAGCACACGTGGAAGAATTACAGTATCTAGAAAACAATATTGTAGTAGCATCTATAACACCCTTGCAGCAGATGCGAAACCTTAATAGGATGCGGTTTGATAATTATTTTGAAGTATATTTGAAGTGTGATATACCCACATTAATTGTCCGTGATCCTAAAGGTTTGTATCGCAAAGCTTTGGACGGCGTATTGCAAAATTTTACCGGTATCTCTGGTACGTTCGAACAACCCGCCAACGATATAGGCGATGAAAATAGTATACCAGATTTAGTTATAGATACCACCGATGAGGAAAACCATAGTTACGATAAGTTATACAAGGCTGTCCTTAAGTTCACAAATTGTAGAAAAGTTGTTAATCAATAAGATAGGAGGTCGTCTAAATATGCATCTTGATAATAGAATAATTAAATATACAGCTATACAACCTAATGATAGAGTTGTTTTTATGCATGTACCTAAAGCTGCTGGTACATCGTTCTGCGTCATCTTGGAGGAGGTTTATAAAGAGAAATTTTTCAATATTGCTCCTTTCATCCCGACTACGTGGGAGCCATACTTACCGAAAGGGCTTAATCAATTTCAAGCTTTGGCTGGTCATTTTAGTATTGGCAACGGTGAAATCTATGAAATGTTCGACGGTCCTTTTGTACATCTAACGATGTTTAGGGACCCAGTAGAAAGAGTCCTATCAGCTTATAATTATATCTTAATACATCCTGCTCACCACCAACATGAACTAATAGCAAACCGTGGTTTAGCAGAGATTTATAAGAATAATGAAGCTTATAGATTTATGTTTAAAAATTTACAAGTCCTCTTCCTGTCTGGTGCCCCTAGACCAACCAGGAGTGATTTAGAGATAGCCAAAGAGAATCTTGAGAAGTATTTCAGTATCTTCGGGTTCGTGGAGGATAATCAATGGTTCATAGACATACTCAACAAAAAGTTTGGGTGGCAGGAAGAACAAAAATTTAATAACATTAGTCAATATGATAAGTCCATCTTTTCTGTCAGGGATTTAATAGCAGAAAATAATGAATTAGATTTAGAATTATATGATTACGCTTTAAAATTATATAACAAACGTAAGGACGAGAATTATTATGGGTAAATATGGGATGTCTGAGACCGATAAGGTCAGGGATGTACTTGCTAAGTTTTGTGTTGGTAACGGATTAGATTTGGGTTTTGGTGGCTCTGCTATTTTGCCTACTGCAATAACAGTGGACATGATAGGCGGTGCTTATACTAATTTTAATGATGATGTTCAAAATTTGCAGGGGGATGCACGGGACTTATATTGGTTTCAAAATAATGTTTTAGATTATGTGTATTCTTCTGCATTACTAGAAGATTTTCCTCCAGAAGACACCTTGTGGGTTATGAAAGAATGGTTGCGTGTATTAAAGGTAGGTGGTAATTTAGTTTTGTACTTACCTGATGAAAAGGCTTATCAAGATTGGTATGAAAAAGCAGGGGAAGTTGCCAATCCAGGTCACCAAAACCATGACTTAAATCTAGAGTGGTTCAAAAAGCATATTGTTAGTAAATTAAATGTAGAAATTATACATGAAAATCCTTTATCCGGGGGCTATATGTTTGAGATAGTCTTGAGGAGGTTAGCATGAGTTTAGAGTTTATAGATTTATATAAAGATGTAGTGAATAATACTGTGTTAACCCCAGATAGACTGTGGCATTTGTGGGTCAATGCTAGAACTAGGGTGGGCATAGAAGGAGCCATGGCAGAGTGTGGTACTTTCAGAGGTGGCTCCGCCTACCTGTTATACAAGGCTGTCCATGGTGCTAAAAGACTACACGTTTTTGATACTTTTGAGGGAATTCCTAGTGAGCAAAGATTAGATGGAGAGCACTCACCTGGAGATTTTTCGTGTGATTATGATACAGTAAAAAGTTTTTTATCTTCGTGCGGTGGGGTGATATTACATAAAGGCCTCGTCCCCGCCAGTTTGGTTGCTGTAAGAAGAGAAACTTTTAATTTGGTCCATTTAGACATGGATTTGTACGAACCAACTTATGAGGCATTAAAATTCTTTTGGAATAGAATGTCTGTAGACGGGGTTATAATCCTAGATGATTGGGAAAGTTTATTTGGTATAAACGATGCAGTAGAGAAGTTTGCTAGTGAGCAGGACAAAAAAATTAAGTATATGAAAACTACCGTTATGCAATGTATGCTAATTAAGGAGTAAGTCAAATGACCATGTATTGGTGGGATATAAGAATGACAGAGAAAGGTTGCATAAGAAATTTTCGTGGTACGAAAGTTGATAAAAAATTTATTAAAGAACATCCGTGGATTCCTAGGATATTTTATGATAGACATAGCGTAGCAGGATGGGATAGTAATTATATGGACCCAGAATATACTATACAATTTTTTTGTGATGATACAGATATTAATGTTATTTTACCCGCAGCATGGGGAATGTGGAATAATGCAAATACCTATGCCATGGAGATAGAAGCTTTACGTTTATATCTAAAAGAGATGAAAACTAATGTTAATGCTGCTATATTCTTGAAGAAGGAAGCTATGAAACGTTGGGGAGAATGGTTGGGGGATACAGAGAACTTAGAGGAAGACATTGTTGGTTGGGAAGAAAGGGTCGATAAGAAATTAAGTGAGTGGAGGAATAGATAAATATGAAGATTTTAATTACCGGAGGGGCTGGATTTCTCAGTAATATAATTATTAGAGACCTCTTAAAAAGAGAGGATGTAGAAAGGGTTGTGGTTGTAGACTCTTTGGAGTATAAAGTAAATACTTTCTGGGATGTTTGTGATGACCTCCGTTTTCATTTTATAAGAGCAGATATATTGAGTCAACCAGAGTTAATGGAAGATTTGTATAGAGAAGCTGATGTTATTATTCCTGCTGCAGGACCTGTAGGATATCCTAAATCAAGTTTTTATAAAGTAAATACTTGGGCTTTGAACCATGCTACAATAGTTGATATGCTACTTGATATACGTAATCTGAATAAACGTGTTATTTATCTTAATTCAAATTCTGGATATGGTATTAGACCCGGCGAACAGATTACTGAGGATATGCCATTAAATCCCATATCGGAATATGGTCGCTCTAAGGTTGCTGCAGAAGCAGTAGTATTATCGGAATCCCAAGTTTCACTTAGATTGGGCACAGTTGCTGGAGTTAGTCCTTGTATGCGTTTGGATTTATTAACCAACGATTTTGTTTTCCGAGCGGTTAAGGACAATGTCATCACCATTTTTCAAGGTGCCGCATCTAGAAATATAGTGGGTATAAAAGATGTTAGTAAGGCTGTAATGTTTGGGATAGATAATTTTGAGCAAATGAGAGGAAGACCTTTTAACGTGGGTGAAATAAATATAACTAAGTTAGAGTTGGCTAAGAAAATTTCAGAGTATACGGGATGCCATGTAGTAGAAGCTGAGTTTGCTGCAGATAAAGATAAAAGAGATTATAAAATTGATTGTCAGGCAATTAAAGATTTAGGTTTTAATTTTGACCAGGATTTAGATTCCTTAATTCAACAGTTAATAAAATTTTATTCTACTATTTCTCTAACATCTGGTAATGTAAGGTTCGAGAATAATGAGTTTATGTGTTTGGTATAGTTATCTCTATTAGTAGTGTGCGATAATTAAAAAAAGAATATTGGAGCCAAGATCATACATTGGCATTGGTCTATAGATGATACTATTGAGCAACTAATAAAATTTTATAAGAGTGTCTCGTTATCATCTAGTAATTTATTTTATGAAAATTGGTAGAAATATATAGTAGAGATGAATTTGTGTACTATATATTATATAGGAGGTCAGTATGCCTTATACCATGTGGAGTGTTTGTACTTATTGTGAACGCCGTTATGTAAACTATAACGATTGGTGTGAATTATTAGATATGGACTTCATATTATGTCACGAAAGTGGGTTACCGCAGGAAAAGAATATAACAGAGTGCATTGGTTGCGAGCTAGCAGCGTGGGAAGAGGATACGGACCTTGAATATATAGATGACCTATTTATAATGGACGGAGACGGTGAAGATGAATATGAGTGGAAAGAGTGTACAGACGGACATGAGTCTAGTAATTGTGGAGAACACGAAAGTAACTTGTCAGAGTTGCTTATACAGTCAAGATATGACCGGTGGAGGGACGGGGACTTCTTCCCGTGGTAAAGTGATCTATTGTTGCCTGAACCCCGAGCCCGTAATGAAGGAAGCAAAACAATTCTGCGGGCAGGGGTTATGGTTGATCGAAGGTGAACTTTATGTTTTTAAGGAAGCCTTTATGAAGATATATAGGAGGGGTGAAGATGAGTCAATGGAGAGATGATTGGGGTGGTAGCGTTAATTACGGAAATAAAAATGAAGTTCTAATTAATGTTATCCTAGATAAATCCGGCTCGATGTATGATGATCAGATTGATACTATTAATTCTTTTAATAGTTTTTTTAATGAATTTAAAACAGAAGATGGGATAGATTATAAGGCTACATTAACATTATTTGATACTAATGTTACTACATTATTTCAAAATGTACCTGTAAAAGATATTCCTAAACTAGATACTACTAATTATTGTCCGGATGGGATGACTGCACTATATGATGCTGTGGGCAGAACTATAAAGAATGTAGGCGAGCCCGCACAGGATACTAGGGTGTTTATGCTAATTATAACTGATGGACAAGAGAACTCTTCTTTGGAATGGAGCAGAGAGGGAATAAAGAAGTTAATAGAAGAAAAAACAGAGTTACCTAATTGGACATTTACTTTCTTAGGCACTGGTATAGATGCTTGGGCTGGCGGAGGTTCCCTAGGTGTTGGTTACGGTAACATCGCTACTTGGAACGGTGGTAATACAGTAAGTGGTATGGCTTGTAACTTAGCACGTTCTGTAAAATATTATTCTGGTATTACTTTGGATAGTTTTGTTGCAGAAAAGAGTTCGTATTTTAAAGGGGCTACAAATCTGTCCAATGCCGATACTTGGCAAGCAGACACGGAGGACAAATAATGGTATCAGGGAGTAATAGAATTAGATGCCTAGACAATGGTTAAAATGGACAGAAAACGACAGGATTACCCTGACTCAAGTATACTCAAATTTATCAAAAGAAGATATACAGAAATTGCTGCCGTCCCGTTCTTGGGGGAGTATAAAAACTTATGCTCGTAGTTTAGGATTATCAAGAAATAGGATTCCAAAGACAAAGTGTATATTAGATTTTTCTAAAGTAGACTCTGAGGAGAAGGCTTATTTAATAGGTTTTATAGCTGCTGACGGTAATATATCAAAAAGAACAGCTAATCGTAGGCTGAAAACTTTAAATATCTCTTTAGCTGAGAAAGATGAGGCGCATCTTAAATTGTTGAGGAATTTATTATGCCCTAATTCTGTAATAAGAAAATGTAGGAAGAGAATTGGACAAAATATGTACGAGTTTAGTTTGTGGGATACAGAAACATGCGATTCATTGATTAAATTAGGTATAGTCCCAAATAAAAGCAAAATTCTAAGACTACCGGATATAGATAATTTTTTATTTATGGATTATCTTAGAGGTTACTTCGACGGAGATGGTTCTTTTTATACGGATAAAAGTAATATATTACATGCAGAGTTGGTAAGTGGTTCTGAATTGTTTCTCGCTGATATTAATGAAAAATTGAAATTATTTCTAGGACTTTCCTCAACTATAACTAAGTGTAAAACCGCTTTCAGACTACGTTATTATAATAATAATGCAATAATTTTGGCTAAAGGATTATATGCTAATGCTACGATTTCTTTAGATAGAAAATATAATATTATTAAAAATTTTATATAAAGGAGATTATAAATATGGATAGGTTTACAAAGAGAGGTCTGACGTATAGTCCGCGTATTTTAATTACAGGAGATACTGGTTTTCTAGCTAATAATACTATTAAGTTTGTAAAAGAATGCTTTCCAAAGGCTGATTTAATATTACTCCAGGGGTCTAAATTCTTTGATTTAACAATACAGAATCATGTTAAAGTTTTATTCGAGAATATAAGAAAAATAGGAGGTTTAGACTATGTATTACATATGGCGGCACTTAGTGGAGGTATTGAAGATAATAGAAATAGACAGGCTTCCTATGCGTATCAGAATAGCATGATGCTGTGGCACATAGTTGAGGAAGCAGCAATTTCTAAAGTGAGAAAATTACTTTTATTCTTAGGGTCCTGCGGTTACCCAGAAAGTCTTGCGTCGCCTATGAAGGAAGAAAATTTTTGGGATGGTCTTCCTACAAATACTAGTCTCGGGTACTCTGCTGCAAAAAAGATGGGACAAATAGCGGCTTTTGCATATAATCAACAAACTGGTTTGAAGACTTCTTGCTTAATGCCTTCTAATATATTTGGTCCTTATGATAACTTTGATGAAAAGAGTAGTCATGTAATTCCTGGACTAATAAGAAAGTTTGTTGAGGCAAAAGAAGAAGGTTATGGTACTGTTACGTTATGGGGGTCCGGAAAGGCCGAAAGAGATTTTTTATATGCTGAGGATGTCGGGAGATTACTTCCTTATTTTATGAAATATCAAGAGAAGGTATCACCAATTAATATTAGTAGTAATAAGGGAACAAGCATTGCAGAAGTTGCTGATCTTATTTCTAACCAAGTAGGATACACAGGTAAGATACATTATGATAGAACGAAGCCAGATGGTCAGTTAATAAGAATTCTTGACAACTCTAAACTATTAGAATTTCTTTCTGAGAATAATATAGCGTGGGAACCAACTCCACTGGAAGAAGCTATCGGCATTACAGTAGAATGGTACAAGGAGCGTGTTAATAGTTGAATAAACTAAACATAGAGCAAATTCTAAGATTATTCCGTGTTATAAAGTATTGTGAACGACCCTTGACCAAAATTCTTTGGGTTTCAAGCCCCCGCCTTTAGGCGTGGGGAGTGTCAAATAAGGACGATAGCAAATGTTTAATAAACTTAAGATTCATATTGAATATTTAACATATCTTGTAAAACATAAATATTATGTTTTTATTGAAGGTCGTAAGTTGGGACTTCCTAGGTGGCGTTTAATTATTCATGACTGGTCTAAAATTCTACCATCTGAGTGGTTTGGTTATGCTGAATGGAAGTATAAACAGATGACAGAGGACGACGGAGGGACCAATAAGAATGATAGGGGCTTTGGGATGTCTTGGTTTCTGCATACGCACAAACGTAATGCTCATCATTGGCAATTTTGGCAGTATACAGATGACCAGAAGGGGATCACCTATCCTATAGAAATGCCCGAAGTATATAGGAAAGAGATGCTTGCTGATTGGCGAGCAACGCAGAGGCTACGCTTCGGAGATACTGACGTTTCGCCTTATTATGAAACAAATAAAGATGTTATATTATTAGCATCCGAGACACGGGAATGGTTGGAGGTAAATATAAAGTAATGGCTAACGCATGTCTTGGGGCTAAGGGGTTTATTGGGAATGCAATCTTGCGAGCCTCCAAGGTTACGTGCCCCGACGAAGAATGGATAGGGATAACGCATGAGAACTACCAGTTGTGGAAGGGATATAAATTTAATAAATTTGTTTTTGCGGGGGGCTCTGCTTCCAAAGAATTGTGTGAAGACTGGAGTTACGCCTACGATATAAATGTTAAACAGGTAAAACAATCTATTAATGATTTTCCTTGCGAGAAATTTATTTATGTGTCTAGCCAAGCGGTTTATATGTCAAGTTGCGTATGTCCAGACGAAGAAGTAAAAATAGATGAAACTGAATTGAGCAAGTATGGGAAATCCAAATATTTGGGGGAACTAGCTGTAAGAGAAATGGCAACAAATTTTGTTGTTTTCCGCCCGAACGGCTTTAGCGGACCCGGGCTGAAGAAGAATGCCGTCTTTTATATGGCACAACCAGAGCCATTACTTTATTATGATTGGGATTCTTATGCACAGTATCTTCATGTTGACACGTTTGCAGATATCCTACTTAATTTGTCACAGCGTTATAAAAATGAAATCTTTAATCTTACTAGCCCAGATATTATCAACATGAGGAGTGTCGCTATATTGTTAGGAGTCGAGGAAAGAAAGGTCAAGCCGTTTAGAACCCCGTTACCCCTGGTGCAAGCAGAAATAAAAGTTGATAAGATGCTGAATGCATTACAGGACGTAAAATATTATAGCGAGATGCTCCGTACCATTAATAGTAGACGGGCTGTATTATATTGGAATAAATCTCTTTGGAGATAACTATTTATATATAGACGAGGAAAGGAAAATGATTGTAGACTTAAGAGATGGAGCCTCCATGCGTGGTCTTCTTGCAAACTGTGGGGATATTCTTGAACAGGGTGGCATAGTTGGTTTTTATAGTGGTGTGTGGGACCTTAGTCATTTTGGTCATGTTTGGGTACTAAAACAAGCAAAAGATTTGTGTGATTTTTTAGTTGTGGGGGTTGGAACTGATAGATTAGTCAGAGAGAATAAAGGTCCAGGAAGACCAGTGTATCCAGAATTTCATAGACTCCAAATAATAAATTCTATTAAGTATGTAGATGCGTGCTTTTTAATGGATAGCGAGGCGGCTTATGGAGAAATGGCTTCTTACATAATAAGTTATAATGGCGTTATGTTTAAAGGAGAGGACTGGGACTTAAATACGATTCCGTGCTATGACCCGAAGTGCAATTATTTGTTACCTCTCTATAAGAAGAGAGGATTGAACGTTGAAAATTCTTTACATGGTAATGTTATTCTGATACCAAGACCGAACTTAAAGGGTTCTTCAACAAGTACCTTTTTGAAGAGGATGCAAGATGGGAAGTAATCATCCAAGTTCTTTAACGAAAAATACATTAAAACTTAATGAGTCTCTAATAAAATTAGCCATCTTGCTACCGTCTAGTAGGGAGGCTGTTCGTAATCGGGATAAACCTCTCTATTAGATTGGGAGGCATAATAATGTACCATGTAATCTATGAATGTATTATTTGTGGGGTTATGTGGGTTGAAGAAATTGATAACCCTTGTGATGGTGTAAGTTCCGGTGTTTGTCCATTATGTTTTAGAAACAATTATACAGAGATGGTGCACCGCAGGCAAAAAAGAGAAGAAAGTTTTGATTGTTTTGGGAAGTCGGAAGACTATTGTGACCAGTTAGAGTGCTCCTTCAGGTTTGCTTGTTTGAAATCACACATAGAGGAATGGGAAGAGAAGGTAATTTGTGAAAAAAACTACGCCAAATTATCAAAGAGAAAGGGATCTAATTAAGCGAGGTTTTTCAAGAATAGTTGGTATAGATGAAGCAGGAATGAGCCCCATAGCGGGGTGTGTTGTTGCAGGAGCGGTTATACTAGACAAGGATAAAACGATAAAGGGGCTCAATGATTCTAAGTTGCTGAGCCCCGAAAGAAGAGAGGAATTATACGATAAAATAATGGATAGGGCTGTTGCGGTAGGGATAGGTGTAGCCTCAGTAGAGTTGATAGAGGAAATAAACATTTACTGGGCTAGTCGTAAAGCGATGTTAGATGCGATCCAAATGATTTCCCCCGCCCCTGATTACTTATTAATAGACGGTAATCGACCATTAAAAATAGATATATTGCAAGAAAGTATTGTAAAAGGAGATATTAAATCTAGGTCTATAGCCGCGGCTAGTATAATTGCCAAGGTTACCAGAGATAGAATTATGATTGAGTTGTCTAAGGAATATCCTATGTATGGATGGCAACAGAACAAAGGTTACCCAACCCCTTTACATAAGGAAGCAGTAAAAGAGTATGGTATTACGCCACATCATAGAAAATATTTTAAATTTGTGAAGGAGTATACAGATGGATGCAATAGTTTTATGCGGCGGCCTGGCTACCCGGCTCAGAGAAATAACTGAAGATAGAATTCCTAAAATTCTTGTTCCAGTAAAAGGTCTTCCCTTCATAGAATATATTATAAATGAACTATATGGTATGGGGGTTCGTAATATTTATCTCTCTGCAGGATTTAAATCGCGTGTTCTAGAAGATTATATTTATGGAGAAAGACAATTTAGAGAAGATGTGTTGCCTTGGGTAAATTTATATGTTATACCGGAGTTAGAACCTCTAGGTACAGGTGGTGGTATACTAAATGTATTACATAAGTACGGGGTTATACACAGAATAAGTGAACCCTATATTATAACAAATGGAGACACCTTGTTGTCTTTATCCAATGAAGATGACTATGATAATTATGAACACTTATATTATAGCGAAGGTGCTCCAGAACTACTACTGGTGGGATGCAGAAGGGATAATGATGGGAGCCACGACAATATAGATTTACATCCAGACGGTGATGTGCTTGGTTTCAACCGTGAAGAAGGTAATCATTTAGTTAACTGCGGGATGTATATAGTGAGCAGGGCTCTATTTTATAATGAGACTGTAGTGAGACCCTGCCATCTAGAAAAGGATTTGATTACTCCTCTGTGTGAGAAGGGCATATTTAGTTCTTGTTACGAGATAAGTAAAGATAACTTTCTGGAAATTGGGTCCCCCGAGGCTTTAAAGCAAGCAGAGAAAAAGATTCGAAGATAATTATTTATAAAGAGAGGGAATAATCTATGATAATTGTATCAGCACCGGTACGTGTTTCGTTGTCCTCTATAGACCATGAACCTTTTAGTTCCAGGTTCGGTGGATGTGCCATAAATTTTTGTATAAATAAACGTGTGTATATTATTATAAGAAGGAGGAATAAATTAGAGGAGTGTCCTTACCGGGTATCCTATTCTAAGATTGAACTATGTGATAAACGTGAAGAAATAGAGCATTCCCTGGTTAGAGGAGCATTAGAATTAACCGAGACAGATACTCCTTTGGAGATTATTTATTCTTCCGATGTACCTGCTAAGACTGGGTTGGCTACAAGTAGTGCTATGGTGGCAGCATTATTAAAGGGTTTATATCATATGAAATGTCTGGGAATTTCCCAAGAATTATTAGCAGAAAAGACGTATTTGTTAGAGAGACAACTATTAAAACAGGCTGGTGGTTTTCAAGATGAGTACGCAGTAGTTTATGCTGGTATTAATTATCTGACAGGAAAACCCTTTGAAGTTACAAGGACTCCTATAAGTTTATCTGAAGACAATATACGATTACTTGAAGAACACATGCTATTAATATATACTGGTAATCGTGGTGAGTCCTCTAATATCCTAACAGAACAATTAAGCAACCTGAAAAAGGGGAAGACACTAGAAGAGTGTTTCAAAATAAAGAGACTAGTTACAGAAATATATTCCATTATGTCTGCTAAGGATTTTCATCCCTCGCATTTATATGCCCCTGTAAGAGAAGCATGGGAGTACAAGAAACGTTTGGCTAATAATATGACTAATAAATTAATACAAGATATAGAGAATAAAGTAGATAATATAGATGCTGGGGCAGGCTTGCGTCTAGTAGGTGGCGGGGGAGGTAGAGGGGTCATGTTAGTTATAACCAGCCCCTCTAACATAGAACAGATAAAGCAGGCTGTGCATCCTTTAAAAACCCTAAATGTAAAATTTGAATGGGAAGGTGTGAAAGTACATTATATATGAGGTAATTGCTATGCATGATATATCATTACACTTTGAGGTTTTTTCTGAAGATAAGATACAATTGTATGATGTAACAGTTAATGAGTCCGTATCAGATATGTATCAATTTTTTTATAAATACCAGTGGCCCCGTTGTGGGTGTTTATGTTTTGGGGAGTACGTGGTAAACAAGTATGTTCCCATAGGAGAAGTGTTCAAGAAGATTCAAGGATTTATAATGGACTCTATTGCTGTATCTAATTGGGAATGCCCCTATTGTGGTAAGAATTTGGAGGAAGAATGATGGACAGTGACAGAAGAGATTTTTTAAAAAAATTAGGAATAGTAACTGCAGTAGGTGCTGCTGCAGCATTACCAAAAATAGCAGAAGCAAAAGAGGATAAGAGTGTTACTATAATACCCAAAGTTTGTGGTAATTGTGAAGAATGGTCTG